AACCAGTTGCACCCGTGGCTCCTGTTGCACCAGTGGCTCCTGTTGCTCCTGTATCACCCGTGGCTCCGGTTGCACCTGTTGCACCCGTGGCTCCTGTTGCTCCTGTATCACCCGTGGCTCCTGTTGCTCCTGTATCACCCGTGGCTCCAGTGGCCCCAGTGGCACCTGTGGCTCCAGTAGCACCAGTGGCACCTGTATCACCTGTGGCTCCTGTATCACCCGTGGCTCCAGTGGCCCCAGTGGCTCCAGTAGCGCCAGTGGCACCTGTATCACCGGTTGCGCCCGTGGCTCCACTAGCTCCTGTAGCTCCGGTTGCTCCAGTGGCTCCAGTAGCGCCAGTTGCGCCAGTCGAACCAGTAGCACCGGTGGGACCTGTTCTACCAGTGGGCCCAGTAGAACCAGTGGGACCTGTTCTACCAGTGGCACCGGTGGGACCTGTTCTACCAGTAGGTCCAGTAGGACCGGTGGGACCTGTTCTACCAGTAGAACCCGTAGAACCAGTAGAACCCGTGGGACCAGTAGGACCCGTTGGTCCTTGCGCAACTAATCCAGTGTGAATGTGAGAATAAGTGGCATCGGATTGATAATATAATGTTGCACTATGATTACCGGCGGGGCTAGGAGTCGTGTCTATATTTTTAACATATATTTGAACTTGAAGACTTACTTCTATATTAGAGCTATTCGTCAAATCAGTATAAGGAACATAAAACGAGGACACATATTGTTGAATACTCGTTTCTGCAATAGTTGTTAATGATGAAGTTGTACCAATTTGAACAGCTGTTGCATAAGGATAACCAGCAACAGATAAAACTCCAGTTGGAGGATTATTTCCAGCGCTATCATAAATTGTACCTTCTGGTAAACCACTAGTTCCATCAATTTGTCCAGGGTCTGGTTTATAACCTTGTGGATGAAAAGTCAAATCAACATCAATATAATAAAGTGTACAAAATATTTGCAAATAGTTATTATCAGTTGTTGCAGTTGAAGCAGCAAATTGCGTCAAATCCCAAAGTGACGCTGTAAGAAATTTATCATTTATAGTTAATTTATTAATATGGTTGTAATAATAATTTACAAATGTTGTTGAATTTGCAGAAAAGTCGTATGATGTTGGAGGAAGGTATTGCCCAATTGGTGGAGCACTATTTTGCGGAGCTCCATTAGGAATCGGTTCCATTAAATCTTGCAATGTATATGTTACACCCAGTCCACCAGTAACTTCTGGTTCAGCATAAGTATTTAAAAATAAAACAACACCAACGCCACCCGCGGCTCCTTGGTCGCCTTTTGGACCTATTGCACCTGTAGGACCTGTTGCTCCCGTGTCTCCCGTTCCACCCCCCGGAGGACCTGTGGCTCCCGTGTCTCCCGTTCCACCCCCCGGAGGACCTGTGGGACCTGTATAACCCGTTCCGCCGCCAGGCGTGGGAGTAGGTGGTACATAACAATCGCATTCATCGGGTACAAATGGTTGAGGATTGTAATTGCAATCTTCAAATCCATCGCAATCGTCTGCATGATTGCCCGATTCTTCGCCACACGAAGGACAAGGAACATAATATCCAGTCGAACTACCACTATTTCCCAATATTTGACTAATTGGGACACCATTTATAGTTTGAACATTTAAATTTGTTGTGGTAATATTGTTACTTTGTATATTATTTGAATTTATGTTACTCATATTATATATAAAAAGGAAAGTTTTTAAATATGCGACAAGAACAAATTATGATTTTTAATATAAATATCATAGTTTGCATTTTTTACTCATGAAAACAACTAAATAAATGTTTACATCTATGAAAATGCGCCACTCCATAATAATGTTATGGACAAGGAAAAGGTCTATTCTTTTCAATCACTAAAGGTAAAGGCATAATTGTCGCCGGTTTAACATAAATATTTGCAGTTTCTAAACATTTCAGCTCAGGAACAAGACACGGTTCAGGGTTGACTAAATTAGTGGAGTTAATACCAAACAAAAATGACTCGATTTGAATGGGATTTCCCGATAATTTATCCACTGGAAGCTGCCCCGGTAAAAGTCCATTTCCAGGCATTTTTGTGCTGTAAGCCTCACCATATTGCGAGTTCTTATATAAAGTGTATTGTTGGTTTTGTTTATATTGTCGCTGTTCTAAAGCATAATTTCCAGGAGTATTAATATTGCGTGTAGATGCCATAATATATAATACAGTAATAGATTATTTTTTATCAAGAATTTCTTTCAATGCATCCAAATATTCTTCTCTTATCATTTTATTATTCAAAAAGTCGCACAAACACAAATGTGTTAAATGGAAATAGCTATAAGAAAACAACATTGTAAATCCTACTTCCAAATCTTCTGATAAAACTTTTGCGGCGACGCTTTTGCAAATGTTTTTAAAATATTGCGAGCATACATCGTCACAAATAATTACCATATATAAATTTTTAATGCTTGCGTTAATATTTTTTTCATCAAAGTCGATTAAATTAAATGCGGTTAAAAGTTCATTTTTGTATAAGAATTCGGCCATTTCTAATAATTCAGATTCGGGTTCTTCGTGAAAATTTGGATTCTCTTCGAATAATGCCTTGGAACAAGGGTTTGTTAATGCGAGAGAAGAGTCGTAGAAGTTATATGTGCAAATAAATGTTGAATTGTACATATAAAAATGACGGCATTTTCTTTAAATTAGTTTAATGATAAAATAATTGATAGTTTCAATTTTAGCTGTCCACACTAAATATTTCATTCTTTTCATTGAAATCCATTTCTGGTAAATTAACATACCACTTTTCTAGTCCATTTTCAATATAATATATTTCATAATATGTTGAAAAATGTTCTGGATAACCAGATGCAATCTTTATATTATCTATTTTAACCTTTTCCTTGCCAGTATATTGAATAAATCTACCAACAAACTCACTTGGGTCCATTATAGTTTATAAATAAAATGTATTTAAATACATTGTTTTAAGTGTTTTGCTTCACTGCAACTTTTTCAAAAAGTTGCGCAAAATTTTGCTCCACTGCAACTTTTTGCTCCACTTTTCTTAAAAGTGGATTAAAAGTGGATTAGATAAACTGGTCATTGTTTTGCTGGTTCATGTATTCGCGGTCACGAGTCAACTCACGCGAAGGTACACCACCACGAATCCAGCCCTCAGAAGCCACACCCTCCACACAATAGGCAGGATTAGTAACACGGTCTTTAATATCCGATAAAAGAGGAGTGCTTGTATACTTCATATAGCTCTTCTCGGGAAGACGCGTTATAGAGCGCTTGTTCGTTAAAAGCTCGCCTTGTTGAATTTGCGATTCCAAAATGGGGTCCACCGAACCACGACCTAAATAGGGGACAGTGGCAAAAGGGCGCTGAAACAAGTCAATCTTGCATCGAGGGTGTGTGACAAGACCACCCAATAACAACTTGGAAGAAGTATCCACGACACATCCACCAGAGCCGACACAGCTGGGTCCGTTGTACATAATTCCGGGCTGAGTGGTGGCTAAATCAATGGGTTTTCTCATAGTGCAATCATCGGCAAAATAGTTTTGCAGCGTGTAGTTGCACGCTTGAATGTTCTGAATAGTTTCTTGGTCTTGGTAACAAACATCGGAACCAATTCTGCTCATATTGTCAAATGTAAAGTTAGTCACAAATGCCATTTATATATACTACTTTTATTTTTTACTAAAATTAAAAAATAAATATCAACTAGTAGAATGTTTTGTTTCTAAATGTATCTTGAATAAAGATTGAATAAATGAACCATAATTGCATTCATCACAGTAAAACTTAAACTCTTTTTTTCTCTCTTCTTTTGTTGAATGATGATTCAAATAATGCAATTTCATATTTGTTGTCTTATTTGTTTGATAATCGCATAACTTGCATTTAGGCTCTAATATTTTATCGCTTCTCGCCTTTCGTTTAACATCATTGTGTTTATTGCTAATTAAATGTTGATTCCAATGAGCCGGATATTTGCATTTGAAATCGCATTTAGAACAATAATACTTTCCATTGGAGTCAACCTCTTCCATATTTATAAATATAGCACAATCCTTTTATATATTTTTCGTTCCAAAGGCTTAAAAATAAATTCTATAATAGTATATATAAATGAGCAATGGAAAACGGATTAAGTATGATTTTGCGCGTTTGCAGAAATATTGCTGTGAGAATGGCGTTACTTTGATAGGAGATTATGAGAATGATAAATTGAATAAAATTTTTGAAATAAGGGGTGTATGCATAAAAGATTGTAATAATCTATTTAATAAAAGATTTTGCGAATTGATTAAAACGGGTGGATACTGTCCAAATTGTCAAATTAAAATTAAACAAGATAGAAGAAAAAAACATGCCTTGAAAAATATGGAACTGAAAACGCAATGAAATCTGAGGAAGTGAAGAATAAATTTAACTCTTATAAATTTACTTATGAAGTTTTGCAAAAATTCTGCATTGAAAATAACATTATTGTAATAGAAGATTATGCAAATGTAAAAATAAGTGGACATTATAAAATACAAGGCAATTGTATTACTGAAAATTGTAAAAATATTTTTTCAAAAGAGTTTTATAGATTAATGCTTGATAGCGGTTATTGTAAATCTTGTTGTATAACTAATGCCAAGGAAAAAAGAGTTAATACAAATCTTAAATTGTATGGAGTGGAATATTTTGGTCAGAATGAAGAATTTAAAGAAAAAGCAAAATTAATTTGTTTAAAAAAATACGGATTTGAATATCCCACTCAAAATGCAGATGTACAAAATAAAATCGCACTTTCTTTTAACAAAAAATATGGGGTCTCGCATTTTTTTAAAAGTCAAGAGTTTAAAGACAAAAATAAACAATTATTCTTAAACAAATATGGAGTTGAATTTCCAATGCAAAGTGTAACTATTCAAAATACTTGTAAAACAAATTGTGAAAATAGATATGGTGTGTCTCATCCCATGCAAATCCCAGAAATTGCAGACAAGACTTTCAAAAATTCTTTTAAAACAAAAAGTTATATTATGCCTTCTGGCAAAACCATAAAAATACAAGGATATGAACCTTTTGCCATCGATGAACTTTTGAAAGTAGAAAATATACCAGAAGAAAATATAATTACGGGTTCGACAAATGTCCCCGTTATTTGGTACGAAAATATAAAAGGAAAAAAATGTCGACATTATGTAGATATTTTTATTCCAATGCAAAATAGATGCATTGAAGTAAAATCAACTTGGACAGCTAAAAAGGGTAAGGATTATATATTTTTAAAGCAAGAAGCTGCTAAAAATTTGGGATATATATATGAAATTTGGGTTTATCACCATAATGGTAACAAAATAGAAGAATACAAATAAATTAGTAGAGCGTATACCTGTACGCGTCGGCGACCCTTGCCATAGCACCAAGAGCATTGGATTCCTTAGACGATGGCATTGTCCCGTACAAAAATTCAGCAAAGGCACCCTGGTCGTTAGCTATTCTCGTGTTGGCAGTAGAGAAGAAATTGCGGTTCGATTGGTCCAAGTAAAAGTTTTCTCCTAAATCACCGAACAACTGCTTATTCGTGTTCTTAATACCCGGGTTCAACTTTTGCACCATTTTCTTTACTGAATGTGTAATATCCTCGTAAACATCAGGATTAAAAGAAGGAGGTGCCGATTTTCTCTCGGGGTTATCGCCAATATCAGTCAATAAAACATTGGCAAAAGGATTCGTCTTTGTATTGGGTTCAAAATCCGCTTTTAAAAACTCCTCCAAAGTTTCAGGATTAATGATTTTCTCTCCAGTTTTCATAGATGCAATTCCTTTATTAATTGCCGATAATGAACCACCTGGATTATCGTTTTCTGTTATTAAATTTTGAAACATTTCTTTTGTAACCTTTTGTTTGCGAGTCTTGTATAAAGCAAAAATAACAATCAAAGTAATGATACCCACTAATAAAATTTTTGCGGACATTGTGAAAATAAATCCTAAAATTGTTAGAATTATAATCAATCGACTAATTGCGTTCAACTTTTGCTCAAATGTCATTTTTTGAGCGGGCCATACTTCCAAAATATAGTCCTTATTCATTATAATTGTCGGATCATTAGACCAAAATTGAATAGGTGCTGTCATTATATATATACTCTTACTTAATTTTTTACTTGAAAACTAAAAAATTAAATCATCTATTTCTTACCCTTCTTCTTCTTTCCTGAACTCGAAGATTTTGCATTGGACCCAGCAGTATCCTTGCCAATGAAAGCAATCAATTCCTCTTCACTCATCGCATTCTTCTGCGCAGCAGCGCGCGCTTCTACCGCCGCCTTTTCGGCCAATTGTTCCGCCAATTTTTGAGCGTTCTTCAACTCTGCCTTCTTCTTCATACTTTCCTTCATCTTTGCATTCTTTTCCAATCTACTCAAATGATTCTGCATAGCATTCACATCAACCTTTGTATTTCTACCTAGATTCGGCATAGCTCCTCCAGCCATTCCCATTTGTCTCAACATACTCTGAATATTATCCATCCCCGGCATATCCTTCATCCTATTCATTATATCCGTTGCCTCAGAATACAGTTCACTTTCTTTTATTTCTCCCGACTTGATGCGCTCGTCAAGCTTACTTCCCACATTTTTAACTAGTCCCATCAACTTACCCGGATTCTTGAATAAATTCTGAAACACATCCTTGGCATCCGTAACATTCTCCATATCAATATTCAAATTACCCGCCGTCTCCTCCGCAATTTCTTTCGCAAGCTGGCCTAATTTACCTCCCAACATACCCGATAAGTGGTCGTGGATTTGCTCCGCATTAGGTAAATTTTCTACATTCACACCACTCGTTGGATTCTCTTGAGAATCACCCGTCTTTTCAACATTATCAAACAACTTTTGCATATTCCCTAATGTTTCCTCTAATTTAGTCTTGAACTCCTCCTCATTTATCGAGTCAAATAATTTTGCAGTATCTCCAAAAGCCTCTTTGTCTTTCATTGAACCCACCAAGGATAAGAGAATCAACTGCAAATACTTCCAAATTGTTTCCCTTGTATTATCACTAATATCACACTTAAATAAGTATTTAAAACTAACTCCGGGCAAGAATTCAGCATTTGTTGAAGAACTATCATCAAACATAGAGCCATTCTTATAGAGAATGTCAAAAAATCGTTCCGGAAAAACCTGCAAGCAATGACTGAAAATATAATTCATTTTTACAGATTGTTCTGTGTCACTCAATAATGAAAAGTCTTTCGCCCACCACTTCATAACAATTGGTTCATACTCTGGGAAAGTGGTTAATACATCGCCAATAAAATCCTTGATAATCTTTTGAAATTCCTCTGGAATCGGCTGTTTTTCTGTTGACATTTTATATGTTTTGATATAAAAAAATTTTTTTAAATCAAACTACAGACAAATTATATTTTTATTTTCTATTCATTTTTCATTTTTCATTTTTCATTTTTAACTAGAAACATAAATTGTTGACAATTTTGTTAAATTCTGTATATACTTCATTGTTTTTGCCTGATCTTCAGGTGTCATCATTTTAATTGGGTTTCTTAGCCTGTCTATCACTTCTACAATTTTCTTTGAATTGTCCGCGTGCACTAAATCATCCGTGTAATCTTTATTAATAAAGAATTCAATATTACCTGCTTCAATTACCTCTCTGTACTTTCCAACAAGATAACTATTCCAGATTTGAATAATGAGTCTTGGATTTGCTTTTCGAATTAATGTGGCGGAATTCTTTGATGCTAAAATATCAGAATCATCTGGAAAAACACGAATTACATCATCCAAAAATTCCATGAAATGATCATTAAATGCAGTTAAAATTGTCGAGTTTGATGACATGCAATTTATACTTAATAGAATAATATTTTTTTAAATAGTTAACAAATAAAATATTATTCACATTGGTCTTTTTCCACTAGTTAGAGAATTCAGTTCTTCATTTCGTTGTTGTTGCAATTGCTCAACAGTTAGATTATTTGATGTTTTGCTTTGTTTATAGTCATAATCGTCTTTTGGGGTTTCTATTTTATCACTTCCTTGCAATCCAAAATAACTATGCATTTGTCTTAAACCACCATTTCCTTTTGCATTTAAATCGTCTGGTTCTTGGTCTAAAAAACTATAGTTGTCTGAAACAACACCACTGCCAAACCCTAATCCAAAACCCCCTAAAGAAAAGGCCATAGGTTCCATATTATTGCTTGTCGCTTGTCTTGTAACGGCTTCCTGCTTCGGTTTTAAATGTTCATAAATTGCATCGCCATACAATACCTTGTACATATTATTTAATAAAAGTAATGCGGGAACCTTTGTAACATTTTCTGGCATAACAATCTTTTGACCATTTTCTAAAATAAGATACATCTTTCCATCCTTCTCTTTTACTCTTTTATCAATGCACATAAAATGCAAATCCTTGCTCACTTGGGATTTTGAAAATGTTTGAATTAATCTCTTTGAGTGTTCGCAAAAATTCGAATAATACAAAATTGATGCCATTATTTTATACTAAGGTTATTCGATAAAATTTTTAACTCATTGCAGGGAACCTTGGTTCCCCGCACCCCTCCTCTATTTATTAAATTTATTGCATCGCATAGAAGTAACAATTTATTAGTTTTATAATTATCATTAAAAAATGCTAAATAACATACAACATAAAGGAGGGGTGTGGGGAACCTTGGTTCCCTGCTTAAATTAAAAATTGATTAGAAAGAATATTAAATATAATTATAGTATAAACAATATGAACCCACGCATTCAAGATGTTAAAGAAGATGGAAATACTCTTACATTCACCTTGAGTGGTGTAAATGTAAGTTTGGCAAATGCTGTTCGCCGCACAATATTATCCGATATTCCTACAGTAGTATTTAGAACCAGTCCCTACGAGGAAAATAAGGCGGTTTTCTTGACAAATACTAGTCGCCTCAACAATGAAATTCTTAAACAACGCCTTAGTTGCGTGCCAATTCATATTACAGATTTAGAAATGCCTCTGCAAAACTATATTTTGGAAGTGAATGTTGAAAATTTGACCGACACTGTCCAATTTGTTACAACGGAGGATTTCAAGGTGAAGAATTTGACAACCAACAAGTTCCTTTCTGAGAAAGACAACAAGGCCATTTTCCCACCCAACGATTATGGTTATTTCATCGATTTTGCTCGATTACGACCAAAGATTTCCGACGAAATACCCGGAGAAAAACTGCATTTTACTTGTGAATTCTCTATTGGAACTTCCAAAGAAAACGCAATGTTCAACTGTGTATCTACATGCTCTTATGGTTTCACACTTGATGAAGAAAATATTGATACTGAACTTGGGAAGCGTGTGAAGCATTGGAAGGATCAAGGTCTTACAAAAGACCAAATCGATTTTGAGTCTAAGAATTGGAGATTATTGGAGGGGCAGCGAATTGTCAAAAAGGACAGTTTTGATTTCATTATTGAAACCATTGGGGTTTTTTCGAACCAAGAGTTGTTAAAGAAAGCGTGTTCCATTTTGACTAAGAAATTCACCGATTTGGATTCCGCAATCGATAAAGACGAATTGAAGATTGTTCCTTCGCAGAACACAATGCCATTCTCTTATGATATTATTTTGGAAAACGAAGATTACACTATTGGAAAAGCATTGGAATTTATGTTGTACGCTAAATTCTTTGAGGACCTGAAGACTCTCACTTATTGTGGTTTTAAGAAGATGCATCCACACGATTCGGATAGCATTGTACGCGTTGCGTATGAAGAATTGACTGATTCGGCGACAGTAAAGCAAAATCTGAAGGCGTGTATAGCAGATGCAATAATTGTTTTCACAAAGATTGGTGATAAATTTTAATCTATACGCATTGCTCTAAACATTATAAAAATATTTTGCCAGTAGATTTATGTTTGTTGAATCCAAAATGCGATTAGTATTGTCATTTCTATTTCTAAAATGAAAATAATTTTGTTCTTTCGACAACATTTCTATTTTTTCATTTGTTAATTCCTCGTTGACACTAACACGCGGAACCTGTGTGTATGTTGTTGGATTTATGTGTAAATTAATTAAATAAGATAATATTACATCATCCGGATAACTTAGAATGTGTTTTACCGCATTATCTTCTAAAGCACTTTTCAACATTTTTTCTACAAGGTCATAAGAGATTATTATCCCCGAACCACTTATAAAAGGTATATCATGAGATATATGGTTAATCCCCCCAGCAAAATTAGTTTTGGGTTGCACATCTAAAAACTCAATCAGTTTTGGTATGTTGTAGAAAGACGACAAGTTTGCACGAATTAAATAATCATATTTAAAGGTTTGGTGACAGTAATTCATTGAATGAATCGATTTTAAAAATATTCCTGGAACTAATGATTCTTCGCAATTATAAAAAATAGTATCATCATCTTCGCATACAAGTAAATCATCATCTATGTCACTTCTGCAATAAACAAAATATATTTTTACATTATCAAACATTCTCATATATTTTTTCCATGTATTGATAATATTGTAATAAATATTTTCGTAAGAAGCAATTACTAGTATGATTGCTTTATACGAGTTACAGATATTCTTGTCTGTTAATTCATTCATTAATATTATAATGAATGAATTTATTTATGTTTATATTACTTATTTTTAATTTTCTATTTTTATTCCATTGTTTTTATGCATCATTTGCTTCTACTGAAATAAAATCCTGTCTTCTCTTTCTCATTGTATAATTCAATGAATACATTTGCAGAGTTGTAGGCATTTCATTCACATATTTTATTACTTCGCTATTAGTAACAAACATATTCTTTGGTCTTAATTCATCCAGATACCTTTTATGAATGTGAAACATATGTGTTCGAAAATTTTCAGGAAACTCTATCAACGGTTTCTCCTTCTTAATATAACACGACACATAGTTCTCATACAAACCGCGCGTAAAATCGTGCAAGCCATTTCTAAAAAATGAAAATTCTTTTTTGTATTCCGGATAATACTTCAAGAAATCTCCGACTGACCCATTCTTTCTTAAAGACAAGTATTGATACTGCATCTTCGGTTGATTTCCTCTTAAATGTCTCACATTCTCATAAACGGGATTTCGCAACTTTGTTCTTAGTCCTGTGGAGTTGTTTCCTAAAACAACCCCCAATACTTGATAAGGCGTATTCATAGACGCGTATTGCGTCCTCAAATCGTTGTAATCAGACCAGTTCTCATACACTTGTGGAAACTTTATTGATGTTTGGTCCCACAATCCCATCTTTTTAACAACACTCATATCTGATGGTTGCACATTTATTACACCGCCTTCCGTGTGACAAATTTCATATACTGCAACCAAGTATAATTGTGCGTCTTTGAATGGAACAACAATCCGATTATCCGGATGTTGCAAAACAAAACTATAACAAAATGTCGGATTTAACATAGTCAACTCGAAATTATTTCTTGCCGCAGCCTCCAAAAACATCGTTCGAAATGTTTTTGACTCTTTGGTCTTTTCATTTTTAAAGAATGATACCTCACCGCCTACACTATTTCGAGTGGCTAATTCCCAAGCCCCAGATAAACCAGCAGTCGAGTCCCAGAACACATTAATCATTGTACCTTCAACAAACTCTTCGGCAACAATATTATCTGTTTTAACAGGGTTTTCATTAATAAAAGAATCCCAAGGTAGCGATTTAGGTGGCGCAAAACTCACAACTCTACCATTTCCATTTATAATAACAGAACGCAACAATCCCGTCTTAGGTATTAAATCAACTGCCAAAAAATTTTTATCATAACGAATTACCTTATATTGTTGATTGTTTCGCGTAACAACATTTGTTTTGCAAAGTTTAAGAGTTTCTGAATCAGAATCCGGATTACCGTTTTCAATTAACAGTTTATTAAATCCTTGAATTTCACTAATCTTATAAACCGCACTTGAATTGAACATCGTTATTGAATAAAATATATTTTTATCTTTAAATCATTCAAATATAAATATTAATATTGCCCAATCAAAGTTTCGTTGCTTATAAAAATTTCTACTATAATTATAGGATAATGTCATCAACGAATGAATCACCAGGTCCAGAAGAAGAAGTAAAAACAGAAGATACGAGAGAAAATAACATTATTTCATTGCAATTAGGAGATGTTATTCGAATTGAAGACCCAACAAATGATGTACTGAATAATAATACATTTATTATTGACTATATTGACCGAGAGATTATACGACTCATTCAAATTGAAGATTTAAACGCGGTTCAATTAAGAATCAATGAGGATGGGACAATTGGAAGCGGAAGCATAACCGAGATTGATTTGCTTTACAGAAATGATAAAATTGGATATGCCAGACAAAATGATTTAATGCCCGAAACCTGGATAAATGTATTTTTTGGAGGGGAAACACCAGTTGTAATAACAGGACAAATCACAAATTTGGAAGAAGATATGATTGAAATAAAAACTTACCCTGATAATGATGTTTTATACATAAATTTCGGTTACAAAGGCATTCCACTCGATTTACCCATTGAAACAATTGAAATACGCAAGTCTCCAGAGAGATATTTGGCGCAAGAAAAAGAAGAAGTTGTTCCTTTAGAAGGACGAGAAGAGGAAGATGAAGACGAATCTTTTGGACCAGAATTGCGACCCGAAATGGAATTAGAAGAAGTTGCTGTCCCTACAAAAGATGTAAGAAATCAACTCAAGGAATTTATTATTCGTGCAGACGAGATTCACTTCGGAAGAGAACTGGGACCCATTACACAGTATGTGGATGTGGACCCTAGTCAACAACGATTTGCAATTGAAACCCAAACAAATGATTTATTGGAGGAACTTCTTTCAAAAATACCCAATGTGCAGCGCACTGCAAAGGTGTTAAACAATGTTCACATTATGATTGAACGATTTAAACAGTTGCGCGCGCAATTTTCGGAATTTGACGCATATGGAAATGTGATTTCTGCGAAAATAAAGGGTGCCGATTGGAAGCCTCTTGCGCAAGACCTTGTAAAAATGAAAACCCTTCTTTTTTGGCTTCTTCCAGTAGTCAAGAATGTGAAAAAAGTTTACAATATAAGTGCAAAAGAAGACACTGAATATCCGGATATAGCAACTTTTATTACTTATGAAGACGCTGAAAAGATGTATGATATTATTGGAAACTATTACTCAAATAATGCACCCACGGAACAAAACAAGTATATTAATATGATGTCCGAGCTTAACCCTCATTTTACTCCATTCGAAGAAGTCAATCCCGAGTTGAATTCTGATATTATGTATAGCTTCAATGTTGAGAGTGAATTAAATACTATAATTGATAATTTGGGTGAATTCTATTCTTCAATTGCAGAAAATGACGCCATTAAAAGCCGAAAATTTGTCATTCAAAAATATAATACGGCTTTGTCCAGACTAGAAGCCACTCAACTCACTGGGTCAAAGATGATTGCGCATCGCGTAAACTTAGGTTCATCTGACACTATGGAACTTAAATCCATCGTTTCATTGCCCGAACCAACTATTCGCTTTTCTAATATTAATTTGCCTGCAACAAACATCCTTGAAAAAGCCAATTTAAATACCGTCTTTTTAAATTATTGGCAGTTATTAAAACAAAAAACCAATGTAAATATTGTCGGTGTCGATAGTTTAGATACTGAGCTCGAATTCGATGAAAACAACTTCGTTAATAATATTAAATCCTATGTTTTGGAATTTAAAGAAGAGTATAGCTCAATGACACCACTTGAAATCTATAAAAAATATTTGAATGTGGTTGTTCCTAAGACTCGTGTTCTCTTCAACTTGATGAAGAAATATATTACCGGAAAATTATCGGTAAAAGATGTCGTCAGTTACTTGGAACCCTTTCTTGTTTACACAGATGATCTAACATATATGCAGTTCAAAGAAATAAACCAGTTTTTAGAAGTGAAGATTTCCGAGTATAATAAAAAGTTCATCGAGAGAAGCAAGGCATTTTCCATTTTAAAGAGGATGGACCAGTTTTCAAACAAGCCCAATAACAGAAAAATATTAGATTTATTGGTTAGCGCTCAGATTAAAAAAGAAGTGTTTGATGAAAGTTATGATTTACTTGATGAAAATATTACTAATTCGGAGACTATTGCAACAATCATAAAAACGGATTTTGGCAATGTTTTTAATTGTGCCGTTTCATTGGAAAATTTGAATCTTATGTTGCCACAAGATGTTAGTGCGTTGATTGAAGAACAGCGTGAGGCTTTGGAAGCCGGAATAGAAGACGCAAAAGAAAAAAATAAGTGTGCTACTTTTGTTATTGCAAAACAGTATTCAAATGTTGATGAATTAATGGCTGATAATGGGAAAACGATTTACTTTGATAGAAAATACGACAATACGCTTTATAGTTTGCTGGACGATTACGAAAAAGAACAGATGAAGATGGACCCAGAGGAATTCAAGACATTTCTTATTGGAAAACTTAAATCGAAGCACAAGTACGATGAGAAGGATGCCGAATATATGGCGGATACACTAATTAATGGTGTTAAAAAAGTGGTGGATGACAATATAGCCACTGTTTTTGTTTTAAGTGAGGACAAACTTAATTATTATCGCCGCAAAAACAACCGCTGGGAACTAGATGATACTATAAACGCTGGTTCATTTAATGCCACAAGTCAAGATTTATTGTGCAACTTTCAAAATAGCTGCATTGAAGTAGAACAAAAGTTTGGCGCGCAATGTGAATCGTATGAATTGAATAAAAAAGAACTACAACAAAAGGCGTTGAAATCCATTGTTGATGAATTTGATAAAAATTATCAATCTTCAAAGGAGGAATTAGAGTTGAGAATTAATCAACAATTCGATTATTTTGCTGGCATTATGGATAAATTGAAAGAAATAGAAAGATTTCGCGTTTACAAATACAATTACGCACAATATGACTTGGGGGTTCAAACTGAAGAGTCGTCCTTGGCAAATGTCGAAGAAATAAAGGTTTCTCCATTTTTGAAATTGAGAGACATGGTGTTGGGACAAACCGACTTTGTAAAGAAGCAGAATGATATTGTAAGATTTGCGAATCGTTTCACTAGGGAAGCTATTGCTACTCCTGGCTTACAAGACACCATTGATTCAGTCGCCTCCGGCTTAGAAGACCCCCATTGGAGATATTGCATTGAAACGAGTACAAAGTTGTTGCCCAATTTCATATATGTCTTGGCATCGCAATTTATTGAGGAACCCAGTCGTTATATTCAAAGAATGGATGAAATTATCAAAACCAACGGCGCTAAGAGTGACGATGGTGATGCTTGGGTTGATAAATTCAGTGGTTACATAATTCGCAAAAGAGACCTTGATGATGATGAGGGTTTTGAAGACGGAAGGAAGGCTTCTTCGAGAGAAATTATGGAACAAGATGCCGGGGATGCTTTGTTAAGCGGCCCAAATAAGCAAGCGAAATATCAAACTATTGAGACACAGATGGCAGCCAATGTGATTAATGCAATGGCTGCAAATATGGGGATAAGCATCGAAGAACAGCGTGAATTTATGTTGAAGATTTTTAGTAACTCTCTCCCGTTGGCATTGCCAACTGAGGCTGATTATAAAACGCGGGTAGAAGACGCTGCAAAGAAGGGTAAAACAATAACCGAATATAGAAAAGTATACAATACTACTATTATGTATTTGAGTCTTGGCGCACTGTTGATTGGCATTCAAGTAAGCATTCCCTCTATTAAAACGCGTAAGACATTCCCTGGATGCGTAAGGTCTTTTGTAGGGTTTCCATACGACGGGGTCGGTGATTTATCTGCATTGAATTACTTGTGCTGCATTGCATACAAGATTAGAAAAGCTGGTGCTGACCCGTGGTCTGGATTCTCTGGAGAAAAAGAAGCAACAATTGCAACAAAGTTGAAAAATGCAATAGAAGCTTATTACTTGTCGAATGTGGATGTCATGCAAAAGTTCAGAGAGAAGACGGATTATTTATTAGCCAATCCAGCAGAAGATATACCCAAGGAGCACGACTTGAGCCAATGGTTGAACTTCTTACCTCCATTGGTGCCATTTAAATTGAAGCACCTGGAGAATATTTCAGAGCAATTCAAGTCCACTCTCTTGCGAGATTTGAAAACTGGTTCCAGAGAGCAAAGAGAGAAAATGCTTATAGTTGAATCAAAAATCATATATTTCTCTCTAGCTCTTCAAGAGAAGATACAGAAAATCATCTCAAAAAAGCAAGCGTTGTTAGCGAATTCTGCAAATGAACCATTCTTGGAGAACGCGTGCTGCAACACTGAATCGCGAGGAGAGACAACGACATTGGAATACTTTGAAAAAGAAGACCCCGATATTAAACAATTCAATGAAATCGTGCAGCAATTATCAAATATTCTTTATGATGTGAATCATATCACAGAAGCCCCCTATTTATTCTCTCGAGAGAACACAAAGAACATCTATCCTCCTTTGGGTGACGAATTCAGTGAAGAGACCATTTACCGAGCATTTATTACTTTTTGCAAGTTCAATTCACTAGCGTCGTTAAATGAAGACTTGATTGCTGTATGTACAGATAAACCGGATTACTTGAATATGGCGGATTCTATTAGTGAAAAAATTAGAAAATTAAAACAAGATGGACGCATTTATAATAACGAAGCTATGCTCAGGTTGCTGCAAATTGTGGGGCGTCAAAATATTGTTCATTTATCGATGTACGATGATGTAATAGCACCAATACAAAAGGTTCGAGTTATATTGGAGGATGTTATCGATAAAGATGATGATGTTGTGCCTTCTTCTCTCGTTGAAAATATTTCGGGTGTCTTAGATACATATGATATTGCAGTCAAAGAAGATACAGAGGAAATGCGTAAATTGAAAAACTATTTGGCGCGCTCTAACGGGGAATTAAAAAAAGAGATTCACGATTTTCTCTCAAAGTACGGAGGTTTATCAAAGAGGGACAAGGTAAAAACCAAAGATGTTCTAGACAGACTTGTTCTTTGGGAAGATTTGAGTGCGCAAAATTTGACAAAAGATGAAAATACTATTTCAGATGATGCAATGTACAATGCAATTGAATTTATCAAATCCTATTTGCAGAATATTTTGAAGACTTTTCCCAACATCATATTGAATTCTGTGGATTACCAAGATATAAGGATTCCTGCTTACTTGGGCTTATCGAGAAAACACGCAACTGACATTAAAACCTTTGTCGGTAAATATTATTCAGGATTGAATGCTTTTTATAAGAATAAAGGATTGAATAATGTTCTAAGATTCATTCAAGAGAGAACAGACAATTTGTTGTTACTAGCAAATAATACACCGGCGTTTGCAGATATAAAGTACAAGGAAACATCAAATCATTCGATTTTTGACCGAAAGACGAGTTTGCTTCTATTTGAGAATTATTTTTTGCAAGCGTTGAGAGAATATGTTCGTTTGGCAGATGACGACTCAATGTTAGTACGAGAAATGCCTGAGAACCTAGAAGACGCATTAGAAGCGAGAACTGTGGATTATATGGAAGAAATGGAACAGAAGCTAATTTATACTGGACTAGATAGGGGTGACACGCTAGATTTGCAAGTTCAAGTGGGAAATATGAAAGATTTGAAAGAGAGAACTGCAAAGCTCTTATTAAGCTATTTGAATATTATGAGTGACCACAAGAATATGATTGACTTCTCTTATGACAGAATAATGGATTTGGTTTTCAAGACAAGGGAACGAGAGAAGGATACTTTTACGGATAGATTGCAAGCCAAATCGGATGAAGAGAGAAATGTCGACACGATTCTCAAAATCAACAAATTGGGTGTATGGAGTAAAGGATTGCAAAAGGGTCTTACTAGTTATGTGAAGGAGGATTACGATGATGAACGAGAATATATGGAACAGTTGGCCGAAGTCGAGAGAAAGGTAATGAAAAATAAGGATGTTACGGCCACAAATGCAGACCAGTTTGTGGAGGATTTCCTGGATGAACAAGACGCAGCAGCATTTATAGAACGCGAAGAAGCGGATATAGGATTCCTGACAGAAGATTATATGGATGGGGATTATCAGGGTGGTGAAGAAGAAAATTACGGAGATTACAATTAATTCTAGCAAACAAATTAATACTGCTCTGGACCAAAAAGCTTAGGATTATAAATCCAAACCAGAAACAATATAAATGCCCCAATAAACGCCAATCCTACCATTAAAATAATAGACATTTCCACCCAAAATTTCACTTTAACCCAAATATTTTTGTCCTCATTAGTATTTTCGTTAATAATGGTATTACTGTCTCGTGTCTCTAACTTTGGGTCAACCACTTCTTCACCTCGGACTTCTATTCTTACTGGTTCGTCAACAACAGTCGCCAAGGGTACAAGCACTGGAACTCGTTCCACCATCATTGGATTTACTGTATAATCCATTTTGTTTTGTTATATGTATATGTGTTGGCGTATTTATCTAATTTTATTTATATTCAATTTTTATATTTATAATTAAAACGGATAAAAGAAAAGACAAAACAAGAATGAAACAAAACAGCATAATGTCAAGAATGCATACATAACTACTTTGAGCGTTTTATAATAAACACTGTATTCTTGAGTTATGATTACATCTTCTATTGGCTGGCCAATTACTTCTATTGCAACCAATTTTGCAACAGGAATTTCATCTGAGTGCATAGGATTTTCAGCAAGAATCATCAAGAATCAACTTGGTAGGTATTAAATATTTTATAAAAATATACTTAAATGCTTTTTATAAATTACAATAAATAAAAATGTCTACGCAATTAATGTCATTTATTAAAAACGGTTTCTATATTCACGCATTTCACGCATTTCTTCAATATATGACAAACAATACTTATTTATCAGCTATTATTTCTATTAAAATGTATTCTATTAATTATTTTTATTGGTACGGCAATTATTATTCTTATTTACCAAATCCACGACACAACTGGACAAAACAATTCATTCGATTTACCGACACAGGCCATTTGGCTTCTGCTCTTCCATTGATTTGGCCAGCAGTTCTTCCCGTCGCACACAATGTGCATTTTATTATTATGGCGGGTTATTGGATAGGAAAATTGGCTTTTGATTTAAAAGACGCAGACCGCTTGGGTGCGGCAGAAACAGGAGATATTATTGATTGGCATTTGGACTTGTGCACTTATGTTCATCACTTGGTTCCTTATTTTCTAATTCACACGCTATCAAGCGAAAGTTTAATAACAAACAATGGAGAAGTATATTGTGAAAAGGAGTACAGTAATCAAACCTTGTTTTACACTTATGCTTGGATGTACTCGTGGTTTATTTTTATTTATATGCCTTGGCGTTTATATACGGGGGATGCAGTATACTCTATCCTGGATTTAAAACAAACTCCAAAACCAGTGGCACTGGGGTTTGTCGGATTCATTCATTTGCTTGTTTTCTTAGCTAACTTTGTGGGTTACACTGCTTGCAGTACATTAAAAATGTTGCAAGAATAACTTATGCTTGTGGAGTTCCATATAATGTTAATTGAATGTACATTAATGTTAATACGCCATAAATGGCAGCTGTTATGCCATTCTTTATCTTATCTCCGCTTTTCTCTCCCAAAGCGTCGTTTACATAAAAGGTCAATTTAGATCCAGCAAATATGCCTATTATTAATCCGATTACAATCATTCCACCAACATAGTAATTGATATCTTTGTGAATGTAATAATCGTACAAACCAAAAAGACCTAATGGCAACGAACTAATAAATAACATTGTGCCTGCAATCATTGTCACATTGTCAATAAGTTTCCAGTATTGAAGTAAGAAAATTAGGATTGCTGCGCCTCCTCCTGTACCTACAAATGCCGCATATAACCCTACAAATAACCCTAGTATTACTGAGATTAATCCTTTTATCATTTTTGTCTTAACTATATTATAAATATATTGTTTTTTGGTTGGCTACAAAATAAATTTAGTTTATAATTATCTATACAATAATTATGAACCCTACTTTTATTCGAAATAATCCAGTTTTAGTCAGCATAGTTCTTTTTATATTTTTATTTGCTTCTTTTCAAATGTTGAAGCCAGGATTCTTATACAATAAAGACGGTAGCTTACGACGCTTTGGCGTCGGTTACCGCAACAAAACTATATTACCCGTTTGGCTTCTCTCTATTATTTTAGGAATTCTATCATATCTTTTTGTTAGATACTATTTGTCTAAACCAATTGCATTATTCTAAGCTCCAGAGGCATATACTTGTTTACTTGCATTTGCATTTTGTTTCAATTTAGCATCTTCTGCTTCCAAGAATTTCTGATGATTTTCATTCATTGTTTTTGGGTCTATAATGCAACCGCGCACTGATAAATTATACTGTACTATCGAAATCAATAGTACAGCTGTGTAAGTATACCATAATGCCTCACCCACATTGTCGCGTGTTATCACCACACCCAATAATTGTTTTTTCAACGACGCTAATTTGTCAGCATTTTCTCCAACAGGATTTTGATATTCATCCTTCATTAACGGCTCTAAAAGCGCCCAGTATTGAGAAAAATTGTCGGGAACAATTTGATTTATCATAATTGATGCATTGCCACACAATTTGATAATTGCTTCTGCGGATTTTTGTAAAGAAGCCTTCTTTTCCGGAGTAGTATTTTCACTATTCAACGCTTCTTGTATATTTGTATTTACCAATAAATTATTTAACACAGTATTTGCTTCGCCAGCTACGACAAAGTAACCGACTACATTAGAAAACGCCGATTTAAAACCTGGGAAAATAATTAGAACCAAAATAACCAAGCCAAAAATGAATATCCAAGGAATAAATGTCATCAATGCCCCAGCTGCAAAATTGTCCTTCAAGTTTCCACCGCATTTGTTTACTATTATTCCAACATTAATAAAAAATTGTGATACAATTACTAGCAAAAAGTAAATAATTAAATATAAATTGCCCTTCTTTGAATAATTTGCCATAGCTTCTTCGGGGGTTAATTCTTTTGTGACAGGATTTCCGTCTTTATCAATAATTGTAATTTGTTTTCCGCCGCTCAAATCTTCTAGAGACAATTTAGGTTTAAAGAAATAATACAAAATAGTGACTAATGAAAATATCAATAATGAAAGATAAGTTGCATCCATACTATATAAGATATTGGTATAATTTAATTTGATATAATAAAAGTATATTTTATCACAATGAATTATAATAATTTCTCTAAACCCATTTTAACTGAACCAGGAGTAAAGAGTTTCCTGAACGAGACTTTAAAACAATGCAGGGAATTCAAAAATACTTATCATAATTTGCTTTTTAATATTTCACTTTTAATAATATTTTTTGTCATTTTAGGAAGTCTTTTGCTTATTAAGTATAAGGGTAAACTCACCCCATCTGAAAAAGAAATGAGAAATAGAGAAAAACAACAATATATTTTGTCCAAGATTAAAAATTATCAAGATGCTAAACAAATAGCTCAGCAAGAGCTTATTTCAGGTTTACCAAATTGGGATACGGAATATGATATTATTCATCGCAAAATGACAATGTAAAGAAAAAGAATAGAAAGAATAGAAAGAATAAAAGGAGCAGAATAAAAATATAAGTATATTATAACTTTGAAAATGGATGAAGAGAAAAGAAGAGAATACACAGAGGCTTTAAATACTTATTATAAATTGAAAACGGCATATGAAAATGCTTACAATAAAGATAAAAACAAAATCATTAAAATGAAAGACCTTTCCTGGAAAGAGAAGCGCATCGAGTTTTCAAAACTGAAACCAAAATGCATTAATTGCAAACGAGCAGTTGGAACTCTTTTTTACACTAGTAAGGATAAGGGAGAACGGACGCTTTTTGCAAAATGCGGAGATAAATCAAATCCGTGTCCTTTAAATATTGCTATTAATTTAGGTTATATAGTCAATTTAGAAAATGAGTTGGCAAATGATGAAAAAACCATTGCAGATGAAAAAAGAGAAATTATTTCTGATAAGAATGATTTATTGTTTGGATACATTACTTCAAGAGAAGCAGTTAATAAATTTGAAAATTTAAAAGAGTCATATGCAACAACTAGCACAAACTACGAGTTTTTCTTGAGCGTCTACAATGATATTGTTGATAATAAAGAGAAAAAGGATGAACTAAAAAAGGAAGAGCTTGAACTGCAAGTAATGATAGGAAATATAAAAAGAATGATGAAAGATTTTGAATCGAGTCAAAATGTTCAATTTGTGAATGATGTAGTTGAGTTGTATGTGAAGGAGATGACGCCGTTATTAAAAGAAATTATGAAAAAGAAGTATGTTATTTCTGCGGTTGAATATGATGACAGCGACAATGTATACAAGCTTATTCAAACACCGATTTCAGTCGAAAATCTGGAATCGGATTTGGCTGAAAAGGAACAAGGTGTTGTTTCTTTACAAATGGGGCTCGATAAAGACGCGAAGAAACCTAGAGCGCGTTCTGTAAAAGCGCGCCCTGATGGTGAAATGAAGGTTATTGTTCCTAAGAAACAGACCAAGAAGATTCGCAAAAAGATGCTAGTTTTAGAACCAGAGCCAGAACCAGAGGAGCAAAAAGAAGAAGAATCCGTTGAAAATCCAATAGAAGAGGAATCGGAAGAAGAACGAGAAGAAAGTGAATCTGAAGAAGAAGATTAAAATATTGTTGTATTTTATAAATAACTGCAATGTTGCAATATATTTCTCTCCCAGTATTTTTAATCAGTTTAGCTATTGGTCTATTTTTTGTTTACATTTTGGGGCCTGATATGAAAACAATAATTGTTTATCCAACGCCAGAAAATGTCGGACAAGTTCAATACAAAGACGATGCCGACAATTGCTTTCTTTACAAGGCCACAGAAGTAAAATGTCCTTCAGACCCTGGTATGATTAAAACAATTCCCATTCAATCCAAGTCATAAAATCTTTTGAAATAAAAATATGCAAATAGTATAAGATGTACTTGGCCAAGTTTGTTCATTCAAAAACGGGAAGATATGTAATGTCAGCATTATTAGGGTTTGGTCTGGCTTCTCTCTTTAGAACCGTTTGCAAGGATAAAAATTGTCTCATTTTTCACGCACCCCCTTTAGATGAAATCGAGAACAAGATATACAAACAAGATGGAAAGTGTTATAGCTATAAGAGTGAATCTACAAAATGTGATGCAAATAAAAGAAATGTTAAAATTTGAATTGTCGTTAGTCGTTATATTTTTATACTTTTTCTAAAAATATAATTATATGTCAGCAGATACAACAAGTATACATGATTTACCCGCCGACCCAGCAAGTGGCGTTAGTGGAAATGTGAGTCTCACAGTTAATGAAATGAAAATGCCCTCTGTAGACCAACCAGGCGCTAGTATGCCTAGTATGGCATTGGATCAAACTACAATTAATCAAATTGTCAATGGTTTGCAGCAAGCTAGCGCAACCGGGATCACACAACTTCAATCGCGCGATATTCCGCAAACGACGCAAGGTTATACACAAGATGCTCAAATACAACCCAATTATATTCCTCCCTCGTCGAATGTTGATTATATTAAGGATTATGAAGACAACAATGATATTATAAATAGTTACAATAGAAAAATGGAGTCATCGAATAGCTTGGACCAATTGTACGATGAACTGCAAATTCCTCTGTTAATTGCAGTGTTATTTTTCCTTTTTCAATTGCCCATTTTTAAGAAGTTCTTGTTTCAATATTTCCCTATTCTATTTTTTAAAGATGGAAACATAAATATTTATGGATATGTATTTACTAGCGCGCTTTTTGGTCTTCTTTATTATTTACTTTTCAAAATAATGACACATTTCAGCAAGTTTTAGCTTTAAATTTCTCTATTTATAATAGGTAATGCCATTTTTCAAAAAGGATATTATTGCTGATTTTCTCTCGAGGTTATCCATTTCAGGAATAAAAATCTTGGCGAATAAAGAGTTGAACGAACAATCGTTGAGAGAAAACGGTGTTAGTATTTGCAGAGGTTCTATATTAGACAGTTATTTAGAAGAAGCATTAGATGCGGCGTTTGGAGACAACCCAAACTATGAAGTTGTCGCGTTATTTGAAGGAAATGGTAAATCATCGCCTATTTCTTTTTTGATTGTTGAAAAGGGTGAATGTGAAAAACTTAGTGATGCGTGGTCAGTGAATCTAATTTGCGCAGTTCTTCAAAGTCCCAATGGTTTAAAAGGCGTTGGTCAAATACTTATGGGATTGTATTTGTATACTATAGCGGAGAATGAAGAAGTAGAAGAAAAGGTGGGTGTTTTAGAATTGGCAAATGGTTACATTAATGCCGGAGGATTGGCGAGTTATTCCAAGCTGGGATTTAAAATAGACAAATCTTTATACGGTGAAGACTGTTTTCCAAACTATAATAATTTACCAATGATTGCAACTGATATTGACCCTGATAGAATTATCGATATTTTAAATAATGTTCCGAACTCGGCTTACGACAAAGAAGCAGTGTGTCTAATTGGAGACAGAGACATACAACTATACACAGGAATAGGTTTGAATTTGTTGACCTTTATGACACTTGTTCCCGAAACCGAGAGAAGAGAATACATTATTGCAGACTACGGGTTGAATTATGGTCCAAATGATACGAGAAATGTCAATTATAAGTATTTGCACAATCTGATAAAAACAAAAGACCCAGGAGAATTTGAAACTATGATTTTTGATATAGAAAATGGTAGAAGAACGGATACCAAAAAGTTTCCTGGGTTTTCAAACTTGCATAAAAGAATATTCACAAAAGGAGAAGCTGAAACCACTGCTGCTACTAGTCAAGTTGAAGAACCATTGGACAGAAAATCGCGAGCATCTAGAGCGGCAATAACACCTGCTGCCGCACCTGCAGTAGCACCTTCCGCAGCACCCGCTTCTCAAGCAAGAGCCTCAAAAACTCCCGCTCTAGAGGAGTTACCAAGAAGTAGCAGAAGAGCAAAAACTACGGCACCTGCACCATCAAAAACTCACACGCAAACGCAGAGACAATCGAAAACAAAGAGTCAATCAAGAGTTTCAAGACAAAGCTATCCAGTGAAAAGGGCAACAAGAGGAGAAAAAATGAATCCATTATCTGTTATAGAAGAGGAAATAAGCGAAGCAGAAGAAAGTCTCAATCCATCACTGTTTTTGCAGTTGAAATCAATGTTGTTTCCCCCATCCAAAAAATCAACGGCTCGTGGTTTAAAAAAAAGAAAGCATTCAAAGGTTACTAGAAGACAAAGAAGAAAAAGACAATAAATGTGTAATAGTAAAAGATATTAAACATTTATTAGTATTATTATTATGATTGATAAATTACCAATAATGGACACCATAAATAGAGTTACAAATGACGCCATTCGTATGTCTTTATTCAATAAAATAAAAACAGGCAATGTATTCTTTGACACAATTATAACAACATTATCATTAACATTAATGAGTTATATAGTAAAGGTTCTATATGAGATGTCATTTGATTGTGATTTCAAATTTAGAGAAATAAACATAAAGGAAACAACCAAATATTGGTTTTACAAGAAAAATATGATAACAATGTCGGGAAAGAAATGTTCATCTATTAATTATCATTGCGCGCCAATAGTGAGTTCGGCGTTTGGTGACCGTTTCAAGGCAGTGTGGAGTGAAATAATAAAAAATATTGACGCAAATCCATCAATTAGCGAAATAAAAGACTTTTTAACACTTACGCCAAATAATTATTATAGCTATGGGGAAGAAAATAACAGCAACAACAACAACAATGATGTTTTTATAGTATCACAGAAAACACCGTTTGTTTTTAATGAAGAACTCAAGATTTATGCGTTAACAAAGATTTTTTCAGAAGAGGCGAACAATGATAAAGAGAAAGGAACTACATCAAAAATAGACAATATAGAAATCGTTTTATATTCCTACGAATCATCATTAGCTGCAATGAAAAATTATATTGATGATATCACTACAAGATACCTTGAAACTATCGAGAGAAATAGGAATAATAAACGCTTCATTTACACGCTAATAAAAACAAAATATGAGGAATCTCGATTCGAATGTTGGAAAGAAAGCTGTTTTGAAACAACTAGAGCATTTGAAAATATGTTCTTTGAAGGAAAGAAGGCAGTTCTGGAAAAACTCGATTTCTTTTTAAAGAACCGGGAATGGTATTATAGCAAAGGAATACCTTATACAATAGGGTTTGGGTTGCACGGTCCGCCAGGAACGGGAAAAACATCTTTTATCAAGAGTTTGGCAAAACATACAAACCGTCACATAATTGTGTTGTCACTTAAATTAATAAAAACACAACGCCAACTGCAGTCGTTCTTTTACGAAGACCGATACAATGAGAATAATAAGAGAGGTAGCATAGGCTTTGACAATAAAATAATTGTGATAGAAGATATAGATGCCCAAGGTGATATTGTTTTGGACCGTTCAAAGAAAAAGGTGGGTGTTCCTACAATTGATTTCACAAAAATCACAGAAAAAACAAATGTGGGCGATGTAATAAAAACAATAATGGAAAATGAAAAGGGAGAAGACAAAAAACTGTTATCTACTGTAATGAAGCCACAAGACGATGAACCGATAACATTGGACGATATTTTGAATTTGTGGGATGGTATTGAAGAGACGAGTGGTCGAATATTAGTGATTAGTAGCAATCATTATAATGAGCTGGACCCAGCATTGACGCGCCCAGGTAGAATCGATGTCTCGGTGGAGATGAACAATGCATCTCGTGAAATTATTTCAGAGATGTATAGACATTTATATGAGAAACGCATAAACACAAACTCTTTAAGAAAGGTGGAACAATATTTTTATTCACCAGCTGAGATAATTAACTTATATTTGATGTACAAGAACGATGAAAACGCTTTTACTAGTCGCTTGATAATGAATAAAAAACTATAAACTATAAACTATAAACAAAAAGAGAAAAACAAGTGAAATATTACTCATAAAACAAGTCTTTAACATAATTACTATGATGGCAATCTTGATGCAAAATATACTGACCCATATCCTCGTACTTTGTTTTGCCATCTTCTAATGCCACCATAGGGTAGATTAATGCGCGATTGCCTTCTTTGGTAATAGTCCAGTCAGAATTGAATGGATTCATAGAATTATTAGTCATAGATAGGTCAGCATAAGGCGGCGAATATTTGAGTAATAAAGAATATGCTTGCGTTCTAGACAACATGTACATTTGTGCTCCCCAAATAGAATCAGGGAATGAGTAATAAGAAAATGGGTGGTCTGAAGTTGATTTTGGTCCCTTTAAATAAACTCCTTCGTGGTTTTCATCAATAGTATATTTAGTTAGATAACCTAGTAAAAGAAGGTCCAAATTCATAGATTCAAAATTTTCGATAATTCTGGGCAAATGTTGAATAAAGTCTTTGCGAATATAGATGTCATCTTCACAGAAGATACCGTACTCCTTTTCACTGTTGAAATAGAATTCGCGAATTAAATCAAAATGTCCATAAGTAAAAGACCAGCACCTTTTGGCGTGCTCGTGCATAGTTCTACCAGCGATTCTTTCGTCGTCAAAACTTACTCCTTCATACATAAATACATTAACTCCTAGATTTTTGAATCTATTTTCCATTGCGGTCTTTCTTTCGGGATTTTTATAGGATAAACAATAAAAGTCGCATTTTTCAGTCATTTATTTTTATATTAAAGAATTAATTATATTCTTTAATATATTTTTTGGATAAAGCTTTATAAAATGTGTAGAAAACATGTATAAAATATATAAAATTATACTATGAAATCAATAATAGAAGAATATGTTAAAAAACTTATAGATAATGTTCCTCCACATCCAGTAGGAAAAACTGAAGTAATAGATATAATTCTTGATGGGGGAATATTTAATGGTAGTTATCAAATAGGCGCCTTATATTTTTTGAAAGAGATGGAAAATCAAAACAAAATAAAAATAGACAGATTTTCTTGTTGCAGCGTTGGAGCCCTTTGTGCAGTAATTTATTATATTAATAAATTAGATTTGGGAATAGAATTTTATGACCGAGCTGTAGTCAATTTCAAAAATAATAAACGCCTAGATTTTTTGCACGATTACATTGATAATAGATTAGCGTCTTTATTGCCAGATGATGCACACAATCAATTAACTAATAAAGTATGCATCTGTTATTACGATGTTAAAAAACAGAGAAAAGTTCTGAGACAAAAGTACAAATCGAATCAAGATTTATTGGAATGTATCAAACGGTCAACCTTCATTCCTCATTTTATAAATGGAAATTTAGCGCTTGATAAAAAGTACATAGACGGAATAAATCCACATATTTTTAAATGTGATTCGAATAAAAAAATATTATACATAGATTTGTTGAGTGTTGATAAAATTGTACACGCATTTTCGATTAAAAACGAAAAAACAAATTTTCACAGAATCTTGGCGGGAATTTTGGATATACATCTTTTTTTTATAAAGAATTCGAATACACAAATGTGTAGTTATGTAAACGACTGGTCTTTGTTCTGCTGGACAAAGAATAGAATAATAAAGATACTCATTGAAAAACTGGTTGTTTATTGTATGTCTCTTTATATCTATCTGAAAAAGTATATTCCAGAACAACTTAAAGACTCATTGATGAGTAAAATTTGCGGCGAAGTGTGTGGGTTGGTTATAGAGCATTATTGTATTTGACATTGTCAGTTCTTTTTTTTAAGTGAATAAGAAGCAGCAAAGGTACCCATTATTGCTAAAAGCCAAAACGGCGGCTCATTGTCTGGTTTTCTCGGTGTAAATGCTGCATAATTTCTTTTTTGAACTTTTATTACTTTTGGAGTTTTTCCAATAATGTTTGCAATTTCTTGCGGAGTCTTTGATTGCAATTGTGGTTTTACATTCTGCAAATACACGGGTTTCACAAAATATCGCGGAAATGCAGAGGGACGAGGTCGAATCATTATTGACATTGCTTATTGTAAGTGTATTGGTTATTAATTAGCAATACATTTACTTCAATTTTTAATAAAAGAGCCCGCCTCGACCGCGCTTCTTTGTCTTCTTCCCGTGCATCTTTCTTCTAACCGTTTTTATTTTATCTGTTTTCCCAACTTTTTCTGTATTTTCTCTCTTTTTAGTTTTTACATCGTCTCCCGGTCTATATCTCAAAAAATATTCTTCGTATTCTCTCGTACCCCGCCTATCTCTTAACTCCATATACTTTTCCGATTTTTGCGCTCTTATTTCTTCCATTGTTAATTGATGTCCGTAACAATTTATGCTAAAACGCTTTAACAACCCCTTTTGTCTCAATCTATTACGCTGTTGCACCTTGAACAAATATTGTGCCATACATAAGATTCTATCCGGATCATAATAATCGCGTGCCGCATACAAAAATGCCAAATAAAAACTCAACATTGTGTCAATTGTCGCTATTTTTATTGTAGACCCGTGAATTTTTATTACATTGTAACTGTGACACGCAATAGGTTGATAAATAAAAGCAACGGTGTCTGGACCCACTCTTATCTCATAATGAGGTGCTACTATTTCTCCAATTGCCGGTTTTTTCACTATTTTTACGCCTTTTAAGCCTATATCCTCCAATCGCTCTTTTACTATTTCAGCAGTTGTCTCAGGGTCTTCGGATAATACATCAAAATCGGGGTTCTTCTCAAATTTTCTTTGCAACGCTTTCGGCATATACGATGAATATAATGTCATTGCGTAGCCGCCAAAGAAGACAACACCTTGGTCTATTAATGTATCTCTCACCGTCTCATATATTTCATCCACATTCGTTCTATCTTCCATTTTTCTCTCAAAATCTACTTCACCACAATTATGCGCTTTTAACGGGTAGTTTTTATTCAACAGTGTTAAACGCTTCAACACTTTTTCCCAACGACTAATTTCTCCCGCAGGTCTAGAAAGCTCTAAATACATTGACATTCTCAAAAAATTTGGAGGTGCGTAATATATTCCGGCCACTCTAATTGCCTCCTTCTTTATTGCATTAAATATGTCCTTGTGTAAATATGTAACATCTGCAACAGGCATAAAATTGACATAGACCTTATATGTACCTTCGTGAACTCCGTTTTTTGCTTCCACTTCCGCGAATCCTTCTTTCACATAAATATCACACAACTCCTTTGCATCATCCAATGCATTGGGTGTAAAAAAGTCGTAATCAGGTAGCTCATATTCCATATTATAAAATTGGTCTTCTTTCGGTAAAATAGAATTAATTGCTGTACCACCATAAGCTACCAACTTCTTCCTCCTTAGAAAATTCTCAACTATGTTTACTATTTTTATTGTTTCGGGAGAATTGACTACATCTTTTCCAAGTTGTTTTTCTGCTTTGTCTATTGCAACTCGCAAAATAGCCAATTCGCATTCATCAAATGACATAGACCTATCACATATTTCTTTTTTCATAGTTATCTAAACTAATATCTATTTAGATAAAAAAGCAGGGAACCTAGGTTCCCCGCACCCCTCCTAAATAGATTTATCCACGGATAGAAATTAATTAATATCATTGTCAAAAATGAGATTAATAGTGTATTATAAAAATATATCAAGGAGGGGTGCGGGGAACCTTGGTTCCCTGCATTATGTCTGAATGGAATAATAATCTGTCGTCTTTGTTCTCGTCGCAAAATTCAACTCTGGTGGATTAGGTGGTGTTGCTTCTATTGTCGGTTGCTTGTATCTTAAACGCTCTGGTTTCAAGACAAACGCACTTCCAGCCTCATCAAAAAACAACAACGATTCCTGCAAGTTTGCATCGAAACTCTGATATCTCATTGCTATAAGTTGGCATCCCATCTCTCTGCATATTACTCCGCTGGGATTCTCTGGGTCCGCGCCACTATCGGGCATTGCAATAGTCATATTTTGCTTATTATACTCTTGCAATTCATTCATATCTGGCGTAAACTTTACATCATAGTAATTTAGAGCGCGCATAAATATAGAATTACTAGTCATATTAACATACTCATAAAAAGCGGAGTTATCCATAAATGCAGTGTTTAATCTGTCTACAATAACAACAATTTTATTTCCTCTTAAATCTGTCAATTTAATATCTCCTAAATTGTGTGTATAGTACTTGTCTGCCGGATTTGTGTCGTTCGTAACATTCAAAGATGGGTCTGTCACTTGCTGTGAATATGTGTATTCAAAACTATAGTGTGGTCCCAACATATAACTATCATAGCGCTTAAAAATTTGAGCAAAATTGGTCAACATTTTCTGATTCGTGCTCTTTATTCTTAAATGTATTATTATTGGGTCAGTAGGATTTGGTGCAGTCGAACCCGAAAATCCATAATTTACGATTGTATCCATTGCACTAGCAAATGGGACAGAATTATATGTCTCTTTAACATAATAATTTGGAACTGTAGAAGTCGCCACAACTGGTTGATCATCAATCGAGTAAATTTCGAAATCAAGACCACGAACTCCTTGTTTTAGTATAGTTTGCAAGGCGCATGTACTTACAAAATCATTTTTGTATGTTCCTCCACTACAACAGTTGTATGCAGTTTTAATGTAATAATCTTTAAAGGTAAAGTCCTTGTATTCTGGTTTTGTAAAATCTATTGGCGCAATATAGCTTTTTGTTTGACCATTTGAATACAAAGCGTGCATTGCAGCGCATTCTCTATTATTCAAGTTGACCATATAATAAAAATAAAGCAATATCAATATAACAAATATAATAATCATTACAAAAATAGCATTCCCTACAAATTCTTCCTTAAGCGTAAGTATATCTTTTGTTGTTTTCGTTAAAAAGTTTTTCATTTTTGAACCTATTGTGTTTTGAGTATTCATATCTAATATAATAGATTATTTTTTATTGTCGGGTTTACTAATAAATATATTATTATTCAAAAAAGTTAAAAATATACATATAAGTTATATAAACAATATGCCTGGTGGTTTAATGCAATTAGTATCTGAAGGACAACAAAATATTATTTTAAACGGCAATCCATCAAAAACCTTTTTTAAATCCACTTATGCAAAATACACTAATTTTGGTCTCCAAAAATTTAGAGTTGATTTCGAAGGTTCAAAAACTTTGCGGTTATCAGAACCCTCTTACTTCACTTTCAAAATCCCTCGTTATGCGGATTTATTAATGGACTGCTATTTATCCATAGACTTGCCTAATATTTGGAGTCCAATTGTGCCGCCCAATTCTGACCCAACCAGTCCAAGTTATAATGGCGGTCAGTGGATTCCCTATGAATTCAAATGGATTGAATATTTGGGTGCTCAAATGATTTCAAAAATTGAAATTACATGCGGCAATCAAACCTTGCAAGAATTCTCGGGAGCGTATTTGGTTGCATTGGTGCAACGCGATTTCCTTGCGGGAAAGCGCGCTCTATTCGAAAAAATGGTCGGACATGTTCCCGAGTTATTTGACCCAGCAAATGCCGGCACCCGCGTTAACTCTTATCCAAACGCTTTTTACACTACAAATCAAGCTGGCGCTGAGCCGTCAATCCGCGGTCGCACTTTGTATGTGCCATTGAATGCGTGGTTCAATTTGAAAAGTCAAATGGCATTCCCTTTGATTTCTCTGCAATATAATGAATTACACATCAATGTAACAATGCGTCCAATTCAAGAATTATTTCAAATTCGCGATGTATTTGACGCGGCCAACAACTTTCCTTATATTGCACCCAACTTCAATCAATACTATATGCAATTTTATCGTTATTTACAGACTCCGCCTGATGTAGAGTTGGGTCCTTTATCTTATGTTGATACAAGAACCATATGGAATGCTGATATTCACCTGAACTGCACCTATTGTTTCTTGTCCAACGAAGAATCGAGGATTTTTGCTCTCAATGAACAAAAATACCTTTTCAAACAAGTGAGAGAAACTGTTTATTACAATGTTACTGGTCCTAATAAGATTTCCACTGATTCGATTGGTATGATTTCCAATTGGATGTTTTATTTTCAACGCAGCGATGCCAATTTGCGCAATGAATGGTCTAATTACACGAATTGGCCTTATCGTTATATACCCAACGATTTAATACAAGCGCCCACGGATGGTACATACACAATTATTAGAGATGGTCAACCGGTAACAATCGGTCCAGGTGTGAATAGCGACGGAAAATTGAGCGGTTGGATGATTACTGGGCTCTACAACTTTGAAAACATTAAGAATATTTTAGTAAGTATGGGTATTTTACTGGATGGCATATATCGTGAGAATGACCAACCTTCCGGTGTATTCAACTATATTGAAAAATATACACGCACCGATGGTAATGCACCGGACGGCCTCTATGTTTACAACTTTTGTTTGCATAGTTCTCCGCTTGATTTGCAACCTAGCGGGGCAATGAATATGAGTCGATTCACCACTATTGAGTTGGAGACTACAACAATTATACCGCCATTGGACCCTTATGCGCAATCATTAGCAATTTGTGACCCACAAACTGGTAATGTTATTGGAGTGAATAAACCGACATGGAGAATTTACGATTACAACTTTAATATGGTTTTGTTTGAAGAGCGCATCAATATGATTACATTCGTTGGTGGAAATTGCGGTCTTATGTACGCTACTTAGAATTATTTGCGTTGATTCGACCTTCTTTTATTTTTATTTGATTTGTTATGCTTCGACTTGTTGCGCTTTGACTTGTTGCGCTTTGACTTGTTGCGCTTTGACTTGTTACGACGAGATTTTTTGCCTCCAAACGCTCCAGCTAACTTGGCCGCCACTAACGCCGTCCCCGCGGCAGTTAAAATGTATATAGCGCATTGTCCCATCACATCACATACACTCAATTGATTTGCTTGTTTATTAAGTGTTGCATTTTTTAATGCAATTTCTAGTTGTTCATTTGAATCTGTTCTTACTAGTTTCACACCGTTCGCGCTTAGTGTATCAAAAACATTCCATCTTAAACCTGTAGTTTCTTGTTCCTTTGCGAATCGATTTGCTAATTCTTCTTCTCTGCTTTGGGTCTCGTGAGGCACATATTCACCTTCAAAACCTGTAAATTTATTTTTTGTAACATTTCCCCATGAAACTGGCGCACCAGTTTGTGGTATATCACGATAATCAGCTCCGCTTCTAGTAGTTCCATATATTCTACCGTCATTTACGGGAGAAAACTTTGGCATTTATATTATACAAATAAACAAATATTTATTTGTTTGATAAAAAGGCATTCGCCGCTAAAGGGCCATCGTCAACAAATTCCCCTGACAAAGATGGTCTTGGAGGATACTTTGGTAAAAAGGGTAGAATCTGAATACTCGGATTAAACTTTTTATTATAGAGTTCCATTCCAACATCAAATGATTTTCTCCATTCGTTGACTCCTTTAAAATATTTCATAGGCATCAAATTCTCTCCTTTGTCATATAATTTGGCCTGAGTACCTATATCCGTAGTTAAAACAGAATAACGCGGGGTAATTCCAGTGGTAAGCTTCCCCGCGTCATTTTGCCCACCCACATCTTTTTTAATGTAATCCGGCACATACACCTTTGGCTGACAACCGTAACAATCTACATCACTCGTGCATTGCTCACCAGTCTTTGAACAACGCGCCAATGGCCCGCACATATTTTCGCAACTAAAAGTTGTATTAATTGGCAAATTCACAGTGTGACTGGTTTCAGGTGTGCCCATATCTATGGTAGGTTGTGCGTACATATCAAAACCTTCCTTCATTCCATTAACACAAGGTTTGTATTTTATTAAATAACTACCCCATTTTATAATTCCCATAAACATAAATACTGAAATAACAAGTAAAATAATGTTTATTGCCGTTTTTGTTATAAGCTTCATATTATATATATATTATTATTATTTTAGCGTATAACTTAGAAATAGGAAATTTTACAAAAATTTAGTATGTTAATATAATATGTCAGACACATCTGAGACTACCGCAATAGATGAAAAAAAAGAAACTACAAATCCGACTCCAAAAGACCCTGCTACTGAAACTGCTACATTTTTTTCAAATCTAGTACAACAATTAATCATCCTAATTGTTCTTATTATTGCAGGAGGATTAATGCTTTGGAGCGCGAGAGTATCTCAAACAAATCTTATGCCAACAATTATAGAAGCGGAGCCTTTTACTTCTGCTCCACTGAATCTTGCAACTTCCCCAGTTAATTTCAATGTTATTAAAACCACGGATGACAAAGGTGAACCAATAGTAAAATCAACAAAAATAGAATTCCCTTTTGAAGAAAATATGCGAATTATCAAATATGGATTTTTTGGGTTGGAATCTATTCGCGATTGGACAGATGGCCCAAAATCCACTCCATTTTGGCGCTATCTAGGAACAATTTATGAAAAAATGATAATAAATTTTGTTTCAAACGCAAGTAGTTTTTATAATATATTGAATACAAATTGCAGTGAAAGCTTTATTGTTTTTGTTATGCCATACTTGTTGTTTTTTATTTGGCCTTTCTTGTTGTTAGGATTTGGTTCTATAAATTTGCTTTACGGTTTATTCTTAATGTTTACTGAAATTCCAAAGCTTTTCAGTGAAAAGGAAGGTTGTTATGAAGAACCAGTATCTAATGTCCAAGGTCCTGTTTTTGAAAAAGACTATTATAATAAAGATACAAAAGAATGGATTTATAAATTAGACGAAAATAAACAACCAATTCCTGTAACCAAGACGCGCGTTCTATGGAATGACCCGGAAGATGCAACATCAAAAAATCGGCTTACATATTTCTGGTATATATTTTTAGCCATTTGTTCAATTTTTATGCAGATAGGACCATTTACGATGTTTTGTTTTAGCACTCGAAGTCTATTCACCGCACTTTTTTTGCCTTTTTGTCTGAAAGCATTTATAGTGGACACTGGTTCAACTGATAAGGAGGAAAAACAACCTAGTGAATACACAAAGGGAACAGCAATTATCGACATATTGAAGTACAAATTAAATATAGTAATGTACATCATTTCTTACTTTGTTGTTAAAGATGCGGGTTTATCATTAGGTACAATGGGAGCAGTTATTGCCATTATTGCGTGCATTCTTGTATATGTATTTTATCCTAATATTTATAAATCGAGTAACGGAGATGGACCTGGAATATCAGCTGGGTTAGCAGATTTTTCTCAGGAAAGCAAGATTTATGGTCCTAGCATAATTAACAATCTAAGCCAATGTAAGGATAATGCTGCTTCTGTAATTTCAAGTGTAGCTAATGGAATACCATACAGTTTTACTCCCAAACCAGAAACTCCAGTTGCTGAAACCATTATTCCTCCTTCTGCATCGCCTTTACCGGTGGTTCAAGGGGAAATAGTACCGGAAAAAATGGAATCTCAAGTTGAAGGAACAGAGATTCCAGTGGCCACTCAAATAGCAGGAGGTCGCAAAAGTAGAAAAAGAACAGTTCGCTAAAATAAATAAAATATTGATTTATTATAATGACTTCTAGACAAGCGACTTCAATGCCCAATCCAGAAAATGAAATTATTTTTACTATAGCGCGTATGAATCCACCCACTCCTGGTCATAAATTGGTTATTAAAACAATGATAGAAAAGGCGTTAGAATTGGGATTATCACAAATAAATATAATTTTATCATCTACAATGGACAATAAGAAAAACCCAATTGAATGTGAAGAAAAAAGAATGATTTTATACAATCACGCAATACCAGAAATACAAAGAGAATTGGCCGAGGAACGACCAGAATATGCTGAACAAATTGCGGAGATGAATGCAGAAATTATTTGTATGGACGATAAAACGGATAAACGACACGGTTCTCATCCAATATTTTCAAAGGTTAATTATGTATTGTGCGACTTATACAATTGTTCTCGAAAGGGTGCAAAAATGTATTTAGTTATAGGCGAAGATAGAAAAGATAGTTATGATTGGATTATTGAAAGTTTAGCGTCGAGAGAAGCACCGATTGATGTTGAAGTTATTGGAATAGAAAGACCCGAAGGTGCAATGGCTGCCACTTTTTTAAGAGGGCTAGCTTTAAGTGGTGATGAAGAAGATCGCGAGTTATTTTTTCAACATATGAGAGAGCTCGGTATTCCCGATTATGAAATAAATAGTGTTTATGATCAAATACAACAAAATATCAAACCAACAGTTAAACGAGGAACAACTGCATCACTTGCGACTAGTGCTACTGCTAAGTCAACTGCAAGAGGAGTTAAAAGAACAAGAAAAAATAAGAGGTCTAAGAAAACAAAAGCGCAAAAAAGGTCGAAAAGAATGAAAAGAAAGTCTGTTAGAAAATATAGATAAATTATTATTTAGTTTAAGGTTAAATAATAATATAAACAAAAGCAGTATAAGTAATTAATGGGAAAAAAATCAAAGAATCCGCAGAAACAACAACAACAACAAGAGCAGTCCAAGCTAGTTCCTCCTTCTCCTACAAAAGTAGACAATTCCAAATATCCGTTTGTTAGTATTTGCACCCCCACATTTAATCGTCGCCCCTTCTATGAAATGATAATTCAATGTTTCAATCATCAAACTTATCCAAAAGACCGTATGGAATGGATTATCATCGACGACGGTACTGACAAAATTGAAGACCTGGTTAAACATATACCCCAAGTAAAGTATTTCAAGTATGATGAAAAAATGAATCTAGGAAAAAAACGCAATTTGATGCACGACAAGTCAAAAGGAGATATTATTGTTTATATGGATGACGATGATTATTATCCACCAGAGCGTGTCGCGCATTGCGTGGAGACACTTCAAAAGAATCCACAAGCGATGGTTGCCGGTTCCAGTGAGATGTATATTTATTTCAAGCACATCAATAAGATGTATCAATTCGGTCCTTATGGCCCGAATCACGCAACTGCAGCCACTTTTGCTTTTAGACGCGAATATTTGAAGCACTCAAGGTATGAAGACGGGGCTGCGTTGGCAGAAGAGCGCCATTTTTTGAAAGGATATACAACGCCTTTTGTCCAGATGGAATCATTGAAAACAATTCTAGTATTCTCACATATACATAATTCATTTGACAAGAAGAAGTTGTTAGAGGAACAGGGGCCTAATCCATTTGTAAAGGAGTCAACAAAGACGGTAGAGGATTTTGTAAAGGAACCAGCAATTAGAGATTTTTTTATGACCAAGGTTGAAAACTTGTTGGATAATTATGAGCCAGGAAGACCAGAAAACAAGCCAGAAGTATTAAAGCAAATTAAAGAAATAACAGAAAAGAGACAAAAAATGCAAGAAGAACAACAAAGACAGCACCAAATGATGATGCAACAACAAGGACAAGGACAGACCCAACTCATACCCCTTACACCCGACATTATAAAACAATTGCAGGACCAAGGCGCTCCACCAGAGTTGATTCAGCAGTTTCAAATGCAGGGAGGTGTACCAGTAAACGGTCCTCCATTACCTTCGGGGCAAATGCCAGTGCAAGTGCAAATGCCAGGACAACAGATGCAAGGATCAAATCCGCAAATTTTACAGCAATATGAGTGTAGGTTTGCAGAACAGCACAATATAATTCAATCTTTAATGAAAGAAAATATAGACTTGAAAGACAAGGTTGAATATCTAGAGAAAAAAATCAAATCTTTCATCGAAGCTAAAATTGAGGAAAAGAAAAAGGTATCATTGGAAGCATCTTTAAGTTAAAAATCCTTTAAAATAAGTTTTTCCGGTTTTCAAATCCCTATTTTTCATTTATTTATTCATTCGAAAAAAAATTGATTTAAAGAGTGGTCAATAATTAAAATACAAACAAGCAGTTAGTAAGAAGCAAGAATGGCTTACGAGTATGAGAACGAGTTTTACGGCTATGCCAATGACGACGATGCCGAGTCTTGGGCGTCCGAGTCCAAGATGACCAAGAAGATGAAGCGCGAATTGGCGGAACTGAATAAGGAGGACAAGAACTTCTACCAGTTGAAGCGCAAGCCCAATTCCTATAGCACCAAGACCATCAATGTCTTCGGGTCCGGAGATGTTGGCACATCGATTCGAGACGCAATCACTGGCGTTCGCAACTATGCGCACAAGGTTGGCAGCGCGAGAGAGGACCTATATTTCAAGGTACGCGTTTGCACAGGTGAGTTTGGAAACAGGGAAGCCCCGACGCTCTTCTTCGATTCACCCGAGCAATACGAGCGTCATATGCTGGTGACCCTCGACGCCGATACAAAGATGCGGTGGCACAGGAAGAGTCAGGCCGCAAGGCGAGAACTGGATTGTGAGGACGAACCACGCAATATGAAGGTCTTGGAGACTGGTCAGAAGGTCACCGTAGTAAAGTAATAAATTTGTGTACAAGAATAAAAATATTGGTTTAAAAACAATTCAAACAATATATTAATGAACCTTATTATATTGTTTTTTTCTTTGGTAACATCGCCTTTATTGAAATACACTTTTAACAAAACCGTAAATGATATTTATACTGGATGCGATGAGAGATATCCAATTCGAGAAAACAATATTACTGAAAATATAAATCAATTGAGTTTTTCTGATGAGGACATAGTTCTAATAGCAAAAATTCGCAAATATTTTATATACAAAGACTTCTTAAGAACACTCGAAAATAACAAAATATCTGTTAAAGACAAACTTCGCATCATTGAGGATAACAATCTCTTGCATGACGATTCTTCAAAATATACTACTAACTTATTAGCAGGTGGACTAATGGATGACTTCAACTTTGAGCTTTAGTCTTCGTCAACGCTCTTATCTTCGCCATCTTGGTCCTCACCAGCATCCTCCTTTGTATACTTTTCTAAATAACGGTAAATTCGATTAATATCTAATTTGGTTATTTCATAATTCTCAAACAGACCTATCATTTGGTTGTCGTCATACTTATTTTTCAGGTCCAAGAAGAAGGAAAAAATGTCTTTCTGGTCCATTCCCAGTTGTTGACATAAATTCTGAATGAAAAGAGAATTGTTGTATTCCGTAGAATACTTGGTTAACACCTTTGTAAATCGGACCTCTTGCGGATTGTATTTCTGCTTCTTCTTGAAAGTATCGTGGTATATTTTATTGTTCTTGAATGTTTTGATGAGAGAACTCATTTCATTAAACTGCCATATTTGCTTCTGAAATGTAATTCTGTCGATATAATCGGCAAAACACATATTTTGCAGTATATTCAAGTAAAATGGAATACTTTGTTCCTTCTTCATTTTACCTAAAACATCAATGATATTTTCGTGCCACAATAGGCCTACAATTGTTCTATCCGTTTCATTCATCAAGGTCAAATGTTCATCCATTGTGAAAGGCTGATTTATGAGCTTATGGGTTATTTTTTTCGTGTCATCATTGTATGATTTGATTTGAAAAATATTCTGAATTATCTCATTTTTCAGCATTGATTGTTTTTTATTGTATATGTTTGCAATAGAATTCACCTTTCTTAAATCGGATTGAACAAACTTTATTATGTTTTGAAGCAAGGAATCTTCCAAGGTCGGCATAAGTGAATTTATAATATTGACCATTTGAGGCTGAGTCGGAAGTTTCAATTCAACTACATTGCAGACCTTCATTAGTTCCTTGATTTTCTTATCTATGTGATAATTGCCTATACATATAATCGGATTCATTGTTACTTCTTCCAGCTTCTGTTTCTTCGTCTTCTTGGGGCGAATAAGTTTTATAAGAGTATTGATACCGCCCTTGTCACCATTGTTCATACCGTCTATTTCGTCCATTACTATGGCTATTTTCTTGACCTTTTTATGAAACATTGACATAATATTCTTGTCTGACATATTGTGCTTTGTTATTGTGTCTATAATCGACTTATTTCTAATATCTCCCGCATCGTATTTTACTACATCGTAATCCAATTCTTTCAAGATATTGGTAACAAATGTGGTTTTTCCAGTGCCTGGTTCACCGTAGACATAGATACCTTTTTTAAGTAGGGGATTGCTCTTATTCAATTCAAAATCGCGGAGGACATCCTTCATTTTCTCGGCTTCGCCTTCTCTCTTTAAAATTTTATTTATTTCTAGTTTCTCCATCTTATACTTTTAATAGTATTCTTTTTATGTTGATTTTGACTCAAAAGCAGTGAACCAAGGATACAAGGATTTCCGCCCCGCACCCCTCCTTTTAATTGCAAAATTTTATTAATTTCAACACCAATAATGGTTGAGATTAATTATTTTATTAAAAGGAGGGGTGCGGGGCGGAAATCCTTGTATCCTAGGTTCCCTGCTTAGTTTCTCCATCTTATACTTTTAATAGTATTCTTTTTATGTTGATTTTGACTCAAACCCGAATTTACAATATATCTATTAACAATTTGTTTGCATTTATCCGATTCATTTTCAATGCAATATTCGAGTAAAAAATATATATAGTTTGAAAAAAGAGTGGTTTTATAAGTGTACTTCTTAAAAAAGAGCCACCGTTCAAAGTTTTCTTGAATTAAAAGTCCAAAGACGAAATCATTATCTCTGCGAACCATTGCTCGAATATAATTTTCGTACTGGCTTCTTTGAATGAACTTTCTTACCAACTTGTGGTTTTTTAGATACATTTTTTTATTCAAAAATAATAATGTTTTTAGGGGGATGAAATCGTAAATAACAGGAACAAGGTCTTCTGGCAATCTCGAAATATTTGCAAAAATAGTTGCATTATTTGAAAATATAGATGATTTTTTAATGATAACTTGTTGTTGTTTTTCTTCTGGTTGTTCTTGATACATTATTACAATATATAGAGATAATTTTAAATATTAAAATGTCCACTTATTATAACTATGCCAGATTATGAACCCGAAAAATTCCCACCCATAAAAAATATAGACTTCAAGGCAAAGCAAAAATGGCCTGACGGCGAACCCATAACAAAAATTCAAACTAGATTCACCACTGCTGAAGATATGCAACTTATGATTCTAAATATATTTGTTCACGATTTTGGTCACGATTTTAATTTTTATGGTTATATGTCTAGAATTTTATCAAACATTAAAGAGTTAGAAAGGTTGGGTATAAATATTAGCAACCAATTCATCAAAAAAATTGTATCTCAACTCCCTTTTGGCGAGAGAAAAGTTTTTATGTATAATGACACAAAATTTAAAAATGTTCCCGATGAAGCCTCTGGAGCATCTCCTTCGTTTGCATCATATTTAAGAAAAAAACAAGCGTTTAATGTGAATGAAAGACAATTTGAACGCATTATTGAATCTCATGGTGGGGCACAAAGTGTTCCCGGTCAAAGTCAACTTCGAACTGTCAGTTCTATTTTGGATAAAAAGATCCCTGATGATGCAACTATACCATCCCCCTCGCAAACTGAAGATATTATTGCTCCTGAAGAAAGGTATGGTCCTCAAGATATTGCTCAAGGTCCCGAAGAAAAAATAGAATTAGAAGTTGAACCTGAATCATTAGACGAAGAATTTGTAGTTCAAGTTCCAATTTTAAAAGAGTTAACTGAAGAACAAATTAGAATATTAACAGAAGGAAGATATTTTGAACTCTATGCAAATGCTGCAGATTTTCTATCTATGTATGAAACATTAAAATTATATCCCGTTGCCTTTTTAGGACCAAATTATTATACTGACCTCATACCAGAAAGTGCTGATGAAAATGAAGATGCATTTTATAAATATTATACACATTTTCAAATAATAACTGCCTTTTACGGACTGATATGTTATTATGATGATTTTGTTGCCCAAAAATTATATGATAATGAAAAAGAGGCTTTGATTACAAGTCTTTTTTCTAATCTTTTAACAATCTTACTAGCTAGTTATTTAACAGCTGTAAATGAAAGGGGAGCTAATTATTTTTTAGGCGACGGTTCTGAAGACCCTCTTTTAATTTTGAACTCTAAAGAGGTATTGAATGTGTTTAATAATTTTTTTATAAAATATGTTAGTTCCAACGATGAAGAATTTAATAATTTTAAAGAAGCTATAATGAATCAAGTTCAAATTGAACAAGACGAGGGATTGGAGGGGGGTGGAATAGAGGACGAAGGAGTTGAAGCAATAAAAGCTGTTGGACTTCCGCATCTTAAACCATTAGATATAGATTCTAGACCAAAAATAGTAAAAGAAGGAGTTGCAGAACTAGAAGAAGCAATATCTGGTTTCGAACCCCTTAAACCATTAGATTTTACTAAAAAAATTTTAGTTAAACGAGAATATGGTATTTTTCATAATAATTTATTAGCAACAATAACGCGCGGTATATTTTTAAAAACTGGTATATGGCAAAAAATATTTGAGTTGCAAATAGAGCAACAAGGAGTAATACCAGATTTTACTCAAGACAATATTTCTTCAATAACCAAGGGCCTGTTAGAAAGTAAATTCACTAATAAACTTCTAATTGCTGAGATACTTGTTGTAAAACATATGTTGTTAGAAATATTACCGGATTTTTTGCACTTGGCAAAAGACATTGATGATAAATTGCGAACTTTTCTCGAAATTTACTTGAGTGATTGTGACAAAAAAATTCAAGGATTACCGGCTCCTGAAGAAAACGAAGAAGATCTAGCTGTTAGAGAAGAGTATCAGGCTAGACCAGATGATGAAATTGAACCTCTTGAAATATTAGAGGATGAAGAAGAAGAACCTGAACTTGAAGGCGCAATTTATGGGGGAGGCAAGGACGGAGAAGAAACTGGTGGAGAAGAAGGATCTGGAGGAGAAGAAGTTGAAGCAGACGAGTTAGAAGAACATGGAGAACCTGGAGGAAAAGAAGAAAGGGTGGAAGAAGTTATTGTTGTTCCACTAGCTAAAATTGTTAAAGAAAAGGTTCCGAAACAATTAACTTTGGAAGAGATTGAGGCAGCATACGAAACCAATTTAGAGGTTGTTGAAAAATTAAAATCCAGTAAAATACCACCTATAGCATTGACAACCGGTGGAACTATTGACAACTTGTACGACTTATTGAAAATGAACACTATAATGATTGCAAGGGATGTGCCATTACCAGTTGAAGCGGATGGTGATGAACCTCTTGCCCCTGCTAGGGTTTTCTCTTATCCAGCACCGCATAAAAAATTTGTATTGGATAATGCTGCGACATTAACTAGAAATGTTAATGGGTTTAAATTACAAGAATCTCACACTCTACTTGAAGGGTTAAAAGTAACTTTACCAAATACAACAGAGTTTAATGCAGTAAGGAAAAAATTTATTGATGCGCAGAAATTTTTTGGATTATATAAATCATTAAAACGCGGAGTTTTATGTGCTGGTTCTTCGATGATGGACGCAATGGACAATTGTTCTCTCGAAAGAGGTGCAACCGAACCAAAAGAAATAGGAACAACTAATTTTGAACTTGTTTTTGGAGAACCTGATGATGAAATGTATTTTAGTTATGGCGGGGCAGTTTTATATTACAATGGCGCATCCAATATAAATGTTCATATAGATTTTTCATTGAAAACTAAATTACCTGGCCAAGAAATAGATGAAGCAAGAGTAAAAGTCGACGAATTGGATGTTGCAAATTCCGAAGACTTGAAAGCCAGAATAGTATACAGGACAGTAATTCAAAGAGTAGACGAATTATTCAAGAGAGTATTTAAATCCAGTGAAATGAAAGCTACTGAATTAACTGATGAGGACCTAAGTGTGACAACAATAAGATTTAGTGAAGCAAAAAAAAGGAGATTAATAATGATAAAAAAAATGAAAATCTTATGGAGTTATCTGCAATTTAATCCATATTCTTCCGAACATACAAATTTCAATGAGTTATTAGAAGCAACGGGTTTGAAAAATCTGGGGGATTTATTACAAGAAACCCAGGCGACTTTGAAATGGGGTGGTTATGTGAATAGCATTGAGGGTATGGACCCTTTAGTGCAAGCATATATTGAAGAAAAGGGTATAAGAGATAACATTATTTATAGAAGTGTCAGTGAGCCGGATGCAATAATACCTTATGATGAAAACGGAAATGCATTAAGATTTGGTACAGAAGGTGATCGGCCTTCAGCATTTCGAGCAATTTATATATTATTGTTTTCTTTAGTTGGAATAAATTTATTATCAATGGCTAGTTATTTATATTCGACTAGAAGTATAATAGTTTCTAGAGATCAAAGTGAAATAGAAGTAGTAGCCTCTTCTTCTCAACCAGATTGTTTTCCATTCGGAAAAGTTATTTATGTCAAAAGGCCTGCTAATGCAGAGGGTTTTACTATTGCCGACCCAAAACAAAAACAAAATCCATTCATAGTACCAAGTAAACCAAAACCAAAAGGAAAAAAAGGAAAAAAACCTGCATTTAGCGAGTTAAGTGAAGAAGAAATAAAGAATCTTTCATTTGACGAACGGGTAGAATATAATAAAAAAATGAGAAAGGCTGAAGAAAAAACTCAACAAGTTGAATTAGATAAAATGAATCAAAAAGATTTGAAAGACCAGATGGATATAGGAGCTCTTATTCCCACTTTAACAAAAATGCGGGCAGTAAAACAAACAGCACAACAAGTAGCTTCAGAAGCACTTAGTATTGGGTTGGGAACAGCTTCTGGAAAAGGAGGTAAAACACGAAAACACAAGAAACCTTTGAAGAAAAAGACTAATACGCGCAATAAAAATAAAACCAAAAAGGCAAAGAAAACCAAGAAAACAATCAAACGCAGAAATAAAATTCAAAAGAAACACCAAAAAACTCGATAAAAGATATAAAATCGATAATTATATAAACATTTTAAAATATATAATTATTGACTATTTCCGCTTACATCGCACGGATTAGCCGCACCATAAGTGATGCCATCCCACGACAAACTGCAACTATTTGCCCACTTGTATTTGGAGCATAACCCGTTAGAACCGGTAAAGGGGGCTTGTGTGAAATCCATGGTGGCGTGTTTTGTCTCGCCAAAACCGAAATTGCAACTGCCTAAATTCTTAATATTAACGCAGTTTCCTCCATTTCCAGAAGTATCAATCCAATAATCGGGACAGTCGCCCACCATAGGAGGCCATTGTTGAGCGCTCTTGGAATTGACTAAAACAATACCAATAAGTATCAAACAAACAATAAGAAGGATAATTGCAATAATTATTACGATTCTTTGAAAATTCATTGTATATATAATTTAAACATATTTTTTTATTAAACTAATATATATTATAATGCAAAAGCCACAATTAAGTTCAAATGGAAGAGTCGATATTAATGGTCCGAGAACACAAGACCTATTTCAAATGTATGACAAGATTCCGGTAAACCAGTGTGCCACCTTTAGAAATCCAACAGAAGGATTGTGGAATAATACTCAGTTATCCGACCTCTTTTTTTCGGGTCACAACATTTGCACGATTCAAAACGGCATTCGCGCCGGTGTCTATGATAGGTCAAAAGGTCGATTCGTCATTGCGAATCAAGACGAGGACACATTGAAAATTATTATGCGTTCCATATTCTTACAACACGCTGCAAATCAGCCGACAAATATAAAAGAGCAGGTGATGCAGCTTAATAAAATTGTCTGGGACTACTGCATTCCTCAAGTTTATGGCGAGGCCCAAGGCTATCACCAATACATTATTGACGCATCGACAATGTACACACCCATTGCACCTCCAATAATGGCGGACAACAACGACAAGGAACTCATTTTAAAACCGTGGTTCTAATTCCCCAAATACTTAATTATTTTGTTAGCATATATGGTAACAAAATATATCATACAAATAACTGATTATTCAACGCGATGTTGTCTTTCTACAACTTCGTAATGAACTTGTGAAACTCCTTTCCCATTAATATATTCTAAGGAATCCTTATGGTATGATCCCAGCATTATTTTTTCTGTGTCGTTATCTTTTATCGTTTACACTTTTCTATTTCTAAAGAATAAATCCCTATTCTCAGTAAGGGCGCGGGTTTTTGCACAAAAGTGATTCCGGTTTTCGATTTTGGACATTTTTTTTGTCCAATTTTCAAAACCCAAAATACTTTTGAGTAAAAAGTATGCCATTTTTCACTTGTGAGCATAATGCTCTAATTTCCCTTTTTTTGCAGAAAAAAATGTGAGCATATTATTTTTTCATTTTTCGAGGAAAATGGCTTAGGCATATTTTGTTTAGGAATTATATAGAAACATGCCTTATTGTGAAAATGCCCCAAAATTTCATTGTGAAGATTGTGACTTTAAATGCAGCAAAAAGAGTAATTATGACATTCACCTGACTACTAGAAAACATATATTTAGGAAAAATTCCTCATTCAACAAAGATAATATAAAATGTTACGAATGTCAGTGTGGAAAAAAATACAAACATCAACCAACCCTGTGCGCACATAAGAAAAATTGCAAGGGTCCAAAAGACATCGAAAACTTGGTTCAAAATATGAATGATAAAGAGCTAATTATGTATTTACTGAAAGAAAACAAGGAATTTAAAGAACTTATATTGGACCAAAGCAATAAAATGTTTGAACAAAGCAATAAGATGATTGAATTAGCTACTAAACCTACTAATGTTATAAATAATACAAATTGCAATAATAACAATAAACAATTCAATTTACAAGTATTTTTGAATGAGAAGTGCAAGAATGCTATGAATATGAGCGATTTCCTTGATACTATTCAAATCGAAGATGACGACTTTGAAAATATCGGAAAACTCGGTTATATCCAAGGCATATCTAATATATTTATAAAGGGGCTTAAAGACCTTGACGAAGCCGTGCGCCCGATGCATTGTAGTGACATCAAGCGAGAGACTCTGTATATAAAAGACAACGATATGTGGGACAAAGACGACAGCAAACAGAAAGTTCGGAATGTAATTGCTATGATAGCTCATAAAAATTTCAAATATATTCCTCTGTGGCAAGAGGCGAACCCCAGTTCATTTGATGTAACAACAAAGAAAAATGATTTATATATGAAGATTGCTAACCAAGTTACCACAGCTATAACACCGGACGATGATTCAGGAATAAATAAAATTATCCGTAATATTGCTAGTAAGGTTCTTATCGATAAAGATAACGGTCTTTCTCCAAATGCGTAATAAAGATGTGAAGGTAGGTTTATAATATATTCATATTTTGAAAACTTTTTCTCTCGAGGTTGTACTTCTTAGAAACCCAAAAGATGTTGAAATTTAGAGTATCGGACCATTACATCCTTCTAGTAACAAGTCCTTTATAAAACGCCGACATTGAATGCAAAAGTTTTTGAATAATAACTATTTCAAAAAAATAATTATTATTATGAAACAAATTATTACAGTTATTTATTATATTTATGCATCTACAACAGCCAACTTCGATTTCTTTACTGTCTTCTTCTTTGGCGCTGACTCGCCCAACATAATCCTCTCACGCTCCTCCTTGTACTTACCATACTCCTGCTCCAACCTGTTGAGCTCTCCGAACCACATTTGCTGAATTGTCTGAGATTGCACAATTGCCAATTCTGTGGTTTTATCACCGTGTTCCTTGAGCAACTTGGCGACATTCTCCTCTGTAACACTATCCATTGGCATTCGAGTCAAATACTTGTAATCTTCGTCGTCTTCCATAACATCATACCCCTTGATCTTCAACATTGCAATCACTTCATCGCGCTTCTTCTTTCGCAAATCAACTGTTCCATCCAAGTTCTCTTTAATATATTTTGACTTGTTCGACAACAAACACAACTCCTTAGTCAACGCATCAATTAAATAATTCTTTCTAACTTGGAACAACTGCAAACGCGTGTCAAAGTAATCATCAATAATTTCAACTACACTTGCATATTTCTTCAACTTGTCATTTGCATCAAACAAATGCATATTTGTTGTCGTGTTCGTGGTGAATAGCTTGAATTGCTTCTCGAGTCCATTGCACCCATTGTCCAACTTGACCGCTTCTAGTTCTTCCAACTTACCCTTTTGAAGAGTCACGATAAAATCGACTGTTGTATCCTTGCTCATATCATCGTAATCCTTGATAATCGGAGTCGTCTTCTTACCATTCTTATCCGTTGTCTCCGCAAGAGACTCCAAATATTCCTTGAAGTCATCCGTCCAAGTTCCAACTGGCAGTTCAGTAATGCGAATTTTATCCACACCCACCTTTTCATACCTTCCGCGAATCAAGTATTTGCTTTCTGAAATCTTTGTTATACTACCACCAAATCCCTCATAATAAGGTGCGAATTCTGTAGGAATTGCCTTCAAATGCGCGTCGACCAACTTGGCCTTCAAATATTGAATAATCTCAAGTGGATTGTAACACATAACATCAGTACTGAATCCGGTGCCGATTCCCTTTGCCCCATTCACCAAGATCATTGGGATAATTGGTGCATAGAACAGTGGCTCCACAGGAAATCCATCGTCATCCAAATACTTCAAAATCTTGTCATCTGCCTCCTGATAAATGCATCGAGTAATCTTCGACAATTGTGTGAAGATATATCTTTCAGATGCTGAATCCTTTCCGCCAGCCAATCGGGAACCAAATTGACCGTTGGGCATAAACAAGTTGATATTATTTGAACCGACGAAATTTTGTGCCATACCGACTATTGCTCCATTAAGAGAAGCCTCACCGTGGTGATAACCGGAATGTTCCGATACATAACCACTGAATTGCGCAACTTTGATTTCTGTGGAGAGTCCCTTCTTAAAAGCGGCATACAAAATCTTGCGTTGAGAAGTCTTCTGGCCATCCATCAAGTTGGGAATACTGCGGTCGCAATCGTACTTGGAAAAGTGCTTGAGCTCATCATCGATAAATCCTTTGTAATCAACGGATTCCTTACTGGTGTCCAAATAACTTCCACGGTCATAATCTTCCAACCAATCCTTTCTATCATCTGCGCGCTTCTTGTTGAAGACCATATCAATTGCGTCATCGCAAGGCTTTCCGCTGTGAGCAAATGTGACAAACTTCTTCTTTTCGAAATACTCACGGAATTCCTTTCCAGTGCTGGTACCCAACCCCTTGTAATATTTTATTTTCCATCCCTTGGAATCATTATCTTCCTTCCAGGCCTGGTATTCGCCTTCATTGTAAAAGACGAGCTCTACATTGCCCTTCTTAGCCTTCAAAATAGGCGTGTTCATAAAACCGATAAAACCAGGAATGTGAGCGAGACTTGGCCACTCGGATTGGAACAAGTTGATTCCTAGACCCTTGATGTGACTTCCATCCAAATCCTGGTCAGTCATAAAGAGAACCTTGCCATATCGCAATGATTTCTTTACGCATTCCATCGACTTGTATTCTTTTCCGGTTTCGAGTCCAAGAATCTTCTTGATTTCAGCAATTTCCTTGTTCTCGGCGATTTTCTTGACTTGCTCGCCGCGAACATTGAGAATCTTGCCTTTCATTGGGTAAACACCAATCGTATTTCTGTCTTCGGAAGATAATCCAGAAACGATTCCTGCCTTTGCTGAATCACCCTCACAGAAGATGATAATGCATTGGCTGGACTTTTCGGTTCCAGCCCAGTTTGCATCAATCAGCTTAGGAATACCGCGAATATTCTTGGTCTTAGAACCATCCGTCTTTTTTGCAGCCTTGTTCTCCTTGACTTCAGTTAAAGCGCACGCAGCATCCATAACACCCATCTTTGCAATTTTCTCAATAAATTTCTCGGAAATAGTGCACGAAGAGCCAAACTTGGAACTAGGCGTATTCATAAAATCCTTGGTCTGACTATCAAACGCGGGATTTTCAATGTCGCAGCGCAAGAACAAAATGAGCTGCTCCTTGATCGCATTTGCATTTACAGTTACCTTCTTCTTCTTCTCAATGTAAGCGCACAACTTGCGTGTAATCTGTCCCAGAATATATTCAACATGCTTTCCACCCTTGGCGGTGTGAATACCATTGACAAAACTGACTTGGACAAATTCGTGAGAAGGCGATAATGCGACTGCGTATTCCCAGCGTTCACCGCCTTCCTCATATGCACGCTTCGAGTCCTCCTTTCCACCAATGTACAAGTCAATGTATTGCTGAAAGTTCTTCACGGGAATAACTTGCGAATTATATTTCACTTTTAGGGATTTATCAGTAACGGCTGCGACATCATAAACGCGTTTCTTCAAGAGCGAAATGATATCGGGGCTCAAACCTGCAATTCCAAGTCGAGTATAATCGGGCTTGAAAACAATCTTGGTATAAGGCTTTCCCTTGCATTTAGTAATGACTGGTTTCTCAATAACATCCAAGTTGTTGCGGAACTCCTGAGTGTACTTGAGTCCACGGACATGGTCAACGGTTTCAATGTAACCGTAAGTGGACCAAATCAATACCAACTTGAATCCAAAGCCATTCTTTCCACCAACAATTTTCTTCTCCGTCTTATCATAATTTGTTGATGTTCTCAGATGACCAAAAATCATCTCGGGAATCCACATCTTATATTCTGGATGTTGCGCGACATCAATGCCATTGCCATCGTTAATCATAGTGATGGTTCCATCTTCTTGAATGGCCACATCGATGTAACTAACTGATAGAGAGTTGGGTACACCGTCGGCAATGGCCTTTTCCATACGAATAGCGTGGTCACGACAATTGACGATTCCCTCATCAAAGAGTTTGAAAAGCGCGGGAATATAATGAATATTGCGCTCACAAATGCGAAGCGAGTCTTCACTTAGGACCCAAACATCGGACTCAACTTGTTCAACAGAACCAATGTAAGTGTCGGGATTATCTAGGATGTGTTGTTTGTCAGTTTTTTGTTGATATTTATCAGCTAGCTTGATTTCAGCGGCGTTCATTCTTCTACTATGATTTATTATTTTGTATTTAAATGTCTTTCAATTTTTAAAAGAAAAGTTGGAAAATAAAAAATATTAAATACAAATAATATAAATAAACAATAATGACTTCATTATCAAATGCTTATTATTTTGGACCTGGAGGAGTGACAACAGTTACACGCCAAATTATAAATCGACAATTATTTTCAGGTGAAAATCCGCGTTGTGTTTGTCTACCCGCTTCTAGTAATAAAAAAGTGTTATCTAATGCAGTATATGATGAGAATGGTATACTAATAAAACCGGCAGTAATAAAAAACTTGGATTTAGTTCAACCGCAAAATGAACGAATCGCAACAATAATACAGTATTCGCGTGGGGGGAGGGTGCAATATGGGAATCAAGGTTTAAATCAACCAACAACATTTTTAGGAAGAACAGAGGGACAACCTGGAGGAATAATAGGTCCGCTCAAAAATAAGTTTTGAGAAGCGCGTTTGTATATTTAGAAACAAATTGATAAAATATTATTTTCTTCTAATATTTTATAATGACTCGTTATACAAAAAACGCACACGGACATTACTTGATTCACGGACACAAGTATGAAATTTTGGAGGGTTCCAGAGCCCAAGTTATGCACGGCACTGCTTACAAGACAAGTGGTGGATTAAAGAAGAGCGATTTACTTCAAAATAAGAATGGTCGCATTGTCAGCCGCAAAAAGCACTCCACTGCCAAGAAGGAGAGACGCCTTGTCAAGGCTGGTTACGGAACCAAGAAGGGGCACTTTGGTGCTGTCAAGATTGGCACACGCAGTCGCTCTAAGAAGATGCGTGGTGGATATTCCGCCGGAATCAACGATCAGCCTGCCTCTGTAGGAGGAAGTGATTCGGGTGTTGGAGCTGCCGCCTTTGTTTCGGGAGCTTACCAAGCGGCTCCTCATATGGGTGGAAAGCGCAGAAAGGGAAAGAAGGGACACCGCGGAGGTTCTGCAACCAATATGTCTGATATGTTGAAGAGTGTTTCAGAAAGTATTAAACAGGCAGTTCCTATGCCTGGAAATCTCGCAAAGATGCCTACAAAGTAAATTACAAGTACCAAGAAGATGATATAAATTGTAGCAGGGAACCAAGGTTCCCCGCAACCCCTCCTTAAAAATTATAAATATAAATATTATTTTTAACACTATTTATATTTTTCAATAGAATTACATCAAAGGAGGGGTGCGGGGAACCTTGGTTCCCTGCTACAGATACCAAGAAGACGAGATAAATTTCTCATATTCAATGTAATTGGACATAGTAGAATATAGATACTTTTCAAAATAGCGTTTACTAACAATGTATTTGCTAACAGGTTTATTCTTCTGAAAATAAAAATCATACGCCTCATCGAATGCAATGAGTGTATGATTATCTTCAAACAGACTTCTAGTATGATAATGTTCTTTTAAAGAATGGAGAGAATTATAAATATCAGTATTCTTGTCCCACATACTGCAAGTAATTCCCAATATATATTTGTTATCCACAATCTCAATGGATGGGAAAAAATGGTTCATAACCTTAAGAACATCGGATTCAGAAATGGCACCGTTTGACAGAGATAGTGCCGAATTTTCAGTTGTCCATTTTTTAAAGAGTGCACACAGTTCATCGAGTTCAAATTCATTGTCATTTGCCGAAGATACCAAAATAGTATTTTCCCAGAACTGAATAAAGTCTTGTACACAGGGCAAATATTTGCTGGTTACATTAAAGAAAGTGTCACTAGACTCATCAAAAGAAAAGCGTTCCTTTAGAAGCCCTTTTAATTGGTTTAAGTAGATGGCACTGGGGAGAGAAAAGTGTGAAATAAAAAGCTTCCAAATATATTGCATATTCTTCCATGAAATGCACAATTTTGATTTTGATTCGGAAGAAGAATGGTGTACAATATCTTGAATGGAGTGTTCACAAAACTTATCAAATATGGAAGACGGTGTGTTGTTTTTAAGAAACAAAGTATATTTTTTGAGTTCCTCATCATTAACAATATTGTTTATAAAATTATCCGAGTTTTCATATCTTTGCGAATAATGCGCTGCAACACATATAAAATCAATACCGTATTTGGATAACATATTGCGCCAAATGTCGACGGACATAGTATCATTCATTTTGAGAAGACGGCAATTAGTGTAATCATAATTCTCGTGGTATTTAGTGATAAAATTGCTTGTTACATTTGAAAACCCTGTGTAAATATACGCCATATTTTCAATGTCCGCTAGCAACTTTTTAGTTTTAGGTTTAATTAGAAAAATGAGGTCACTATTTGAGTTCTTTTTAAGAATATTATCGCCCAGAATAGTTAGGAAATATTTGGCTTGACTCTTATCAGCGAAAATCGCTGGATGTAAAAGGGAGAGAACATTTTGAATGGTATCGGATTCAGGGATTGATTTGAAAAGATGTCGGTCTTTGATTTGTTTGATAACATTAATTTTAGTGCGGAATTTCCATTCGGCAAGTTTTTTGTCTTTGGAGATGGTCATAAGAAGTTGATGTTGAATGATGTCTTCTTTAACTGGTGTATAGTTTTTTCCATCGTAAAAGAAGAAACAGTTATTATTGGGTAAATAATAGTATTGGTTTTCGCTCAAAAAGACTTGTATGAACTGTTGGTGTTCGTGAGTTAAAACATCATTTCGAATGACGCGTTTTTCGTGATTCTTACATTCATTTTCTAATGTGGACGGTAATAAATTCATAATGTGATAATTTACTCGTTGTTTCATATAATCATTATTTTTGTATTTTTCAAAGAGCTGATTAATATTTGCGTAATATTGTTCTAGTTTAAATGCGTCTTCATCCATTAGACAAGTTAAACATTAGTTTTTAAATGTATTTTTATGATATTTGTATTTATTTAGAAAAATATAATTTTTGTTTGGATAATATATAATGCCTTCTAAGAGTGCTAAGATGGAGTACAGACGCCGCGTCAAGTCGTCGAGCTGCCGTGGAAAATCTGTGCGTAAGTGCTATGCCACAAGTGGTTGCAAGCCTGCTTCAGGAACCAAGCGTACCTTTTGCCGCAAGAAGCACAACACCAAGCGCCTACGCAGAAGCCTTCGCCTCCGAAAGTAAACATATAACAATCGTTAATATTATTTAAATACTTATATTCAAATAATATTTATTTTCTGCCACGGCGTTTAGCAGTTTTCTTGTTTTTACGCGATTTACGCGATTTACGAGTCTTGCGACTCTTACGCTTTCTCCTGGCTCCTCCGTCGACATCCTCCATATTCACATTTTCATCATTTTCTTTAGAAGAATGGGGAGACCTAGGAGAAGAAGTGCTAGATGTTTTTTCCGCTGAAAATCTTTCAAGTCCCGCTTCATATTCAGCCTCAGTGATTAGATTTTTTAAAATGTCCATACTAGTCATTCTATCGACATCAAGCCTTTTATTATTTTCAAAGAACTCGGTTATCCTTTGCTGCATTTTAAACGCGCTACAATTTTTAATTGCTAAATTGGAGCTATGAAAAATCCCAGAAGGAATAGGTTTAGTAACTTTTCCTGTATGTAAAATTTTGCAATAATTTTCTAATACTCTAAAAACTTTACTTACAGCCGGTTTTGTAATATACGGAATCTCACTGATTCTATAATTCTTGTGCATATACTCGTAAATACCATTAATAACCTTATTTTTCTTTTCCCTAGTAGATTTTTCAATAAGCTCGCTCATTTGTTCTTCAGCCGTTTGCGCAGACATTATATATTTAGATGATATAAAAACTGCAAAATAATGTGAAATTCTGGGGCGCGTTAAAATATTTAATTTAACGCATAAGTATTTAAAGATTAGTAAAAAATAAATATAAAATGTCAAATTCTCTGAAAAATGCTTCACCGGAAAATAATGTCTTGACAATAAAGACTGTACAGATAGCCCCTTTTAGAACTCTTATGACGGCTCTAAAGGATATTCTTTTGGAGACAAATATTTCATTTCAACCCGATGGTATTAGAATTATTAATATGGACAAGAGTCACACTATTTTGGCGCATCTGTATTTAGCCGCACAGAATTTCGAGTTTTATGAATGCAAAAAGGAGAAGATTATTATTGGAGTAAATATGTTTCATTTATTCAAGTTGATTAATTCAATTGATAATGATGACACTTTAACAATTTATATTGAGAACTCGGATTATGTTGACGGTATTGTCTCGCATTTAGCTCTTAGATTTGAGAATGGTGAAATCAAACAATGCAAGACGCAAAAGTTGAGATTAATAGAGCCGGAACAGGAGGAGTTGGAGTATCCGGATGTGAAGTTTTCGTCGATTATCAATCTGCCATCGGCGGATTTCCAAAAGATTATTCGAGACATGTCGGGAATTTCGGAGAAACTAGAAATAAAGTCTGTAGGAAATGAATTGATATTCAAATGCTCTGGGCAATTTGCATCGGCTGAAATAAACCGCGCCGAATCGGATGGTAGTATGGGATTTATTTTGAAGCAGGATTCATCCAAGGTAATTCAAGGGGAGTTTTCTTTAAAGAATTTGGGATATTTTATCAAGTGCACAAATCTTTGTTCGCAAATAGAGGTTTATTTAGAGAATGATTTGCCGTTGGTTGTAAAGTATGATGTGGCTAGTCTAGGTTCCATTCGCTTGTGTCTTGCACCATTGCCATCATCATAAAAATGTATGTTTTAAGCAAAGAAAAAAATGAAAAATATTATGACATATTATATAAACTTATAATATGTCAAATTTATTATCTCAATTCTTGAATGATTTTGCAAAATCACCTAACAATTCAAATTATGCTAGAGATTATTCTGATTATTTAGCAAGGATTAACTGTTGTCCAAATAAATTACCTGGACAACAAGGAAATGAGGGCCCTCCTGGTTTTGATGGACCTACGGGTGGAATAGGACCCACAGGACTCATAAATTATAAGGGGCCCACGGGACCTACTGGACTAAATTGCACTGGACCAACGGGTGTTCGTGGACCAACGGGAATTATTGGCCCATCTCCAACAGGCGCAACTGGAGCAACTGGAGATACTGGTTATACTGGCGCCACAGGTGCGACAGGTGCAACTGGTGCAAGAGGTTCAACGGGGGAAACTGGATTAACTGGACTCACCGGTGCCACTGGAGCTACGGGAGCAACCGGTGCAACTGGTGCAAGAGGTGCGACTGGTGCATATGGACCCACTGGAATTAATGGTGTTACGGGTTCAACAGGTGTTACATTTTCAGGACCACCTCTGAACCAATTGAGTCTTATTCCATATGGGGTTGATGGCTCCTATAATATTATGCCCGATACGACTTTTACATGGAATATAGACCCTTATGGTCGTTCTATTGTTAGCTTACCATCTACAAGGACATCTTTTACCATAAATAATTTTTCGGGAACGGCTCCAGTTCAGTCAATATTAACAGATGGTTATGGAAATGCGTGCCAAATATTTGTTTTTAACGCGGATGCTTCTTTTACAATGACAAACACAGGCGGTGGAATAGGAGGATATGTAAATATGTGTTTAATAGGTGGAGGCGGTGGGGGCGTTGGTGATGCAAGTGGTGGTGGAGCTGGTGCAGGGGAATTATTATTTGTTGACAATTATTTAATGCCGAATGGCAACTATAATATAAAAATTGGGGCTGGTGGACCAGGTGCATCCCCTGGTTTAAACAATGGTCAAGATGGTAGTGCAACTATTTTAACGAGTTCAACAAATAGCGGTTCAATGTTATTTTTATCAGCTGGAGGAGTTGGTGGAAAAGCTAATGGTTCTTCAAAAAAGGGTTTAGATGGTAGCTACAATAATTTAAATCCAAATAGTTTTCCAAATCCTACAAATTTGGCTAGCGGCACTTCTTCCGCCGGAGGAGGAAATCCAACAGATTTAAGTGGAGGAACTGCAAGAACCGTAAATTATGAAGATGTAATTTCAACTGGAATAAATTTGCCTGCGCAAGTATGGTCTTACGGAAATAACGGTGGTTCAGGGCGCAATAATTCGGGCCGTTCAGGAGGCGGAGGAGGTGGAGCTGGCGGTCCGGGTCAAAATGGAACTGATGCAAGCGGCGGTTTTGGTGGTCCGGGAATGTTTATCTATTTTGATTCGAGTTACGGAAGAGCTGTATGTGGAGGAGGTGACGGTGGAGGTACAACTCCTAATAATTATAATACAAATGCATACAATCCTAATAAATATTGGTATAATCCAGGAACTGGATATCCAATCCCATATTCTTATGGAGCGGGAACAGTAAACCCAGGACCTCCAGACGCTTCCGCAAACACGGGTTCTGCAGGGGCACCTTATAGTATAACGCAAGGTCGCAGTGGAAACGGAGGCTCTGGTTTATTTATGATTCGATACAAATTATATTAATTAATAAAAATAATAATTAAAATGAAATAACATTAATATAAATATATTATCAATATATATTAATGTCAAATTATTCACAATATTTAGGTGCGCAACGATGTTATCAATTAAATGGATTAGGCCCTCAAGGTGTGCAAGGAAATCAAGGACCTAGAGGAGCTATAGGACCTCGCGGAAATATTGGTTTTACTGGTCCTACTGGTTCTACTGGTCCTACTGGAAGAAGCTGTAGGGGAAGTACTGGGCCAAAAGGAGACACAGGTTTCACCGGGGACACAGGTTCAACTGGATATACTGGTTTTACAGGCGCTACTGGAGCAACTGGTTCTACTGGCGCAACAGGAGCCACAGGCGCAACAGGTGCAACTGGACCATCATATACAGGCGCAACAGGTACAACTGGAGCCACTGGTGCTACTGGCGCAACTGGCGCTACTGGTGCAACTGGCGCGACTGGTGCCACCGGTCCAACATTAGGAGTAACTGGAGCAACGGGAATACAAGTAACAGTATTAAGTGCGTCGCGGTCGGCGGTGGGACTAGCGCCTTATCCTAATACGCCTGCCGTTGATACATGTTATAATATAAATCCTAATACCTATTATAATGTAAGAACTGATGGTTATGGAAGAGCTAGTCTTAATTATAATGGTATTCAAATAAGTAATATTATTCCTTCTGGTGATGGAAGTTACAATACAGGTAGGTTTCTAGATTCCTACAATGTTAGTTACACATTTTATGACTTTTATGCTAACCCAAATAAGAATAGTATATCATATAATAATGGAAATGGGCCATCTAGTTTTACATTTACAGTATCTTCTCTTGGTTCATCAAATGGAATTGTTAGTTTATTATTGGTAGGAGGAGGCGGAGCAGGAGCTGGTGGAAATGCTGTGCAAAATATTAGTGGTCTTGTGCCTACTGGAACTAGTGGAGCAAGCGGGGGTGAAGTTCTTATTGTAGATAACTTTAAATTAGAATTGGGAATAATATACACTGTTACAATTGGACCAGGTGGTCAATCATCCATAGGTTCTTATGGTAGCATTGTCAACTCGCCTGGGTTTGATGGTTCACAAACAACATTTTCTGATGCTAACGGGGGTCTATTTACTGCCGCAGGAGGAAAAGGTGGACAGATTGATTATTCTAATGGAGCTAGTGCATTTAATGGGGCGCCAGGTACATCTGTATATCCAATTTTAAATGCCAATTCATTAACATCGTCTGGTGGTGGAGGAGTAGTAACTGCAAATGGTACATCAGTCACTGGCATTAACCCATCTGGCATAGGAAAATCTATAACCTATGGAAGTGCAATTACACCATATGTAAATAAAAATTCTCCAGCATTTACACCAAATTATTACCCCGGACCTGTAATATGGTCTTATGGAAACAATGGTGGAAACTGCGATGGGTCTGGAAATGCGGGAGGAGGAGGAGGAGCCGGTGGTCCTGGTTCAGATGGATTTTATAACCCATCGACAACTTATAATATCGGTGGAAATGGAGGAAGTGAATTATTTGTTTATTTTACTACTTCAAATACACCCGTAACTACCACAGATAATAGTGTTGTTAGCGGAATAGGAGGAGGAGCGGGTGGTTGGGGTCTTTTTACTGGTCTTTATCAAGCAGGAAGTAGCGGCGGAAATAATACTGGAGTTTCTAATACTACGAATGGTACTGCAGGAAAACCGGGAACAGGTTGCGCTGGAGGAAACGGCACTCCATCACCAGGTTCATATGGTGGAACGGGAGGTTCTGGTAGGTTCATAATAAGATTTCAAAGTTATTCATAAATAAACACATATGCATTTAAATCGCAAAAAATATAAATAAATCTATTTATATTTTTAATAACAAATGATAAATACAACAATTGTGTCATGTTTTTTAGCTAATTCAAATAGTAGACAAGATAGAAAAGTAGACAAATATGTTGAGCTGGGTAAAAAGTTATTGAATGTAAAAACCCCAAAAATAATTTTTATGGACGATTCTATTATCAATTCAATTGAACATAACAAAGAAGATACCTTATTAATACCATTCAAGAAGAACGACATTTATTTATACGAACATATAGATAATATAAACGATTTTTATGTTTTTACAGATTTCCCTGGAAAAGATACTCTTGAATATATGTTGCTCATTTGCAATAAAACAGAAATAATGAAGAAGGCCGTCGAATTAAATGCCTTTAAAACAGATCAATTTGTTTGGGTAGACTTCGGAATAAACCACATCTTCAATTGCAGCACAGAAGAGTTCGAAAAGAAGATAATTCATTTGACTAACCAGGAATATTATAATGTTCGTATTGGTTCAATTTTAGACCCTATGACAACACCTTTCAAAGGAGATATTTACAGACAAGTTGCGTGGTATTTTGCTGGTGGAATTTTTGGCGGGCTTGCTGAATCATTAATACAATTTGCTGATTTAGTAAAAGAGAAATGCTTTCAAACTATTTTTGATAAAGGAACTCTTATGTGGGAAGTAAATATATGGTATATGGCTTATCTTGAAAACCCAGAATTATTTGACCCATATTTATGCGATCACGACGAAACACTCATAACAAATTACTAATCTAACCATACATTTCTCTCATTTCTGAATAAGTCATTCTTCTGCCCGTTTTTTTCACAAACTCTTTTTCTCCGTCTTTCATTATTTTTGTCAAAGCCTCAAGCATCTTATTGGAGTCTTCAACAATTTCTGATTCAGTCAGCTCTTTTACCCTTTTTTCACCTTCCTTTTCCAATGAAAGTTTTAGGTTTTTCAATTCAGCTTCTGATATGCTATTGCTATTTGATGAATCCATAATAACTATATTATAATCAATTGTTTAATATAGTTATTTATAATTACTTTATTGAGACTTATTGGGTGTTATTATTATTGTTGTCACCGTTGTTCTTCGGCTCTAATTTTATCAATGCATATTGACCGCACGGACCACAATGATCTTCATTTGACAAATCTATCTTTGTATTCATTTTAATATTACACTGTTCTAGATTCCATCGACCCACGGGTTTCGGAATCTCCTTGGGTATTATTTTTTTAAACAATGTTTTCAGATATTTCATAATATAATTATAACAATTGTCTATATTTTTAAGCATATTTCAAAATAGAATCAATATATTTTTTATCATAGATACCAATTTTTGTAGTTCTGTCCCAACTACTATAAGGCACAATTACGCGGTCTTCCTCCACAATTAATCCAATGCAATATTCAATGCATTCTTCTTGAAACTTGAAAGGTGCAGAATAACGCAACAACTTCATCGATTTATCAAAAACCACAAATAAATGATAATAATGTCTTGGTTGTTCATAAGATACAATGTGTGTTACAAACCATATTTCATTATTAAATTCCGCTCCACTTGTTGAACCCCTCATATGTTTGAAAATTTTTGGCACATTATCTTCTTTTCTAACCAAGTCTAGACTTCTTGTGGAATCATTTACTTTGCATATATGCAAAGGATACCATTGATAAATTACTCTCAATTCATTTTCAATATTCACAAATACCCAATTCTTCTCGCAATTGGAGTTTGAAAAACTGGGTTTAATCTCTACAGATTCCATATATTCGGCATCTTTATTGTAAACGCCGCTTGATATACCAATATTCCCATTTTTATGCAATCCGGTTCCCATAAAAGTTACATTTTCCGGTCCTTTAAATATTCGCACATCTTCAATTCCAATATATCGTCTATCATCAAAAAAAGAATCTATAAGCCTTTCACTCACCGTCTTAAAATCGCGAGATAACTCAATATATTTGTTCACAGAAATTATGTAGTCGTCACAATCGTGATAATAACCAGTTGAATCAATAGTGTAGTTAACTAACCTCATATTCATTATATATCCTTCTCCACTCGGATTTGGAATAATACAAGAAGACGATGATTTAAATGTTCGTTCTTTATTAGCAATGGTGTGATTCATTGTAGTAGATAAATCAAAAGTTGCTAGGGGTTTTAAAATATCTTTATAAAATTTCATATTGGATAAGGTGTTATCAATTAAATATTGTTCGTTGCAATGATTAAAAATGGTAATTACTTGGTCATTAATATTGTTGATACCAAGATAACACGACAATATAGATAATTCATACTCTAACTTGTAAGTGTACATGTCATTATTTAAAAACAAATAACTGTCCTTGTCGACCACCTTTTGCAACGATTCTTTTGCTATTTTATAAAATGCGTAAGCCACTTTACACTTGTTTAAAATACGATAATGTTGAATAATCTCATACAAGTTCTCAATACGGTTAGGCAAAAAATTATAACCATCTAACCAAGAACTAATGGCCTCTTCTATTTTTCCAATGTTTTTATATGCCAATCCTATTCTATAATAACTATACCAGACTTCTTGTTCCCATCCACCAATTTTAATGCGTTTTTTATAGGTTTCAATGGCATCTTCAAATTTTCCGCTATCAAAATAACTATTTGCCAAATAAAAATGATAACGGTCACTATTTGGATTTTCTTCTATTCCCCCTTTAAGCAATCGAATATCTCTTTCAAATTTATCAGATTTTGCCCCTCCGTCACCAATGTCGCGTATAAATAGATAATCTTTACTAATATTCTTTGATGTATTTGTTGGAGGAGTTGAAATATATTCGTGAGTTACTCCGACATATAAATATAAACAATTGTTTTTTATGATGCGCATATTATGGTAATAAAACTCGTCAGTTCCTTGCAATATCATATAAGAATCGTGACTGCTTAACATTGATTTTTCAAAACTTGGTTTAATTTCTAATACCATATCCGCGTCTAATAGTAAAACATAATCTGACATTCCAAAGCAACTCTGCAAAGCAAAATTGCGATTGTGTGCGAAATTAACAAATGGTTCCTCCACGATCTTACCAGGTATACCCTTAGCTTCAAAATATGTAGTTATCAATTCTTTAGTATTGTCGGTAGAACCAGTGTCACAAATGCAATAACAATCAATAATGGATACAACTGAATCAAATAACCGAGTAATAATGCGACTTTCATTTTTAACAATCATATTTAAACACAATGTTGGTTCGGAATCAACTTCTGTAATTGTCATTCTCATTTTTCAATACTCAAAATAACATTTTCATTTTAAGTATTTAATTTGCAAAATAATTAAAAAATGGAAACAAGGAAATAATAAAACCCATAAAATCAAGTCATATGTCGATTATTCAATATACTCCTCCACGCACTTATTCTGGAGTTTGCAATTTGTTTCAAAGAATAATCTTGTTGCAATGCATAATCCGTTAACAAAAGTCCATCTTCCCTATGCTTAAAAACCCTGTTTTCAAATAATTTTGATGCATTATCAAATGCCGCATCTACATTTCCATTTTGCATATTCATATTATAAATCATACAACGGTCAAAATCGTAGGCACTTAGCAAATCTGCCTCTCTAACAATGTGATAAGCAGGCTGATATTCACATAAATCAGGGAAACCATATTTTTTTACAGTTGAATAAGACATTGTGCTAATTATATTGTTTATAGCAGTGATTTCGGTTGGAGTAATTTTATTTGTTTCTCCTAAAAAATTAGAAATTTCAGCAATGCCGGAATCTTGATTCATATATTTTTTATCGCACATATCGTGAAGAATAGATGATACATAGATGATTTTTTCGTGATATTTTATATAAGGCAATTTTTCAACTTCATCATTAAAAATATCGTGAGCAAAATGTAAAACATTCATACTGTGAGACAAACCGTGTGATTCATCGATTCCGAATTTTTTTGTAGTTAATAAAACAAAGTGAAATAATTTTGATAAAAGAGACGGAGAAGTCATAATTTAATTGGATGCTTTATATTTATATTATAATCTACATTGTTTTTTTATCGATGTAATATAAATGGCTGAAACTAGATTTAATAGTGACCCTTGCAGAATATCAAAAAAGTTGCAACAAATGACAGACCAAGGAAGATACATAATGAATATGCCCGGAAACGGCGAACATCCAGCGTATATGGCCGACCCTCAAATAATAATACAAAAATGGGGTGCAAACTTGAGAACAAACTCAATTAATTTGGAAAGTGAATTACTAGGAGTAAACAGACCATTAAATAAAGATTGTTTAGGAAAAGACGAATATCAGCGATTTGATTTCAAATCGCGCGCTATACAGTATCCTGTTTGCTCTAGTTTAACAACTGAACAATCTCGAACAATTATGCCTGCATGGACTGCGCGTGACCTAGAGCAAGTAGATTGGTATTATCCTCCTTTGAATCCTCAGGAGAATACATGTATGCCTTTTCAGAATAATTTGAGCACGCGACTTTTAGAAAGAGACTATTTTGTTGCCAAAGTTCCGTGCAATTTATCGAATGATTATACACCATTGCCCACTAATGTTGTAAGAGGTGGATATGTCGGAGGCCCAAATACTTGCGCTCAAACATCGTCGTGTTCAAACATATAAAACACCATAAAGTATTAAATAAAAACGACTAATAAAGTATTGTATTAAAAAATAAAATACTTTATATATATATTACCGATGGAAATCGCAATACCAATGATAGCATTAGGAGGAATGTATGTAATAGCAAATCAGCCCCCATCAAATAGTAGTTCAGCTCAAAAAGCAAGATTAGAAAGAGGATTAAAAACAATTCAGCAAGAGGAGTTTACAAATATGGGGGCTCGCAAAGTTTTGCCAAACACAACTACTCCTCCACAAAACTATCCTGTAACAAATTTGAATGAGCTAGTAGACACAGTCCAAAACTACGCAAATCCCAATACGGCTACTGATAAATACTTTGACCAAAATTACTACGAGAGAAGGGAAAACGCCGGAAAGAAAGTAGGAAACAATGTTCAAGAAATTTATTCTCTCACAGGGAATTATTTAGACAGCAAAGAATTCAAGCACAACAATATGGTTCCTTTTTATGGCGGAAAAATTAAAGGACAAGTTTACGGTGTAAATATGGCCGAAACTATGTTGGACAATATGGTTGGTAGTGGTTCTCAAGTTATCAAGAAAATAGAACAAGCGCCTCTTTTCAAGCCACAAGAGAATATGCAATGGGCAAATGGAACGCCCAATATGAGTGATTTCTTTCAATCTCGTGTGAATCCTGGTATGAAGAATAGCAATGTAAAACCATTCGACTCTGAATATGTTGGTCCCGGCTTAGGTCAAGGTTACACATCTAATGGAAGTAATGGATACAACTCGGGTATGGAGGCTCGAGATGCTTGGTTGCCCAAGACCGTCGACGAATTGCGTGTAGCAACGAACCCCAAGTTGGAATATTCTCTCGATAACCATCAAGGTCCTTCTTATGCCAAGGTGCAAAATGTGGGTATCCTTGGAAAGGTGGAAAAGTACCACCCTGATACTTTTTTCATTAATAGTCAAGACCGTTGGTTAACTACTACTGGACAAGAGAAGGGGCAGGCTTTACGACCTATTCAAGAAGTGCACGATACAACTCGTAACACCACAGCCTGTTCATATAGCGGCGTGGCGGGTGGAGATAAAAACGCTAGTTATGTTCCCTCTGCGTACACTTCGCCAAAGAGAGCCGAGTTGGAGGCGAATGATGTGCCCGCATCAAATGCAGCAAATAGAGGACCCAGTGAAGACGGAGATGCTTTTATTAGAAGCCACACGGCATACGAGAACAATCGTTCGACAAGTAGACAAGTGGATACCTATCGCAGTTCCTTTAGAGGCGCTATAGGAGCAGTTATTGCACCGTTAATGGATGCATTTAGACCTACTAGAAAGGAGGAATACGGACCCAATATTCGCATTTATGGTGATGCTGGGTCAAATGTGAAACAGAACTATGTTATTACACCAGGAGATACTCCGGCCACCACTATTAAGGAAACGACCTTGTATAGTCCCAATTCTTATATTGGAAACCAAGCAAGCGTTGGTTATGTCTTGCACAATCAGCAGGCGATAGCCAATCAGCGCGATACAACTACTTGTGGATATGTAGGAAGCGTTGGTGGAAATGGTGCAGCTCGTCAAGGAGAAGTTATTGTAGATGCGGCTTACAGACAACATAACAATGAAAGATTGGAGGCAACTCAACCGAGTTACACTCCTCAAGGAAATACACAAATATACAATCAACAAATGAATGTAAATATAGCGCGTATTGACTCTGACCGCGATAATCCAAGAATGTGGGTGCCCAACGCATCAACGGTATCGCAAATGCCCGCTGGAAAGGCTCAAATAGGACAGATTCGAGGAAAGCAACAATACGATGAAAATAAGATTGGGTGCGAGAGAATTCAACCCGATTTGCTCAACGCCTTTAGAGAGAATCCTTACACACAGTCGCTGCAGTCCTGGGTTAACTTTTAAATCATTAGATAGAAACAAGATATAAATAAATCAATTTAAATATTTGACAACATATTATAATAAATGTTGTCAAATTCCTATCCAAAATGCATTCATAGTTTAAATAAGTGGTTGCAGCAAAAAGGCACGCGAGGAAAGAGGCAAGACTTATACAACAAACTTAATCCACAGCTGTTTGATGTAACATTAAGAGATGGATTGCAGACGGTTCCAAAAGAGATGGAACATCTATGGACGACGCAAGAAAAGAAAACAATGTATTATCGAATAAAATTCAATCATTGTCCGAAATACATAGAAATAGGGTCTCTAGCAAATCCAAAATTGATGCCAATATTCGCGGATTCTTTAGAATTACACAACTCGATTAAGGATGATTTGAACCTAACACCTATAGGCAATAACAATTTGTTTCTACTGACACCAAGCTTGAATGCAATAAAAGGGGTAATAGACAAAAAAGTTGACAACTTTTCTTTTATTACATCTGTTTCAAACGCTTTTCAAAAGAAAAACACAAATAAGACCCTACTAGAAACAAAAAAAGAAATACAATTAATGTGCGATGAAGTTCAGAGATACAATAACGATAATAGCGCCGATAAAAAAGCGAAAACCAAATTATATATTTCTTGTATAAATGACTGTCCGTTAACAGGTAATATAGACAATGATTATATAGTCCGCGAAATACTGCTCTACGAGAAAAACCAAATGATTGGCGAACTATGTTTGTCGGATACTTGCGGAACATTGAAATTTGAAGATTTTGAGTACATAATAGATAACTGTTTGTATTTTGGACTTCCCGCAAAAAAGTTATCATTGCATTTGCACTATTCTTCAAAGAATTTGGAAAATACAAAACAAATAATACATTATGCATTTGATAAAAATATAAACAAATTTGATGTATCGATGATAGAAGGAGGGGGGTGCTCGATGACAATGAGTCAGGAAAAATGTACTAACAACTTATCGTACGAGCTTTTCTACAAGTTTTTGGTGGATTATATTGTAAAGAGAATCGAATAAAACAATTCGGTCAAATTCAATATAAAAATACGCGGACTATTATAGTAACTACTTTCGCATAAAATGGTATTGCAAATACATACAAATATAATGGCAAAGTTGAAATACTTTTATGAGGTGCACAAAATACCCAATATCATATTTCACGGTTCTTCGGGATGCGGAAAAAGGACGATTGTAAATGATTTTATAAACATTATATACAATAATGATAAGGAGAAAATCAAATCATATGTAATGTATGTTAATTGCGCTCACGGTAAAGGAATAAAGTTTATTCGCGAAGAGTTGAAATTTTTTGCAAAGACGCATATACATTCAAATGGTGGTGATATTTTTAAAAGCATCGTTTTGTTGAATGCAGACAAATTAACAATAGATGCACAATCTGCTCTGCGTAGATGCATTGAGCTTTTTAGTCATACGACGCGATTTTTTATTATTGTAGAAGACAAGTACAAGTTATTGAAACCTATATTATCGCGTTTTTGTGAAATATACATACCCGAACCGATGCAAAGTGGAACAAGCATAAATCTATATAAATATAATTTGAACGAGACTTTTAAATTAAAGACTTTAAAAACGCATAGGATGGAATGGTTAAAGAAGGAATTGCAAAAGATAGTGAATGATAAGAATAGTTTGAAAACAGATGTATCTCCTAATTTTTTTATAAATTTATCTGAAAAATTGTATGAGAAGGGATATAGTGGTCTAGATATAATTTATTTGTTAGAAAATCAGTCACTGCAATTCTTAGATTTAACTGATGAAAAAAAATACGAGTTATTGTTTGCATTTAATAAAGTTAAAAAAGAGTTTAGAAATGATAAAATATTAATAATGTTTATTTTGAATTTTTTGTTTATGAGTTTGGATTTTACTTTAGAAAATATTACCTTTATGTAAAATGGACGATTTCAATGTATCGAGTTTGCACGAGTCAAAAAATGAATGGGGTTCAAGATTACTTACTATATTAACGCCATTAATTGCGGAAGGATTAAAGTCAATCTTTGATGAGGCCGTTCATTTGTGCAAGTCTAATAATGAAATGGACAAGTATTTGATGACTTTTCAAAACTTTATTAGTAGAATCCCCAAGTGGAATCCAAATATTATTGAGAATGAGAAGAATAGAATTATTGATAAGAGTGGTTGTGGTTATTTAGAAGATTTGGTTACTTGTGTTCACATTATTCAATTAAAGTTATTAACGGCGATTCGAGTGGGTCAGAAACAGAAGAAGATTGACATTACTATTCCAAAGTTGGATGATTTTGTTCACAAGATTTATATTAATGTTGCGCGAAAGATTTATAAGAATGTGTATTTATTTGAAATCAATATTCCTCCTCTTCAAGTGCAAAAACACAATCGTGAACTAGAAATAATTGTTCAAGAGTGTATTTTGAATACTGTGAGAGAAAGTATTCCAGTGGAGTCCATTTTGCGTGCATATATGGATGAAACCGTGGAAGAAGATGTAGTTGAGGAAATTAAAGAGGAAGTTATTGAGAAGCCAAATGAAGAAGATGTGAAAAAGGGAACAGAAAAGCCACATATTATTACAGAGGAAGCGCCAAAGGAAATCGAAGTTCCTGTTGTTCGTGCTTTAGAATCGGAAGGGGTTGAAATGGTAAGAACCGTGGATACGGAAATTCCCGAGTTTCCTGATTTAGGTGAAGATGCAAGCAAATTAACATTTAGCGATGTAGATAATGTGAGAGAAGCCGACAACAGTGAAAAAAGTGTAATGGCACCAAAGACAGTGGAAAGACTTGATGAAATAAGTGAATTTAGAAGCGCACAAAGAAAATCAGAATACGAGTCTGATGATGATGATAATGTAAGATTGCGAATTCAGGACCAACCAGTAACATTAGATAATTTTGATGTGCACATATTAGACCAACCAGAAATGAATTTGCACGAAGATTTATTATTGAGTGACATAGAAATTTTAGCATAATGCGTAAAATAAAAAATAAGAAATTACTACATTAAAATAGATGCAAAATATTTTTGTAATAGCCGGAGTAATTTCAGTGATATTTTTTATAGTCAAGTTTATTGAGATGCGATTTGTGGATAAAGAGAGTAAACCTTTAAAGTTTTTGATACGCGATTCCTTATTGGTTTATTTTAGTGTAATTGCTGGAAATTTTGTTTTGGACCAATTGAAACCGGTAATACAAGAAGGAGGGGAAGGCGCGGTAACAAATCCGGCGGTTTTTACGGATAACCCTGGATTTTAATCGCTGTAATAACCGTGATCTGAGTTTTCGTAATAAGGAAGCAATGCCCTTCTTTCGTGCGGAGTGAATGATTCGTATTTCCATTCTCCTTTGTCTTCGTCAAAATATTTGAACGAATACTCTCGGTATCCATCTGTTTTTATGCGCATACCGCGTTGTCTGGTTAAATAGCAAATGAAATAATATTGCAATTCTGGTTTTTCGTCATTCTTGGTTTCCTCGTTCCAAGGATAACTTTTGTGGTTCCTTTGGGGTTCTTTAAAGAATGGGAAAATGGACCCATTTACTGAAACATAAGCGCGGTGAAACATTGGTGTGTAATAGTCTCCAAGCAGCGAATCTTCACAAGAGTTTTCTTCAATAAACGCGCAGTTATATCCACTTCGACCGTCTTCAAAGTGGATATAAGTATATTTATATGTTTCATCTTCACCGTAATCATCGTAGGTTCTATATTGTTCCGGGAATTCATATCTTAAACCCCAAGACAGTTTTTTGGCAAAAGCGTCGACCTCTTCGGTTGTTTCTTTGTGAGACCAATCTTTTGTATCCGTGGATTCAATGCACGGTTCCGCTAAGAAGTAGGAAATTTCTGGAGGATTATTTATTTTATATTTGATGCACAGATTCAATGCTTTAAAGGTTCTTAGGTAAGATTTTTGGAAGAACCATCGCGTTTCATATGTGCTTGAAAACTTGTTCAATTTTAATTGAAAATATTTTTTTTCCTTATTTGAATCACAAGCCTTTTTAATAAGCTTATTTACGACATTAATAGGAAGAGCTGGAGCTGTCATTATTTCAATATCTTTAAATTACTTTTAAGTTAAGAATCAACTTCAATTTTTAACTTAAACAAAAAAGGGGGTTATCGTCCGGTCCAAACCTTTACAACTGGTTTGTTTGCTTTTTTATCTCTTGTCATTTGTTCCCAGTAATCTTTCCATGAATATCCCCAAGGACAATACACACTAATACTGCCCAATAACGATTTTAATTTTCCGAGGTCTTTAAATTCATTATAAAAAATGGCTCCCATTATTCTCTCTAAGCAACATCTATCCGACCGGTTTTTTACAACTTGCAACAAATTGAATAAATGGTATTTATTTTGTATTCTAACTAAAAATCCGTGATTTATATAGCTTTGAACGCCAAAACAACCAAACCATTTTGATGTATTGAATGACAGAGTTTCATATTTGTCGTTTCCTAGTACATTTTTTTGCAATTGATAATTATTTCTTACATATTGCAAAAGACGCATAGTGTCGGATAGATTTTCGGTTTTTATTTCGGAAAAATGCCATAATGGTAAAACGGGGACTAGAAGCTTGGAAAATTTGATTCTCTTGTGAAAAAAAACACTATCATGTATGATTACAGCATTTTCAAAATAATGATTCTTATAAAAATAATAGTAGGGGAGCAATTCCCCTCGTCCGGGAAATTCTGATTCAACATATTCTACATTTATATAATCAAAATCAGCCTTTAAAAAATCTTTATTACTATTATCGTCAATTACAACAATTTTAAACTTTTCTGGTGAATAAAAACGACGAATGCATTGTATACAATGATTCCAATAATAATTTGTTGTTTCAGAATTGACATGTCTTGTTATTATAAAACCATATGACATTTTACTAATAATACTATACACATTTTTTATTTTTAGCATTTAACCGCTAAATTGGGCATTTCATCAATATTGATTATTCTTTCGATTGATGTTTTTGGAATATCTTTCTTTCCAATTTGAAACATTTTGAATTCTTTTCTCTCTAATTGAGCTTGAGGAGTATGATTGTGAACGCAACGAGCAATCATTTTGTATAGTTTGAAATCGGGATATCTCTCCACTCCATTGTTCTTATACAATATATTAATGCCATTATCATCTAGGCACCATTCATAAACTAAACGCACAACGGGTGTGCACTCATTCAAATCGGCAACCTCATCTAAATCTTCAATAACATAATCAAAAATAGAACACGCCAAACGACATAAATCAAAACTGTAATTGGGTTCTAAGCGCGGTTTCTTCTCATTAAAATAAGGTTCTGTGTTGTATTGAGTAGCCGCGTCGGCACCTGGTTGAAAACTATCACTGCAAAAAAGTTTTCCGTCGAATTTGTAAATGCTTCTTCCGAAATCGATAATCTTGAAAATCTTTCCAAAGGTTGGGACTCTATAATATTTTTTGTTGAAGCAGTAATAAATGTATTTTTTTTCAGTCTCGACATACATCACATTATTGGTGTGTAAATCGTTATGAGTAAACGAAAAGCATTTCTGATAAGTAATTAAAATCATAATTATTTGCATAAAAGCGGCTAACCATTCTTCCTGCGATAACTCTTCATTCATAATTAAATCATCAAAAGTATTTTTGCAGTTTTCCATACAAATTATGTTTACAGGAAATCGAGGAATAACAACTTCGACACTTTGTTCTTCATCTTCGCTATTAGAACTGGTTGACTCCCATTCAGAAGAATTATTATCTGATTCGTCGGCGGAGGAATCATCACACTTAGAACAGTTTTCATCCGATGTATGTGATGTTCTAGAAGAACATGTGGAACCGGACTTTATTGTGGTAGTTTTATGGTCTGACAGTTCTTTGGCGTCTGTCATATCCACCAATTCATGTGTATATTCTCTCAAATTCTCCTCTGTTAGAACATGTTGAACTGCATTATTTTCACTAGTGACATTTGCATCCACAATAAAGAGGTCTTCATATAAATTATCGTCAATAGATTGAATAGAAATTAATGATTTGCTAGAAACATTGTGGTCAATCTTAATGGGTGCAAGAACATTGGGTTTATCGGTGTCATTCAATACAAAACTATAATCTTCTATTTCAAACGCCACATTCTTGTTCTTATTGAAGAATTCGGATTGATTTAAATATTCAATATCATCAATCACATTCAATGTGTATTTGCTTTTAATTCCGAGAAAGGACCCATAAAAGTCTACACCATTTACGAAACGATAATTGTGGATTAATCTACTAGATAAATAGGAAAAGAAGGAATCAACATAAGATGCATTGTTTTCGTCGAGTAATTTGGGATGCACTGAAGAAATCGGATTACTAAGTTTAGGCAAAGTATATAATGCTTCATCATTTATGTTATATTTTCCAATTAAGAATTTAAAGGGGTCTATAAGAGGTGCAAATTTGAAGAATACATCCTTTTCTAAAACTTTGTTGTTGTCAGCACTTTTAACAATGCAGTTGTATAGATTTTTATTGTCTTCTAAAGAATTTTTAATATCAAAAATGTAAAACTTGTTGTTCAAGTTAATAGAATTGAAGTTGTTGGGAGTTAAAGAGAAGAATTTATTGAAAATTGGAATGTAATTTTGCACCGAGGAAAAAGACAATTCTTTCTTTTCTTGAAAGCTTTTGAATAGTTCACTATTCTTTCGCTTTTCATAGTTAATTGTCGCGGGATTACTTGTCATTAGCTAAATAATATATAAATTATATTAAAATTTAACTCATAAAGAATTTGTGTATTCATTTAGAAAAATACTTGGTTTTCTAAAGGAAACGATGGTAAAATCTAAAAATCTGAAAAATGTGTAAGTTTTTTGAAATTATTTTATTAAAGTATTTAAAATACATTATGACTCTAGAGTTGAAAAAATTTGATATGAAAACCATCAGTTTCAAGCCTAATGAATCCAAAGGTCCCGTCGTTGTATTAATTGGACGCCGTGACACCGGCAAATCTTTCCTTGTAAGAGACCTCCTCTTTTATCATCAGGATATTCCTATTGGTGTTGTTGTTGCAGGCACAGAGGAAGGCAACGGTTTCTACGGTAAAATGGTTCCCAAGTTATTCATTCACAACGAGTACAACACTGCAATCGTGGAGAATATTTTGAAGCGGCAAAAATCGGTTTTAAAACAAATAAAAAAAGAAATGGAGACTTTCAAACGCACAACAATCGATCCTCGCGCATTTGTAATTCTGGATGATTGTTTGTACGACGGTACATGGACTCGCGATAAAATGATGCGATTACTTTTTATGAACGGTGAATGTTTGCCGTAGTTATTCCAAAAGAATAGCTAGTGAATGTGTTTAGGAATATACAACGCATTTGCGACACGCCCAAATTGCGGAGACATCTTGACTAAGAACTTACAAAGTTCTTTAAAGGTTTATACTACTAAATTATAATAGAAATATTGTAATGGCTTATGCTAATCACATAAGGTATAGTAAAAAGGTATAAAATAGAGACAACCCGCAGCTAGTCATCTAAGTCCGTTATGATAAGGATATGATGGCAGTTCAACGACTAAATGCCCGTGGGCCGGAGACAATTAATCACTGTCGATGAAGGCTTAAAATATAGTCTAATCCCATCTGAGAAGATGCTGCGCCCATTTAAAAAGCGTGGATTCAATGAAATTAGGAGGAAATTCCTAAAAGAGAATGGTATCCAATGAGACATTGGAAGATAATGTTAATCATAACAATGCAATATCCTTTGGGTATACCACCCACACTGAGAACCAACATAGATTATGTTTTTATTTTGAGAGAACCATACATTGCCAATAGAAAGCGCATTTATGAGAATTATGCTGGTATGTTCCCCACATTCGAGTCCTTTTGTCAAGTGATGGACCAATGCACAGAGAACTATGAGTGTTTGGTAATTAATAACAACGCCAAATCAAACAAATTGCACGAACAAGTGTTCTGGTACAAGGCCGATTCACACAATGACTTCAAATTAGGGTCAAAAGAATTCTGGGAACTAAGTAAAGATATTAACTCGGATGAAGAAGACGAGAAGTATGACCCGAATAATGTAAAGAAACGCGGCCAAGGGCCAAAAATTAGTGTTAAAAAGACGAAGTGGTAATTTAATGAAATAATTCAAACATTTGAACATTCAAAATACTAATTTATTAGCTTAAAAAAATTGATGTAAAATAAAATAAAATAAAATAAAATGAAGCAAAGCTTACGATGTCAAACACCAACACCAAAAAAACTACATTGGAAATAACCTTTTCATTAGCTGAAATTAAACAGCTAGTTATTGACCATATAGACGACGCTCAAGATACTATAAATTCTTATTGTTTATCAAAATGTAAAAAGTATGACATATGGCATGAGCCATTAAATAAATTTTATAAAGAAAAAAAAGGAAGTAACCCGAGAAAGGTAGATAAATTGTGTTTTGTTATTTTATTATCTTATCCAAAACATATTATTGAGCGTATGAATAATATTTCAGATATTAAATTATTTAGTCACGATAGCGATTACAGTGATTTTAATCATAAAGCGCCACTAGGTTTAAATTGCGAACAACCCGGAGTTTTTCATCGTTATGATTGTGTATGCAGTCAAAAAAAATTGTTAACGGTACATATCGTTGAAAATAAACATTCTGGGATATATTTACAAGTTGGATCATGTTGCATAAAAAATCACAGAATACTGTCAAAGGAAGAATTTAAGAAATTTGAAGAAGCAGAAAAATTTTTAGAAGAAAAAAAAAGGGAAATTAAAGAAGGAAAACCTATTGGTTATTATAAAGAAGAAAAAAATAAAAAAGCAGAAGAGAAAAATAAAAAAGCAGAAGAAAAAAATAAAAAAGCAGAAGAAAAAATTAAAACAGGAAACTACAAAAGATGCTATTATTGCGATACAAATATTGTTAATACAAAAACAAATAAATTGTACATTTGCAAAAAATGCAAAAATAAAAATTATGAAGAGTTGTGTTGTGCAGTAAAAAAACTGGTTAAGAAACAAAATGTTATTAAATGTGAAAATTGCGAAATAAAATTTGTAGACAGAAAACAAGAGGGGCGTTATTTGTGTGTAACTTGTGAAACTCAATATAAAATTATTAAATGCTGCGAGAGGAAATGCTCAAGACTTTTGATAGTTGATAAAAATGAAGACGATGTTGATAAAAATGAAGACGATGTTTACTGCTATGATTGTGAAAAAAACCTAGCAGAATGCATTGATTGCAAAGAGAAATTTATACAAGAGAAATCTGAAAGCAGATGTAAATCTTGCCAATTTAATTATGAAAATAAGATTGTTATTAGAATGTGCGTTGTTTGTAATGAAGAAATACTTGTAGAAGAAAAAAACTCGTGGAAAATATATTGTCCCAAATGTTATAGAGAAACGAAAGATATACTTAAAAATCCTCCAAAATGTAGATGTGGTTTGCGTATGAGTGAAAGAACAATAAAAAAAGAAGGTGCAAACAAAGGTCGCAAAGCACTAGGATGCGCAAAGTATCCAAATGGTTGCAAAGATTTTCAAATGCTGTAAATTAGTTGTTGTAAAAACACTCACTTTTCTTCATAATACTTACCCTCTTTTCCACAAAGCTTTTCGTTCATCCGACAATAAATTGCAAACTTGTTGTCATAATCTTCTTCATCCCCCATAAAATATCTATAAGTGAATTTCGCACATTTCCCATAATAATCACCAATGGGTAACTCGCCCTCTTTCATAGTTTGTGGCATAAAGTGTTTGCAATTCTTGCACATTTTTTCATTAGCATTCAAAAGACTGTTGCCAATCATTTGTTTTATTAATCCATTTGCAAAAGAAACCAATGTAAACATAAGTAACCACCGCATCTTACTTATATTTAGTGCTTTTTTTTAAGTTGTTTTAAATAATAAAGGGTGTAAAGTTAAAATCTTATTATGCAATTATGACAAACGAATTAATAATTGCATATTCTGCTACTGTTATTTCAGTATCAGGAAGATTTATTTTTATGTATTTATTATACACAAAAAAATCAACGAATCCATATTCTTTACTGTTTTCTATAATGAATATAGTTTCATCGGCATTATGGATCACCTATAGTAGAATGATATCAGATATGCCACTATTAATTAGAGGGTCGTCTGATTTGTTATTATTTTCAATTTCAACGGCATATATAATATCTAATATATTGGAATTTAAAAAGACCCAGCCTGATAATCTTGTTTTAAAATGAAATATTATGACGAAGCACTTGAAGCCGAGTTTTGAAAATGCCAATGTTCAATTTGAGAATAAACTTCTCTCAATCGAGAGTTATTATTAAAAGAATCTGGTTTAAAACAATCTGTCTCGTATCCACATAATATATTCTGTAGCTTTATATTCGGAATAAACTGTTTTGCAACCTTATAAAAGTTGTGTCGAGAGAAATCGCCGATACCCTTATCGTGCAATTTTCTCCAATGACAAGCCGCAACAGGGTTATTAGTCAATATAAAGATTTCTACACCTGCTTCGTGTAAGTAAGTAAACATATTTTGCAATCCTTCAAATCGGGTTTTTGTCCCGGCATAATAAAGCGCAATATCTTTATAAGTAACTCCTTTTTCAAACATTTCCAATGTAGTATGTTTGGTGGGTGGCAAGACAAGACCTTCAACAACAGAAATGGTTCCATCCCAGTCAAAAATAACTATTTTTGTTTTTATTTTTGGGTCTGCCACCCATTTTGATAAATTTATAGCATCATCTCTGGAAAACCCAATATTTGTTCCAATCTCTCTATTATTTTTGCTTAACAAATATTGAGCAAATCTATTATCGGGGTACATTTTCAAAAACTGTTTGGTGTATAGAGATGCATTTGGGTTTCCGTGCATAACTTCTTTATTTGGTTTGTTTGAAACTAAAATAGGTTCAACATATTTTTTCGATTTTTTAAATTGTTTTATCATTTCATCAAAGTTATCATAAAAACGAATTGCACAACACAAATCATTGTCTTCCATTTTCGGTTTTAATGGAAATAATTTGTGGATAGTGTGTTTTCTTGTCTTGGTCAGTTTTCTATTATTTCTTTTATTTGTATGTTTCAATTTTTTTTCATTAGTTTTGGTTTTGGTCATATATATAATTTATTATTTTAATTAGATAAAAAATTATATTTTCTTGTTTTGCATTTAATCCTCCTTCTTTGTGGCAAAAGGACCGCTCAACAACTCACTTTGACCGTAGTCTGACTTGCCAACCACAATATTTTCTCCCTCGAAAAGCTCTGTACGAATGTCGGCAGCAGAAATACTATCAGGGTCCTTCTCTCTTAAAACCGTTTCTTGAGTATTCAGATTATTCACACCAATCAAATTGCCCTCAGCGTCGATGCTTTGCGTTAGAGTAGAACCCGTCTTTTCGGCAATCTTAATATTCTCATCAATGGCCTTCTTCTTCGACTCCTTGACACGCTGTTCGAACGCGGACTTGGCAAACGACTCGTTCTTGGTCTTCTCGTGCATCAACTGGTTCAACTCGTCCTCCATATATTCGACGCGACCAGTCTTGTAAGCCTCTGGGTCCCAAGGCATCCATAGACCAACGGGACCAACAAACACATCGTGATTGGGATCCAACTCTCTCAACATCTTGCAACGCAACTCGGCTTCCTCAAGAGTGGGATAAACACCGCGAACCTTTAATCCGCGAGTAGAAGTCTGAAAATTGAACTTGACATTGAAGGAATTCTCCAACTCTTCCTCGTTCTGGTCCAAGAAAGATTTGTAGTCGTCCTCCATACTAGAATTAAGCAAATTGTCATATTCCTCCTTAACAAACTCTTGGAAATCCTTGGTAATGTCATCAAAGGTGAGCTTATACTTGTAACTTAAGAAGTTGAGGAATTGCACGAACTTTTCCATACTCTTGGTGAAATCCCACTTCTTTAGGAATTCTTGGAAAAAGAATACTTCCTTTTGCTTTAAAATCTTGTCAGGAGAAACAAAAGAAATGCAAACAAACTTTTGTCCGGCAATCGGCTTGTCTTCCTCGAGTAAATCAACATATTTAGAATTTACAGAGCCATCGGCGTTCAATCGGTTTTCATAAGACGCGCTAGTTTCTTTAGGGTTGTCCATTTTATAATAATTTACAACTATTTAATTTTAAGTTTTTTATCGCAATATATATTTTTTTCTTATTATTTATTATAAGATGTTTGATGTTTCTGAACTTGTTAAGAGGGTGATCAAGTACCTTGTTGAGGGTCTTATGGTTGCCATTGCCGCCTACGCTATTCCTAAACGCTCATTGAACTTGGAGGAAATTTGCTTAATCGCTTTAACTGCCGCTGCCACTTTTAGCATCTTGGATACCTATGTCCCAAGCATTGGTGTGACGGCTCGCTCTGGCGCTGGATTCGGTATTGGTGCAAACCTTGTCGGTTTTCCCGGAGGGCTTTAAATCCACTGAGTCTTTAAGCCAATTTAACCAAATAATATAATACAGAATCAAAAATTTGTATTATATTATTATATAATGGCACGAACAATGAAGAGGAAATTGCGTACAAATAAGAAATTTGGAAAAAAAAATGGGAAACGCGGTAGTAAGAAAGTTTATAAGAAAAGGAATTCAAAAAGTTTACGAAAGACTAGTGCAAAGAAAACAATGCATCGTCGCCGCCGAGCTTCCAGAAAGATGCGCGGTGGAGTTACACCTGACGATGATAATGAAGATACTCCTTTTAATGCAGCAGAGGTAAGTGCAATTATTCCTCAAGAAGGAGAAGGAGAAGAAGAACACAATTTAATTGACGATGATGATGCTGGAAATGTATTTCAAGATGAAGAACAACCAGTTTTGGGATATGACTCTTTAGATGACAGCGGTTCTTTACATTTATCGGATTTACAAAGCATAACTCGAGAGTCAGGCGAAACCACTAGAGACACTGGATTATCTGTTTCAAACCCAAATTTATCTATGTCAAGTTTTTCTATGGGTGAACCGGAAGGAGAAGAAGGAGAAGAAGAAGAAGAACAAGAAGGTGGAAAAAGAAGAAAAGGAAAGAAAACACAAAAGAGAAGAAGAGGAAAAAAAGGCGGTGAACTACCTTTTGATTATAACCCAAATGATAGAGACCCTGACGCAGACCACAATTAAACAGTTGCAATAAATTCCCAATCTAGCTCCTCGCAAATGCGCTTCCAAATAGTGTCTTGTTCTATTAATTTCTCTCGGTCCTTTAACATTGGAATCTCTGGCAAATAATGATTTTCCCCAAGTAACTCAAACAACTTGTAAAGTACATAATAATAATGCAAGAAATTTACACGATAGTCAGGACAATGTTTGGCATATGGATATTGAATCTCCATAAAGAAATTGCACAAGGTCTCTTCCAAGTCTTGAGAGATAATCGGCGGCTTTATGCCCAATTTGTCTTTAATGAAATTAATGTGCTCGTAATACTTATTGTACCCTAGCTTTTTAAGAAGCCCTTTGGTTTCGTAATAAGTCAACTTATTAATGTCAATTCTCTCCTTCTTTATTTGCTGCTTCAAGTTTTCAATAACATCGGGGGGAATTTGCGTCGTTTCTTTACCTTGAAACTGCGCCAAAATCTCCTTGAAATGATTAATCTTTTTATAAGCATAAAAACACACCTCCTTGGGTGGTTCTTTATAGGAAGGCTTCTCATTCTCAATCAAATACTGCACATTTGTCGAGCAGTTATTGCAAATTAATACACCCTCATCATCCATAGGAATCAATTCGCCCTTGAAACACGCCTGACAAACATCCGTGGGTGTTAAAAACGCATTTATATCCAAAAAAGACTCATCAATATTGCTCAGGTATTTAGAAAAGATGCTATTATTCTTTGACTCAATGCCAGTTGCAGCATTCTCTCCTTCTTTATTAATTTTAAAGAAGGCATCGACTACTTTATTTTTTGAACCACATTTTTGCTGTTGGGTTTCAAGACCATTGGAAATATTTTTTTTATTTTCAAAGTAATCAAAGATATATTTTGAGTTATCGAGGAAATACTCCATTTTCTTGTTTTTTAGGGACTTTATAGATTCATTGATTTCTTCGATTCTGTCTTTATATTCCATTATTTGTTCTATTGTAAATAAGTGGGTATGGTCCGCTGCATATTGCTCATTATATTTATCGAGCTTTGTGCGCAACTCTTTTCTCTCTATCTTTAAAGTGGGAATTTTATCAACTTCGTCTTTAACAAACTCATTCACAAATTCGCGATGTTTGCCATCTAATGTGGTCGAGTTTTTTTTATTAACCTTGATTTTTTTAGTCGTTTTTGGCTTAAACGAAGGCATATTTATATTTTATATAAGTTCTTACAATTTATTTAATTAGTAATTTAAGGAAATAATAATTTTTGTAGAGTTGAGAGAATAGTTAAAAGTTGGTTATAGTTTTCTTTCGAGAGAATAAAGATTAATGGAAATAAAAATAAATATAGAAAACAAAGACGGTTCTAATAACGATATAACGCTGGATAGCATTAAATTTCAGAAAATGGTACTGTTATTTAATGCAATAAATGATGGTTGGAGCATTAAGAAACAGAACGACTCTTATATTTTTAAAAAGAATCACGAAGGCAAGAAAGAAATTTTCCACGACTCTTATTTGCTTACCTTTATGAAGGGCAATTTTGACATTAATAGGCTCATTTCTTGAGATAATGTCCAGTATTTTATAAATAATTATTAATTTAATTAATAAATTTTAATTAATTAAATTAAATTTCCCAAAGTTTTTTTCTTTAGCAATAGTATAACATGGGAGGTGGATTAATGCAACTCGTTGCCTACGGCGCACAGGATGTTTACCTTACTGGTAACCCTCAAATTACTTTCTGGAAAGTGACATACCGCAGATACACAAACTTTGCGATTGAGTCTATTGAGCAAACTTTCAATGGACAGGCCGATTTCGGCCGCCGCGTGACCTGCATCATCAGCAGAAATGGTGATCTTGCTTACCGCACATACCTTCAAATTACTCTTCCTGAGATCAACCAATATATGGGAAATACTTCTTCCTTGAGCCTTGGCGGAATTTCCTCCGTTTATGCCCGTTGGTTAGACTACCCCGGTGAGCAACTTATTGCTCAAGTTGAGGTTGAGATTGGTGGCCAACGCATTGACCGCCAATACGGTGACTGGATGCACATCTGGAACCAGCTCACAATGACTGCTGAGCAACAACGCGGTTACTTCAAGATGATTGGTAACACCACCCAACTTACCTTCATCACTGATCCTTCCTTCTCGGATGTTGACGGACCTTGCGACTCCTTGGCCCCTCGTCAAGTTTGCGCTCCCCGCAATGCCCTTCCTGAGACCACTCTTTATGTTCCCCTTCAATTCTGGTTCTGCACCAACCCTGGCCTTGCCCTTCCTTTGATTGCCCTCCAATACCACGAGGTCAAGATCAACCTCGATCTTCGTCCTATTGATGAGTGCTTGTGGGCTGTCACCTCGTTGAGCTGCAACACTGCTGGCACCAACGCCAACGCCACCCAGCTTTCTCCTGGCTCCACTGTCAGCGCCACCATTGCCTACAACCAATCGCTTGTCGCTGCCTCCCTCTATGTTGACTATGTCTTCCTTGACACTGACGAGCGCCGCCGCTTCGCCCAGAACCCTCACGAGTACCTCATTACCCAGCTCCAATTCACTGGTGATGAGTCTGTCGGTTCCTCCTCCAACAAGATCAAGCTCAACTTCAACCACCCCGTGAAGGAGCTTATCTGGGTTGTCCAACCTGATCAGAATGTGGATTACTGTTCGTCCCTTCTTTGCGACGCCCTCCTTTTCAAGGTGCTTGGTGCCCAACCCTTCAACTACACTGATGCCATCGACGCTCTTCCCAACGCCATCCACGCCTTCGGCGGACCTGCGGAAGTAACTGCCGGAAACTACATTGATGCCCGTGGTCTTTTCGAGGACGCTGGTGCAGATGATGCCTATGTTCCTGCTGGATTCACTGGATACTGGCACGGACCCAATGATATGTACAATGAGACCAACTTCGGTGGCCTCAATGTTGGTGTCAACCCCGGAGTTACTCAAGCCCAGCTTGCTGCCATCGGTGTCACCACTACTGCCGAGTTGTCTGGTTCTGGAAACCTTGTCAACAACTACGGCAATCCTTACACTGTTACCCACGCTGGTCACGGTGTCCTTGGAGGCACTAATGGTGGTGGCCCTGGTGGAGTTGGTTCCTCTGTGTCCGATGCCGGCACCTTCGTGCTTTCCGAGACCTCCCTCGATATGCACTGTTGGGGCCAAAACCCCGTCGTTGTTGCCAAGCTCCAACTCAACGGCCAAGATCGCTTCTCTGAGCGTGAAGGTTCCTACTTCTCGTGGGTCCAACCTTACCAAGCCCACACCCGCAACCCTGATGAGGGTATCAATGTGTACTCCTTTGCTCTCCGCCCTGAGGAGCACCAACCCTCGGGCACTTGCAACTTCTCGCGCATTGATAACGCCACACTCCAACTTGTGCTCTCCAACGCCACCGTTGAGGGCACCAAGACGGCCAAGGTGCGTGTCTATGCCACCAACTACAATGTTCTCCGCATTATGAGTGGTATGGGTGGTCTTGCCTACTCCAATTAAGCGAATTATCTTACGATATATCGTGTGGTTTTTATTTTCATAATATAATAATTAAAATAATATCTTTTTAATTATTAAAGAAAAAACAAATAATTTCACCACAACACATGTATTGCCAAATTATTCGCCGAATACTTATTCTTCTTCCAAAGTCCCTTCATTCCACTTGACCTTGTCAAGTAATTCTTTCTCCTAGTTTTATTCTTGTGTTTTGTGTAATCCTCGTATCCCATTTGACCGAAATAAACCCACTTATCTGTTTTTGGGTCTTTTATCATATACTTTTTCTCCTTGCGAGTGCTTCTGAAAATCTTACCATTTTTCTTACCTAAATACTTGTAAGCCATTCTTTGCGCTTGAGCAGGATTCGAATACTTGTAAATTTCGTCTTTCATACTATAAATCAATATTTTTTATAATACAATTTAAAAACTTATTTGCAATGTAAATAATGAGTTTAAAGAGTCTTTTGTGTTTTGGGAAACCCGTTTTTCTAATTTTTGGCGGAAACGGTTGGATTGGCGGCAAAGTCTGCACCTATTTGAGAGAAAATAATATTCGTTTTTACAAGGCAAATTGTCGCGCAGATGATATTGAAGGAATTCGCAAAGAATTTTCTATGCATCCGGACATTACCAATGTAATGAGTTTTATTGGAAGAACTCACGGAACATTTGAAGGAACAAAAATTACGACAATTGATTACTTGGAAAAGCCAGGAAAACTAGTAGATAATTTGAGAGATAATTTGTATTCCCCACTTTCTCTCGCCATTTTATGTAAGGAAAAAGAAATTCACTTTTCTTATTTGGGAACTGGATGCATTTTTGAATACGATGAAACACATCCATTTGGCAAAGAACTCAATGGATTCACAGAAACAAGCAAACCAAATTTCTTCGGGTCTTCTTACTCCATAGTCAAAGGTTATACCGACCAATTAATGCATCTTTTTGGAGATACAACATTGAATCTTCGCATAAGAATGCCTATTACAGATGAATACAATGAGAGAAACTTTATCACCAAAATTACTAGTTATAAGAAGGTGTGTTCAATACCCAATTCAATGACAGTATTAAACGAGCTTATTCCAATTATGGTAGATATGGCTTCTAAGTGGAAGACGGGTACAGTCAATTTAACTAATCCGGGTTTAATCTCTCACAATGAAATTTTAGAAATGTACAAGGATATAGTCGACCCAGATTTTAAATGGGAAAACTTCAGTATTGCAGAGCAAAATGAAATTCTTCTCTCGAAAAGGTCAAATAATTTTTTAGAAACGGATGTATTAAAAACAATGTATCCTGGAGTAAAAAACATCCGCGAATCTGTGAAAGATATGTTGGTTTTGATGAAGGAGAATAAGAAGCTCGAGAGATAAAGCATTTCACAATTTTATATTGTGTTTGAAATATAAAATTAAAGTATAAGAAAATCAGTAGAAGGAAATGAAAAACTTGTTAGTAACTGGTGGATGCGGGTTTATTGGATCAAATTTCGTAAATTACTACTTTTACAAAAATCCTAATGTAAGAATAGTCAATTTAGATGCAATGTATTATTGTGCGAGTGCAGAGAATATTAAACCAGAAATTTGCAAATCTGATAGATATACTTTGGTTCAAGGCAACTTGTGTTCAATGGATTTGATGCGACATATTTTAAACACTTACAAAATTGACACTATTATTCACTTTGCTGCGCAATCCCATGTGCAAAACTCTTTCGACGATTCTCTCCAATATACAAATGATAATGTACTAGGGACTCACACTTTATTAGAAGCAACCAAGAAATATGGAAAAATTAAAAAGTTTATCCACATTTCTACGGATGAAGTGTATGGTGAATCTATGTTGGACGACGCCGAATCCAAGAAAAATGAGAATTCGGTATTATGTCCCACCAATCCTTATGCAGCAACAAAAGCCGCGGCTGAATTAATCGCAAAATCTTACTACTTTTCATTCAAAATGCCCATTATTATCACACGCGGAAATAATGTATACGGACCCAATCAATATCCCGAAAAGTTGATTCCTCGTTTTATTCAATTATTGAAAGAAGACAAAAAAGTCACTATTCAAGGTGACGGAACAAATGTACGCGCATTTTTACATGTAAACGATGTTTGCACCGCATTAGAATGCGTTTTGGAAAAAGGTGTGATTGGCGAAATTTACAACATTGGAAGTGATGACCATCACGAATACACTGTCACTGAAATAGCACACAAGTTGATTAGAGAAATAAAGCACACAGAAGATTATGACCAATGGATTTCTTATGTTGAAGATAGACCATTCAATGATAAGCGTTATTACATTAGCAACGATAAATTAAAACAATTGGGCTGGGATATTAAAACCGATTTTGACCAAGGATTAAATGAATTATTGTAATTTTGATTTAAATATTTCTTATCATATTACAATATAAAAATGCAAATATTCGTAAAGACACTTACAGGGAAAACTATTACTCTTGAAGTTGAACCTAGTGACACTATTGATACTGTAAAGCAAAAGATTCAAGAAAAGGAAGGCATTCCGCCTGACCAACAGCGCCTTATTTTTGCTGGAAAGCAATTGGAAGACGGTCGTACAATGGCGGATTATAATATTCAAAAGGAATCAACATTACATCTGGTGCTGCGCCTGCGAGGTGGTTGAGAGTTTCTTGTTATTATGGTATTTTAATATATTTTAAAAATTGAAGTTAAAAATATATTAAAAGAAAATTGAAAAACTAATACAATCTTCCAAAGAGAAGAATGGCTGCTACTATTTTCCAAAACGACTATAACATCCACAATGTTATTAATTACAACATCATTCACAATAATATTGACAATTATGATTTGCCTGTTCACATTTATGTGAAATTTGCTTATCAAACGACTAGTGCCACATATACCATGTCGAGAAACTTGTCTCTATCAGAAATGATTCGGCGACTGCAAGAAAACATAGCGCGCGATTTCGGAACGGTTTCAACGCAATACGAACTGGTTGAAGCCGGACAGGATACGCCTCCAGGAATACCAGCAGAGGAAGCACCCGCTCTTATTGTTTCTTCAACAACCATTCGTCAGCGTTTTAATGACCAGAATTGCATTGCTCTTTATATTCGATTGTTTTCTGCAACTGCAAGTTCCTCTTTAAGTTCAGCGTCCACCATTCTTACATCAGATGAAGAGGCAGAGCCTTGCTGTATGGTGTGCCAAGAAACGCCATCAACCCTAACAACTTATTTCGGGTGCAGTCATCACATTTGCGACGCCTGTTGTGCGGGATGTCTTCAAGCCGGAATCACTCGATGTGCCATTTGCCGACATCCCTGCTGAATCAAAAATATTGTAAGGTAGTTTTAGCACAGAAATATTATCATAGCAATATTGACCTATTTGTAATGAATAATATGATCTTAAGTCTATTATAACACATTCTTTGTCGCCCACTTTTGCAACACCTTTTTCTAAGGTATCATAGCCATTTTTTTCTATAAATTTTAAAAAAATATAAACCTCTACATCTTTGTATAGAGCTTTTTTTGTATATTCTTTTATTGTACTGTCTTCCGTTTTTTCACACGATATTGTTTCCCAAAAACACATATTCTCTTCTTTTAAACCGTGCCCCCAACCTAAGAAAGTGGGCATTATTTCATCTTTATCAAAAGAAAAAACTAATCTAGTTTGTTGAGACATTAATTAAATATAACAACTATTGTTTTTTATTTTTAAATAGTTTTTATATTTTACTATTAGTCTAATAGAAGCCAATCTTCCGGTAAGCACACCCATTTGTAATAACTATAGCGGTCCCATTTAAACTTGTCGTCTGAAACAAGAAATGGTTCAACAACAATCGACCCGTGATTCTTGTGTTCGTGCCGTTCCTTGTAATCAATAGTAGGAACTGAGTGTATAATCTGCTGTTCTCGTATTGTCTTGCCTTCATCTACATCATCATATACTACTGCAAGATGTCCTTGGTCTTTTTCATTGTCTTTGAATCTCGCGATAAGCAATGTGCCTCGTGGGTATTGTTTTTTCCTATCAAACTTCTGCAATCGGTTGTTTTGATACAAGTATAAGAACCACGCACCAGTCCCACCCGGAAACTGCTTGTAATATTCCGAGTGTTTTCCGCGAATGCTGCCTTCCAACCCAGGCACGCAAAGCCCTTGACAGCGCCTCAATAAATTCGGAAATCCCGCGCAACAAATGGATGCATCATTGTCAACTATCTCTTTTGCCGATGGAGCTGCCTCGTTTGCGCACCAAAATTTGTCAGTTCCTATAAAGGAGTCGATATCGGAGTCATACCACCTGAAAGGCAACCCCAACAGAGATTCTGCGTAATTAAGTGCATTGTCAACAATACTTTGGTTTGGTGTCATATTTGGTTTACTTACCATTTTGATGATAGCTGTACCGTTCAATTTTTTTTGAAGCGTAAAAAGCAATCAAAATGGTAAATAAAAAAATTAATTAAATATTGTTACTCTTCTTGTTGTTTTTGTTGTTTTTGCATTTTTGTAGATTATATTTATTTTATATTTTTTTCTATTTAAGCTTCTAGGGCAACGAGTTCTTCAAATTCGCCACCGTTCCACCTTACATTACGCGTGTTGAATAAGATATTCATATTTCTAACTTCGGGCTTGTTGTGTTCAACATAAAACAGTTTTTGTATTTGTTCGTCATCACGGAAACGAATTGAATAATCTTGTTGGATATTGTTTCGACCTATTCTACCAAGAGCCTGAATAATCTTTTCTTGTGTCAAACACAAATCCTTGCTCAAATAGCCGTGACAGAACTGGTAATTGGTTCCATAAATGTAGTCACTCGATGCAATGATAATATACAATTTCTGCTGGTCTGCCATTTTTTTCATAATTTCTGTATAGGCAATGCTAGGATGATTGGTAAAGACTCCAATCCCCATTAGAAGCAGGATTTTCCAACTATCGTCAATGTCATTCAAAGACATTATTTCAATAATAAATTCTTCATCGATGTTGCTCGTAAAGGCGCTTTTTATTTGTGAACTTGTTCCCCATTTTTCGAGATGAGCGCTCTTATTTGGAACAAATAGCTCATTGAGTTGCGCCGATTTAATCATACTTCGCAATTGTTCCAACCCTTGTTCTAATTTATTCATAGCGACTGCATCGCTTCCCGTTGCAGTTTTGACTTTTGCTTCCGGCTTTTTGCCTTTTGGTCCCTTGTCTTCAGCAGTATCATTCTTCATTGTCAACTTTTCAACGAGGTCTTCCATTTGTTTTTCTAGAGAGACGATTTGCTCGTTCACTTTATTATTGAAATCGATTTTACCCATAATATCCTCCATCACCTTTACAGGAATATTTGCCTGTTGAATGCAGAATTTGGCTACTTTGGCGACATCATTTGCCAAGAAGATTGTGGGTCCATCCGTTAGAGTATATGCATCTTTTGTCGTGACATAAATAGCGCATTGTTCTTCTTGAACTGGAGCGGTAGGAGGTTGAGGTGGTTGCACCTGTTCGCTCATCAAGCGCGACAAGGGTTGACCACTAAGAGCCTGTGCCTTAGTTGTTTGAACTATTCCTGGTCCAACACTCTGCGTCTTTCGCAATTTATTGCCTTTTGGATCCACATCAGTATTGGGAATAATCCGTTTTACCTGCGCCAATTTCAATGTGTGAAATACTGTTGGCCATTGCTCGGGATTGATTTTCTTTAGAAGGCGCAAATAATGTAGTTTGATGTTTTGCATATTCACATCGTCAATAGAAGCAAAATGTCTGCCTACTTTAGCGTTTCCAGGCACAAAGTCATTTGACTCAACATAGTTAATAAAATCGACGACGCCTTTCAAGTCGAAATATCGCAACAAGGTCAAATTGCTTTCACAATGCCTAACAATTTCCAAAATCTGTGAATAGTCATTGCTCATTGTATGAGGCAAAACAACATACCCAACTTTATTAATAATGGGGATTGATTTCTTACAATCGTGGCTGACAATATTATAGATTTGCGCGTCTTCAAACTTTCTTTCAAAGTCGCTCGTTGTTTCGGAGAGTTCGTGCAACTTCGGAAGTGTCGCGGATGACAAAATCATATTGGGTATCAAGTTATCGCGCCAATTTCTTTTGATTATTTCGTGCAACTCGTGGTCTTCGTAGTCCATTGTAATCGTGGGTTCATCCCAGTAAACAATAATATCTTCGACAGAGTTGAACGCCTTCATATAAAACATCGCCGGCAAATAAGACTTGATGTCACAAATCATAATTTCTACCTTGTCTCCAACACTATTATCGACTTTTCCTATTCCACCACTTTTTCTGTGCTTAGTGTATTCTTTGGCAGCAAAATAGTGCAACCTGATGTCATCTGCGCTTGCGCAACCAAAAGCGAAAGCAATCTTCTTATTTACGGAGATTGCCGCTCGTGCCAAGGCCAATCCAACATGTCGCGCAGCGCATACAAAGATAATGCGAAATTTTTCGGATAGTCCAATCGGCGACAGCGTTTTGCCAGTGCCTGTTGGAGCAATGTACAACGCTAACTTGGGTCCCGGGTTTTTCAGCAAGGTGAAGACTTGTTTTTGGTGCTCGTATAAAACGCTGTCAGAGTAGCTCAAAAGCAAACTATTTTTCTCAATGAATTCGACTGCATTTGCAATAACAACGGACATATCGATTTCATCTTCCAATTTTGATAAAATGTTTTTAACAATTTGTTTAATGTGTCGGTTCACATTGGAAACGCTAATGCGAGTCAATTTGAACAGAGTGAAATATTCAATGACCCAGCTTGAAGTACCTAGGCTCCTTGATTGTAAAATTTTTTTAATAATATCTAGGAGCAAGTACTCTATTGCGGTGTCGAGTTTCATTTTTTCCGCATTGTTTTTCTCAAGCCGTATTAAATCTGCCTTTTTAATGACGGGGTTTGCATGAACGCTTATGTTGAGTTCCGGAATGGGAAATTTCTCTTTGAGTTTTGCAACATTTGAAGCAAAGTATTTATTATACAAGTAGTCTTCCATCACTTCTCCGTATTCTATTTTTAGAAAGCCGAAGAGAGAATTGTGCTTATTGTATTTTATGTTTACATCGTGGAAACCACGAATAATCAATTCCAAAACCTCCTTTTCTTCGGAAGAAACGGGGACTTCAATTCCTTGCCATTCAGATTTGGTTAATTTGCGTTGATTCAGATCCATTCTTTGAAAGCTGGTACGGTATATACTATGTAGAATTATCTTTATATCTTTATTTGAGTTCAATTTTTATTTTTAGTGCATTGCCAAAAAAATTGAATGATAAAAAGAAGAATATAAAAGTAACACAACTGGTTATGAATATGGAAACATCCAATCTCGTTATTACTATTGAGGGAAACATTGGGTCTGGAAAAACAACCCTTTTGACTCATCTTAAAGAACATTTTATTGACAATCCAAATGTTGTATTCTTGAGAGAACCGGTGGACGAATGGGAGTCCATCAAGGATGAAAAGGGAATTTCAATGTTACAAAAGTTTTATGCAGACCAAGAGAAATATTCATTCCCGTTTCAAATGATGGCGTATATCTCTCGACTAGCATTGCTGAAAGAGGCAATGAAGAAACATCCGTCTGCAATTATTATCACTGAACGCAGTTTATATACAGACAAGTTTGTGTTTGCCAAGATGTTGCACGATATGAAGAAAATCGAAGATGTAAGTTACCAGATATACACAAAGTGGTTTGATGCATTCGCGCAAGAGTGTCCGATTCATCGATGCGTTTATGTGAATACTGACCCTAAGATTTGTCACGAGAGAATTGTCAAGCGTTCAAGGACAGGCGAAGATAGCATCCCTTTGGACTATTTAACGAGTTGCGACGAATATCACAAAGCAATGTTGCTAGAAATTCATTCAATGTTTCAGAGAGGAGAAAGCGATGTTATTCTTCTGGATGGCAATGTCGATATTTATTCTTCTCCACATACAATTAATGACTGGATACAAAAAATCACTAGTTTTATACAAGAGGCTTAGAAAAAGTAATATAAATATATCTTATCATATTTTAAAAGATGAGTGAACAAGAAGACCCTAAGACCAATGAGCTGGAAGATGCCATTATTTGTCCTCATTGTGAAGAACATGTATTAATTGAGAAATTAAATTGCTGCATTTTTCGTCACGGAATTATAAAAGACACTTTGAAACAGATAGACCCACATTGTCCGAAAGAAGAGTGTGACCGTCTTTTTTTACAAGGGCTTATTTATGGTTGCGGGAAACCATTTAAGATAACAAAAACCGACGACGGAATTCGAGTTGAAATTTGTGAATATATATGAAAAAAATATAAAAATTGATGCAGTATAATAATTATAACACTAGTATAAATATAATGCTAAAAACGCAGCAACTAGCCAATTTCTTTTTAAAAAATTCTTCAAGAATTATACCGACTGTTTTAGACGAAACAAAAATAAACTATGTTTTGAAATTCGACGGTTGTAGCAAGGGAAATCCTGGGCCGGCTGGAGCTGGAGCAGTATTATATTATAATGATGTTGAGGTTTGGTCAGGTAAAAAGTTTGTAGGTATAAAAGAGACAAATAATTGTGCGGAATATTGTGGGTTGATTCTAGGATTGCAAGAAGCCGTAAAAAGAAATATTCGCGGATTAAAAGTGTGTGGGGATAGCCAACTAGTTATAAAGCAGATGAAAGGAGAATATAAATTGAAATCGGAAAAGTTATATCCTCTTTATAGTGAAGCAAAAAAAATGGAAAACACATTTGATAAAATATTGTATGAGCACATTTACAGGCAATATAATACTCGGGCAGATGAATTGTCGAATGAGGCATTGGAAGACCAGGAATTTTATGATGAGGTAAAAAGCGGGTTCAAATAGAATAGATTTCATCTATATTCGAGTAAACCCACATTTAACTGCTGTCTAGGTTTATATTTAAGTAAATCCAATTGTTTGGTTGTAGTTGGGAATTCGTTGAAACCATAAATATCTTGCAACATTAGCCACTCGAATAGTCCCCCAGAATAAATAAAAACATTGAAAAATCCCAATTGTAGTAACTGTTGGTATTTTTTGAATACTTTTTCGTCGTTACAATTTCTGCCGTAAACAATAATTTGTATGTTCTTGCTACCGCCCAAGTGTTTGTTGATTATAGCTTCTTCTTGGTGAGCACTAACTGTTCCAATAACAAGACATCCTTGTTCGGATTCAGGCAGTGTGTTAATAAGAAGATATATTTCTGGGTTTTTGCACGCAGATTGCATATCTTCAAAATTTATTTTTTGTATTGATGATTGAGAGTTCCCCATTAAATAAAGTATTTGAATATTTTTAAATTAAAATTTAAACTGTATTTATAAGTAGTGAACTTTCTATTTGTTATTAAACAGTCTTTCTGATTCGGCTTTTCCTGCATTAAATATCTTCAACACTTCAATTTTCCACGGTTGGTCAAAACAATCAATATTGCGCTGCAGTATACTTGTCATTGGTATCCAAAAATCTGTACACCTTACTTCTGGAGCTTGATTCCACAATGCTTCTTTAAAAGTTGTCAAGTCAGATATTAATTGTGTCTCCTCGGTTGGTATGACTTGCAACATCTGTTTCATAACATCGCCAACATCTGCGCTTACGACGCTCATTGTGAATAATGTAAAATACTATTTTTTATATTATTTGACTTCAATTTTTTTGATAATAAAAATACTTTAAGGAGGGTGCGGGAAACCTAAGGTTTCCTGCTAATTGAAATTCACTACAATTTCCACCTTTTCCTTCTTTATGCTCTTTGTAGCAGAAACCGACAATTCTTCTCTCTTCTTTCGAGTCTTGGTATTTCCTCCATCCGCCAAATTCTCCTTGCGCTTGCTTGTACTATTACGATTATTCATATCCTTCTCAATCGTCTCGTAATTATCTTCAATGTATTTAATTACCTTATTCTCCAAACTCCACTTGAAAAAATTGAGTTGACCAATCGTGGTCTCAATATAGGCTCCGTCTTTATAAGGGATGCTAATTCTATCCCATCTGCAAAAAGGGTCAAATCTTTGCTTACTATACGCTTTCAATTTCAACTTGTAATCAACATACACTTTAAATCTGCGAATATGGCCATTCTGGTCTTCAATGTTATACAGGGTAAAGTTCTTCTTTGCATAGTTAGTTGCAAACCAGTCTACAATGCGGAGAGAAATCTTGGATTCCCCAGTAATAATTTTTAACATCTTATCGAGATTACCGTCCTTGTTGTAAAAGTCCATCAAATTGTTCATTAATAAATCATTCTGTGTTGTATAAGTAGCAGCCGACATTCTAATTTATCGTTATTCTATTAATATTCTTTTGTTTAAATACTTATTTAAGATATTTATTTATCCACCTTTTCGTAAACTTGTGGAAAAGGTGGAGCCAAAAAAGACTTAAATTTGGCTCCACCTTTAAGCCCTCATCGCTACGCAGAGGGCTTAAAGGTGGAAAAGGTGGATAAAAAATTGAACTACTTTAATGGAGAAAAAATGATGCAATCCAAAACAATGAGTGTCACTGAAGCAGAGGCGTTGGCGTGCGTTACTATGATTGAGCATCCCATTCCAGAGGGTTTGAGATTGACCCAAATTAAAAGTGAACGGGATGCGTGTTTTTATGTAAACGCAGGGAGAAATTATATTCTTCATTTGAAGCAGACAAATCGTTATGTCTTTGTGAAATGCACAGGAGCGGCAATTCGTGCGTCGGATATGCAAATTTTATTCATAATCAAAGACGGAAAAAAAGATGAAACTGATTCTACTTGCACAGTATCCTACAATTACGAGAATTACAACAAGATGCACTACGACAGTTTCAAATATTACGAAGATTGTGACGCGTATTATTTGCAGAATGTTGCTGCATAAATTACAGCAAAATAGGTAAATCATCTCGAATAAATTGTGCGCTACCATCCCGCGACCATTTCACAACCATCGTTAAAATTTCCACTCCGGAATCGTGCGCTTTTTTTACTGCGGCTTTATATTCTGGGTCAATAACTGAAGTAGTAAAACGATTTACATCGGCGCGTTGAATAACAAAGCACAAAATGCAGCGAATCTTTGGATTGGAAGTGTGGATGGCTTCTAGTTCGCGAATATGTTTCAAGGCGCGTGGACTTACGGGGTCGGTGCTTTTTTTTCGGTAGCCATCGGGGAAATAGGCGACTTTGGAGTTGAAGTCGCGGCCTTCAAAGCTCATTTTTTTGCGGTCTTTTGCCGAAACATCTTCGTAATCTGCGAGAGGGACATTTTTGATTTCCATAATAAACGGCGAACCGTTTTCATCAATGCCGCTGAAATCAAAGCGTGAATCGACGCCCAAATCGGCCACTTTGATGGTCGTCTCTCTGCGCCAGGTCTTTAAGTTCTTCAAAGAAGATAATAAATTTTGATTTAAAGCCGCCTCGGCCAAGGTTTCCGCAAGTTTGGGATAGATGCCTATGATTTCTTCATTGTTTCCTTCTTTACAAACCGACAAATAGATTCGATGACTGCATTTAATAGGATTTTTTGTTTTTGATGGGGGCATTGCGGACATTAAAACCCTCGCATTTGCATCGGCCAATCCACAACATCCGAGAGAAGCACTGTGTGCAATAACCTCTTTTCTCTCAATTTCTGAGTTTTCATTTATCAAAACATCTGCAACATAAGGGGTTTTGATAAATTTAGACGGCCTTTTTATTACAAGTCCTTCGATTAATTCTTCTAACTGAAACATAATTATTTGTATTTTATTTACAACTAATTATATTGGTTCAATTTTAACTTAAACATACAAATTCATATATTATATATGATTCCTATTATTATTGTATCATATAATAACTATTTATATGTAGATAATACTATTAACCAAATTAAAAATATAAACCCAGATTACCTTAAAAATATTATTATTATGGATAATAATAGCAATGACCCAGAAACTATTAATTATTTAAATAATAATAGTTCTGTATCTATTATTCGAAATAAAAGTAATGCGGGTCCTTGGGTAAATAAATTGACCAATGCTGACATATTTGATATGATGCCTGAAAAATATATATTAACAGACCCGGATCTTGAATTTAATAAAAATATTCCGACAAATTTTATTGAAATTATGAACGATTTATCCAATAAATATGGTTGTGTAAAAATAGGATTTGCTTTAAAAATTGACGACTTTCAAGAAGATATGTTTAAAGGAGATAATTATCACTCTGGTTTAAACATATTTGACTTTGAAAAAAAATATTGGTATTATAAAATTAATGATGATAAGTATGAACTTTTTTTGGGAGCAATAGATACTACATTCTGTTTGATTAATAAAAAACTTTTGCACGACCCCCACTTTTCTGAAACTTCCATTAGAATTGCTGGTAATTTTACAGCAAGACATTTACCTTGGTATAAAACAAAGGACATTTTTAATCTATATGAAAAATACAATTTCTTTAAAAAAACAACAGAAATTTCTACTATGTCTAAATTAGTATTACCTTATATAGACAATAATTATACCAAAGTATACAAAAATGGACATACTTTTTTAATTGAAAATAGCAATAAACAAGCACTTTTTTGGAGAGATGTTTATTCCTCGTGGAATATTGAACATTTCAGAATTTATGATTCGTTGTCATCTAAAAATAAAGACATTCTTGACATTGGTTATAATATTGGATTAACATCTACATATCTTGGTAGAATTTCTAGAAATGTTAACTCAATAAATTTAAACTCTAATAATTTGGAAAAAACTAGTGTAAAAAATATTATTACCGAAAACTGCTCAAATGTTACTATTTATGATGGAGATTTTGGAGAGGGTGTCACTTTTGAAAGTTTAAATAACTTTTTAATTAATAACAACATCAATAATTACAATGAATTTTCATTTATAAACATAAACTTGAATGGGTTTGAAGAAAATATGATGCAAGATTTATATGAATTTCAAAAAAAAATAAGCATACCAATTTTTATTAACCTTCAATTAAGTCGCTGGAAAGACCAATCTTTTTCTAGATTCTCTTTTTTAAAAGAAAACATCAAAATAGTTGATGATTATCCTTTAATTTTATCATAAAATTATTTTATTTTTATTTGTAAATAGTTTGTTGTAATAATATATTTAGAGATTTGTCCATTTATTTATAGTTATTTATAGTTATTTATTTTTATAGTATATATAAATAATGAGCAATCTAGATACTTTGTGTAAAACTAAAATTACTTTTATTATTCCAACAATAGGAAGAAGTACTTTGCAAGATTCAATAAATAGTTTATTAAACCAAACAAATTCTAATTGGAAGGCAATAATTGTATTTGATGGAATAGATCCAACTTTAACAATTGATGATGCAAGAATTACAATGATTAAAAGTGAAAAATTAGGAATAGACATAAATTCTGCTGGAAATGTAAGAAATTATGGCATAAATTTGGCAGATACAGAATGGGTCGCTTTTTTAGATGATGATGACACCATTAAAAATACTTATGTAGAAATTTTTTATAGTGAATTGTCATTTGGAAATAATGATATTATTATTTTTAGGATGAAAGGGTGGGTGCATACAGAAATTTTGCCTTCTCCAGAATCTACTGATTTTTATATGAATGCAGTTGGAATTTCATTTGCAGCAAAAAAAGCTATTTTTGACTCAGGGACAATATTTAAACCTTCGGACGCAGAAGATTTTTATTTTTTAGATGATTGCAGGAGCAAGGGGTATAAAATTATGATTAGTCCGCATTTACTATATTTTGTAAGAACCTATGATAAAGACAGTTATGAAGATATAACATCAAATCGGGCTTTTATAAATTACGAGAATATATGTAAAAATGGTCATATATTTTTAATCGAAAAAAAAAATAAGCAACTAAAATTTTGGAGAGATGATTATCCATATTGGAATCAAGAACTTTATCAAATTTTTGATTCAAGGGAACCAAAAAATAATTCAGTTATCGATATTGGTTATAATCTTGCTTTAACAACGCTATATCTTAGCAAAATTTGTAGAAAGGTGTGCTCTATAAATTGCAATAAAAATAATTCAGAGAAAACTACAATTATAAAAAAAATTATTAATGACAACTGCTCAAATGTTACTATTTATGATGGAAATTTTGGACAAGATATAACTTTTGAAATTTTAAATAATTTTTTAATTAATAGCAACATCAATAATTATGATGAATTCTCATTTATAAACATTAACTTGAATGGATTAGAAGAAAATTTTATGCAAAATTTTTACGAATTTCAAAAAAATATAAAGTTACCAATTATTATTCAATTGTATTTGTCAAACTGGAATGACAAAAATGTAAGTAGATTTCCTTTTTTAAATAACTTTGAAATTTTTGATAACTGCGTTATCGTTTTAAGTTAAATAAATTATAGTTCTATTTTTCTCTTTCCATACTTGTACTAATTGGTTTCATAAACTGTTCTTGATTCATTAAATCTTCTATATAACCCGAATTATTGTTGTCACTTTGAGTGAAAAATGGATTCATCCCTCTTTGTCCGACCATCTCTCGTTCAGCCATTCGATTATATGTATCTTCTCTCTTATTCGGTTGTCTCTGGAACTCGTTCATCAATTGCTGTTGACCTTGGTCCATTATTTCTCTCAACCCTAACATCTCTTCTGCATTAAACAAACAACGATTTACCACTTGACTTTCATCCTGCGCTTCATAACTGTTATAATCGTGTTCATTCTCTGTATTTTGCGCTCTTTTTTGAGTAGGGAGGGACCTCGGTGTTCGTTCTGCTTTCTCTCCATTACTCCATTTCCATTCTGTTGTTTCTGTTGTTTTCATTAAAATATATAATAATTGCCCATACTTTTATAGTGATTTTAACTAAAGAACGCCAACCTTATTTCAGAAATATTTTGCAGTTTATTTAAAGAATAATTTTATATATTGAATGTATGAAATTTATACTTTTATGTGGGGGTATAGGAAAGAGATGCAATAATTATTCTTTGCCAAAGCCGCTTAATTATGTAGGAGGAAAACACATGATAGAATATATTATTGAAAGTATTCCGGCTGACGAGATTTATATAATTTATAACATATTTTTAGAACAGTACAACTTTGAAGAAATAGTCATTAATCTATTTAAAAAAAAACAGTTTTTCTTCTCAAAAGTAGACTATTTAACAAGAGGTGCCGTTGAAACCGCTTATATAGGATTACAAATTTTTAATTTGAATAATTGTGATGATACTATAGTGTTTTTAGATAACGACAATTTGCATTCCTTTCCAAATTTGAGAGATATTACTCAAAATTTTATAGGTTATGGAAAGAATTATGAGAAAACAAATTATTCGTTTGTAACAATAATGAATGAAAAAATTACAAATATTGAAGAAAAAATTAAAATTTCTGACAATTACTGTTGTGGAATTTATGGATTTTCAAGCGCAGAAACATTCAATAAATATGCAAAAAAACTAATATATTCAAATTTTAAAACAAAGAACGAATTTTATTTCTCACAGATTTATAAATTACTTATACAATCAGAAGAGCTTATAGTGCCAGTTTTTATAAAAGAAACTAAACACATTGGTTCGTATGAAGAAATAACTGATAATATTGCCAACTATTGCGAAAAAAAATTAAGAGTATGTTTTGATCTAGACAATACGCTTGTAACTTTTCCAGCTGTTATCGATGATTATTCTTCAGTTAAACCAATCCAGAAAAATATAGAATTATTAAAAAATTTAAAAAAAAAAGGTCACGAAATTATTATTTATACCGCTAGAAGAATGAAAACACATAATAATAATGTTGGTAAAGTAATAAAAGATATAGCACTTACAACAATAAACACATTGGAAAAATTTGACATTCAATATGATGAATTAATATTTGGAAAACCACTAGCCGATATTTATATTGACGACAAAGCACTAAACCCTTATGTCAACGATGAATCATTATTTGGATTATTTTATGATAATAGTGAATTTATTCATAATAAAATTTCAAACAATAAATACAATTCAATCAAAAAAAGTAGAAATATTATTATTAAAAACGGTCCTTATAAATTAATGAAAGGTGAATTGCATTTTTACCAAAATATTCCTTGTGAAATTAAAGACCTTTTTCCATCTTTAAAAAATTTTAATAAAGAAGGCGATTGTTTAAATTTGTCTATAGATTATATAGATGGAATACCATTATTTTATTTATACAAAAATAAACTATTAACTAGTAAAATAATTGATAATTTATTTGAAATTCTAAATAAAATTCATAGTATTAATTGCGAGATTACAATTCAAAATGAAAATATAGACAACAATTATTTTAAAAAATTAAAAGATAGATTTAATAAAAATGATTATTATTTTGAAGATTCACAATTTGTTTACGAAAATATAATTAAAGAACTTCAAGAAAATTACTCTCCGCAAATTGTTGGTGTTATCCACGGAGACTTTTGGTTCTCCAATATTATTCAAGAATACAATGACAATTACAAGCTTATTGATATGAAAGGACAAGTGGACGGTATTAACACCTTAAACGGAGATTTATATTACGACTACGGAAAATTTTATCAAAGCATACTAGGATATGATTTAGTTTTAAATGACTGCAAATTAGATTTTGACTATATTTCTAGTATGGAAAAATATTTCTTAGAAAAATGCAAAGAGAAAATGTTAAATATAAACTATTTAAAGAGCGTTACAAAGTCTTTAATATTTGGAACATTACATTCTATTGAAAAATGTGAGACAAAAGCGTCTATTTGGAATTTTTTGAAAAGCCTATAATTTTATCTAAACTCTTTTGCAGAATTATATTATTTTCATCCAATAATATAATACAAATGTTTAGCGAAAACATATTGACAGTCCTTTTAGGTCTCGTTGCCGGCGTATTGGGAGGCGCATTAGGTCAATCGGGCGCCGAAGTTATGTTACCAGGCCTTCTGATTCTCGGAATTGTTCCTGATTTTAAAACTGCCGCAGGAACAGTTCTTTTAACCATTTTACCTCCACTTTCTCTCCTTGCTATTCTCGAATATTATCGAAGAGGACAGTTAAATGTGAAAGTGTCTCTTATTCTAATGCTCAGCTACTTCTTTGCTGCTTATATTGGTGCTTACTTTACTAAAGACTTGACTGATTCAACGCTTGAATACGCTGCATCCTTTTACTTCTTTATTATTGGCATTTTCTTCTTGTGGAATGCTTACACCGGGTTCTTTGGTAATAAATCAAAAACCGATGGAACAACGACTAAAACGGTTTCCGGATTTAAAAACTTTTTCAAATTGATGCCTAGACAATTCTAAAACTCGTTTTCTTGGCTTTTAATAATCGTCAATTGCTTTGTGAACAAAAACGCATCTTTGCCCTTGCGTCGGCGCTTCAAATTGCAGTCCAAACAAGCCATTACTATGTTGTCTCGATTGTGTCCCAAATCATTGTTTATCCTATCAACTGACCATTGTTTCAGTTCTCTCGATATTTCATACAATAAAAACATTTTACTTTTACAATAATAACATTCAAGATTGCATTCATATAATTTTGTTATTACTGTATTTAAATCAATGAATTTTTCAGTGTCCAACAGCTTTTTAATAATATCTTGCTGCTTATAACTGGATATTTTCTTATTTAATTCCGAGTTTATCAAATTTAAAAGGGTTGCATCAAGATTATTTGAAGAAGAAGAAGAATTTTTTTCTACATCAAATAAAGCTTTTATAATAAGTTCTTGCTTATCTGAAGTGAAATATTCTTCAGCAAACCCCCATTTTTCTGAAGACTTGCGCTTTTTTATTTCAAATTCAGCTCTGGTTAATTTATTTATTTGATATCTATTGTTTGTACCATTAATCAAAACCTTTTTCTCTCCTTGTTCTTCCATGTATTGTATTGTTAATATAAAATGTGTTTAAATTATTAGAAGTTGTGTTTATTAAATGTATGTCCTTCGCTATGAAAAATATTGCTTTCACTTCTATTTACAATATAATATAATGGATTGTAATCTTTGCAACTATCACTGTCGTGATATGTATTAATTATAACATCCATATCATGATAAGTTAAATTAGTATGGTTCATCAAATGACTCCAAGTTTCGTGTCCGATAAGAAAATTTGGCAAATATGAATAATATTTCTTTGGTATAAATAACATCATGTCGTTGACTCTTGGGTGTCCGCCGCATACACTGTCGCGTTTCCAACAAATAGTCGGATATAAAATCATATTTATGTTAGGATTGAAGATGTCCATAAAAGCTTGTTTTAAAAATAAATCAATTCTTATATACATAATAAAATCGTATTGATTAAAACCTACTCTATTATTAATTTCATTAATTGTATGATTAAATAAGTTATTTAATCCTATAACATTGTCATAAAATATGTGGCATTTTAAATACTTTTTATACACATCTATTAGATTATTGTTAAATTGTGTTGTATAGCTTGATATAAAAACATTCACGCTATTCAGATTATACTTTTCTTTTGCTTTTTCTATAAATTCAATGTGACTTTGACTTGCTTTTATTTGTTCATTGTAAGATTCTGGGCTTCCTCTATTTCGTGTTCCTTGACCACCTAATCTAAAACTTTCTCCTAAAAAAATAAATAAACCATTCATTTTATAAATTATTTATATATTATAAAAGTGAGTTAAACTCATATTCATATAATTAAGTATATAATGCAAACAAATGCAAATGCTAGAAACAATAAAACTGACGAATGCATTGAATTAAAAAATATCAAATATAAGACAATGCTTCTAAGTGGAAATGTCATTAATGAAATCAAATCATCCAATGACGATTTAACTAACTTGGAAAAATTCCTAGAAGATGACAAGCAAAATAACAAAAACGAACCCTGGAGCAAGTTAGATAAAACCATTAAAACAAAGAAATTGTTGTCCTTTGCCGAAAAATACACCAAAGATAAGAACTTTGGCGAAGAAGAAGAGAAACTACTAGTTTCATTTTTAAAAGACTGTCTTGACCGTAAAAAGCTACAACGCGTAAAAGATGTTGATTATGACAAGACGAGTGGAGAAATAAAAGATGTGCCTGCACTTTCGTATAACAAATCTACCAAGCATTTCACTCTGAAAAATCTCGATAAACAGCGCGTTAGTACATTGAAAAGTTTACCACCAAAAAAAGGCGCTACACGAGGAACCGTGAAGAACACCAAAGTCGACGACTCTTCTGATGAAGACAAAGAAGACAACTAATCAATAAACCGTCGATTTAGATATAAAAGGTATTTGCTATAATAATATAATAAAGACATTATGTTATTATCAGATTTGGATGAGCTGGAAGACATACTCGATTCATTGGTTCCGGAGGGAGAAGAAGAGGAACCATTTTATTTCAACGAAAAAGAAGAATGTGACATTATTGAAAATGTTATGCAATTGATGAACGAATATGTCGAGGAAAACCCTTGCGATGTATCAGAACCCGATTTTCACGATGCAATGATTGAAAGCATAAAAGAATTGTATTCGCCGATGATTTCACCCGAGATTTACACAGGGAGCTTAGATAGAGACAAAATCCACGACGACTTTGATGATTTAATTGACATTGCAGCGGACCTATTTTATAAACAAATTATGCCTCCTCGTTCATTCCCGTCAACTTTTGTGAGAACAGTTTTGCCAAGTCCAGAAAAACTAGCACTTCTAAAAGCAAAACTTGATTATTTGGCGGCCAAACCTCAACCACAACAAAGAACCGACGAATGGTACAAGTTTCGTAACAATCTTATTACCGCTAGTAACGCATTCAAAGCATTTGAAAATGCAAATACTCAAAACCAGTTGATATATGAGAAATGTCAACCTATTGGTGCGCAGGGCGACAAATTTTCCTATGTGAATGTCGATACACCATTTCATTGGGGACAGAAATATGAACCCGTTTCTGTTATGTATTACGAGAAGGAATATGACACGCGAGTTGGAGATTTTGGATGCATCCAACACGACAAGTTCTCTTTTTTAGGTGCGTCACCAGACGGCATTAACAATGACCTTTCAAGACCCAATCGCTTCGGTCGTATGTTAGAAATCAAAAACATCGTGAACCGCGAAATTGACGGCATTCCCAAGAAAGAATATTGGATTCAAATGCAACTGCAAATGGAAACTTGCGACCTCGACGAATGCGACTTCTTGGAGACCCGATTCCAAGAATACGAGTGCGAAGCCGACTATTTCCTCGACGGAAATAACTTTACTACAACCGCGAAGGGAGATTTGAAAGGAGTTATGATGTATTTTTCGACGCCTGAAGGTCGCCCTTATTATGTGTATAAGCCGTTGACCATGGACATCGACGAATACGAGAAATGGTCTGATGCCAAAATGGACGAGCTGTGTGAGGGGTCCACTGATGAAAACGGTGTTAAAAAAGTGGGAATGTGCTGGATTAAAAATATTTTCTGGCGACTAGAGGAAGTCAGCTGCGTCCTAGTATTGCGCAACAAAATATGGTTTGAGGCCAACATTGGACAAATTGAGCGTGTTTGGAGAACAATCGAGAAAGAGCGCATTTCTGGAGATTTCTCACATAGGGCACCTAACAAACGCTCTAAAAAGGTGGAAGAACCCGTGCAAGTAAACAAGATTGAGAATTATTTTAATTTGGGTGAAGGTATAAAGGTTGAAAAAACTGCGTGTTTAATTCCTCTTCCAAATGGTACTAATGCAAAAAACTATAGAAGCCGCGAAAACTCTATCATAGACGATGAAAAAATGGGTGCAAACACTGTTATTAAAATTAGAACAGAATCAATCGATGAAACAAAGCAAAATAACCCAAATTTAAAGAGTTAGAGACCAATTTACTTGTGTACCCAGTTTTGTTTCCACTGTCTTGAACACATCTGAATGAAAGAATCCGTTGTTTGCTGAAAAGGGAGATGGATGTACACACGCAATTATGCGTTCTTTATTATCAATAAATTTTTCTTTTGATTTGGCAAAATTACCTAATAATAAAAACACACATTTTTTATTATTAACGCTTATAAATCTTATTACATCATTTGTAAAATCCTCCCAAACACCCATTTGACTTGATGGTTTATTTTTTATAACTGACAGAGCAGCATTCAACAAGAATATCTTCTCTTCATAAAACCACCTATCTAAATTTCCTGAACTAAACTCGTACTTTCTTTCTGGGAACTCTAATTGCAATTCCTTATATATGTTTTTGAGAGAAGGTGGTATTCTTATTCCTTGAGGAACTGAAAAACTTAATCCGTGTGCCTGTTTCTCATTGTGATAAGGGTCTTGTCCAAGAAATAATACTCGAATTTCTTGCACATCCATTTCAAATACTTTAAATATACACTCTTTTGGTGGATAAACGATATCCGGCGGTTTATACAACTCTTCCAAATCAAATTCATAGTGCTCAAATAAAGGAGTCCAACTGTTGTGGATATTGTTCATCTTTTAATGCAACTAATTAAAATAGAATTGCATCACTTCAATTTTAAAATGCGGGCAATTCAAGAGTGGGTCCAGGTTGAGGTCCTAAAAACAGATTTTCGGGAGTTCTATAGTAGTTAACGCGCGTACCCGGAGTATCTGGCACAGGAGGGAGCGGCGTCACAATATTACTTGCTAGTTGATTGTCTTTATACAAGGCCCCGCAAAATTCGGCTCCTACGCATACTCCATCGTCTGGATTTCTGCGATAGCGCAAATTGTTTGTTATTTGTGCATAAGAACTCACACCAAAAACCGGATAATACCACCAAATATCCTCATAACTGTTATTACTTACTGTTTTTCTTCCCGTAGACGGATATTCGTCATATAAAAGGGCAGCTGCATCGACATTGGAAGGGAACGAACCCGCTTCGCCGAGGCTGAAATTCGAATACCCTTCTTTGGTTAATGACGCTAAACCATAGGCACCGCCAACTATTGCTAATAATAAAATTACAAATAAAAATATGATTCCCTTATTCATCTATATATATTTGTTATTATAAAAACTTTTATTTATACAATTTCGGTGATTCTGATTTAAAATTAAATTTAGAAAGATATATAATGAATCCCGAAAATCAACGAACCAATATGGAAATGCGTGTGACAAAGCGAAATGGACAACTAGAAGACATTTCCTTTGATAAAATTTTGAATCGCGTTAAAAAGATTGGTCAAGAAGCAAACATTCAAATCAACTATTCTTCCCTTGCAATGAAAGTCATTGACCAATTGTATGACGCTATTCCCACTACTAAAATTGACGAATTGACTTCGGAACAATGCGCCGCCCTTTCTACTATGCACCCCGATTATGGCGTTCTTGCTGGTCGAATCTTTGTTAGCAATCACCAAAAGAATACTTCAGAGTCTTTCTATGAAACGATGAGCAAATTGTATTATTTTACTGATATTCACGGACAACATTCGCCGCTTATTTCCCACGAAACCTGGATTAACATTGAGAAACACAAGGATGAACTAGACGCTATGATTGATTACAATCGCGATTATTTACTCGAGTATTTTGGTCTTAAGACTCTGGAGCGCGCCTATTTATTTCGCGTAAATGATGTCATCGTTGAACGCCCTCAGCATATGTGGATGCGCGTTGCCGTTGGAATTCACGCGGATAATTTGGAGGCAGTAAGGGAGACTTATGATTTGATGTCACAGAAGTATTTCACGCACGCAACACCCACATTGTTCAACGCCGGAACGCCGCGCCCTCAATTGTCGTCTTGTTATTTGATTGCGATGGAAGATGACAGTTTGGACGGAATTTACAACACGCTAAAGGATTGTGCTAATATTTCCAAGTGGGCAGGAGGCATTGGGTTGCACATTCACAACATTCGCGCATCCAACTCTTTAATTCGAGGAACAAATGGAAAATCCACTGGAATTGTACCAATGTTGCGTGTATTCAATGACACTGCGCGTTTTATTAATCAAGGTGGCAAGCGTAATGGCTCTTTCGCCATTTATTTGGAGCCCTGGCACCCAGATATTGAGGATTTCTTGGAAATGAAGAAGAACCACGGCGATGAAGAAATGCGTGCGCGCGACCTCTTTTATGCTTTATGGACTCCCGACTTGTTTATGGAGCGCGTCAAAACCAACGCAAAGTGGTCTTTTTTCTGCCCAAATGAATGTCCTGGTTTAGCGGACGCCGTTGGCGATGCGTTCAATACACTCTATGAAAAGTACGAATCCGATGGAAAGGCTCGCAAGACGGTGAATGCTCGCGATTTGTGGTTCAAAGTGTTGGATGCGCAGATGGAAACCGGTACGCCCTACCTTTTATTTAAAGATTCGGCTAACTTGAAATCCAATCAACAAAATCTTGGCACCATAAAGAGCAGCAATCTTTGCTGCGAAGTAGTACAGTTTTCTGATGATAAAGAAACCGCGGTATGTAATTTGGCATCGATTGCTCTCCCCGCTTTCGTCGACGAAACAACCAAGCAATTCAATTATGATAAGCTCCACGAAGTCACCAAAGTTGTAACTAGCAACTTGAACCGTGTTATTGATATTAACTTTTATCCGACGGAGAAAACCAGGCGCAGCAATTTGCTTCATAGACCTATTGGCATCGGCGTTCAAGGTTTGGCTGATGCATTTATTATGATGGATATTGCTTATCATAGCGATGAGGCCAAGACAGTAAACAAGCTCATCTTTGAGACGATTTATCACGCGGCTCTTGAACGCAGTAACGAGATTGCGATTAGAATCAAAAATAAAAGTTCTTGTGTTTCAGAGTTTTCAACCATTGTTTCTGATTTATCTTTGAAATATAGTCTTAAAGCAGAACATCGTGGAGCATACATGTCATTCGAGGGTTCGCCCGCAAGCAAGGGTATTTTGCAGTTTGATATGTGGAATGTCGAGCCCTCCACACGATATGATTGGAATGCGTTGAAGCATTCTATTATGGAGCACGGAATGCGCAATTCGCTCTTATTGGCACCAATGCCAACGGCTAGCACTTCGCAGATTCTCGGATATAACGAGTGTTTTGAGCCTCTAACAAGCAACATTTACAGTCGCAGAACCTTGGCAGGCGAATTCGTTTTGGCAAACAAGTATTTGATGAAGGAACTCATTGACTTGGGACTTTGGAATGAAAAAATTAAGAATAATATTATTGCCAACAAGGGAAGCATTCAACAGCTCACAATGTTGTCAGAGCACATGAGAAACAAGTACAAGATAGTGTGGGAAATGCCAATGAAGCATTTAATTGATATGTCAGCGGAACGCGGCGCGTATATTTGCCAAAGTCAGAGTTTGAATCTCTGGTTAGAAGACCCAAATTACAATACACTTACTTCGATGCATTTCTACTCTTGGAAACAGGGATTAAAAACAGGCATCTATTATTTGCGTCGAAAGGGTAAGCATCAAGCACAACAATTCACGCTTGAACCAGAAAAGGGTGAGACGAGCGAAGCGGTGGAAGAAGAGCATGATATTTGTGAGATGTGCTCGGCTTAAAGAGTGTTCTTTAAGTTGTTTTGTAAAAAAAATTATTTTTATTGATTTACAATTTAAAGAAATTTTTCTAATTTTGTGGCTAATAAGAATCGTACCCTCCATCATAATTGCTGCCGTATCCGCCGTAGTCTAGAAACCAACCAACCTCTACTGGGTCATCTTGTGGCTCTTCCAACTCGCACGCTTCAATGTAAGCATTTGCCTCTTCAATCATCATCATTTTGGCGCTGTCCATAAAATCTATGTCTCCAACATCATCTAGAGAAACATCCTTCAAATAAGTGTCGAATGCACTTGGAAAATGTTGCACTTCCTCTGCATCATTTTCCTTACCACAATTAATGAAACCTCGACCACATTCGCCTTCGTATTCATAATTTGCACAGTTGGCGCAATATCCTAGAAACACACCGTTCCACGAACCATACAACGCACAATTAGTGCAGTCTTTTGGACCCGTTCCTAGCAAATGATTTTCTGCCCACTCTTCGGGAAATGTCCCGCAATATAGTTCCTCGTCATAAGAATAGTACGCAGGCTTACCATTGCGGTAATGATATACAAATTCTTTTGGGTTAAATTGTGCCATTCTTGGTTATATCTACTATTGAAATTGCATTAAATACTTAACGCAATTTCAACTTCAATTTTTATTTCTTTCTTCGTGTATTCTTTTTCTTTGACGAATGTCTCGTTTTCTTGACGAGTCGTTGAGGCCTTTTTGTTTTTCTATGATGTTTTTTATAGGTGCGTCTTTTTAATCCTCTTCCAGAAGAGCCTTGTCTTACATACAGGTGTTCCTCTGAAGTATTAACAAATCTTCCACCGGGGGAAACTTCGTCTCGTACCGCAATAACCCCCGCCCTCTTTGGAACTCTGCTTGCTCGAGGAATTGCACTAGCTCTCGCCGTTCTTGGCGAAACAGCATCAACTCTTGTACCCTGTAAAAAAGCAACTTCTGGAGCTTCAACTTTTTCACTGCAAAAGTCGTGCAATCTAATACCAACATCATTTCGCAAAGGTCTCTCAAACGCATTATATAGTCTTTTGTCTTTGCATATTTCTTCTAATGCATCCATCAATATTTGATCATTGGGTCTTTGTTCATAGTATATTTTTATATACTTTGTTGCCAAATCAATAAAATTACTATTTTTAATATATTTATCAACACTATGATTTTCATCTTCAAAAGTAAACAAAAAACTTAAACCAGAATCGCCTTCGTTGTCTAATATAAACGGATAATTTTTATTTTTTCCATCTTTTACATCTAATAACATCGACGCAATTTTAAAATCTGTGCGCAAGCCACCCCAGCTGCACGCCATAATCAAAGCAGTTTCGCCTTGATTGTTGGTGTAATCTAGACCACAATCTCCTTTCAATAATTCTGTAACTAACTCAATAGCTATTTCGTTTTCTATTCCTATGCAAAGCATTAAAGGGGTAAGACCATCATCATTTTTATTATTAAGTGGTGCTTTACCAGTTTTTATTAGTTCTAATGCAGCTTCATATTTATCTTGTCCAAGTGCGAATAATAATGGGTCCACATTTTCGTCAACAAATATTTTTTTGTTTGATAAAAAATTTTTTTCTAAATTCTTTAAAAATAATGACACCCCTTCCGCATCATCTGCATATACTAAATTATCAAAATATGTAAATAATTCTTCATCTGGAGGACAAATCCCTTTATTCATTTAATATGATGTTATATTATCAACATATTAAATATTTTTGTTGTGGCCAAATTTTATTAATTCTTGCGCTTTGTGTGTTTTCTCTTTTTTGGCGCACCCTTTGACTTTTTGTGTTGTTTTCCTTTATGATGTCTCTTCTTTGTATACTTTCTTCTTGAGACTCCCTCAGCATAATCAACCGCAGGAGTTGCGGACAGTCTGGTAGACCTTCTTGAATGAACGGCAGAAGGAACTGGAGCTGCAGCAGCAGCACTCTCCCTGAGTTCCTCATAATATTGCTCCGCATCTTTTTGTTGTTCTATTTCTTCGGCAACATCTACGGCCAGTTCTTCGTCATCTTCCTCGGCAATTGCAGAGAGCGCCTTTTTTAAAGCCGGACCCTTTCCACATTTATATCCTTCCGGTGACATTATTTCTATGTATCCAGCAATAGTTGGGTCCAAATCTTGCTCACACAAGTCAACATCGTAACGAATCTTATAGAAGCACCTCATACATATGACAACATCCATTAACGCGTCGTGTAACTTAGATTCATCCGGGGCATATCCAAACAAATGAGTATACAAGGCGTTCAATTTGGGCATTTTGTAATACTCTTTTCCCATCTTGTTTACTGCCGATATTTGACACACATCTGCGCCAAACTTTCCAGTACAAAACTCCTTCTTGTTTGCGTACAAGTTTTGAATATATTCCTCGAAAACCTCGAACCCTTGGCGGCGTCTTAAACGGTCCATTTCAGCCAGCAACATATTTCGATCAAAATGCAAATTGTGTGCCACAATAACATCCGCCTTTTCAAAATCCTTCATAAACTCGATTAAAACCTCGTGTATTTCAGGATTGAAAGTCATCATTTCTTCGCCAGTTTTTGGATTGACAATGCGCTTGGTTCTACCTTGCGTTTTGGCCAAGGATATTTTGTGAACAGCCTCGCTCCCAGGGTCCATTGTCTCTCCTTCAGGCAATCGAATAACTTCATTTACTACCTTTGCTGTATGCAATTGATTGTCGTACAAAATATAACAGAATTGCACCGAATGAGGCCACTTGGATGCGTCTGACTTGGGAAGCACCTTTTGCTTGCCAGTTTTTCTGTCTATTACTGGTCTCCCCGAGTCTCTATATGTATCAAGTTTTTCGCTGATTTTGAATTCATCCCACACAACCGATTCATGTGGCAATCGATTCGTTTCAAAATCGAATGTTAGAGTGTATCGCTCTTTTTGATAAGCCTCCGCTTTATCCGCAGGATAAGCCACTGAATGTGAAGTTTTATGTGTAAATATAGGAGTTTTGCTTGCGCTCATTGCTATATATATTAAACGAGATAATACTATATTCTTTAATAAAAAAATAATATTCAATTTTTTTAGACCAAAGTTCATAAATTTGAGTTAGATGAAAAATATGCGAGTCTTTTATTTCGCATAACTTCTTTGTCTATAATAATTTTATTTTCTATAATAACTTCATTTTCTTCAATATTGCTCATTTTAAGCCACATAAAATGGTCTATTTTTCTAAATGTGCCAATGCAAATAGACCAATCCTTTTCTGTTTTTTCACCTATGTGCTTGCATCCATTCACATTTGTCATTGTAATATGCTTCAACCAAGGCCCGGTTTTGACGACTATTGCATAAAATGTAGACAACGCTCTCCACGATATAATTTGCACCTTATCTCGCGGTTTTTTGTATTTGCATTGAATCGCGTAATAATGGTCCCCTTTTTTTGATAATAAATCTATTCCGTAATCATTTTTTGTTAAATGAAATTGGTCTTTAAGCTCTTTTGGAAAATCTTTATAAAACCACACTTGTTCGTGATTCAAAACTATTTCCAAATATAAAAAACAAAAGGCCTCAAAAAGGTCACCTTTTTTCTTTTTATTGTTTGCCTTTTCTTTCAATTCGGTCATATTATGAGCTGTTTCGCCTTCTATATAATTTTCTATTTCTTGCATTAAAATGTCAAACTTGTTATTATCTGTTTGAATATTTTTTGCAATTAGTTCTCTTATTTTCTGTTTTGCCAGTTCGCTCATTGGTATTATTATTTATTTGCGTTTTGTATTTATGTATGTTTCTTTAAACATAGTCCTTGCATATTCCAAAACTTCGACGATGCCATATGGTTATTCCATGTTCTTTTATTCCTTCTATGTGTTTTTTTGAACCATATCCTTTATTTGAATCCAAACTGTATTTTTCTACTAAATCCGGATGTTCTTCGCACAAATCCTCTATATATTGATCGCGTTCTACTTTAGCCAATATTGACGCCGCCGCAATCGACGAGTATTTGTTATCACCACCTTCTATGCATATGTGGTCCAAATGATCTATTCTACTTTTTGATGTAATCACTGTATAAGGGTTGAAATAGTTGCCGTCTATTAGCAACTTTATTAACTCTGGTTGCCGTGTTGTTCCATCTTTTATTACCTTTGTAATGCATTTGTGCATCGCTCGTTGCGACGCTTGCAGAATATTTATCTCGTCAATTGTTTTTTCATCTTCGTATTGCACGGACCACGCAATCGCATTCTTTTTAATATAATCTGCCACTTCTTGAATCTTCTTCTTGGAATGAAACTTTTTGCTGTCTTTCATTTTTGAATGGTCGAAACTGTCATCTTTAGGTAAAATCACTGCTGCCGCGTAAACTCTTCCAAAAAGTGGCCCTCTTCCAACCTCGTCAACGCCTATTTCGTAAATCTGAGGACTTGCCTCATCGTAACACTTTTTCAAAACCGTTTTTGCCGGTGTTGCCCTTTTTTTTGGTTTATCTGTATCTTGGGACTTTTCTGTTGTTGCGTCTGTTTCTGGCTCAAACACAATAGTTTCTGGGTCTTCTTCACAGTGTTTCTTGTGGGGGTTATCCATATTTTAGTAAGTTGTAATATATTTTTATTGAGCCAATTTATTTCAATTTTATTTTTATTATTGCAAACTTTTTTCACTATATAAATTATACAACAGCAATGAATTCCATATTATTACTTTTCATCATATTATTATTAGGTCTTGTATTATGCTCCTTTTTAGGAGGTAGCAATTGCTTAAAGGAGGGATTTACCACTGACTCTACAACTGGGGCCAATGGCGGTGAGATTAAAACCGCTACTGGTGTTTCTGGAAACACTGCTTCCATTGCAGTCGGACCTCAAGGCAACATTTACACCACTAGCGATGTTAACGGAAATACTTCCGCCACTTCTCTCGACAGCATTCACCAAAATACCTTTTATGGACCCAATGGAGGGTCTGCCAAGGTGACCAATGTAAACGGAACTTACCAAATTGATGTCACTGATGCGGCCGGAAATACGACGCATTACACTTTTAATGCACCCACGGATTCGTCTTCTGGTTCTTCTTCTAGTTCGTCTTCTTCTTCTGGGTCTTCCTCTAGTTCTAGTTCTACCTCGACCATTCAAGCGCAAACCTTTTATGGTCCTTATGGAGGCAAGGCGCAAGTAGTTACTGGAAGCGACGGCAACTATTTGATTCGCATTAGCTATCCCAATGGACAATCCATTGATTACACTGTTACCAATCCTTATGTAAACACTCCTACTTCGCAACCAGTGGATTCCACCATTAACCAAGGAGGAATGTATCCTAGCACTTCTACTTCTGCTGCTTATTATTCTGGACCCAATGGTGGAAGCGCTGGTTATGCAACAGGACCTTACGGCAATTCTGTGGGTTATGTAAGTGGCCCTAATGGTAACACTGTTATTGGAGATTCTGGTTATGATTACTCGAACTCGTTGCCTCCAGGCATTCCTCGCAATATGATTCCTCCTGGACAAGAAGATTTGTACATCTTAAAGTCGGAAGTGGTTCCTCCTGTCTGCCCCGCTTGCCCTACAAGCTCGGCTTGCCCTCGTGAAGAAAAATGCCCGCCTTGCCCAGCGTGCGCTAGATGCCCTGAGCCAAGCTTTGAATGCAAGAAAGTGCCTAACTACAATGCAATAAACAATACTTATTTACCTGTCCCTGTCTTGAATGATTTTAGTACATTTGGGATGTAAATATAAAATAAAAGATAAATTTTTTATTACAAAATTGCAATTAAAAAATTTACAAATTAAAATATGTATAAATATTATATAATGAAAAGTAATTTAATATCTATATTCTCCAAGTATGTAACAAAATTTTTAAATGCAAGAAATTCTTTTTATAAAGGCAAAGAATATTTTTCAATTATTGTCTACTTCACATTATTATTTTGCGTAGATTATTCTGGAGTAATGGATTTATATGACCAGAATTTTTGTAGAAGGCTTATTAATATGTATAGAAGAAGAGACGAATTAACATATCAAAAAAAACTAAAGCCTTTCTGTGAACCTGTAAAAAAAATGTTGAATAAAGACGATATCAAGAAATTGCAATCTATTAAAATACCACAAACTACGGATATACCGGTGTTTTCCAGAAAAAATACAACAACTCATCAATGTTGCGAAAAATTCGATGAAAATGAAAAAAAAATTATTTCAGACATTTCTGAAAAAGTTAAAGATATTTACGAAAGAGAGATAGGAAAAAAGTTGTATTATTTGGGAAGCAATAAGGCGACTATTTATGTTTATCACGGCAATAATTCCCAACATTTATGGCATGTCGACCCTCAAAATCTTAGTGAAATATACAATGTTATCATTTGCTTCAAGAAAAAAGGCGACATTAGTCCTTTGCAATGTAAAACTATAGACGGAAAACCGTATTCTGTTAACTTTGAGGAAGGTGATGCTGCCATATTCAATGGAGGAACTACAGTACATCAAGTTCCTCCAAATAAGGATGAAAATTCCGAGAGAACTGTTCTATCTATTGCTTTTACAAGCGATACTAAATTAAATGAAAGTGAAAATTACAGTAATAATATGTGCACATATATAGAAGGAGGAAACAACTATTTTAATGTGTTCAAGTTATTATTAACCATTTTTATTACCAACCTTGTTATTACTTGGATTTCAGGCGTCAATAACTTGTCATACAAATTTTTAATAATGTTTTTAGCCTTTACACTTGTTATAGTTAAATATGTCCCATTGTACTTAGATATTGGTTTAGGTTCTGGTAGGTCGTCTTCTATAATCCATAATTTGATAATTTTGCTGGGTGTAATGCTTGTAACTTTTTCTACAAAAGGCGGAATATTATTTTTCAGTTACTTCGCGTTAAGCGATGTTTTTTTCGCACGCTCTTGGGTTGCATATGACTAACTTTGAAGTTTTCTTAAAATAATATAAAACAGAATAATGTTTTTATATTATTATTATAATTTTACTTGCGTCGAATAGTATTTCTATGTTTCTTTGTTTTGGTTTTCTTGTTTTTGTTCTTCTTTTGAGAAGAATTGCGTTTTGATTTTTTGTTCTTATTTAAGGTGCGTCGAGGTTTCTTTGTTTTATTTGCTTTTCTATTTTTGTTGGTGGATTTTTTCGCCTTGGGTTTTATGTAACCTCCACTTGGCGCTCCGTCTGGATTTGGTTTTCCATTAAAAAGAAGTTTTCTTGAAGGAGAATTCCCTGCTCTAGTTACAGGGGACGCCCTCGCTAGCCCAGATGCTGCTGCTGCTGTTACTCCTTGCGCACTTGCAGGCGAAACCCACTGTCTTATTGGAAAGGTTTTTCCAGTTCCTATATTTCCCCAATAAGTAAATTCTCTATTATCTTGTAGAATAATAACCCAATTACTTGATTCTTCAACTTCAATATCGCATTTATATTGCACATAGTCTCCATTTAACGCATTATAAACCCAATTTTCACTTTCTCTAGAGTCTGTAACAACAGTATTTTTGTCTGCTTGATAAGTAGAGCTATATTTTATTATGTCACCAGATTGAACAATAAGATAACTGTTTCCATCAACCTTTAAAGGAAGTGCTTTTGAAGTAATTTTTATCTGTTTTACAGTTTTATTAATTGAAACTATCCACGCATCACCTTGTTTTTTTGCTTTTGCTATACACCAATCTACATATACCATTTTTGCTCGCGACCCGCAATATAAACACAAATAATATCCTCCTATTCCAACAACAGCTGTTCCAAAAACCACTCCCGCCCCATATATTGGATTACTGTAAAACCAACCAAAAAAACTATAAGCAAACTCTGCGGGTTTCATACTTGAAATGGTGGTTGATATAGTTGTTAATGCACTAGATAATAAAGAATACAAATTTGTAAAAGCTGAAACTATTCCATCTTTTGCCATTGTTAAAAGGGTCAACGCCTGAGTTTTTTGTTCTTTCATAAGTTTAAATATATATGTGCCAGCAGCAAAAGAACCTCCAATTAATCCTGCTCCATTTATTATCCTTGTAACAAAAGCGGGTACTGCTAATTTATAAGCCCCTAGCGCCAAACACAATAAGGTTCCACCAACTGCTACTAAAGTCTCAGTAGATGGAGCTGCAGCTAACGCAAAAGCTTCAAATTGTCCTGTAATATTTTGCATCCAGCTCGACATTTCTGCATTACGCAAAACTTGTTTTGCTACTGCTTTAGCATTAATATTTTCAGCAACAGCATTTAATTTGCCTACTTCCAGTTTGGTTACTTCTGCTAAATTTTTTTTATAATTTTCTGAAGCTATTTTTTGATTTACTATTTGAGCAGCATCCAGGTTTTCTTTGTTAGCATTGTTGTAGGCATTAAGAGCGTCAACTGTGCTTAATGCAACCCCATAACTTTTAAGTTCAGCTATTTTTTCTTGCATTGCTTTAGCCTGATCTTCTGGAGAAAGATAACTAAAAACTTCAGACCCAACCTCTAAAACAGTATCTATTCTTGTTGTTGCTTTTATCAAAAAAGTATTTCTTGCAAGAAATTCAGAATACATTTTATATCTATCAACTTGTTCACTAACTTCCCCGTTTGATTGGGCCAAATCAACAAAATTATTGGCCTTTGCTTGAAGAAACCCAGCATCTTCTATAACTGCGGTATCCATAATAATCTTTTTTGATTCTTGCATTTTACTCTCTACACTTTGAGAAATTAATCCAGGCAATGATTTTAATAATTCGTTATTTTTAAGATTTGTAAATTTATAAACAACTGTAATTTTACCATCATCTCCAATTGAAACAGGCTCAATTTTTAATGATGGTTTAGAAAGGTCTAATAAATATGCTGATTGGGTCATCTTTAATGCTGCTAATTCAGTTTTAAGTCTAACTCCTTCTAGTTTTTGTCCTTGAGAATCAGTTATTTCAGCTGTAGCATTTCCCTCTTTTATTTCTTGTAAAGCTTTTCCAGCTTCTGCTTCTCCAAGCATAAGTTGTTGTTGGGTTTCCTTTGGTTGTCCCTTTGTCTGCGATTGTTTATTGAGAGCAAGGGCATTTCCGTCTTTACTTACTTGAGGTTTTTGAGGTTCCGCCTGCAAAGCCTGCGTTGAACTAGCAGAACTTATAGCGCCTACTCCATAACTCGGCTTACCAATAGTTTGTACATTTAAATAAGGTGCAGCCAATTGTCCTTCGCTCGATTCATTGGCTGAAATTATTTTTGGTTGTTGTCCAAAAGCCCACTCCCATGTAGACGGTTGTTTAACTGCTTGTTGTGTGGTATATGTTTCCGCAATTCCAGAATCTAAAATATGCCTACCAAATGTGTCAATTGATTTTCCCAATGAATTAAAATCATTTTCTAGTTCTTGTAAAGTAAGATTGAGTTTTTTTAACATAGCCTTTGTATAAGTAGTATAATACCCATCCAAATACTTATCGATAGCGCTTCTTCTTTCGTCTGAGTCTTTTAATGCAACTTTTTGGTCTCCTTCTACTTGTTCTTGTTTTAGTTGTTCAATAACATCTGTTGACCACATTAGATCATCATCATCGGGTTTAGTGTCTGTTTTTTTTAACTTAAAAGCTAAATATTTTTTAGCATATGCTTCAGCATTTTCAACGGTTAATAATCCAGAACTTATATATTCGTTCATAATACCACTAGGTTGTTCTGAAATGGCGTTGGCAATAATTAAATCAAATGTAGTTTCTATTAAATGAGAATAATCAATAGTAACATCTTCATTATTTCCATATTGACCTTTATATGCCAAGGCTAGCCCCTCTCTTAATTCTTGTTGAGATAGCAACTTAGCGGGATATTTCTTTGGAACTATTACTGTTGTTGATACTGAAGTAGAACCATTTTCTGGTTGCGATGGTTTTATTGGACCACTTGTTGCTATTTCTTGTAATATTTCTTTTACTTTTTTACCATTCTTGAGCCCTAAGGTTTTTTCCATCCCATCACCTGTTCCATACATGTCAAGAAAACCTTTTGCTATATCTGGAGAATTGGATGCGCATACAAGAGTACCTGAAAGTTGATTTGATTCCATGTGGTCTGGGAATTCAAAATCTTGCCTACCAAAATCTGGAAATTGAAAATATTCTGTATCCAAACCACTTCCTGAAGGAGGAGGAATTGCTATACTAAATTTTTTTCCATTTGTCATTATACAAGGTTTTCCGCTAATGCCAGAAGCTAATGAGGTTGCAGCTAGTGCTGCTAATGCTGCACTTTTAAATTTCATTCCACCTTTTCCTGCTTCTTCTTCGTGTATCTCTATCTCTATCTCTGGATCTGCTTCTGCGACATCAACATCGACCCCTTCATTAAAACTAGACAATGTTTTAATAAACTCATCAAACTTTTTCAGTTTTTCCTCTTCATCTTCCATTTCTTCTATACCTTGCAAATGTTGTCCAATTTTTTCTTCTAGCTCTTTAATTTGTTCTTCTCCCGCTTCTGCTACTTTTTCTTTTGCAATACTAAAGGCATCATATGTTTTAACAGTTGCATCAATTTTAACTAGCAAATCATCCAATTTTGTTACATTTACTGATGCTTCAACTGGTATTTCTCCAAAACTCTCCTCGGCCGCATCCGACGAAGTTTGAGTTTTGTTAAAAGATTTACCAGTTTCTTCCAAAACCATAAGAGACAAATCGTTAATTTTATCTAACAATCTATCTGTAAAAAGCGACTGCAAATCACAATTTAATAAACCACTTAATATTTCTCTATCAAAATCATCAGTAAATATAGAATCTGGCGAGGTTAATGCTGTCGTATGCATATCACAAAGCGTTTTTTTTAAAGAAATTGATGTTTTGAGATTATTTGCTGCAGCAAATTGATTTTGAATATATTCCTCTAAGACCTCGGGTTCAAAGGTGGGAAGTTCTTCTGTTATACCTTCTTCACTTTTAAATGAGTTTAAAAATTCAATTGCCTTTCGTGATTCTTCTGCATAATTTACCTTCACTATAAATGGTTCACCTGATTCTGAACCAGATTCATCAGTTGTTTCTCCATCATTTGGGTTTAACAATTCAGGCATATCAGGATCTGTTGTATCTGTGTCATCAAAATAAGGGTTTTTATCTTTTGGTTCTGTTTCCATTACAATATAAATATAAGAAGATTTAATTTTCATAAATTAAATCTTTTGTTTTTGTTTGTTTTGTTTCAGTTTATTCTCGTGTTTTTATGCATTTCTTATCCATCTGGAATGTCTTCTCATTTTCATCTTGCGGCACTATTTTTAACACGCATTTCGACTTTTTCCCGTACAATGGCTCCGTGCATCCCTTCTCCTTCGGCTTCTCTATTTTCTTAAATTTAAACAGCTTCGGTTTATCATCCGTGCATCGCGCCCTAAAGTGTTCATATCTTTCTCTCACATCGCAGAATTTCAAATTCGATTTTTTATTCAACATCTTATTCACCAACTCGTGCAAATTATACACATAGCGTGAAAAGCTGTCGCGATCCTTCATATCCGACATTGTTAAAGGCAACTGCTTCAAGTTCGTCGTCAAGTTCATCCTGCAATATTTGCACGGCAACACTTTCTGCAAGCTGATTATGAAATTGCGATAATTGTGTTTTTCCTCATCCGTCGGATTCACTGGATAATTAAAACTCATCGTGTGCAAAAAATGCCACATTGGCGGCCCCCAAACCGTCGTTAACATCCCATCCCCGCTATTATATTCGTCTTTCGAATAGATGAGCTTCTTATTTTTTCTTGTTTTTGTTTTTTTACTACTTATATTTATTTTACGCGTTTGTGATTTCTTCATATATATTCCATAGAAATAAAAACCCACCTTTATATAAATACAAAATGGATTCCTTCTCCGTTTATTCTAGTAATTCCAAAAATGTCTGTATTTTCACAACTATTTCTATTATTTTTATTCTACTCTTTGTTATTAGTCCGTTAAATAAGTTTTTTATTGCATCCCTCTTTGGAAAAGTAGCGGCTCTGCTTATTTTAGCCTATGCATTGTATCAGAATTATACAAACACTGAAAGCCTTTCTAAAACAAGCAATACTTATTTATTCAAAGGCGAATGGTCACCATTAAAAACAAATATTCTATGTGGTTACATCTTCTCCTTCTTTATTCTACTACTCTTTTTTTCTATTGTGAAAAATATGCTGCTATAAGTAAAACTCTATAAAAAGTATATAAAAATTGTATCAATTATATATATTGCAATGTGTGAATACAAGTTCGAGGGTTCGCATTATATTGCTAGTTTCAAAGATTGTAAACTAATTGAAAACTCTACTCTTGTTTCGCTATTTGGAGACGCTATTCGGAAATCTGGTGCTACCATATTGAATTACAATGAACACATTTTCTCCAACGGCGGTATAACCTTTGTTTTTTTGCTTTCTGAAAGTCATTGCAGTGTTCACACATATCCAGAACACAATAGTCTATTCATTGACTTATTTACATGTGGAGATAAAATAGACCACAAAGCTTTTCACAATACTATTGTTGAGGCATTGAAACCAGAGAATGCTTCGATGAAAATGCTTATCCGTGATTGACTTCTGCTTACTTACAACTTTTGCAGAATTCTATCTATGTTTCCTATCTTAGCACTAATAAATTCATCGTCTCCTTTATTATTTTTTTCCACTTTGGCACAATTTAACGAATTTAGCACATTTGCCGTCTTTTTTTCTATTGGTTTTTCCACGATTAAATCCATAATTTTCTGATAATATATCAAATCATTTTTGAAATCAAGTCTTTTTATTTCAACCAATGAGCCATCTAGTTTTATGAACAACATTCGCCTTTATATAGTTTATATTATTTTATCTTTATTTCGTTTGATTAAAGCAATATATTCTTTCACATATATATAAATGTCATCTCGGTTGTCAAAAAGTTTTTTAAGCCAAGCCGCGTCTTCTTCATTGACGGGCGGAAGTTTATTTAATAATTTCAAAATGCCAGAGTCTATCTATATAAGAATAGGCCTAATTATTCTTGTTATTTCTATTATTGGTCTTATCTTGTATTATGGTTACAGCTTCTTATCAAAAAAATACAGTGTTGGTTACAAGGCAAACAGCGAACACATTCCCGTTGATGGCGTATCCAGTAATGAAGCCGAGTTGCTACTTTTCAGTGCAAACTGGTGTCCCCATTGCAAAGCAGCAAAGCCTGTTTGGGAAGAGGTTAAGAATGAATACAAGGGAAAAACGGTGAATGGATATACAATTGTATTTACGGATGTTGATTGCACCAATGAATCTCCTGATGTTGCAAGAATGATGGATCGGTATAAAATCGAAGGTTTCCCGACAATCAAGTTAATTAAAAATGGCCAAGTAATTGAATTTGACGCAAAGGTTACCAAGGCAAATTTAGAACAATTTATTAATACTGCCATTTAATTATCTTCTACAACTTCTGATTCTTCCTCTGTCTTTTCTATAGTTTCTTCATTCGAGTCTTTCAACTTGGAGAGAAATTCTTCGGCGGCTGCAATACCTTTGTCAATTAATCCCTTTCTAACTTCACCTGAGTGTAATGCTTCTTTCATATTGTCAAGACTCATAAGATATGCGTCGTATTTTAATTCGTAAGGAATAACAATCTCACTAGTGATTTGGTCGCTCGCAAAATTAACAAGTCGACTTACAAAGTGTATAACATAATCTAACATTGTGGATTCATTTTTTACAATGTTATTTTCCTTTTTCTCATAGACATTTTGTATTCCAAAAATCTCTTCTACATTTTTTTCATTTTCAACACAATATTTGACAGGATAATTGTTAAGAATACCTCCATCTACAAAACATTTGTCGTCAAAACATACAGGAGTTATAACCATCGGTATTGCACACGACATATGAACTGCCTGCAATACGGGAATATCGGGGAATGTTTTATAATTAATGTCGAACAATTCAAAAGAGTTTAGTTCGAGAGAAAAGAAGTGCAATTCAATGCCAGAATACTCATAAAACTCTTTCATAGTGATTGCAAGAGGCAAATCTCTGGCTTCAAAGAAAGGTTTATAAAATATTTCAATTGCTGACTTGTCAAATACCCCCTTTTTTGAATAAGATTCAAAGATTTGCGATATATTTACATTATACGCATCTTGCCACGGTCTTAAAATAATATAATCATTGATAGCATCCCACTCGAATTTAAGAGAAAACAATAAAGCAATAATTGCGCCAACGGAAGTAGCATAAATGGTTCTAATGTCATTAATATTCCAAAACCCGCTTTTTTCCAAGTGCTGAAGAGCGCCTATAGCTTGAATGCCCATAGGTCCACCGCCGGGTATTACCAAGTGCTTAATAGTCATTTTACAAATATATTAGTTATTTATTAATAGTTTTAAACCAGTTTTTAAATATTTACTATATTTATCGCAAGTTTTTATCGCTAGTTTTTTTAAATAATTTTTTTTAGAAGCTATCAATAAGGGCAACCAATGAGCAGCATATTTACTTTGGAGAATGTTACGGATTTTTCCGAAAAACTCAATATAGATGAATTATACGAGAGAAAGAAACAATATGATTTGAGCAAGCTCGACCTTTATAATAAAATTCTTAATCGCATTCATGTTCGCATTAAGACAACCGCTCGCCAAAAAATCGACGAACAATTCTGCTGGTATGTCGTACCTGAAGTGATTCTCGGCGTTCCCAAATACGACCAAGGCGCTTGCATCGCGTATATTATGGACAAGCTCAAAGACAATGGATTTATTGTCCGCTACATCCATCCAAATACTTTATTCATCTGTTGGAAGAATTGGGTCCCTTCATATGTAAGGACGGAATTGAAGAAGAAAACCGGTCTAGTAGTGGACGAATATGGGCGTCCTTTAGGGAAGGAAGAAGTGAACGGAGGAAACTCGAAAAATCTTACCTTGGAACCTAAGAACCTCGATGAAGCGATGTTCAAAATGGGCGATTCCTCCAGCTCCTCTACAGTGGCCGCTCAAAAGAAGAAATACACCCCAATCAACTCCTACAAGCCTCAAGGCAACTTGGTCTATGGGGACGATTTGTTGAATTCTCTGGAAGATGTTTTCGATAGTGTCTAGAGCATATATCGTGTGACATTTTCATTCTCTTTTACATTCTCTTAGCAGAATGGAAGGAAGGTAGGAAAGGCATCACTTTTTGCTGAAAAGTATTTTGGGTTTTCGTTTTTGGACATTTTTTTTGTCCAATTTTCAAAAGGGGAAATACTTTTGTGCAAAAAGTGAGGGAAAATCGCTCCCAGAGCATTATGCTCTTATTTTCATTTTTCGATGAAAAAAAGCGTGAGCATAAATTTTTCCATTTTTGCAAAAAAGCATTTAAAAAAATTATCCCATTCTTTAGAAAGGCTGACGATGGCTGACAATTTTGTCGTAAAAAATCGCCCAATATTTTGCTGCGAAACTTGTGACTATAAATCATCACGAAAGGTAGATTATGAAAAACATCTTAAGACCAAAAAGCACGCCGACTTACAAATGGCTGACAAAAATTCTCAAAAAGTCACCCTTACCTATACCAATGAGGATTTGTTGTGCAACTGTGGGAAAATATTCCAACATCGTCAGAGTCTTTTTAAGCATCGAAAAAAATGTATGTATAAAAACGAAGAATTAACAAAAAATGACCTCATAAAGCAGTTGATGATTCAAAATCAGCAACTCATATTTGAAAACAAGGAGTTCAAAGACTTGATAATAGACCAAAGTAATAAGATGATGGAATTGGCTACCAAACCTACCAACATAATCAATAATACATCCAATTCAAATAACAATAATAAGCAATTCAATTTGAATCTTTTCTTGAATGAGAAGTGCAAGAATGCTATGAATATGAGCGATTTCATTGATTCTATACAGATTGAAGATGACGACTTTGAAGACATTGGAAAGTTGGGCTACATTCAAGGCATATCTAATATATTTATAAAAGGGCTTAAAGACCTCGATGAAACAGTGCGGCCGATGCATTGCAGTGATATCAAACGCGAGACCCTGTACATCAAAGACAATAATGTGTGGGACAAGGATGAAAATAAGAAACAAGTGAAACACGCCATTGCAATGATTGCTCATAAAAATTTCAAATATATCCCCATTTGGGCAGAGGCCAATCCGCAGGCGTTAGATTGTACAACCAAGAAAAACGACCAGTATATGCGAATTGCAAATCAAGTAACTACCGCAATAACACCGGACAATGAAGATGGAATCAAGAAAATTATTCGTAATATAGCTAGCAAAGTTTGCATCGAAAAATAAAATATCTGATTATAATAATACTATAATATATGAGGCATTACACAAGTTCATTACAAAGTGGCAGAAAAACAAGAAGATTAAGACAACATCATAATACAACAAAAAGGCATAAGCAAACTAAAAATGATAAAGACAAAATAGAGAAATTGAGAGAAAAATGCAAAAGTTTAGCTGTGCGCGTTCTACCAAGTTTTGAAGATGCGTTGGAAAAAACGCCGGTTTATCAAAGCGCCAAAAAAATGGCAAGTGTGGAAAAGGAATTAGTAAAGCGCTTCAAAACTCCATTTACACCTTCAAAAATATTGCCCAATGACGACTTTTATACTTATATTAATTACAGATGGTTAAAAAATACACGACAAGAAATGGATAATGATAGTAAAAAAAATGAAGAAATTTATTATGTTCAAATAGATGATTTCCGCATTCTACAAGACAGGGTATATCACGAATTAATTGATATAGTTAAAGACTATATAAAAACGCATCATACGAGAGAAGCAAAGTTATTGAATAATGTTTATACTTCCATGTTAAGATTAGACCCCAACCCATTGAAAATGCATATTACCAAGATGATAAAAGACTATGATTATTATGTTGCGAGAGACAATGTTTGGGAATATATGGCAAACATTAACAAAAATGAGATTGTCAATTGGGCGTGCCCCATTAATTGGAAAGTGATGCCAGATGAAAAAAATTCGACTATTTTTCGCAACTACATATCTTTTCCTCAATTAGGCCTCTACGATTATCTGTTATATTTGGAAGATAGTCCAGCAGATAAACCAGAACAAAGAAATTATAGAAGACGAGTGAAAAACAAATATTTGCACTACATAAAAGAAGTATTTGATTCTTGTCTGGGCAAAAATCACGGTCTTAAACCTCACGATGTATTTGATGTAGAATATGAAATATTAATAGCAATGGGTTGCAATACTATAAAAAAGGATTCTTCCGATTTTTACAATGTGGTGAAGAGAGAAGAGGCATTAGATAAATATGGTTTTGACTGGGAACAATTCTCTCATTTCTTGGGTTATAAGCGGGCTCCAGACTTTTTTATTTGCGATAGTTTGAATTATTTGTTGTGTATAAGCGAGTTATTAAAAGAAAACTGGAAAACGCCAAAGTGGAAGAGTTTCTGGTTTTTCTTATATTTAAAGCAGATGATTCGTTTTGATGATAAAATGCGCAATTTATATTTTGAGTTTAATGGCAAGTTTTTACACGGACAACCAAATCTAGTCCCACGAGACATTTATCCGGTAATTGCTTTAACAGTTACTTTCAATACTCTTCTAACAAAAGAATATGTGAAACGCAATTATGATGTAAACAAAGTGCAATATGTGGAAAATATGGGACACGATTTACTTGCAGTGTATAAAAGAATAATTGGTAGGAATAAATGGTTGTCTCCAAAAACGAAGAAATATGCATTATTGAAACTGGACCATTTAAAACTCGAAATATCACAACCCAAAGAGTTGCGTTATGACCCTTTGTTGGATTACACCCCAGATGATGCGTGGGGAAATTTAGAGAAACAATGTTTATGGAAGATGAAGAAATATGTCGAATTGGAAGGACGCGATGTTATAGATATACCATTAGTTGATTGGAATACTTTCAAGTTAATAGGCAAGCAGGCTTATATAGTGAATGCGTTTTACACTCCCACTGAGAACAGTATTTATATACCTTTAGCTTACTTGCAAAAGCCATTTATAGATTTGGATGAAAGAGGTATAGAATACAATTTAGCGCATGTGGGATACACATTGACGCACGAGATGTCACATTCTTTAGACGAAACTGGAAGCAAATATGACCATAACGGAAATTTGCACGATTGGTGGACAAAGGAAGATAAGATAAAGTACAAGAGGATTATAAAGGATATTATTAAGCAATATGAAGTATTTGCTGCGTATGATAAAATAGAGTTTGATGCGGAAATAGGAATAGGTGAAGATATGGCGGACATATCGGGGTTGGCAATATGCGAGGAATACTTAAGGGATTTTCAGATGAAAAATAGCGATATAGTGCCAATAGCTTCCTTGTCATTTCAGGCCTTTTTCGTGTATTTTGCATTCCAACAGAGACAACATGTTTATAAAAAGGCGTTTGAAGCGCAACTTAAGACAAATCCCCATCCGTTGGATAAATATAGAACAAATGTTCCATTGTCTCGTATGGAATTATTTAGGAGTTTGTATAATGTTAAAAAGGGGGATAAAATGTGGTGGCATTCGACAAGTACTATTTGGTAGATTTTAAGGACCTTTGGTAGATTTTAAGGACCTTTGGTAGATTTTAAGGACCTTTGGTAGATTTTAAGGACCTTTGGTAGATTTTAAGGGCCTTTGGTAGATTTTAAGGACCTTTGAAAAATTAAGGCTTTAATAAAAATATTTAGAAATATAAATTTAGTTGTTGATAACTAACCAAATTTATTTTTTTTTGTAAGCATTATATATAAATGGCTTCCCGTTCTCGTTCTGCTCGTCGTTCTCGTTCCCGATCCGCTTCCCGCGGACGCACAATGCGTAAGGCTTCCGCCGCCGCCAAGGCCGCCACCAAGTCTGCTTCCAAGCAATTGAAGAAGGCTTTGGCTAAGACCAAGACTGCCTCCAAGTCCGCCCAAAAGGCGATGAAGGCCGCCAAGTCCGCTTCCAAGTCCCAAGCCCAACAAAAGACCCAGCAAGCTGCCCAAGCTGCTGCCCAAGCCGCCGCCGCCGCTGCCAGCGCTGCCCAAGCCGCCCAAGCCGCTGCCCAAAAGGCCAAGCAATAAGCTATTTACACTAATTAATTAGTGCAAATTAATACTTAAATATTATATGAAAATTTAATATTTAAGAAAAAATTGACCAAAATGAAAGGATATTAAAGAAATCATCTTAGTCTTATAATAAGAATGATATTCCAAAGCGAAAATAAGATGACCCGCAATGAATTATTTGAATATTGGTTTATTCGTATGATTGGTTCAAGAGATGAATATGATTTTGAGTTTGCAAGATTAGAACCATTTGATGATTACGATTGCAAAGATGATGTTTATATGAAATGCTCCGACTATGACAATTATTCTGACAATTTCTCATTTATATCAGCAACACCTGAAAATAAAAGTATGATATGTTTTGAATTATTCAGCTTTATGTTCTACTAGAAGTGGTGCAGGCTCTGCTGCTGGTTCTTGAGCTTTAACTGGATTATACAATTTTTCTGCTTCAGACTGTAATGTTTGTATTTGACTTTGAGATGTTTCCAATATTTGAGACTCTACTATTGCCTCATACAATTTAACGCCTTCAACAAAATCTGTCTCACATTTCAAATAAAGCTCTACTATGGTGCTTCGCGTTTCTGCAATCAAGTCTTGTAGCTGAGATTCAGTCAATTCTGGATTTACACGAATCACTTCTTTTGTAGGGTCTTGCGGGTCTTTTACATAAACAAACATCTTGTTAATGGTTTCCAATAACTGTTGCTGCTTTTCATTCACAGAAGCGATCATTTCACGCAAATTAGATGCATAATCCAGAAATAATTTATTTTTCGTGTCTTTTAAAGAACCATCACTAGTAAATTCTTGTGTGATGCCACCTTGGCAAAATTTACCCTTCATGTAATCTTTCAATTTAATATCCGAAAACTTCTTTACAGATTCAGGCATTGAGTCGCCGTTAGTAAAAACGCTATAAAAACGCTTCAAATCTTCGTCAAAACTACGCTGAGTTTCCGGCGTCATTCCTTTGAATTGACCCGTTGCATAATCATAATCTGCATCATAATACAACTCCATTAATTCTGGAATTCCGGGTTCGGCATCAAGTGAGTCTCCAGAACCTTCAAGTTTTTGAGAATAAATATCCATAGAACAGATTTTAGGTTTCACAGTAATATCTTGTTCTGCTTCTGCTTCTGCTTGTTCTTTTTCAAGAGGCATATTTCCGTCTCCTTTTAATGCGTCGATACGACTATCACACAAATTAGATTTTACGGTTTCAATTACTGCATCTGCAGGAATAGACAATTTTTCGCTCAATTTTCTCTTAACTTTTTTGCCAGATGAGTCAGTGTAGACATATTCTGGGTTTATTGTGGTTAGTATTGCCGAAAATAGATGCGCAATTTTAACATAGAATTTGGCAATTTGGTTGCACAACTCCATTTTTCTCTCGGGGTCCAATTTATCAATGTCCGCCCTTTTGAAAAATAATAGTTTTTCTTGTTTCTCTCCTTCTGAACCAGCAACAGAGCCATCTTGGACTCTATTAGCTAAACTAGAAATTTCAATGTCGGAAAAATACCTGTTTACTAATTCCGAAGTTAAAACTACTAGTTCATCACAATATTCTTTCTCGTATAATTTTCTTAAACTCTGGAAATCCATTGTTAAAATGTAATAACTTGCAATATAATCTAGTGCTTCGTCCAATTTTTTCTCTCCGCCCGTCATTGAAGCGTTGTTTATATTATTTTCAGTTTTATAAGATAATGAGTTTCCCATATATACTATCTCTTTAAAATAATAAAATCATTATTTCGTAAACTTGTGAAAATCAATTTTACAAGTTTCATTAGAAAGATAGAAAAATTAATTTAAAATTGATTTAAAAATATCTTTGCAATAAGAAAAGACAACCAGCAATGAATAAAGAAAGAAGCAAAAGAAATAAAACTACATTTACCAATAAGAAAGAACTTTGGTCAACATTTGATATAGAAGTAAATGGTTCTATAAAAGAAGAACCTTTAGAGTGCATTTATCGGGCTTGCGGTGACCGCGAAAAATGTGAATTGTGTGACTTTAATTTAGCATTCTCAGATGAGGGATTTTTAACATGCACAAATTCAAAATGTGGCATTATTTATAAGGATTTGGTCGACCAGAGTGCAGAATGGCGTTATTATGGCGCAGATGATAACCAAAACTCCGACCCAACCCGTTGTGGTATGCCCATCAATCCTCTTCTACAAGAATCGTCTTTTGGATGCAAAGTATTATGTTTAGGTGCGACAAGTTACGAAATGCGAAAAATCAGACGATACACCGAGTGGCAGTCGATGCCTTACAAGGAGAAATCACAATACGACGAATTTCAGCGAATTACAATCATGTCACAGAATGCCGGTATTCCGAAATCAATTATCGATGATGCAATGCGATATCACAAAAAGATTTCTGAATATGAGTTAACATTTCGAGGTGATAATCGCGATGGAATTTTGGCGGCATCCATTTACATATCGTGCAGAATCAACAATTTTCCGAGAACAGCAAAAGAGATAGCGACTATATTTCATCTTGATGTTACAAGTGCAACAAAAGGGTGCAAAAATGCATTGCTTATTATAAATAATCTGGAGAAGGATTTGGATAATAAAGAAAAAACCTCGTTTTCCAAGACAAAACCTGAGGCATTTATTGAGCGTTATTGCAGTAAGTTGAATATTAATGGCGAGTTAACCAAGTTATCTCAGTTTATTGCTATGAAAATAGAGAAAATGGATTTGATGCCGGAAAATACACCGCATTCAATTGCCGCAGGAGTAGTATACTTTATCGCTCAAATATGCAGATTAAATGTTAGCAAAAAAGATGTAAAAAATGTAAGTGAAATAAGCGAAGTTACAATTAACAAGTGTTTCAAGAAGATTGAAAAGATGAAAGATGAATTGGTTCCCGCTGTTATTTTGAATAAATACAAGTAAACTGACCTTATAGGGAGTTTAATTCTCTAACAAAACAAGTGCCAAATTGGCTATGATAAAGAAGATGTTGCGAATATCTATCGTTGCGTTTCAAGTTGTAATCATTGTCTCCTCCATACAAAAATACGATTTTATTCTTATTGTATTTTTCTTTTATAATGTTCCATAATGGAAGATGAGGAATCGAGCCGTCGTGAAATTCGTCGGGTCCTACTCTTCCAAATATAATCAAATCCCAAAACTTATTTTTTATTTTATCAATTATTTCGGCCTCTTCAAAATTATAGTCATTTTTTAATCTTCTTGAATATGTAAACCCATTTCCGTATAAATTATCTTTATACAATTGCTCTTTACTGTAATCTTCGTACAAGTATGCTAACCTTGGATATTCTACCGCAACACCACCTAGACTTTGAATTCTGCGTTTGATACTTATCCAAGTTAATTCTCGCGTATAATTGACAGAATAATTTCCAGTAATTAACAACACATTTTTTTGATTCTTATTTCCTGGAAATGCCGAGATTTTAGAAAAGAAATAATTAGCGCAAGCGCTAGTAGAGCAGTTATTTCGCGTGTGATTTAATAATTCTTGCCTAACTTCATTATAATCATTAACAATATATTCGGAATTATCCCACGGCAAAAATTGATGATAACACTGATTTACTAGTTCTTTTGGAAAGGTCACAAGACTATCTTCCGGGCAATTTACGATATTTTCAAAAATGGGAATGCATCCGTTTGCCAATATTTCATAGTGTCTCAAACAATCCCATCCTCCCTTCTTTTTGGTTTCTGCAAAACGAGATGTGCGATATAAATCATTATATTCTTTTTCTTGTTCTTTATTAAAACGATAATTGCCGCTACTGTTGCTTGAATTCATTTCAATAATAATATTTGATTTTATGCAATCTGTTGCGTCGTCAACGATGCATTCGTCGGGTATGCAATAAGCCAGGGAGAAAATTTTCTTATCACTTGGGTTTAATTCGTGGACTTCCTGATGTAGTAGAGGTGAAACATTTGTAATAACATCAAAATATTGAATTTTGTTTAATGATTGCATTGAATAAAAATTTGTTTTTGGAATAAACCTCATTTTTTTGTTTTTTGAAAAGAAACTCATCATCCACGATAATGTGCTGTTACTGTGAATTAAAATGGGACAATCGCGCATTAACGCACAGTCTTCTAATAACGACTGTTGTACAAGTTTGGGGTGCCATTTATCGAAAAATTTGATATATTGATGTTCCCAATCGTGTCTAAAATAATCACAAACAATATACAATTGATTCATATTTTGCATAGAGTCCAATATGGATATATAATATTGCGGAGGGATAATGTCACTTGTTGGACACGGATATTGAATAAAATCGTCTAGTCTCAACGACATAACAACATCATTCTCTTTTAGAGTTATATTGTGCGTAGATGTTAAAAAATCTCGAATAAAATATGTTTTATTCTCAAATATCCAGTAATCGCATATATTATTTTCAACTTCATTGTATATTAAATCGACGAGGGCATCACGATGTTGGATAAAGTATTCACTATTTTGAAAAAACCCTTTAATCAAAACATTTGACTCGCGAATGTCACAGTTGTCTCGTAAAATATCAAACAATTCTTCTTCTTGAATAACAATGTCTCCATTGGGGCCGTGTTTTTCTTTAAACTCTTCATAATGTATATAAGTGTGGTTGTATAGAAGAGAAATTAATTTGCAACTTAGGTATTGAAATAGTAAATTGCCACTCCTTCCACCATTATTGATAAAAGATACATTAAACATAATTTAATCTAGTAAATAAGCATTTGATATATTTATATTATTTTCGTCAAGAATAAGAATAATATATATCTCTCTAATTATATTTGAATGGAAAACACGGAGAATAATGCTGAGGTAAAAGTTGCACCGAAGCGAATATTTATAGTGCCTTATAGGAATAGATTAGAGCAAAAGTTTTTTTTCAGCAACCAAATGAGTTTTATTTTAGAGGGTAAAAGTGATTACGAGATTTATTTTTCACATCAATGCGATAATAGAAATTTTAACAGAGGCGCGACAAAGAACATTGGTTTTCTTGTAATGAAAGAAAAGTATCCGGATGACTACAAGAATATAACATTTATTTTCAATGATGTAGATACTTTGCCGTTTCATAAGATTTTCGATTATCAAACAACGCCTGGCGTAATAAAACATTATTATGGATTTGATTATGCTTTAGGAGGAATAGTAGTAATAAAGGGGGAAGATTTTGAGAGAATAAACGGGTATCCGAATTTTTGGGGATGGGGAAATGAAGACAAGGTTTTGCAATTAAGATGCGAAAGACACAATTTAATAGTTGATAGGAGTCATTTTTATAAAATAGGAAGTCCAGAAATACTTCAGTTATTTGATGGTGTCTCTCGATTAGTAGCGCCGAGAGACTATCATATGGGAAATAATGATAGTGGTGCAGATGGGTTGTCTACAATAAATCGACTTACTTTTTCTGTTGACCGCGAGTCTTTAAATCCAAAAGACAATAAATATATTGTGGGCAATGAAAGAATATGGATAATAAATATTTTATCTTTTTTAACGGCATTTGGTTATGAGCAAAATGAGTATTATGAATATGATTTGAGAGACCCCGCGAGTAAAATTATTAGGCCTGATACAAACCGTACAAATAAGAAGGTAGTTACCACTGAAGATTGGCAGAACATATCGCATAAACCGACCTTGGAACAACAACGACAATTTGTTGAAAGGAGAATAAGACAACAGCAGCTTCGGCAACAGCAACAACAACAACAGCAATTTTATCAAAGAAATGTGAGGCCTCCACCTCCACCAAATGTGAATATATTTTCTGCTGAATACGCTCGTTATATTGGAGCAAAACCGCGCGCAACAACGAGTGCAAATATTCGCTTGGGTGGAGTTCGAAGGTAAAAAATATTTAGATAATATAGAAATAAGGAATGCAAATGCATATGATGTCTACATTCACAATGACACTTATTTCAATTGCGTCAGCACTTCTCTCTGGAATGTGGGTATGGGCAGATAAATGGAGTGATATAAGACTAAGCATCAACGATTTTTATATGGCACTTTTGATGACGGGTTGGATGTTTTTGTTGCAAGGACTTGTATTGAAGCAAATGACTTATGTATTAATAGGTCTAGTATTGGTAGTTGCAAGTTTATATGCTATAAGATTTCAGATACTTGTTACGCAGGACCAGTATTTAGAGGGTATGATACCTCACCATTCAATGGCTGTTTTTCTCTCGAAGAAGCAAATTGAAAAGTCGGGAAACAATGAAAAAATCCTGGGAGGACTGCCTTTTTCGATTATACAAGGACAAGATAAAGAGATTGAAATGATGAAACAAATGTTAATAAGCAAATCAGTTCTCAATTCTGTATTTAAAAGTAAATTTATAAAAATATAATATAAATAGAAATAATATTTATATTATAACATGTACTTTGGACAATCAGAACAAGACAAGTTCGTATTGAATGTTCTTAAAGAAAAAAAGAATGGTTATTTTTTAGAAATAGGTTCTAATCACCCTATTAATATAAACAATTCCTTTTTATTAGAGACAAAATATGATTGGAGAGGAATAATGGTAGAATGTGATGAATCTTTTCTACCTTTGTATAAAACGCATCGTCCAAATAGTATTCATGTAATAAATGACGCTACAACTCTAGATTATAAAAGTGTGTTTGAAAATAATAACGCGCCTTTATTTATGGATTACTTGCAAATTGATTTAGATGTTAATAATGGGTCTACTATAAATACATTAAGAAAATTGGATAATGAAATATTTGAAACATATAAGTTTGCCACTATAACATTTGAACACGATATATACAATGCTAATTTTGAGAATACTCGATTAACATCGCGCGATATATTTAAAAAAAGAGGATATATGTCTGTTTTTGAAGATGTAAATAATGGTTTTGATTATCCATACGAAGACTGGTATATTTATCCTGAATTGGTTGATATGGAATATATTAATAATTTAATAGAAATCAATAAAAAAAATTATGTAGAACATCCTATAACCGAAACAACCATAGACTGGAAAAATATTCAATATATATAATATAAATACTATTGGCGAATTATTCTCTCTTACCATTATATGTATTTTTTCTCCGAATACTCCGATACCGAAAAAATAGATATTGCAAAACAACTTAAAGAACACAGTGAAGAGACCGCACTAGCAGATTTTGGAAAGTTGCAACAAGCGGTTGACAAGGACTTGGCAGCCATTAAACCTCTATCGCCCCTCGGATTCAAATATATCGAATACTTTGTTCATATTGAACTCTTGAATACGAAATCCAAACACGGAATCTCCTTCTTCGATTTCTGGTACAATCGTGACTTTTATATGTCGAGAGATGCCTCCACATTAAAATTAATAGACAGCATAAAAAAGAATAAACCTTATTTAACTGAGACCAAAATAGGGAAGCAGGTTTTCAATCTTTACTATGGCGGTATTAGTATATTTCGTCCAACAACAGCTGCCAGATTGTATAATCATTTGAAGCCCAAATGTATCCTCGATTTCACAATGGGATGGGGCGGCCGACTATTGGGTGCTTGTATACTGAATGTGTCGAAATATATTGGCATTGATTCGAATGTTAATTTGGTGGAGCCTTATGCAAAAATGAGAGAGCATTTGAAAAAAACGACAACAACAGAAATAGAATTGCTCTTTCAAGATGCATTGCAAGTCGACTATTCAGCACTTGACTATGATATGGTATTTACTAGTCCTCCTTATTATAATAAGGAGATTTATGGTTCAAAGGACGCGCCATATAAGACAAATGACGAATGGGATGAAAAATTTTATAAACCTATTTTCAGAGTAACATGGGATAATCTGAAAAAAGGAGGACATTATTGTTTGAATATACCTCAATGCATTTATGAGAAGATTTGTGTGCCACTATTGGGCGAGGCAAGCGAGTTAATTGAACTTAAAAAATACTCTAGAATTCTACCAAAACGAGAGACAAAGCAATTTAATGTTGGTCAAAAATACAAAGAATTCATTTATATTTGGAAAAAGACAAAATAGAAAATAAAAAATTATTATAAAAGTCTCCTCAAATTTACATGGTCGATAACATTTTTAATAGGATGAAATAAATTAACACGATTTAACTCATCAAAATTCCATCTTCTACTAGAAATAATTGTTCTCAATTCCAAAGGATTGTCGTAAATTAGATTATTCGACTTTGCAATGGTTGAAAAAAAAGATTCAATATAAAACATTGATTTATTTTTTGTTACATATTCATTTATACACATCATCAAGCTTTTTGACATTCTAACTGCGCATATTATTGTTGAATAATAGGGTGGTTCGATGTCTCTAATATGTGGAATTATAAGAGACCAATGCCAATCATCTCTTTTACCATCTATATTTATACCACCTTCATACGATTGAGATAATATATCGCTTTCAGGGTAATTGGTATCTATAGTTAGAATTGTATTTTCATTGTAAAAAAATACATCATCTTCTATAAACCACATATGTTCATAATCTTTATTTATTTGAGAGAAAAAATATAAGGCCTTGTCCCAAGCAATTACAGTTTTAAACCCTAGAGCAGTGCTGGAATTATTAAATCCAGCGTCTTGACACACTTTCTCATCTATTTGTATAAAGTTTATCTGTGGAAACAAACTCTTATACATTATATTGTAATCCGTTTGATTGTCGTCTATTATAAAAAATATATCATAATTTTCAAATGCATTTAAAAAATATAACCAAGATAATTGTGGTTGTCTACAAATAATAGCTATACATTTTTTCATTTAAAATTAAATAGTCATTAAACTTTAAATTAAAAATATTAAATAAAATATACAAGAGAAATTAAATTTATTTCTTACAACAACTCAAAGACAATGCAGAGGTAACGAGAGAAATAAGCGTCGTCTTTAAATTAATTGTACTGCTTAATAACTCGATGCACGCGTCAATAAGTTTTTCCACTGTCTTCTTATCATTTACAGTTATGTAATCCTCTTCAATCAAAATTAATAACAAATCCTTGATGAATTGAATGCTATCTTGCACAGTTAAATTTTTAACACCCGATTTGATTGAATCTAAATTCAAATTCAAAACATCTTTAACTAGCAAAATAACTGAAGGCAAATCTGCCACATCCAATACACCATCAACTATAACAGCGTTAATGTCTTTTTCAATTGTTTTGAATACTTCGGGACTATTGTTCAACAACAGTCTAATAAAGTCGACAGATTTATCTGTAATTTTAATGTTAGCTTTCAAATTTTTTACATTTTCTTCGCTACTTAAAAGTTTAATAAGAAGCCCAACAATTTCATTACCAGATGTGTCGACGGTTTTAGTTAAAGGCACTTCAACCTCTTTTTCAATTTCGATGGATTCTCCGTGAAGACTAATATCAATACTCATTATATATTATACTCGCAAAAATATATTAAACCCTTTTCGCAAATTTATAATAAAAGAATATGAATACAATTAAACATTCATTTTACATTAACTTGGATTCAAGACCTGACCGCAAATCGTGGTGTGAAAGTCAACTTGCTTCAATTGGCCTACAATCTAACAGGTTTAATGCTATTAAACTGCAAAATGGTGCAATTGGTTGCAGTATGAGTCATTTGAAGTGCTTACAAATAGCCAAAGAACAAGGATGGGACCATCTTCTTATGGTTGAAGATGATATTGAGTTTACGAATCCACAGCTTTTTAAAACTCAATTTGAAAAGTTTTTAATTAGCACCCCTAAAAACGATTGGGATGTTGTTATTATTGCAGGAAATAATATGCCTCCATATGAAATTGTTGCGGATTATTGTGTAAAAGTAACCAAATGTCAAACAACAACGAGTTATCTAGTAAATGGCCATTATTTCGACACACTTATTGCAAATATAAAAGAGGGACTCGCACTTTTAATGAAAGAACCGCAGAACCATCGCATATATGCCATTGATAAATATTGGTTCAGATTGCAACAAAAGGACAGATGGTTTTTAATAACTCCTCTAACTGTGACGCAGAGACGGGATTATAGTGACATTGAACAACGCATTACAAATTATTCAAGAGTAATGTTGGACTTGGATAAAAAGACATTTTTTGCAGGACAACTTGAAAAAATAAAACAAGCTGAAGATGAGTTGGCAAGACAACCAATCTCACCTCAACAAATACAACAGTTTCAACAACTGCAAAAAATGCGGGAACAAATCGAAGAAGAACTAAAATTCTTTGATAAGTAAAGGTGGTTAACACATATCCTTGAAGAATTGGTCAGTGTGAATCTGTAATACATTATCCTTGTACTTGTTGGGCAAATGGAGTCCAATCGCATAATCCTCCAAATATTCTTTTGCTATTTGTGGTTTCTTTTTTAATAAAACACCAATAGCCTCTTTCGATAAGAAATAGAAACGACCATTGCAATACTTTATGGGCAATATAGGTAAATTCTCCGGCAATTCCGGATGTATTCTGTGATATTTCGAGATATAAGCTTGCTTTACATCAACAACATTTCCACCATAATGCAATTGCGGTTCCAAACGCTCAACCATTCCTCTTGTCATATCAAAAAAACGAGTATTTCCCAAAGTCTGGTCGTCATCCGTCTTGAAAATGTATTTATAATCAAATGTCTTTTCAATGGCTTCATAAGCCGAAATCACTTTGTGCGGCAAAGAATTGTAGTCATCCTTAGTTTTCACATACAACACGCGATCTTCTTCATTGAATAAGAATCCACATTCGGTATCCAAATCGGGATTACCAATAACATGATAATACCGCAAATAAGAAGGCAATTGCTTTAACCAAGTGTTTTTCTGAACAATGGCTTTGGGTCTGTATTTGACGCAATTCATAATTAATAGCACATACTCTTGTTTGTAGAGTGAAGTCATTTTGTGTATATTGTAACATATACACAAAAATTTATATGCTTTTACGAAAAGATTATATTTTTACAATTGTCGAACCCTTATAATAAATATCATTTTTCCAGTCTTTATTTATCCATTTACTCGGAAATAAAACAAGTTTTTCTTTATTTTCATTTAAATATGAGCCCCACCAACTAAAACTACTGTTACAGCAAATGCCTCCTTTGTTACATATAGACATAAAATAAATAGATTCAATCGGTGGAAGTTCAATATAACTTCTTTTAATATTTTGAAACACCGAATAGTTTTTGCAATACTCAATGTCATCGCTTAAAATAAAAAAGTGCGCTCCAGGGTCTTTTTTTACAATATGAGAAATAGCCAATGAATAATATTTATTGTAATCAATGCCATAAAGATGTTGATGATTTAAATAATCCCCTCTGCGAACATGAATAAAGTAACTTGTCTTCAATAACTCTGCCAATTGCGCATTTTCTCTTGTTTGTGCAATAAAACTTCTATAAACTGAATTTGATTTAAACATTGACACAATTATTGCTTTATGACTTGAAAAATATTTTTCATTTTGAAAATATCCATCTAAAAATACATCCTCATTAAAAGTAATATCTGTGCAAACAAAACAGTTATCTTCTGCTTCCTTGAAGTGTTTTGTTCCTTCTAGGTTAATTAATCTAAAATGTATGTTCTGAAAAGTATTAAATATAGTTTGCAATAAATAATTATTATCTTCAATATGCGTAAAATTATGTTTTATTTCGCTACTGTTAATAATGAAAAGGTTCATATTATTTTTTTGGGCGATTCCATAACCAGACGCAATTTGAAACATCTGATTTCCTAAGCCGCCATGTATTTTTAAGAAAAGTGTGTGTTTTTTTTCTGTATTATGAAAAGAAGTAGGGACCGCAAAAGCTTTAATATCGTCGCTGTATAAATTGGAATGAATTGGATAAATTGATTTTAAATTTAATATGTGTCCAATCATTAAATCTTCATAGAAAATGTTTTTTACTGCATTTTCATCTGCATCAGTTATAATTCGAAGAGAATTGCTACTCAAATAATAAAAAGGACCACCGCAATAGAGTGCTGCTGGGGTTTTAATTTTACTTGTTTGTTCATTAATATTTTGCGTTTTTCCTGTAGTAATCAAATGAAGATTATTGTTTTCCCTTTCGTGGACCATACACGAATGACCAGAATAATTGATAGAAAACTTGCTTAGCGACTCTATAAAAAAAATAATAGAATTCATATTTATTATTATATCATCGTCACATTTAAAACATCCTATTATTTCTGGATGCAAACTATGTATTGTTTTGCACATTTTTAAAGTTTTTGAACACAGCGATTCATAACCATCGTCAACATTTAATATCAAATATTTGTTGTCAACTATTTTATATTCACTGTTAATTTTATTGTCTCCATATACAATGTAACATTTCATTTTTAAAGCATTCATTATAACAGAATCATTTAAAAACCTATTATAAATAAGATTGGCCTTGTCTAAATTTTTTTTGCAAGTGTAAATTGCAAAAATATAATCAGCAGAATTACTCATTGTAAATATATTTTATTTTGTTTAACATTTAAATAGTTTTAAAATAAAATACTATGGGTGCGAATAAAAAGATTTTAATTCCATGTATCCTTTTGAGTGCAGATTATATTCATTGAACGAGGAGGATGTATTCGATTCAACAAATAATGAAAATATCTATGTTATTGCACATCATAAAAATAATTATAAATAACAACTGATTTTTGTCCATCTATCTGGAAACAAGTCCTTTGTATTGTTTATTTCTCTCAAGTTGGGACCAAACCATTGTTCTGGATAACATACAATTTTGCTAGGATTATAGTTAAAATAGGCACCCCACCAACTAAAGGAACTATTTGCAATTATATTGTGCGTGCAAACGCTCATCATTAACATTTGTTTCCAATCTTCGACGCTGTCGTCTTGTTTTAAAAACTTTAAATTTGGAAAATCGGAACGAAGTTTATCTATTGTTGCAAATACTTCGGTGTTATCATCTTTTTCACAGAAAAATAAAACATCCCAATTATCTTTAAAAGTAGCATTTATAATATATTGCAATGAATTTCTATAATACTCGTAAGGTAAAACGGGGTGGCAATGCTGAAGTTGCTTGTAATCCCCCAGACGAAAATGCATACTAATCATAAACATGTAATTGTTTGGGTGACGCAGTTGAACTTGGATTTTTTGTTCTTCCAGTCCAATCATTCTACAAATAGAATCATAATATCTTTCAAAATACTTGTGGCTTTGAAAATACCCATATAAAATGCGATTTTCGTCTTTACTAATAGCAGGTATTTCAGAATATTCAAAACCTTTTTCTCTCAACATATCCATTTGGGGGAATTGAAATGCAGTGAAAATTTTAAGAGGTGTAAGAAAACTATCCCAGTAAGGATGTCTCTTTGTAACTCCTGCGTGAAATTCGCGCGGAAAAATAAATTGTTGTTTGTGTTCGATTGAATATGCAATAGTCGCAAAAATTTGGAATAATTGATTTCCAAGTCCACCCATTATATTTCCAACAATCATAGTAGTGTTATAAATATAATGAAAAAAGTATTTTAATATTGTTTTTATTATAAATATCATTAAATTGGTTTAAAAGTTTATTAATATTATTAAAAATAATAGTAATATGAGCGAACTATATTATCAGAGTTCACATCCATTTATAAGCAATGATTTATTTATTTATTTTTCAGATATTTGTTTATTAGAATTATACAACGAAGAAATATTAAATGAATTAGTTTTGAATGGTTTCAAAGATGGAAAGGTTCCTGTCATTTTTATAAAAACGGAATTACTGTTGCAGTACGCAAATTTTTTATTGTCGTTGAATAAAAAATATATATTAATAACAACATGCAATGATGACCTATGCATTCCTTACTTTGAGTTTCCTCAATATAATGAACATGTAGTGTCTTGTGTAACAAAATTACTTGAATGCTCAAATATGATAAAATGGTTTACAAAAAATCCTTGCATATCCAACTCAAAATTAATTCCAATACCTCTCGGTCCAAAGTGGCAATACACAAGTCATAATTTTTTTGGAGAAGATAAACAACCAATACTAAAAATATTAAATGAACATTGCATTCAACCAGAAAAAAAATTTAAGGATAAATATTTAAAAACAAGTTTGCTATATTTTAATTTTTCTATAGGTACAACTGATAATCCTTTAATAAAAGAACATAAAAATATAAGAAGAGATGTAGAAAAAATTTTCCGTTCTAAAAATTTTCTTTATAATGAAAACAAGAATTTTGAAGGTTATATTAAAGAATTATCTACTTATAAATTTTGTTTATCTCCACCGGGAAGAGGTGTGGATACGCATAGAACATGGGAAGCTTTAATGGTTGGAACTATTCCTATAATGATTTCAACGGCATTAGATGCGTTATTTGATAAATTGCCTGTTATTATTGTAAAAGATTGGTTTGAAATAGATGAAGAGTTTTTGAATAAAGAATATGAGAAAATTCACAAAAAAGAATATGACTTTTCTATTTTATATTCAGACTATTGGAAAAATGAAATTAATAAATATTGTTTATAATATTATAAAAATATAAATGAGTCTTCCTCAAATTTTAGCGTTGTCTGCAGTTGAAATTGTTGGAGATTTTGCATTCAAAGAATTTGCCAATACTGGTGGGTTAGTCCCCTTTGCGATTGGTTCGGCCGGCTATGTTGGCGTAGTAATAATGCTTATCGCCGCTTTGCAGAACTCGACTGTTATGATGGTAAATGGTGCGTGGGACGGTGTAAGTGGACTAATGGAAAGCGCCGCGGCATATATATTTTTAGGAGAACGGTTTGAACACAAGTTTCAATATGTCGGTTTAATACTAATTGCTCTTGGATTATATTTACTGAAAATTCCACTTAAAAAGGCAAAGAAGTTCGAAATTCCCGCGTATTTTTGGAATAAGTGGTATTAAAAATCTTCATTAAACTCAAACACATCTTCAGTAACTGTTTTATTAGCGAGAGCATAATCGCTAACGCGACTCTCGAAGAAATTTGTCTTTTGTTCAATAGATATCATTTCCATCCACGAAAATGGGTTGTTCACATTATAAATCTTGTCATAGCCGAGTTGGACAGCGAGGCGATCGGCGACAAATTGAATGTATTGTGTCATCAATTCCGCATTCATTCCAATCAAACGGCAAGGGAGTGCGTCGCAAATGAACTCGGTCTCAATGGCGACGGCCTCTTTGATAATTTCTTGTACCTTGGCCTTGCTGACCTTCTTCAAAAGCTTCTTATAAAGCAAAATAGCGAATTCAGTGTGCAATGCCTCGTCACGCGAAATGAGTTCATTCGAGAATGTGAGTCCGGGCATTAAACCGCGCTTCTTCAGCCAATAAATGGAGCAAAAAGCACCGGAGAACATAATGCCTTCCACGCAAGCAAATGCAATGAGACGCGTGGCAAAACTACTGCGTTTATCTCCAATCCATTTTTGAGCCCATTCAGCCTTCTTTTTTATGCAAGGGAAATGTTCAATACCATTAAAGAGCTTGTCCTTTTCTTCGGGGTTCTTGATATAAGTGTCGATGAGAAGACTATAAGTTTGAGAATGAATGTTCTCCATTGCAATTTGGAAACCGTAAAAGGCGCGTGCTTCGGCCACTTGAACTTCGCTCATAAACCTTGAACCCAAGTTCTCTAAAACAATTCCGTCGCTGGCGGCAAAAAAGGCTAAAATCATAGAAATAAAGTATTTTTCCTGGTCAGAAAGGCTTGTCCAGTGATTCATATCCTTGGACAAATCTATTTCTTCCGCGCGCCAAAAACAATCTACTTGCTTTTTATACATTTCCCATATATCTTGGTGAGCAATTGGAAACATAACAAAGCGTTTATCGTCAGGTGTGAGTAAAGGTTCTTGTACAGTCTTGGACATCCTAAATAATATATAGTGAAGATTTTATATTTTAATCGGCGTTTAAATTATAAAAATAAAGCTTTTTAGATGGTTGTAGGCGGAGAAAAAATTTGCAAAATAAAAAACGCACTACACGGTATTTTTTTATTCTTTTATATAATGAAAAATTGTCGCGTTATATATTAGAATGCCATTAAGAAGAATGGGTAAATTAGGTAAAACGCGCAGACAGATTCGTCGTGAAAATAGAGGATGGAAATTTTCTTCTTCTTCAAGCCCTCGACCTCGTCTTAGTCATACTTCTAGACGCCATTCGTCGCCGAGACACATAGAAAACTATGCGCCTTTTCATAACAAATCGGCGATATCGTCGAGTCATTCGGCGTGGAGAACGGTGAGTAGTAAGGGACGAGGACATAAGACAAGAAAGAGCAGAAAATGAATTAAAACTGCAAAAAATATTTAAATAATATTATTATAGTTTAATAATATGATTAGCATAAATCCAGTATTAATTGAACAACAAGATTATCAACTCTCTTTAGCAGACCGCGATAAATATTTGCAGCAAATAGAGCAACAAATAGCTGCGAAACGCAAAATGTTGATAGACAAGCGCAATTATTTGGAACGAACCTTGAAAGAAAATGCGTTTTTAGAAGGAGTCAAGAAAGACTATCAAAAATATCGAGATTATGTGGTTAAAGAAAAACAGGACCAATTAAGAGCGATGAATGTATTGAAACAATATACGGAAGATTTGGGGGTCAGTACAAAATTGACGGAGGCAAATATCAAAGAAACCAAGAGAGATCAAAAAGATATTTTGAGAGAAATGGAAAAAATAAAGATGGAATTAGAGGAAATTATGGGGCCTTCAAATTGAATAATAATCTCATTATAATATAATTACTAATAATGGCTGCTGCAAATCCTTTTCAAGCTATTTTAAATGCACCGGATGACCCAAACCCGTTTGCTATAGAACCAATACCAAATATTCCTAGGGTGAGAGCTGATTCTGAAGTAGGTGATTTATCAAATCCCTCTGTAACAGGATTATGGCAAACAATTACTGATTTAGGTACGGCTATACATAATAATCGAAAATCAATTACAAAGTATAGAAATGTCGTTCAACAAGGTCTGGAACTTTTACAACAAGAAATAAATAATCTTGCAGATTTAATAAATCAAATAATTGAATTAATAAATAGACTAGGGGCTAATCCTGGAAATCAAGCTAGAATACAAGAATTACAAGAACAAAGAGCTGAATTACTTACAATATTGAATGTAGCTGATACTGAATTACGAAAATTATTAAATGGAAGACCTGGGGAACCTAATATACAATTGCAGGGAAACCCTGATATTGACCCTGATGCATTAATAAATAATTTTAATACTTTATTAACTGGTTTACGCGACGCACAGACAAGAGCAAGACACGCATTAGACCCAGCAAACCCAGCTCCGAGAGGACCTTATCAACCCATTCCTGCTTTGCCTCCTTTGGCACAACCTGCAAGAGGTGGCAAAAGAAAATCAAAGAGACATCAAAAGAAGTCGAAAAAAACCAACAAAAAGAGGTCAAAGAAAACTGCAAAGAAAGGAAAAAAGATGAGAGGTGGTTATTCTTATGGGAAATCGAAGCGCAGGCGTGGAAGAAACTCGCCAAGTTCTAGCGTGCCATCGTCTTTAAGTAGCGCTTCCAAAAATGTAATATTATTCTAAAATGGCTTAAAGCGAAGCGATTGTTAAAGCGAAGCGCAGCGACAACTAAAGAATCTTTGGTTTTTGATAGAGCATACCGTGAAGCCCTGGTAGTCTGTTACAGCTTGAAGGCCATTTTCCCATTGTCTCGCGGTGCCTTAAAGAATCAGGTCGCATTCGTCGAGCATATACTTGCTTTCGCTCTGCAAAAACGCGCTTCCACGCCCGCTGCACAAGCCTTAGCCAAAAGGTCTTCAAAATGGCAACGCATTCATCGCCTGATAAATACAAACATTCGGCTATTTCTGGCTTAATGTAATTTTCATTAGACACAATCGCTTTGTAGTTTCTAATGAAAGGATGACTTGAAAACTGTCTCGAAGAAACAATATTGTGCCAAATATGTCTTTTGAATTCGTGCATAACATCGTAAATGTCACATTCGTATTCGTCTTCTTCATCTAAATAGTCACTATTATCGCTATCATAATTTTTAACAAGGGAATCATATTTGCTATGAATCAAATAATGCCCTGGCACTTCCGGGTCAGAGTTCTCGTCAAACCCGTGAATTGCCGGATTATGGAGTTCACACAAGACAATTTTAAAACGCGGTACCATTGTAGAGGAATCTACTGAAATACTATCATCGTAATATCTAGCAATGTCTGGCATCCTTCTATCTGTTATTTGAGATTATTTATTATTGTTTAACAACCATCAATTTTTTTACTTTTTCTAATTTTTTATTTAAAGAGTTATATATATAAATGAAAGTACCTAGCTCAGTATCAAAAGTACTAACCAATAAATATGTATTATACTTTGTTCTATTTTTAGCAGTAACCAATGTCTTGGGATATATAGTTATGGGACAATTAACTGCTGCGCTTTTCTTCATTGTTGTCGCCTATTTGATTTCCAACTTTAGCCAAAATATGATTGTTGTTTTGGGAGGCGCTCTTCTCTTTACCAACATATTGATGGTCGGAAATACTGTAAAGGAGGGAATGGAAGGAAAAAACCCCGATGCAAAAAAAACTAGCGACACTAAGCCTGATAAAAAAGCTAGCACTGTAATTACCCCGGTTGACGAGACAGCGGATACTTCCCTCCACACCAGCGTCGCTGCTACTCAAGAGTCAAAAGATGATGCCAAGGAAGATGGCGCAGATGTAAAACCTCACACGCAAAAAGAAGATATGAATGTGATGAGCAACAAACGCAGAAATCGCATAGATTACGCGTCAACCATTGAAGACGCTTATGGCGACTTGAACAACATTTTAGGTAGTGATGGAATTCAAAAGTTAACCGAGGACACACAGCGTTTGATGACCCAGCAATTGCAATTGGCCGACGCAATGAAGAGTATGACGCCTTTAATGGAGAATGCTAAAACAATGTTGCAGGGTTTTGATTTGAAGAATTTGGAAGGTTTATCCGATTTAGCAAAGAACTTCAACCCTTCCAAGTAAAGAACACATTGGTTTATTGATAAAGTATTGACATATATATATCATCTATATGTCAATTCATAAAAAGTGTCCACCAGGAGTAATTTGCGTAGAAAATGTGACAATGTTTTTTATTTTAGTGGTAGTCTTTATTGTCATCTATCTAATATATGTTTCATTGAAACCAGTTAATGTGAATAACAACCACAAAATAGTGATTCAAGAAAGACAAGACGAGAGAAACTACAATTCCGGAGGCGGAGCACCAGGATTTGGCTCCAGTTTCTTTGGATTATTTACACGCCCCAATTATGCCTATTCGAATTTGCCCGGAGATGTTCTTATGAATCCTTATGTTCCACCTCTTCGCGACGAGAGATATTTGGTGCCAGAAATAGCAATTGCACCTCCCGGTCGTGTTCCTATTAATATTTCGACGAATCCTGGTGCAGTAGACACAGCCTATCGTCAAATGGGCATTTTAACACCGTTAAACGGGTCGTCTGCAGATAAAATTCTACCTTTGATGGGTCGTCCTCTATTCACAAATCGCGATAAGTGGCAATATTACACAATGAGCGACCAGAATAACAGCGTTAAACTGCCTATCAGATTCAAAGGTAGAAATGCATCAAATGAATATGGGGTTGATAAAATATATAATGGAGATGTTGTCTATGTTGAAGGATATCAAAAAGCTTTTAAAGTGACGGAATATGAAAACGACACTATAAAATATTTACCTTTTATTTAATTTATTATGGATTTGTTTCTATTGGATAGGCTGGAGCAGATGGTTCTGTACCCGTAATAGAACTAGCCGCAGGCAAATCACTACCTATTGCGTCAGCCATTATAGGATTACCATCTTCATCAGTAGAAATGGGAGGTTCATTTTCTCCAAAAACCCCACCAAGTTCTTCTGCTGCCACAACAGTTGATTTTTCGGGATCTTGGTAAATGTTTCCATCTCCAGAAGAAAGATAACGATTGGTACCTCCTTTTTTCAAAACTTTTTTAAGAGTTTTGCTATACAAGTTCAAAGGTCGTCTTTTTCTAAAGGTTTTGCCTCGTCTGTTCTTTTTTCCATTTTTTTTTAATTTTCGCATCGTCTGCCTTTTCTTGTTATAAATTTTCGATAATTTGCCTTTAGTTAATTTCATAATGTTGTCTTATATAAATAAAAAAAGATTTTTATTTATATTTTCTAATAATAGTGTAAGTATAATGACAAGTCAAAGTCCAATGAATATTTCAAAGAGCCACTGGGACAACTATTGCGATGAAAAATGCGCTTACTCATTTGATTATAAAACAAGTAGCAATTGTAATGTAAACAATTATGGTTCTTATTTACAATTGAGTTACGATACCAGTAATCCTCCGCCGGTAACCTTTAATGGTTACACTTATTATGTCGAAAAAATAGAAATTTATTCTCCGTCTCTCCATCTCTTCAACGGAGTTCAAGTAGATGGTGAAATAATAATTACACATCAGCCCACAAGTATGGGCGCGCCTTTAATGGTTTGTATACCATTAAGTTCAGCAAAAGTGCAAACAAGTGGGGCAACACAAATTTTTACAGATATTATAAATGGTTCAACGCAATTAAAACCTAATTCAGGTGAGGCAATCAGTATTAAATTGAATAATTACAATTTGAATAACATTGTTCCACAAACACCGTTTTACTATTATGAAGATAATAAGGGAAATGTTGTAGTTTTTGGTTTGGAAAATGCAGTTTATATTGATAGTGCAGCCAAGGATACTTTGAAAACGATTATCACTCCAGTAACAAATGTTGAATTTCCGCGTGTCGAATATTATTCTTTAAATAAGTATGGACCAGTGGTAGGAGGCGGAAATGGTGATGGACAAATATACATAGATTGCCAACCTACTGGTAACTCAGAAGAGACTACGGAAGTTCAATATTCGAAACCAGCAATAGTAAATAATTTAGGCGGATTTTTTAATAGTCAAGTAGGCATATTAATAGCAGCAGCTTTTATATTCATAGTGTTGATATTGTTAATTTACAGACTTATAATGTTTATCTCAGGAGGCGCAGCAAAAAAAGCTGTAAATGCAGTGGCTAAAGCGGCATCGAGTGCTTCGGGTGAATAACCATCTCGATAAATATTTATGTATTTTTACTGGGCGCCTTTGTTGAACCAAGAATCTTCGAGTAACTCTTGCATTCAGTGCGCCAATTATATTTTGCCGAATTTGACCAATTAATCTGCCCTGCTCCCGGCGAGCCCAACGGCCGTCCTTTTGCAACTCCTCCATATCCACCAATAGTTGTTTTATCACCTGGTGTATCCCCACTAGGGTTCCCTTGGTCACTTAAAGGTTTTCCATTAAGTGTCCCAGTATTTTTTATATGACCGTTTTGACACGGTTCGTGAAAGGTTTTCATATACTGAATTCGTTGCTTTTGATATCTGGCTTTAGTCGCTTGGCATCTAGAATTGCATTTTTCTTTTGAAATCTGACCACTGTAATATCTTTGGTTTAATTGTGTGCTAGTGTATTTTACTACATTATCTTTCTTGTATTTTGCCTTTGCCAAACTTAGCTGATAACGGTCTCTCGCCAATTGACATCGTTTATTGCAAGGCGTTTTTGCCGAACAGCGCGAATTGCATTTCTTAGATAGAGCGGAACCTCGCGCGAGCTTTGAACGAGCAAATTGTTTCTTATAGTTGGAATCTGTTATAGCGTGAAGTTTGCTTGTTACCAGATTTCTCTTTTGTACAATGTTCCTAATTGCATACAAGATTCGATTACCAACATCTTTTGTTTTTCCATATACTGTTCCAAAGACCGTGTGTTGAGAGAATGACTTTAAAAATAAATTAATAAATAATATAACTGCGAGCAGTTTCATAGTTATATTATAACCTTCGATATCTTTTATACCTTTTATTTTAAATAACACCAGTGTAGTTTACAGGTGCAGCGTCGTGCAAGTCATCTAAAACAGGGTTGAACGAATAAGTATTCGACCCAGAAGTATCTGCCTTGTTTAAAGGTGCCATCTTCTTCACAACTTCTTGTTCTAAAGTATAAGGGAATTGATTATACATTGTTAAAGCCGAATACTTCTTTTGTTCAGTGGGCAAATAATTATTTAAACCAAATGTTCCAGTTACAACTTCCGATTTGCTAATTAAGTTATACGCAACAAAGAATCCAAGAACACCTAAAATAGGATTTGAATTGGCAAAAAGAAGCAATGCAACAAGAATGACAATTACCTTTCCATAAGTTGTGTCAATCACATTTGCAAGCGCAGTGGGTGTCTTGTACCCCATTATCAAATAAACTATAAAAAGAATACCTAGAAGCAATTCACCCATATTTTTCTTCTTAAACAGGTCTTGAAAACTATCCATATAACATATTTATAGATAAAAATTGATTATCAAAACTAGTTAAACATTTAAAGACAAAATATATATTACTCGGTCTCAAAGAAATGTCAGAAGAAATCAATGAAAACTATTTCCCTAAAACGCTAAACACTTATCTTGGTCAAAAAGGCTACACGATTCTGAAAAAAGAATTGAATGTCGAGCAACAACACGCCTTGCGCAAAGATTTGGTTGCTAAACCTTTTACGCAGGGTGCGCCCAGTGGAGCTAATGCGCAAGCCATCACTTTTCCAATTTACCGCGAATCCAATAACAAGTTTTATGTTCCGCGCTATTACGGTGAAAAATATTTTGGTCCCGTAAAAGACTACAAGATTACTGATGGTAACGATATTGCGCTTACCTTCGCAGGCGATTTGCGAGAAAATCAAGTTCCCGTGGTGCAAACTTTTATGAAACATATTGAAAATAGCGGCGGCCGAGGCGGTGGTCTTTTAGAACTTCCATGTGCATACGGCAAGACCGTATTAGCTCTCAATATTTTGGCAAGACTAAAAAAGAAGGTGTTGATAATTGTACACAAGGAATTTTTGTTGAATCAATGGATCGAACGCATTGAGCAGTTCTTACCAGGAGCGCGTGTGGGAAGAATTCAAGGTCAGATTATGGACATTGAAAACAAGGATATTGTGCTTGGTATGTTGCAGTCAATTTCAATGAAAGAATACCATCCTGACACCTTCAACAGTTTTGGCTTAACCATCATCGATGAAGTACATCATATTTCGAGTGAAGTCTTTTCGTGCGCTCTCTTTAAGTTGGTGACAAGATACACACTGGGATTGTCTGCAACAATGAATCGCAAAGATGGAACAACCAAGGTGTTCAAGATGTTCTTGGGTGAAGTGGTATACAAGGGGAAGAGAGATGAAGAACACAAGGTTGTTGTGAGGGCCATTGATTATAAAGCAAACGATGAAGAGTTCAATGAAGTCAAACTGGATTTTCGAGGCAATGTGCAATACAGCACAATGATTTCAAAACTGTGCACTTATAACCACCGCACAGAGTTTATATTACGCGTTATCAAGGATATGTTTCAAGAAAACGAAGACCAGCAAATTATGTTGTTGGCGCATAATAAGAATGTGTTGAAGTATTTGCACGATGCGATAAAAACGCGTGGTATTGCAGACGGAAGCGTGGGCTATTACATTGGCGGAATGAAAGAAGCCGCACTCAAAGAAACGGAAGGAAAACGCGTTGTGATTGCTACTTATTCAATGGCTGCAGAAGCTCTAGACATAAAGTCGCTTACCACATTAATAATGGTTACACCAAAGACGGATATAGAACAAGCAGTAGGGCGCATCTTGAGACAAAAACATGGGAGTCCCATTGTGGTGGATATCGTGGATTCGCACACACCATTCCAGAATCAGTGGTCAAAACGCAAACAATTTTATAAGAAACAAAACTATAAAATCATTCAGACTGCAATTGATAAATATGATACAGATACTACAAAATGGAAAGTAGTATTTGAACCGGGTACAAGCGCTAAAACTTGCAAACTTGTTGCAGAAGACCCACTTCTTCAGGGGAAGTGTTTGATTAAGCTTCCCAAGAAACCAACACCTTCTTAAAGGTGGTTAATTGCCCCAGAATTGGAAACCACGATTGGTATTGTAATCGTAATTATCTATGCAATTGGTGCAGTTGGATAAAACTTGATAGGGGGCAGGATTGGCTAAACCAAGGTCCTTGGCGTCCAAAATTCCTCCGCGCGAATAAGTTTGAGTAATAGGAATATCACTTTGGAATTGATGGTAACCGCCTCTTTGCTTCTTCGACTTTTTTGATTTCTTGTGGCGCTTTCCGCCTAACATTTTGTTTACATTATAGGGGTCAACGACGCTATCAACAGGACCCACCGAGTTGTTGTACGCGTTTGTTCCATCGACCAATTTCAAGTTTTGAGAAGAAACAAGAGGGCCATTAAGAACCGCGTTACCACCACGGCGGTGTCGTCTTGTTTTTCCGTGTTTCTTGTGACCCTTGCGTTTGTAAAGAGACAACAAGCGTTTTTTAGTTTGTTTTCTCATTTTCTTAGAAGCCATTCTATACTTATTAACAATATTTTTTATTTTTTTGCGAAGGGTGCGTCTTCTTTTTCCGCCTCCGTTTTGCATTGGTGCAAGTCTTGACGCGTTCGCCGCAGTTGCATTGCAACTGTAATTGTCGGGCAAAGCAAATTCTCTAGATGTTTCAATGGAACCGAATCGACCAGGCCAATTTGAACCATCAACATTGACAAAATTGCCATCAACATTATTTAATGGGGTAACAGGATGTTTGAATAAATAATTGGACATATATATTTAGTTGTTATTTTTTTCTAAAATGCAATATTCATCCTTTTCAAATCATCCCTAGTAGCAACCCTTTCATTTTTTTGGGCAACGCGTAAAGGCGTCCATTTCTTAAATTTATAGTTGTATTCGCAAACCATATTATAAACGCGATCTAAATAGACAAATTTGTCTTCGCGCACATCCTCAAACTCGTCTTCAGCATCACTTTCTTCCAAAGCGTCTAAACTTGCATTCTCTTTAATATTTCTAAAAAGCTTATTCAACATAACACTGGATTTGTAATCGGGTACATAGGCCACGCCATAATAACCGTCGTCTCCATCACTGTTAACTCCAGAATAAGTGAACAAATGATAAATATCATTTTGAATGTCCGGTTTAATTTGAAATACTATTTCTCTCGCCATATTAGTTCTAGGACCCTGACTTCTTTGGAAAGAAGACTCTGTAAAGGTTATATTTGGATTGTAGACCATATTGAAAGAATCATTGCATTGACCCTTTCTTTTCTCTCGAAATTGCAAGAACTTGATTCTATAAGGAAGCAAAGGAACTTGTTTAAGCAAGTCCGCAATCGAGTTGCGAAACACTGGCAAACCAAAAACAACGCTATACCGAGTATAAGCGCGTTGTTGGATTTCTCTCGAGAATATTTGACCAAAAGTATCTAATTTGCAATCAAAAGACCACGAAGAACAATCTTTGCCCTTGTAATGCAACAGATTTTCTACAGAAAAAAAACGATGATTTTCATATTTAAAAATAGTACCATAAAAAATAGTGCCAAATGCCAATGCATCTTGAAAACAGCATTGCGCTATTTGTATATTACATATTTGTTTATTGTAACCAATCTCCATTAAAACGCAAACATTTTGTCTTTTATGCACGGTAAACCACGCAAAAAACTTTTTTCCATCAGGAATGGCCAAAACGAAATCAGCGTTTTGAACTTTGTTATGCACAATAGTTTCATAAGAAAGTTCAGCATTTGGGAAGCCCTTTAATAAGACATTTTGCTCGTACTCTGTTAGCATTTCTCTCTATAAATAAATAAAGAATTCTTTATATTGGTTTCCCCTATTACACCCCATAAATATATATTTAAAAGGCGGAATAGCTTAAAGAATTAGAGGCTCCGGACTCTAAAGATGCAATCGAAGTAGTATTACCTCCGTCACTACTTGAAACTACTCCTGCACCTTTGGTCGTTCCTTTAAGTTTGTTTTTCAGGAAACTCTTTAATTCATTTTTCATTGACGAAACATTGGGTTCAATAGAGTCGGGTAAATAAGCATTTGAAGAACCAGCTGCAGAATTAGATAAAACGCTGAGCATATTTTCATATTTCTGAATAGGTGCGTTTACTAAATCTTTTACTTTGGGTACGGTTAATGTAGATTTAAAAAATCCAATTAAATTATGAACTAAAAATATTAATATAATCGAAATAATAGTAATTTGTAGGGTCCAAAATAGCATATAATATTGTTATATTACTTTAACAATGATAAAAACACATTAAGTTCTTTTTTCATTAAATAATTATCCAATTCCTCTTTTGCTAAAAAGTAAAGATTTTCAACAACAAAATCTGTGTACTTATTTTTTCTGTTAGTAGAAGGAGAATTAACTGTATTATGTTTGTTTTCATAATACCCTTCTATAATTAACTGCAACTTTGCCTTCTCTTTTGATTTTAAATCATCGCCGCGTGAATAATAAAACCGACTCTTATCTCTATAAAAGTTGTGAAAAGGTATTTGTGATATGACTTCTTCTTCTTTGAAATAGCTATTATCTAATATCAGTTGTACATCTTCAAAATCAACATACTTTAATGGAGCATCAATAGGAACTTGTTTTATGACCTTGTTTTTCTCTATAATAAAAATGCCAGATGGTGAAAAAAGTTCGCAATAGTTATTTGAAAATCTAAAATGTTTATCTAGTTCTTCTAAAACAGATTTTGTGATATTTCTTGGATTGAATTCATTTATATATATTTTTGTAGATGCACAAGATTTTGATTCAGTCATCGGTCCTTATTAAATAATATTAATGGAAACTATTTAAACAGTTTAATAAAATAATTAACTATAGTACAAATGGCTCAAAATTTAGGAATAATTATCGTCGAAAAAACTGGTTCTTTGAAATCTCTTACTATAAAAGATTACAAAGAAGAAGAGTTATATAAAAAGTGTGGATTTAAGAAGCCAGATGGATTCGAGAAGCATACTGAGTGGAAAATTAAGATGGACGGAAAGAAGTACAATGTTGCAGCTTATGGAAGAACAGAAGGAAAGGCCAATATGGAGAACAAATATGATTTCCCTCCTCCAATTGACACTACACTATTTTTTGGTAGTTGCCTTTTGTTATGCACATTGTTGAAAGACGACGGAAAGAAGGAACTGACTTCATTGACTTTGGAACAATGGGAGAAAATGTATGAGAAGTTGTTTGGTGGGTTCGAAGATTTGGCTACAACTGCGGCTGAAGATGAAGCCGAGGAAGATGAACTGGAAGGTCTTCCTGCAAGCAAGAAAACTAAGCACGGATATTTAAAAGACGGGTTTGTAGTGGACAGCGACAGTGATGACAAAGATGCGGAATATGAAAGTGGTTCAGACGATGATGACGATGAAGATGAAGATGAGGATAGTGAAGACGCAGATGATAATGGTCAAATTGAAGAGCTTGAATTGGAAGACATAGGTTCTGAGTTGAGTGAGGAAAGTTACAGCGATGAAGATTAGATAAATAAAAATTGATTAAGATTTAAACACATATTATGTATTTAAATCTAAAATGGCAATGCGCAAACTCGAAAACCCCGACAAATTTAGGCAGAATATTTGCACCAAGTTAAATGAACTCGTTCAAGACGAGAAGAAAAGCCGAAATATGGAAAAGGGTGTCTACAATTATGCTTTAAAGGAGGCAACCAACCGAAAAGTGGTAAAGAAATGGGACAACCCTTATTTCGTGCAAATCTATGTGGACCGACTTCGCAGCATTTATCTCAATATAAAAAACCCGACTCTTCTTTCACAAATACAAAGTGGTGCGTTAAAATCTAGCAATGTTGCATTTATGACGCATCAGGAAATGATGCCAGAAAAGTGGGATACAATGATTCAGGATAAAATCAAGCGCGACAAGAACAAGTATGAGACGACAATTGAAGCGGCAACTGATACTTTCAAGTGCAGAAAATGCCACTCCAATAAGTGCACATATTATCAAATGCAGACGAGGTCAGCAGATGAGCCGATGACAACCTTTGTGCAGTGTATTGAATGCGGCAATAGATGGAAGTGTTAAAGGCAAAAAGAAAAAGTAAAAACATTAAAATTTTGACAAACAAAAAAGGGCTCCAATGGCCAATAATAAATAAAATGAATAATTAAAAACATATTTAGACCAGTACTCAAAAAAATAATAATATTCTACAGACAACATCTTATAATACAAGAATTGTACTCTATTTTTTCTTTTGCTTACAATTGCTGAGTCGTCCTTTCCATTAATGTATTCAATCAAAACAGAATCAGGAAAACTTTTATCGACCTTTCTAAGGAACATTGTATACTTCTTTTCTTTCAAGTAGTCATCAATAAATTTTTTATCCTTATAATCGCCTTCTTTGAATAAATAGGGACTTGTAGAATTCATCATACGCGTCCAATCCGTTGCCGTCGCATCCTCGTTCTTCACCAACTTTAAACTATTTTGAGCATACAACATAATTGCAAAAATGCTTTCATTTGCCACTTCTCCCTTGCAAATCAAATCATAAATTTCTTTGTTTTTTTGGGGATAAAGCATACAACGGTATGCATCACCACGGTTTAAAATAAACCACGGACTATTTGCCAAACGAAATTGTGGTTGCAAATAATGCAAATTGGCTCTTTTCACTAGAGATGTGTTCCACCACGCTTCTCTCCAACTCATAAATGAATGTGCATAGTTTTCGAGGAAAAGTTCTCTAAATTTGAGTGGAGAAATAATTGGCACGCAAGAGTCAGTTAAAAAACAGAACCACTGGTTGAATCTATCGTGGCTCAATGCATAGCTCATTAATGTTAAATATGCTGGGACAATGTGCAAATAATCTGTCTGAACCAGAAATTTTTTGGGTATTGCTCTTTCTTTAATCCACTCTGATTTTATAGAATCAAAGGTTTTGTAATGAAAGTACACATTAATAATATCCTTGTTTGGCTCTATCCATTCTCTCCATATGTGTTCTTTATTCAACTCATGGTCATAACTAATAATAAAACATAATGCTGCTTTCATTGTTATTTATTGAGCGCAAAATTTAAATACTTATTTAACGAACAGATTTAAAATAATAAATATAAATAATATAAAATGATGTGGGCAAATAATGTAATTCTACTATTAATGCTTTTCTTTGGTAATCAAATTCAAAAATTAATGCCGAAAAAACTAGTTGGTGTAACCTCTGTTTTGAATCCGAAATACAATAGTTTATTAGATGCAATTAAAACAAGCGGGATACATTGTATGCAAACTAGACAGTCGCATCGTCACACAATGAGTCACTGGTACGAATTGAGTAAGCAAAACTACATAAATAGAAAATCCAGATTATTATTGTCAAATGAACAATCAGATATTTACTTAAAAGAGAATGATTTTATTAAAGACAAAAAGATTGTTTCTATTTCTCCTGGTGGGTTAAAAGGATTTTATATAATGGGAGTTGTTACTTTCATTAAAGAAAACTATAATTTGGACCCATTTATTTTTTCGGGCGCATCCGCTGGAGCGTGGAATGCTCTCTTTATGGTGTTCAAGAGGGAACCTATTGAAGTAGTAACCAACATTATTGATGATTCTGTCAAAAAGGCTGCATCAATAAGTGAGTTAGAACATATTATGAAATACAAGTTGTTAACTAATTATAAAACGGAGGATTTCGATTTAAAACGATTATTTATTGGGATTACAACATTCAGCAATTTCAAGGTAAATACAAATATATTTTCTGATTTCGACGATTTGGAAGATGCATTGAATTGTTGCATTGCTAGTTCGCACATTCCATTGGTAACTGGTGGAATTACAAATAAGTATCACAATGTATACGCATTTGATGGTGGATTCAGCAAATATCCTTATTTGAATATTACCAAACCTGTATTGCATATTACGCCTTCAATGTGGGAATTATCCGATAATGGAAAAAAGGCCCCAGATATATTTTCATATTCCGCACTTTTGGCGAAAGGTAAATACGATTTTATGGAGTTGTTTGATAATGGTTATAATGATGCAAAAGCAAATAAAGATTTTTTGGATACAATTTTTGGGCAAAATCAATAATACTAAAATAAAAAATATTAGTATTATTAAGTTGTTTTTACTAGTGAATCAATTTTTAGAATTGAATAAGCTCCAAGTCCTTCAAATTCCAATATTCGCAACCACCACCAGGTGTCGGCCTTCGAATAATGAATGGAATTCTCTTTTGACCCAATTCTTGTTCAGCAATTAAATATCCATCAATCACATTCTCAGGGACCTTCACAAATACCTTTGCACCCGCATTGATTTGTTTCGCTCTTTGTCCAAGAACACGAGCCCGCTCATATTTGGTCAAATAGGGGAGTGTCTTGTGCAAATCATCAATAATATTGTTTTCAGTGTCACGCACAATTTTTGTCAATCCAACAACTTCATCATAATTGCTAATTACGCACTCTGGATGAAAATCCATTATATAGTTTTTGTTTACACTGGAGTTGAACTTCTGTAAATAAGATTCGTCAGTGTCTTCATCCTCATCATCAGAATCCAAAACTGGTGCCAATGGATTTATTGCAGTGGGAATGGCTTGTTTGACGGGTTCATCATCATCACTGTCATCATTACCATCTTTATCCTTTCCACCGCCTTCTTGGTCATCGTCGTCTTCTGCTTCCTCCTCTTCTTCTTCTGCTTCGCTTGTTTCCTCTTCTGAACTTTCGTCCTCCTCTTCCTCTTCTTCTTCTTCAGATTCACTTATGTCCTCTTCATCATCGTCGCTGTTACCACCAGCATATTCTAATTCTTCTTTTTCCATTTTACTCATTTGCTTATTTGCAGTAATTGCTTTGGTTTTAAATCCGCTCATTCGGTTATTAATATTACTAAAGATACTTTTAATATCATTTCATCAATTTTTATTCTAATTCATAAAATTATTAAATAATAGAAGCGCTTCTATTTCTGTTCATCCGTCTTCCAAACAGTATCGCAAGTACTGCACAAATACACATATTTCATATTTACATCGTCGTAACGAATGTAAATTATCTCTCTTTCTGCGGCACCGGCTTCCGATTTATTAGTGTCGCAGTCCGCATTTGGACACTTAATCTTGTTAATTCTCGGAAGAGTTGGGTCCAATTTAGTGTACTTATTGATAATATGTGAGAACTTTTGCTCACTTCGAGTCAATTGCGTTTTTGAAACAGAGACATTTTCCACTGTCAATGTTGAATCCTCGTGCCCACAATTTCTGCAATAATAAACAAGCTTGTTTGCATTGTCGGCGTCAATTCTAATATAATACATGTTTTGGCATTCGGAGCAGAAGTGCATTTTGGCTATAATATACTTTTACATTATTTATTTAATTCAATTTTAAATTAAATAAATTATCAGTCTTTTCATCTCTACTTGGAACTATTCAATATTTCATTTGCTACATTTGCGTATTTCTTTTGCAACTTTTTATATTCAATCACTGTTATCATAGAATACATAGAAGTTGTTATCTTCTCTGGTGCAGTTTCATTATTAGACTTTTCCTCTAAATACTTGATAACCGCGTCATTATTCTTTATGAAATTCTCCTTTAAAATGGGATAAAACACATTAAATTGCTCACAGAATGAACTCGGATCCTTTGTTACCATTCTTAAAATAGCGATTTCAATGTTCTTGTATTCAATTATCTTGGTGTAATTTGCAAAATCAGGATGCGTTTTTGAAACACCGGGCTCATTTAACAGAGGGTCCTTGCACAAAAGTGTACACAAGTTCAGTAAAACGGTAGAAATACTTTGACACGATGTCCATTGTTCGCCTCGCCATGTATTCAACAACGAAATGCACACCTTACTATTCACATATAAATTTGGATTAAAACGAATATTATCGCCATTTGTCATATACTTGACTGCTGGAGGACTGTGTGGATAATCTGCAGGATAAGTAAACTCAAAAAAATAAAATCCGCCGAAATACGGCGTTTCTGAAGGCCCTACTATCATTGCATAACCTTTCAACATATCTTCATCATCGTGGACATAATATATACCGTTATCCGTCAATGGATTTCTCATTATATTTTTTACATCTCGCAACAACCTTTGGATAGCATCTTTTGAAATTACAGTATTTTTATTATCAGACATCTTGGCTTATTTTAATATTATATCAAATTTTGTTTATGTATTTTTCATAGATTAATATATTCGTCTTTATATGCGTTCGAATTCTCTTTAAAACATCCAAAACCCGCAAACATTCTAATTCAATTAAAAAAAAATCGAAATAGAAAAATATCAATATATAATACTAACATAAGGAATAATGACTAGTGCATCACAATTTAAAGATCTTAATGAATTTCTAGCAAAGCATAGTGCAAAGAGTGAAAAAAAAGAAGCAAATGTATCGCCAACGCATACGCGAATACCAGACCAAGCATTGAACATATATGGAGGCTCTTACATTATACCCAAGGAAGAGCTCGCCATTTTTATGAATCTCTATTATCAGAGCGTCTTTGTAAAGAAAAAACTTGAACATTTGACCGAGAAACAATTGGAAAATAATGGACCAATATTGATAGATATCGACTTGAGATACAGTATTGATGTCGAGTCAAGACAACATTCTCGAGAACACATTCTTGACCTGATAAATTTACTCTATTTGGAGGAACTTAAGGAATTCCTAGTTTTTGAGCCAAATAAGACATTTCCAGTTTATGTTTTTGAGAAACCAGAGGTAAATAGGTTAGCCGATGGTTCATTGACAAAAGATGGGGTTCACATAATTATTGGTATTCAACTTGACCACATCTTGCAGATGATGTTGCGTGACAAAATCGTTTCAAAAATCGGCGATATTTGGGACCTGCCGCTTATTAATGGATGGGATGCGGTCTTTGATGAGGGAATCAGCAAGGGTACAACAAACTGGCAAATGTATGGGTCAAGGAAGCCTGGAAATCAAGCGTATGAATTGACGCAATATTATCTGGTTTCTTACGATTCGCGTGATGGAGAATTTATGGTGGAAGAGCGAAAGGTTGCTGAAATCGATTTGTCAAAGGACTTGTATAAATTATCGGCTCAATATGATGAGCATATCAAGTTCGAATTGAATCCTAAGATACAGGAGGAATATGATGAACGCGCAAAAAATGGAGCAAAGAAGGCCAAGAAGCCTTTGAGCAAGAGCAAGGTGAAGTTGCTGTGCGCCGACGAAGAATCAGACAATAATATTCAGTTGGAAGATATTACGGACGCAGGCAAATTGAAGCAAGTTATTGATAAAATTATGACAGACCTGACATTCAATGAATATTTTGTTAAAGAGGTTCACGAATATACACAGGTTTTGCCGGCAAAATATTATGAACCTGGGTCGCACGCATTGAATAGGCAAGTCGCTTTTGCGCTCAAGCACACAGACGACAGATTATTCTTGTCTTGGGTAATGTTGCGAAGCAAAGCGTCAGACTTTGAGTACAGCACAATTCCTAATCTGTATTACCAATGGACCAGATATTTCAAGGATAAGCCAAACGGTGTGACTGCGCGTTCGATTATGTATTGGGCAAAGCAAGATGCGTTTGATGATTATGAGAGAGTAAAGAAAACTACTCGTGATTATTATATTGAAGAGACGCTGTCGTGTCCAACTGAATTCGACTTTGCAATTGTATTGTATCAAATGTGCAAAGAGAAATATGTCTGCAGCAGCTTGGTAAACAAGACTTGGTACATTTTCAAGGATCATCGCTGGGAGCTTGACAGAGGCGAGACGCTGCGAATGTTCATTTCGGTGGAGATGTATAATGCATATCAGAGCAAGGTGAATTCTTGGATGAACGAAATGCAGCATTATGACCCAACGGATGAGCGTTATGCGAGTATGAGCAAGCGTGTGAAAATCGGAACAGAGATTTCGTCGCGTTTAAAGCGCACAAATGATAAAAATAATATTATGCGTGAGGCTGCGGCGTTGTTCTTTGACAAGGATTTCGACAAGAATATGGATTCGAACAAGTGGTTAATGTGCTTCAAGAATGGTGTCATCGATATCAAGAATCGCGTTTTCAGAGATGGTATGCCTCTCGACTACATTACAAAATCTACGAATATTAATTACGAGAATTTTGATGCGGAAAAGCACGGTGATATTTCTTCAAAGATTTTGCAGTTTATGGAGCAGTTGTTTCCGATTGCATCGTTGAACAAGTATATGTGGGAGCATTTGGCTTCAGTATTGATTGGTGAGAATATCAACCAGACTTTCAATATTTATCGCGGAAGTGGCAGTAACGGTAAATCGATGTTTACCGATTTGATGAAATACACTCTTGGTGATTATTATGGTGAAGTACCAGTTACACTTGTCACGGAGAAGCGTCCTGGAATTGGCGGTACATCGTCAGAAATTATGCAATTGAAAGGAACTCGTTATGCAGTTATGCAAGAGCCTTCGAAGGATGCGAGAATTAATGAGGGTATGATGAAGCAACTAACTGGTGATTCGACATTATCGGGTCGTGCATTATATCACGAGCAAGAGACATTCTTGATTCAGTTTCATTTGGTCTTGTGTACCAATGTGCTGTTTGAAGTGATGAGTAATGATGATGGAACATGGCGTCGTATTCGTATTTGCGATTTCTTGGCCAAGTTTGTGAATCCTGGAGAGTCATTCCAATTATCGGATAATCCTTACCAGTTTCCCAAGGATTTCAATTTGAAGGACAAACTCAAGACTTGGGCGGAAGTGTTTGCGAGTATGTTGGTGAAATTGGCATTCGAGAAGCAGGGCATTGTTGATGACTGTGAAATTGTAAAGGCTTCGTCGAATAAGTACCGTCAAGGTCAAGACCACATTTCTGCGTTTGTTGCGGATATGGTTGGAAAGAAGGAGGGAAAGACAATCAAGAAGAGTGAATTGTATGAGCAGTTTAAGTTGTGGTTTCAGGAGCAACAAGGCAATCGCAAAATGCCCAAGGGTGTCGAGTTATATGAATATATGGATAATAAGTTCGGTAAAGCGAGAAAGGATGGTTGGCACGGAGTGGAAATCTTGTATGACCAGGAGGGAGACGATGTGAATGATTTGTAAAATGAAAAATAATATATTAAAAATAACTTAAAGACATTTTTTTTCGTCTTTAAGTTACAAAGTGGTATAAACATTTTTAGGTAAAAGTGCAATCACATTCGCCCCGGCTTTCAATGAATAAAGCACAATATAATCGATAAAATAAGGATACAGCGCAAACAATGCAAAGAATCCCAACTTGGCCCAAATGGAATATCCGCTTTTAGACAAGAAAATTCCAACGGCAAAAACAACCAATAAAATGAAATAAATCCAACGCCAAATATAATACCAGGTTTTCAATATATCGTAATTCTGCGTTTCATAATAAGTTTTTCTATCACTCGTAACAACCTCGTTTCCGAATGCTTTTATTTTTTCTCTCAACACTGCGTTTTCTTTTAAATAATCTTGGTATAATTCTGTAACATGCTGAAAATTGCTGGTTAAAGTCGATAAAGTATCATTCAATTCAGTTGCATTTGCAGAATTATCATTGAAACTAGCGTGAATTTCATTCGTCTTTTTTTCCGCTTCTGCCTGCAATCTTTTTGCTTTCATCGAGTTATATGCAGCGTCTCCCTGGGTATAAGTATAAAATTCCTTTTCAGCTTCTTGTTCCTGATATGATGCACTTTGAATATTTGTTTGTGCGGCTAAATATTTTTGTTGCAAGTCCTCCGTTTTTTTGATTTTCTCGCAAGCAGTTCCTGGCCCACACATTAATGATTGCTGCGACTGAGCCAACATTTCATTTATTTTATTTGTCAGTTCTTGTTGTTTTGATAACATATTATTGTCTACATTACAAGCCATTGTCTTATAATATAGTATTATTAATTTTTAGTGCGAAAAAGCTTAATAACTAGCAAATTGTGAATTATTTCCAAAAACGGTTTCGCTGGCACCACGAACATAGCCTGGAATAGAACCCATACCACTCATTGATTCAGTAGTCGCGCTTGTCGACGCTGGTGTAGCTGTCGCAGTTGTAGTTGATTGAGTCAAAGATGCAGTCGTTACGCACTTATTCACATTCGGGTCCGAGTTGTAAGTATATCCTACATCACAACACGCTTGACCAGAACAAGTTCCGTTAGAAGTTGAAGCCCAAGGGTCAACTGGTACAGAATTTGTGTCCACCGCGGGAGCATCCTCGGGTTTGAAATTCCAAGTATATTCTTGATAATTCATATTATCGCGGCTAACAGCGGAAATAATGTATTTCCACATATATATTACACCCACAACTACAATGACAATTACTAAAATGGTGTACAAGTTTCTAGGTAAAATTCCACGGTTCAATAAAATGGTTAATAACAATACAGGTAAACAAATCATAATAATGAGCTTCATAATGCTAGCGTGTTCGCTGTACCTTTGACCATAGTAGCTGTTAATTTCGACCAAACGCAATTTATTGTATTTCTCTTCTTCAACAGCTTTCATCCTTAATTTTGCTTCATTCAACTCCTTTTCTACAATATCAATGGCGACACTTTGTTCTTCAATTGTATTGCGCGTGGATGCAACATTTGTATGATAAAATGAGTACATACCATTCAAGTTCTTGTATAAATTTACGCGCATTTGAGAGATTTCGTTGATTTTTTGAACAAGCATATCTTTTTCTTCGGGAGTAAGAGAATTTTGCACTAATCCATCATTTAATTTACTAAAGTAACCCTTTTCGATATTTTGAAGGTCAGAAATGTTGTTCAAGGTTTGCACTCGTCCTTCCTCAATTTCTGTTGGATTTGAAATTTGTGTCTGTAATTTTGACGCTGCTGATGTTGTATTTGCTGTTGAATTCATAGTATATAATATATATTTATAGATTAAAATATTGCAGGGAACCTTAGGTTCATTGCTTGCGCCAAACCCCTCCTAAATATTTGTTTTTTGTTAATGTTTAATACATGTTAAAGATTAACTGGCTATACTAATTTTGCATTCAGGAGGGGTTTGGCGCAAGCAATGAACCTAAGGCACCAAGTTTACGCCCTGCTTTATTTTTTGATAGTGTGTATTGTTACCACAACAATTGCAATAGCTAAAATGCTCCAAAACAAATAACTGTAATTTTCTTGTAACACAACTATATCACTATCTGATAAAATTCCATTTATATTTGTTGAATCGACCGAGTTATATTGATTGTATTGTTTGCTTATTTCCTGGTACTTCTTTAAATTCTCTTGCAAAACCGTCCTATCAATTCCCATTTGATTATTCAAGCTCGTGTTCAGAGACATTAAATAAGTGATTTTATTCACTATTTCATCCGCGATTGCTGCCAACTGCATTCTTATTGCGTCACGATTGATATTTTCGTTTTGCAATGCTTTTTCAAGGCCACACACGGTATTTTGGCTCATAGGAACGCCTGTTTTTGCATATTTATCCCATTGTAAACTATCTATGGTTTCCACTTTTTTTGTGCAGCTGCCGTTGTTATTTATAGTCGGCATATTGGTGGTTTTATCAATTGTAAACATTGACGCGGGATATTCCGATAATTTTGTGTCATCATCAACATAACCGACTTTTCCCAAGTCCGATAGTATTCCCACCTTGTCCAACTCGTAAACCGCGTTGGTCCAACCACCCCCATACATATTTCCATTTGAACCCTTCGTGCAATTTGGTTGAGGATTGGAAGTATATAATACTAAGTTACCATCTGTTTGCATTATTAGCTTCAAAGAACCGTCTGTTGACCCTATCCATTCACCTGCACCCAACACTTGACTTGTTGTTAGCATATTAGTACCATATTTCCCTTTTGATGCAATCCAGTTAGCATTTTTACTTTGTTGTTTTCCATTAGTCATTGTTGCCCACACAGCATTATTAGAACCATTTTTATAGATGCACATATTTCCATCTCCTTGCAAAATGAGAGAAAATTTACACTGGTTAAATTCTGTTGTACAATCCAGCAAAAAATTTCGCCCACCCGCTTCCCCGTCAATGTGTCCATTTTTATCCACATTTCCACATTTATAAGATATGTCAAATGCTTTTGGACAACCAACTGCAACATCAGGCATTCCTGAACCGACAACATAGTTTACCGACATTAAACCCTCTGGATTTGTTGAAGTTAATACAGAATTTGTAGCATTACCATTTTGAACTGACCAATTATTAGAACCATTGCAATTGGCACCATATGTTGCATTAATGGTATTTATACCTCCACCCATAGTGCATTCAATCGGAGGCAAATTCGACGACCACAGAATAATTCCATTTGTGTCTTTTACCACCAAGGTTCCAGAAGATGTTAATTGAGCAGTTTTCCCTTGTCCCACAGTGTTTGATGACCATATAGCCACCGCATTATCATTCAAGGCTTCTCCGTATTGCTTTACTGCATTTAAATCATTGCTCACCGCACACCATCCTGATTGATTGTCGCTGCGAAAGTCTTGTAGACCAAAGTATTTAAAAGCGCTGTCAATGGCACTCTGTTTGCATTGGTCGTAACTTACATATTGACCCGATAAAGACGATGTCCCTGTCATAGCTCGGTTTTCTGCATCTGCATAGCAACCTAAATAATTGACATTTACATTATTTGCTAGAGAGTTTACATAAACATTTGTATTTTTAGAGCTTTTACTAGCAGAGTTTTTAATATAATCCTTTATTGCGCCATTCAAAGAAGAATTTGCGCCGTTGTATTGTTCTAAAAGTGTTTTGTATTTACTTTGCAACGCTTGTAACTCCTTAATTTGCCCAGTAACATTGGCATCGGTTTGGTCTATTAAACCACGAGAAGTTTGAAGAGCTTGGCCTGTTGTTGCGCCGTCATCATTCATTGATATATTTCCTTGAAGACCTTGAAACCCCTCAAATAATAAATTCTTCTTCACAACATTTTTCTCGATTTTGCTTTGATATTTCTTAAATTTTAAGCCTTGTCTTAAAGTTACTTCTCCTAACTCTGAATTATTGTTCTTATCTATATTTGAATATTCTATTGGACTTGTCATTATATTACTTGTATAAAAAAGTATTTTATTATTTGTTTAATAAAAATAATAAAATAATCGACCATAAATTCGACCATAAATTATTATCAATAATCGTTTTAAGGTGATGGAAGAATCTTCATATGCATAAAGGCGACCATTACTATTATGGCACCCCATAAGAAAAACCCAGGGGCTTCATTTATATGCGTTGTTACAATTATAAACAACACTGTGATGAAAAACCAGAAAACGAATCGTATTGGATTTGAATTAAGCTGTGGAAAAAATTGCAATTTCAATGTAAAAAATACAATAATAATTGCAAAAATAAACCAGAGTATATAGGCAGTATTTGTTTGTTGAACATAAATAGAATTATCAGAGTATTGTTGATCTAACATTCTATATTCTTTCAACATATCATCTATATTTTTTCTGTCAACAATCAGTTGTTGATAGACATCTTGCATTTTCTTACGCTTACTATCTTTCTCTTCTATTTGAGCTTGTTCTTCCGGTACAATTTCTGTCAAGGTTTTTTCAATTTTCTGGTTTAAATCCGTCAATCTAATATTCAATTGGTTTATATTATTTATGCTCTGGGTTAAATCGCTAATTAACGCATATTCATCGTCTTTTCCAACGGCTATAGAACCCTTTCCACTGCGTGTCCAGCAATAAGACTTGGATGAATTATAAGTGGCTCCAGTGCACAAAGGGTCAGAACTGCACAATGCTTTACATTTTTCTTCTGAATCTACAGCGCCTTCTTTTAGTCCAGCAGTGCCCCAAAAAACGCGTCCCTGCAAAGAGACAAACTTGTTACTATCGTTTAAAGCACCTTGAGATTGCAGAGAAGCTATGTAATTCATATGCGCTTGTTCATACTGTTTCATTACTAAATTAAATTCAGTTTCTAATACTTGTAATTTTAATATGGCTGAAGATTTGGTATCGGTTGGTTCCATTGCTATATAAATATAAGATATAAATTATTGTTTTATTAAAAAACCTTTGTATAATTCATAAACCCCTAGGCTAAAAATAATAAAAGGGAAAAATATTAATGGTGATGCCAAGCTAGTGTTATTTTTTTCCTCAAAGTTAATTTTTATAGTGTTCTTGTATTTTTCTTCCAAACTACGAATGTATTTATCCATAGATTCTTTCATAATTTTTCTCATTTTTTCGTGATTTGGAAATGTCTTTTTATAAAATATGCTACTAAACATTTATTAATCACAAAGAAAAACTATTTGCACTTTTTATTTATTGAAATAATACAAAAATAAAAAGAAAAATTTCCATCTTTTATGTTTTTATTGGAGATGCAGTAGTAAGCATTTTTGGTTTTCTAAAAACGGTTACAAGTGCGCCCGATATTATAAGAATTCCTATTACCATATCCCAGTTTGAAATGTATTGCTGCTTATAAAGTTCTTGCGAGTTGCTGCTCATAACATGCGAACCATTGTTCTTCCCTTCAAGATGTTGTAACTTAGAAAGTAAGTGTTTATTTGTATTCTTTTCTGTTGCAATTTTTTTGTCCAATGCAGTCAATTGCACATTTAAATCATCTATATTTTTTTGAATATCGTTTGTGGTAACAAACAAATCCTTGTTTAATGCAGTAACATTCCCTGAAGCTACAGAAAAAATGCGTGCGTATTCATTGTTATCGGGATTTGTATTGTAATAAATGTAACCTTTTTTATATTCATCTAAAATAGGTCCTAATTGTTCATTGTATGTTTTTAAATTAGTATAATTCTGTTTGACTTGCTCCATATATTCTACCTTTATAAAAATTCCACCTTTTAAAAAAGGTGGAGCCAAAAGATGGTAGATAAATATTCAAAATACTAAATAAATTTTTGGCTCCACCTTTTTTAAAAGGTGGAATTTTTCTAAAAGGTGGATTTAGACACAAATGCGATAATAATATCCCTTAATTGCAGTCTTACTTGGTCTAATAATTTCACATACTTGTCCGGGTCTAATTCCAATCACTTGAGCAACCGGGTCAAATCGAGAAATGTCAGGAAATTGTGAATCATCCATAATATTGTATCTATTTTTAACAGAAAGAACTTCATCTTGGGTCAAAACGCGATGCTCTGGAACTAAAGTGTGTTCCAAAATATTGTATTGAAGCCGTTTAATGCTTTGAATAACAATAAGTATGCCATCTTGTTCCCAAATGTGCTTCAGCAAGTTTATCAAGGTTTCATTCATTTCTTCCTTAACAACAATCATAAGTGTATCCTCCTTTGTTAACACTTCTTCCAAATTGAACAAGTCGTCAATCATTTCTTGAATGTTCTGAGGTCTCAAAGTTTTTGCTAAATAATATCGTATATAAATCTTTCTCTTTGATGAATTTGGGTTTATGCTCTCTTCGGATTTTTCTAGAAGCATATCCAATTGCTTATTTTGGAACATTGCATTCACTTCATTGACACTGAAATTGTCGTACTCGGACACATTGTATCCTTGTTTACGCATTAAATCGAGGAGGGTCTTTCTGGATTTATATACTGATGAAATTAAACTACTAGTGTTTTGGGTTGCCATTATAATTATACAAGACATTATCATTTTATTTTTAATTCAATTTTTATAAAAAATAAAATAAATGTTAACTTATCGCTATTTCTAACCTTCTAGAGCAGATGGACTAATTGAAATAGATTTTGTTTGTCCTGCATTAGATGACCCTCCCGATTTTTCTTGACTTTCGTTTTCGCCAGCAGATTCAGAGGCCTCGGATTCTGTCGATTTTGGTTGTTCTAATTCTAACACACTAGAGGTTGGTTCTACGGTGGCAACTGCGGCTTTTTGTGTAGCTTTTTCAGCCTTCTTTTTATCGAGCATTTCTATTAATAATTTTTTATCAGTTTCAGGTAATTCTTCAAACTGCGCCTTTAATTCCGGATTTTTAATATTCGGTTCTCGTAACATTTGTGGGGGAGGTTCTTCTGGCGAACTAGGTTCAAATCTTTGTGGAGGAGTTCCTTCTGGGGTATGTGGAACAAACGCAGTGGTGTAAACGGGGCTGCCCGGTGCATAAGGAGGGCTAGTTGCTGAATAAACTGGTGAATTTGGATTATAAGCAGGGCTAGTTGGAGCATAAGGAGGACTTGTTGGTGCATAAGCGGGACTAGTTGGTTCGTAAGCAGGGCTGCCGGGTGCATAAGCAGGGCTTCCTGGGGCGTACTGAGGACTGTTCCCAGTTTCAAAGAATCCCATTGAATCATCACTACCGGGTCGATAAGCAGGACTGCCAATAGCATAAGGCACAGATTCTTCCGATGGAGGAGTAGGTTGAAAGTTCATTTGTGTATTTTTGCTTATCTGTGCATTTCTCTCCGCGTCTGCTTTTCGAACCTTATTCAACATACTATTTTTGTAATCACTAATTAATTTTGTCATATCTCCAGAATCAGTCTGCAACAACTTGTTAATATTATCAGAGTAAGACATATTCATCAACTGGTCTATGTTGTCTTCAGTAATGATGCGCATTTGAATGTTCATAACTTGCAGTTCCTGAATCAACAGCTTGAGAGAATAAGGAATTCGAACAACGCTAAAAGAACGACCAAATCGGCTAATATTATCAATATTCAATTTGCCATCCATTGTTCCCTTGAATTTAACCGGTCCATCCGCAAAAGGACTCAAAAACAGATTGAGTGCCTCATTGTATATTGCTGTGCAACCCGTTTTATTACAAACTGCCATATAATATTCATCGCCGCGCACCATAAAGGAGTCATTCAAAAATGCCGACGCTCCATGTGCCATAACACCATCCCTTTCCATCTCTCCAATTCTTAATCCACCGTCATTGGCTCTTCCTTGCACAGGTTGTCGGGTTAATTGTGTATTAGGACCACGCGCTCTGTAATTAATCTTGTCCTTCACCATATGTTTCAAACGCATATAATATGTCGGACCCATATAAATCTCCGAATACAACTGTTCTCCTGTCATTCCATTATACAAAATCTGGTTGCCACTTGAATGAAAACCTGCATTTGTCAATGCCTCGCCATAAATTTTCGTATTTGGTCCCTTGGTTTGAAACGCTGTGCAATCTCCAAAACCACCATAAGAAACACACACTTTACCCAATAAACATTCGACCAATTGTCCAATTGTCATACGAGATGGTAATGCGTGCGGATTTATAATAAGGTCGGGTCTTGTACCATCCGCGCAAAATGGCATATCCTCTTCAGGGATAATAAGACCTAAAGTGCCCTTCTGTCCGGCTCTTGACGCCATTTTGTCACCAATTGCGGGGAGGCGTTCTTCGCGAACCCTTACTTTTGCAATTCTGAAACCTTCTTCGCCCTCAGTGATAAAAGACTTGTCTACAAACCCAAGTTGACCCTTCTTGGGAAACACAGAAGAATCTGTTACAATATCAGAATCTTCGGTGCTAGAAGACACCTGTCCAATAATTACCATTTCATCATTCAACGCCACATTCTCTCGAATAATTCCATACTTGTCCAAGTGACTGTAATCAAAACCTGGTTTAATTCCTTTTACGACGGGTTTCGCAGCAACATCCGCAAAATAAGAATTGGTTGTTGAACCAGACACCTTGGAACTTTCTTCTCTCGCCTCGTACATTGAATAATAGGTCGTGTTAAATATTCCGCGTTTCACTGACCCTTCATTAATTAAAATAGCGTCTTCCACATTATAACCAGTATAAGTCATAATTGCAACAATTGCATTAACACCATAAGGCTGTTGTTCATTATTTATGTATTCCAAATAACGCGACTTGACTAGTGGTATTTGACCATTGTTCAATACAACCCCCATTTTATCAATGCGCATTTGGTAATTTGTGTGATAGACGGAAACCGCCTGTTTGCTTTGACCACAAGAGAAAGAATTACGAGTCACTGGATTGTTTTCAGGGTAAATAATTTGATTTCCCATAACACCCAAAATGAGAGAGGGGTCAACTTCCAAATTCGTGCAATACCTGTTTTTCTTCAAGTCATCGGTTGTGGTAGCAAAAAGTAGACCTTCTTCTTCCGATGTATCAACATAATCAACTACGGATTTGTATTTTTCCAAGCCTTGTTCGACCTTTTCAAGTGTGTTCAAATCCGGATACAACTCTTCCAAGTCATATAATACATCTTTTTTATAGTTGAAATCCTTGACACCTTTTTCTTTGAAGCCACTTACAATTTCTTGCCACGAGAAATCGCCGTCCAGTATTTTTTCTAATACTTCTTTTCTCTCGAAGCTAGGTTTACCAAAATCCCGCAAATCCTTCTTTTCCAAGTAATAAACTGGTCTTGTTAATCTACCACCATCACTGTAAATGTATATTTCATTGTTCTCATAATCAAAAGAAACGCTTGTATAAACAGGAATAATTCCATTTCTTCGAAACAATTTTATCAATTTTACTAATTCAAGAGGATTTTCTATGCCACCTATCCACACGCCATTCACAATGACTTTGCTAAGACTTCCCAGAAATTCCGGTGTGCACTCTTGTAAAATGCGGATAGCCGTTTTTGAACGCAGCCATTTAATCAAAGGCCAACAAGAATATCCACTTGTAATAAGTGTGCTAATTGCCATATGTTTGTGCAGACCAATATTTCCACCATCGGGTGTGTCAATCGGGTCAATGAAACCCCATTGCGAAGAGTTCAATAAACGCGGCCCAACAACCTTTGCACTTGCATCCAAGGGTAAGTTCAATTTTCTCAATTGAGAGATGAAAGAGTTCCAAGACAATCGATTCAAGTCTTGCACAACGCCAACGCGTTTTGTGTGGGCTTCCGACCCCCAATTTCCTTTGAATGCTTTTCTGAAGCCGGCTTCAACAACGCGTTCTTTGAAGAATTCATTGTAATTGTCCTCATTGATTAAATCTAAAAAACCCTGCTTGTATTTTCCTGTGTGATAATAATATTCCTTGTCAATTTTCTGCCCTATATTTCTATGTTGAATCAAATAATATTCGCGGAACAAATCGTAAATAAGAGTCCCGGACATTTCGATGCGTTTGAAACGGAAGTTGTCTCTATCCGTCGGCTTATCATCCTTGGTATAAACGCGCAACAAGCGATTGACCATATAACCAATGTAATACGCCTTGTCCAAGAAATTCTTCTCTCCAATGTGAGGCAAAAAATAGTTCATTAAAATATCTAAAACGCCTGTAATTGTGCGTCTTTTTGTGAAGCTAGCAATATATCTAAGCGCAGTCTCTTGATTGAAAATCTGATTTGCATCGTGTATGGAAGGAATAAAAAGGTCGATATAAGGTTCGTTCTTCTTCAAGTCGAGTAGACAATATTCAATAATGCTTTTGTCCGATACAACGCCCAGCGCACGCATCAATATGAAAAGCGGTACAGGTTTTCTAACATTGGGAACTGTTACTACCATTTGATTGTTTGAGAGAACGGTTGTAGGTGCCACAATTTTTACCGCCATAGTTCTGATAGGTTTGGACGCATCTTCGCTAACAGACCGTATTTCTGCGGAATGACTATAAGTGTCATCTTCCTTGTTTTTTTTTATATACAACATATTATTGGCAAATTTCTCTTGAGGAACAATGGCCTTTTCTTTACCATCAATAATGAAATAGCCCCCGTAATCATTTTTGCATTCGCCCATATTATAACGAACTTCACTGGTGAGTCCACTTAAAATACATAAATTGGATTGAAGCATAATAGGGAAGCGCCCCAAATAGACTTTTTTCAATAAGATGGAATGTGTTTTTCTCTCTTCGCCTTCAAAAAAGACAAAATCTACTTCCACATCATAATGAATGGTGATTCCATAAGTCATATTTCGCAATCGTGCATCATTAGGATACATATAATGTGCACCCTTATCATTATCATCATAGATGATAGGTTTTCCGAAATAGATTTTGTTGCCGTCTTTTCCACCTAAATAGAGAGAACATTCATTTCGCATTTCGCCAGCAGCATTGTCTTCTCCGGCCTTCTTTTTTTCCTCTCGTTCGATAAAACGGATAGGGTTGTTCTCTCGAAAAATATTATTAATACCCAAACCATAGAAGTCATTGTAAGAATCTAAATGATGTGCAACCAGGTTGGATGGATTATCTTTGAAATATTTGTCAATCAGTCTCCACGAAATGTTAGATAAATCTTTTGTCATTCTGATGTTTATATTATACTATGAATACATAATTTTAAATGCGAAAATGCCGATTTTAATTAAAATAGAATGCCTCTCTGCAATATGAATTAACCAATAAACCACTTAAAGACACAGCGAATGTATATGTGGGACCGAGTTTAGCTCAGTGGTAGAGCTTTTGACTGTAGTAGTTTTTTTAATTTATAGCCGTTATCAAAATGTCGCCTGTTCGATCCAGGCAACTCGGAATCACCCAAAGCGCCAATAGTGTAGTGGTAACACGCAACCCTTCCATCGATGCAAAGACTGAAGTGAGGTTGAACTGGGGGTTCGATTCCCTCTTGGCGCAAAAACAAATATGATAATAACACTTTATGGATTTTTATCATATACAACTTATGTTAGTTACATTCTTCTTCTACTTTTTTTGCCAGAGTTGGATTTTCTTTTTGTCTGGTTACTTCTTTTTGAATACTTATTTGTAGTGCTGAAAATCGTCCACGGCATTTGCGGTCTATTATGCAAATAGGGCCTTAAATATGCCCATTGTCTATTCTGGTCGCAGAAATCATTCTTCAAGAATGGTGTTCCACACGAATTCCCGTATCGCAATTCAAACGACATATTCTTTGCCATTGTTGCATCTATTACACAACCATCCAAAGCGCCTCGTGGAGCATATGGTTTTGGTCTGCTTGGGTCCGACATATATTCGCGTGCGTCCAAATCATAATGCGAACAACAAGTTCTCGAACAAGGATTCGTCTTGTTCAAATACACATCATAATGGTCTGATATAATTTCTTTGGCAATATAAATATTGATTTTCCCCTTGTGTTCTTGCATCAAATCATCCAAACGAACGCGGCGGGCGCCTTGATGACGGCGAATATCATCAAAACCTGTGTCGGCGCTCTCCAAGTTGCGTATGCGAGGATCATATGGCGCATTGAACCCAATAAAATAACCGTTTTTAGTTCGTTTTACATTGTGATACTTGAGACCAAGTTCCAATAACATAATCTCATTAGTATTAATATCACCAAACATCCACGAATTCGCATAATCACCCGAATTGCCCTTCAACAAAATCTCGACATAATCATCCAAAGTATTACCGTACTGCATCGCTTGACGAATCCTGCAAGAAATAGGTAAATTGTTCTCAAATGGAAGAAACCCTCCCATTGTTGTTTCAGTGCCAATGATACCCTTGCTAGTTACAAAGAAATCTGTACCAGACCATATGAAACCAGCAAACGCTTGATATAAAATGCGATTACCCTTTTCACAACGAATATCAATAACGCAATTGGCGTATTGACCATCCACAAAATTGGAAAAGTTGTTGTGAGCGCAAACGATTTTTCCGTCTTCCGTGAAATCTTTGCCTGTCACCATAAACGCACTACACCTTTCTTGTTGACCTTTCTTTCTTCTAACACTTGACCCGTCGCTTGCGCTTCCACCCTCGCCATGATGAGGCCTAGACCCACTTCCACTTGCATCACGATTTGAATACCAGTTTTCAGTTAAAGCAAAATAGTTGTTCCACGCAATAATTTCAGCGAGAGAAGTTTTGGTGCCGCCGGCGTTTATACCTGCTGCAATGCCTTCCATTTCAAGATAGAATTCGTGATACTCTTGCTTCAATTTGTCATTATATAGTTTCTTTGATGCCTCAATAAAAAAATCCCAGGTTTCGCCAAAATCCTCGTAAATAACAAAGTTCAACATTTTTTGTATCTCTTTAAATTCTTTTGCAACAAAATATCCGTGGGCATAGCCGCGTTCTCTTGGCGAACCACGAATAGACATATACTTCCAACCATTCAAATCATAGCATATCCCGTTTTTCAATTTCATAATAGAAGACATAATTCTTATATTATAAAAATATTATAATGTTTGCACAGGTTCAGTAAATTTTACCTTTTTATTCTTTTTTTCTTTTTTCTTAAGTTTTTTATCGCCATTGTATTTTTTGATTTTTTTGGAAACCCTGTGTGTATCTTCCGTTATGTGTTGTTCAGGAATAGGAATGTTGAATGCTTTTGAAACTAAATGGAAAAAACTGATAAAATAACCTATAAGAAGTATTCCAAAAGCAATTATATCGCTTCTATAAACTTTTTGCTTCAAATAGAATTGATTAATTAGTAAAACGAGAGAAAACTGTAATATAATTAGTAAAAAAGTGTCTTGAGTGGGCGTTACCAATTTGTATCTATGTCCGATATCTATTGCAAAAGTCATAAAAAACCAATCCGCCCACGCAAAAGGAATCGCCATTGAAAAAGCTTGCCAATAAGTCAAATTTTTAAAAGGAAGAGTTACATATTGACCCCACATTGATAAACTTTGTCCTGTAATAAATAAGAGTAGATATACTATATACTGTAATGGTTTAGAGGTATAAAAATCAAGATTCATTGGTTTACTAATATTACTAGATATTATAATCGCATATTAATATAGCAAACAAATGAAAATGAACTTTACAGTAAAAGTGTTATTTTGGATTTTTCTAAATATATTGATTGTAGCGTGTATGGATTTAGCATTATTTATGCAAACAACTTTTAAAGCCGATGAAGCAACAATTTACAACAAATTATTAACTAGCGAGTTTTGGGCTACAATGGAATGGCTCGTTTTAGTTCCCGCACAAAGAATTGGAAACTCTTTTTTGAATCCAGCACAACTTAATTTATCGTCTTTCGTATTTGACTTCTTAGGACAAATCGTAACAAATAATTTTTGGTTAAAAATAGGAACAACAATGGACGATTATGTAGGAATGGTAATCATATTATTAGGTATGTATTGCTCCAAAATGCAAGTATTTGGCTAAGTTTTTAACAATTATTTATTACATAACTGCTAAAATGTCGACAATTGTGATTATATAAATTGAATGATTCATCCCATTCTTTTATCATTTTATTTAATTTGCAATAACGGATTGGAAATTTCCCACTTTGTTTATTTTTATCCAATTTTTTTGCCCATTCTTCAATCAACTCTCTGTTGTTATTAGTTTTATTGTTAATATAAACAATTCTCGTTTTACCTGGAACATTTTTACCAGTAAATAATTTCAAACATGTTGAAATATTAAGTTCGCTCAGCGGAGAATAATCCAATAAGTATTTATGATTTTTCCTTTTAAATACAACTATGTGATGTAAATTAATTTGAGGCAAAAAAGGAAACACTAAAGCTCCTATTATCTCTTTTTTAAATTTGCAAGAGTAACATTTACTCGTAGAACATAAGAAAATAAAAAATAAAAAGATAAAATTCATAATATAATTTTATCTTTTATAAACCTTTATATAGTTTGTAACATTCAACTTAATTGTTTACCAGAACCATTCCCATAATCACAAATAAAAGAATAAAAGGAATAAGAACAAGGAACCACGCAATTCCAGTGTGACCGTCCTTGCAAATCAAGTTCAAAATCCAAGTCCAGAAAAGGATGTAAATGAACTTGACAATGAAAATCAAGGTCGTGTTAGGAACGCGCGCGGAAAAAGAGCCTAAATTATAGGTATTCTTGTTGCCCAAGTTCTGGAAAACAACCGCGATGAGTCCAACCATCGAAAGGACAAAATACAAAAAAGCGGGGGTGCACAATTCTCTGAGCTTTCTAGGAAATGCCATTATGATATAAGTTTAGATAAAAAATCTACCTTATCCACCTTTAAGAAAGGTGGAGCCAAAATTGTGCTTTATTGCAATTTAGTTGCATTTGTAAGTTGGTCCTTATAAGGCAAAGGATTCACCGGCTGTTGGTATCCATTGATTGCATTGTATGCGCTTCCTAATCCATAAGTAAATGTTCGGCCAAAATTCACTAAATCTTGTGGTATAAGTCCACCTCCTCTCTTTTTGCTCATCTTACTCATTTTCTTTGATTTATTCGACTTCTTTTTACTACCTCCAGTATACTCGCCTAAAAACAATGAACCGGCTCTCTCTTGCATTATACCCGCAACGGGGTCAAAAGGAACATATTTATTCAATGAAAAATGATTAGTTACACCATCTTGTCCCCCGACGCCAGGCCAATTGCTTATAGAACCTGTCCAAGGCGCGCCAACAAACGCGGGTTGCGGAGGATAAGGGGTTAAGGTCGAACCACCTTTCATACACATTGTGCAACCATCACCTCCCTTCATTGCCGAACCTTTACCTCCAAAGGGCGCTCCACAACCACAATCTCCGCCTCTTTTACCTCTCTTTGAACAACCCTTTTGCTTGTACAAACGCTGAGTTTTCATCTTTTTCATTGTTTTCCTAGATTTTTGAGTTTTACGCGTTTTCTTTATATGTCTTCGACTTGTCATATATATTATCTAAAGAAATTTATTCAATATCCACATGCGTCAATAAATGTCGTCTGCAGCACATTTTCTTGAGTCCCAACTCGTCCATAACTTCACCCTCCGCCGTCTTGTCGTGAAAATCCTTGGTTAAATACAAGACCTTTTCCACATCGACTCCCTTGGCCAACTTCTTCTTTCTCACTTCCTCGACATAATGTCTGTATTTATCGGCAATCACCATTCCACATGTAAAACACTTCACTGGTATGATCATTCTATTATTATGTGTTAATATATTTATATTGTTTATTTCAAAATCAATTTTTATTCAAACTTTAAAAAGATTGATTCTTATCCGCACAATTACCATAACATTTGCTCATGTAATAATAGCTATCTACATCCAATTTATTCCCTTGATTATCCGTGGAAAATGTCGGTCCTCTTGCACCACCAGCATAACATTTACTTGTTTCACCTTTTTGCCCCCAAACGCAACACTTGGTGTTCGTACAATTTGATTTCGTCAATTTACCGCAACTATCATTTAGATTTTTTGCGCTTGAATCGGAATCGTGAAAACTGCAAAAACTATCTTCTAAACTTGTAGTAGCGGAATTTGGATTAACTCTATTTTTCATAGTTTCCAGCAAATAGTCTTTCGAACTTGCAGAAAATGCCAATAATCCTGTAAAAATTAGTAATGTTATCAATAAACAAAGAAACAAATACATTTATTAATATTAATATATATTTTACTTTTTGTTTATTCACACTTTTTATTTTTTTAGCAATATAATGTATATGCCACGCAAGACTCAACGCAGACATCGTCGCGCTTCCAGAAAGATGCGCATTCCTGGTTTAAATACCACTGTCAGAACCGTCAAGACCATTGGCAAGAAATCCGCGTCAGGAGTGAAACAAGGATTTTCCAGCGTTTTCGGATTCTTGAAAAGCGGATTTGGTTTAGCATTCGATGCCGCCAAAGAGGGTGTAAAACAAGGAAGCAAGTTGGTTGCTTCCAAAAAGACCCGCAAACATCGTCGCAAACACTAAATATATTTACAAGATTATAAAATTTTATTGAATTGTAAATATATTTATTTTCTTTTTGATTGTCTAGCTTTTCTAGTTTTTTTTGTTGTCTTTACCTTTTTACCTTTTCTTGTTTTCTTTGCCTTTTTGTTTTTTCTAGTTTTATTTTTTCTTTTATAACTGCCTCCTTGTGCTAGTACTGCACCTGGATTGGATGTAGAAAATCCCGGCCCAGCTTCTAGCGCTGGATTAATATATGGTCTTTCTTCTGTTTCGGGAGTTGTTTCAAGCAATCTATACTGCTGTATTGCATCGGCTAATTCAGAATCATCTGCTTTTTTTGGAATTTGGTTGGGTAGTCCATCTTTTCCAAATTCTAATTTATATGTACCTGGAATGGTCTCTAAAAATTCAAAAACTTTACTAGAATCTCTTGTATCTTCTGCTAATTTTCCAGTCTTTTCCCTTAAATTAACCAAATCCTCAAAACTTACCTTGTATGTCCCAGACGAACCATTTCCTGTCATTGTATCTATTCTCAATTCCGTGTCTCCAGCTTTGACCCCTTCCTGCACATTAGTTTCAGGTACTCGTCCAATTTCGGTAGTTTCAAAAGTTAACGCTGAGCCTACAAATAAATGACCTACATCTGCTGCCTTTACAAAACTTACATATAAGTAAGTCATATGGTCTGCGATATTGGGTGCAGCATTTGCTAATTTTGTTAATGTGCTAGGTTCTTTATCAGAACAGTTAATCGATTTAGTATATTCAGATTTTGGTAAAGGCCTCATTGTAGTAGAACTTTTGCAATCTCTAGAAACCAACTTTCTATTTCCGGTTTTTTTGTCTTTACTACTAGAACACGGATGAAAAAAACCAAATCCTGGGGGCGGTAAAGAAGTTACAGGATCCCCATCATTTGAAAAACGATGAAATATTATTTCACCACTTACAACATATCCACATAATTCTTCACTTGATTTTTCACCAAGGGCTCGTGGCGAACCAAAAGAAATGCAAATAGATTTTTTATTCAGAACAGTTTCCCTTTCTCTTATTGTTTTGCAATACTCGTAACACATCATTGTTCCCATAGCGCCTCCCAATGAATGTCCCGTAAAAACAGGTATAGGTTTTTGTCCTTCTCCTACAAGTAAGAAATTTTTTGAAATGTACTCCATTGCATCAATAATTGTATGTGAAATTTCAAATACTATTTTTCCTATCCCTAATAATAATTTTCTACCCGTTTTATCAATTGGAACGGGAATGATTGAATCCGGTCTACTGTAACTTGCGGCTGTTTTTAAACTATAGGTTCCTCTAAAACTACAAAATATCAAGTTTGGCAAGGTTTTTATTCCTATTACCAAAACATCACCATAATTTGAGTCTGCTATGCTAATTATTTGAACATTTGCGTCCGTTTCTCGTTTATAATCCGGACTCTTTGTCGTATCTTCAATTAAACTATTTATTCTTTTTACATAAGACATAAAATCAATTGCTTTTCTTTTTCTACCGTCTTCATCTGTGTATTCCCTAATAGGTAATCCATTTGGATTTGAATTTAAATCAAATAGCATATCATCTTCAATCTTAAAATTTGCATCTGAAATAGTGGACATAGCAGCAATAATTTCTTGCGGTATTATTCGTAAAACCCCTGACACTAAAAATAATGTCAAAGGGTCTTCCACATAAGATATTCTCGACAATACCGAGCAAAAAAAATCAAAAAAACTAGCAATACCAACTGCTCCATCTGCTGTTGTTGTAGAAGTTGAACTACCAAAACCAAAAGGCATTCTCTTATATTAACTAAATACTAAAAATATTATTCTCAAAAAAAATTCAAGGTAACACCAGCGCTCGTTTTCACCTTCTTATTTGCTTTTTTTTTCTTACCCGTTTCAGGTCTATGCATTTCATCGTGACATTTTTCGCACAATGTCATCAAATTCGCCGGATGATTCTTGTGAAATGATGAACCATCTTCCGCCAAAATAAACCCATCCTCATTTGCATCCTTTTGGTGCTGTAAATGATGCACTTCTTTTCCCATCTCGTTACCACACATTTCACACATCGATACCAATTTTTTACTATTAAAATGCGATGTCTTGAGAGAAAGAACTGGTTTTGACTCCTCTTGATATTTTATTCGAATATTGTGCGCTGCCTCCAAAAACTCTGCTGGCAGACTCAGAGCCTTGCATACTTCCAGTCCATACATATTGTCTCCCGGTCCATCCTTCAACTTGCGGTCGTAAACTAGTAAATCCCGTTCCTTGTCATATAGCACTTCCATATGTTTCAAAGAAAGCGTCTTCAGGCTTGTTATTTCCTCGTAACTGGCTATCTCGTGCAAGTGTGTGGCAAATATAAAACTCGACTGTTTTGCCGTCAACATCTGAACCCCCGCAACGAAAATACTCTTTGCTGAAACACTTTCGGTTCCTGAGCATAACTCGTCTCCCAAAATCAAACTGTTTTTGTCTGCTAAACGCAATATAGTTCGTAGTTCAGACATTTCAACAGCAAAAGTAGACAAACCCTTGTGTATGTCATCATTACCAAGAATTCGTGTAAAAATGTATCTATACGGTGAAAATTCGAAAAAGGTGGAGGGAACATACAAGCCTGCTTGCGCCATTACTACTGCAATTCCAAGCGCCCTAATAAAACTTGTCTTGCCAACAGCATTCGTTCCATAAAGTAAAATTCCATCAATATCTTCCGCTTTACCCAACTGAATATCATTTGCAACATACAACTCATTTTGCTGTATATGCTCAATTAAACAATGACGCAACCCCTTGACATTTACAAACGACTTTTCACTCTCTTGAATAACTGGCTTACAATAATTGAATTTCTTGGCAATCGATGCCTTGGCATAAATAAAATCCAGCCTTGTAACAAACTCAATAATGCATTCGAACTGTAACTGACACTCCTCCAACTTTGCAACAATAGCCTTCAAATAAACTTGGGTAAGCAAATCCTTCATTTGTACCTTTATGGATGAGACATTCTTGCATAAGTCTTTAATAATTGGCATATTAATAGTGTCATTACTAGCAGTTTGATTGTGAAACTCCAAAAGGTCTTTTGCTATTTTGAAATCAAAACTGCATTCTTCATCATCAAAAGATGATTTATAACTAAGCGGAACAATGGTTTCGAGAGAAGGTAGTGATTGCTTCAACAAAGTGCATCTTCGTTTGGTCGAGAGAAGACTGAAGTGGTTCTTTTCAGTTTCGTGGACTTTTACAAAATCTGAAGTCCGCGTCTTTGCACTCTTCTTCTCATACTTTTCAATCGTCTTATTGAAATAGTCGCGAATCGCCTCTAATTTATCCATTGATTCTAGTAGGAGCTTGGCTTTCTCGTCCAAACCAGCGTCAACATTCTTCTTGAAGAAGTTGATTTCAAATTGACTACTGTTATCAATACCTTCGCACAACGACATATCCATTGTCGATTCAAAAAAGGAAATGAATTCTTTGCAATAGAGAGAAACTTCTCCGTTTCTTTCATAACTTGTGAGGTAGTTTAACAATATATTATCTTTGGCAACTATGCCATAAATGTCGTCAATTATAAAAAGGTTCTTGTAAAACTGGTACAACGCCTTGGGAGATATCTTCTTCATAATAATCTGTCGATTCAATTTGGCAATGTCTTTTATTTGCGCCAGTTTTCCAGGTAGGAAATCGTATTGCGCATTCTTCTTCAGCATATGTTCAATCATTTCGTATTCTCCGCGCAAATAGTTGACATCGGTCGTGGGATTCAAGAAATGATAAGAGAAACGGCGTTTGCCCATTGAAGTAATGCAAATGTTCAACATCTTCTCCACAGAAGATAACTTACCCCTTCTCTCACCACCTTGTTCATCTATGATGTTGAGCTGTTTGAGAGAATGATTCGCCAATATTAAACGGTCACTACAGTTCTCAAACCTGGGTTCGCTTATTTTATTCACTAGATTGGGGTTATGCTGATAAATAAAATCTAACAAGAAACAAAAAGCCTGGGTTGCAATAGCATTCGCATAAAAATTTTGAGAGAAAGTGTCATAATCACCAATCTTGTAAAATCGAGAGAAAAGTTCCTTTTGATAAATCTGTTTCTCGCTGTTGAGCGCGCGCTTCATTATTCCAGATTTGTTTTCTTCCCCGGTAGTCAAGAGAGAAATCTTGTGCACAGAGTTGCATTCAACATTGGCATAATTCAATATTTCGTCCATTTCTGCGTCACCTATATTCCCAATCATTAATACCTCACTCGGTTTATAAATTGAAACAAAACGCTCCAATTCATCAAAAGTTGTCGGCGTCTTCAAATAAATCTCTTTAAATTCAAAAATAGAAGATTTACCAGTATAAATGTCAATGTTGGCCATCCCCACTTGAACCATTCGACTCGTTTTTGTCTCTTTGGAGACCATCCTTTTCAGAATTGCCGAAGTTGACACATCGATTACATTGACCCAAATTGCCATCGTATTATTTGTTATATGGGTGGCCTCTGGAGAGAAATAAGTACCCGGCGAAAATATCCCCACCAAATTCCGAGTCTTCACATCATCCGCCTCTTGCGCGTATACTACAACGGTGTAGCCGTTTTCTTGGAGCCGTTTCAAATATTTATCAATCATGTAGTGCCCGAACCCGGCCATAACGACGCCGTGTTGGCCAAGTGTTACTTTTTTATCAGCAATATTCAAGTCACATACACGAGAGAAGTCGGCAATCTCGCTTCCACTGAGTTCCCCATTTGTTTTGTTCTGGAGGCCATAAACTTCAAAAAAAGCGCCAACTTGCATAAGTACGACAGTGTTTTTGCCATATTCGGATTGATATTTTTTTGTTAGCTCAAAGTATTCTTTTACTAGCGCCATATGAATATATATAAGTACATAGTTTGTATTTATATGTATTTCTTTCAAGTTATTTTGGGTCGATAACCACAAAATCGTCGTCTGGCATTCCTATGCCAAAGGTTAACAACTTCTTCTTTAAGTATCTGAATGCGTTTTTATCGATAAAATGCAAGTTGTAATAAATTACTTTTAATATAACAAGCAGCCACGATATGTAAAATGGTATAACGGTCTTACCATTGTGTTCTTTTAAAATGTCGTCTTTCACTTTTTCATTATAAATAGAAAACTCGGTATTGAATCCTTGTTCTATATTTTTATACATTATTTTATAACCGTAAACCATCTTATTATTGCTGTTCATTCTCCATACAAATTTTTTGAAGTCAACTCGTTTGACATGTAAAAAATGCTGCATCTTGCCCATTAAAGAAGATTCATTAGGCGTAAAAATATCAACATCAATATCTGAATGACCAGGGAAATAGTCGTTGCGCTGAATGCTACCGTAGAAATACAAAGGGGTTTCCAAATAACTACTTAACTCTTGAAAAAATTTCTCCGCGTTTTCTGATAATTTATTTTTTGTGGTTTCCATACCTATAATAACCCAAGAAAAAATCTCATTTGTCAATTATCACCTTATTGGCTACATTCCGAATAATTTTGTTTATTCCTGAATCATCATCGGGTGTTATAGCAGTTGTCACTTGATTTGCAATCTTCATATATAAATCGTTTTTCTTGGTAGTTACATCAAAAGAGCTCGGATTTGCGTCAGTCCATATTGGTATATATTTCAAATTTTTGTGTGCTATCATAGCTATAGCATTTCTAATTTTTTGTTTATTATCGTCTTTATTCCACGAATCATTTTCTTTGATATAGAGTGTTTCTCTTTTCAGGTCATTGCAATGCATTGGTCGAATTGTTTCGTCGAGTTCTTGTAGACCCTTTATAAAAATATTAGAAATACCCTGAACATAACCGAGTTTTCCGATGTTCTCAAAGTCGTCGTCAACTATTTTAATTGTATCTAAGAATTCACTCATATTCATAGCATTTTTGCATTTCTCGTTCAAAAAGACTTGTAAATTGAATTGCTTGTTATTATTGTTGCAATTAGTATTTGCATTTATAATAGAGGGTTTTGATGCCAATTCGACCATCTTGTTGCTCTGGTCTACGAGCAACTCTTTGAATTCTTTGTTTTCAAATATAAGTGTCTGATTTTGTTTTATGAGTTCTAGAATTAATTGCTTATCTACTATGGTGTCAGGGGGAAAATTGGGGAAATTTTGGGCATTTTGGCATTTTTTCTTATGCTTTTGAAGCCCCTGCCGATACTTATATTTCTTACCACAACCACAGTAAAATACCGTTGGTTCTTGTTTTTGTAGAGGCTTATCCAAAAGTGCATCATTTGTAATCCATTTCTCCTTTTCTTGGTGTTTTGCTGTCAGCAGATGTCTATTATAATCTTTTTTGTTACTTGTTTTGATGTTACAACAATCGCAAAAATATTGGGGGTTTTTTTGGGGAAAATGTAATCCAAATGCATCCATATATTGGATGCATAAAAAATCCCTAAATTCTTTTCCCGAAAAAATGAAAAAATAATATGCTCACACTTTTTTCTGCAAAAAAATGAAAATTAGAGCATTATGCTCACAAGTGAAAAACGGCATAACTTTTTGTTGAAAAGTATTTTGGGTTTTGAAAATTGGACAAAAAAAATGTCCAAAATCGAAAATCGGAATCACTTTTCAGAAGAAACTCGCGCCCTTACTGAGATTATAATTTTTAAGTGTTTCCAATTATTTTTATTACGATAAATGGTGAAGACACAGAAATAATAAGTACAAACCCTTACCATAAGATATTCTCGGTAGAAACAACTTAAAGACCCTCGCCTGTCTCGCTCAAGAAGTTGTGCAGCAACACATCCTTACTGTTATTCGTAACATCTCCGGTCAACATTGATGCCTCATATATCTTCCGCAAAACATCATTCGGTGCATTACTACCGACCTTTACTAGACCGTGGTCTCTCAAATAGTTCTTTACATCGTTCAAGGGCTTCTTTTTCAATTCCTTGTGGGCATTTAATATTTTCTTTCTTGTATTTCGGTCTTTAATTAAAATACCGACTTGCTTTTTTATAGCTGATTTTCCTAGTGTATACTTTCTTTTAATGGTTCTTTTTATCATCCTTTTCGGCTCGTGAACATAGTCATCTACCAGTTCTTGTAATTCGTTCTTTGGTTCTTCTGTTTTGGGTTCATCTTGCGTTGAAGAAGCAAAAGAACTGTGAATTAACGCATTGTTCGTCATTAACTTCTTCTCCGCTTGCAAAAGCTCCTGTTGCCTTTTCATTTTCTCTTGCAACATCTTTAGTCTTTTCTCTCGTTCAGATAATTCTATTTGTGACGAGTTATTTACAAGGGAACCTACTTCTGAAAAGGTAGCCCTGGGAATGAGTGGAGGCGTTGCAGCCGCTAATCCGCTATAATTTTTACGCGTCTGCCATTCTCGATAAGTCGGTTTCGCACCACCCTTTAAGCAACCATATGGCACATCTTGTGGCGGAGCAGCACGAGGATAATTAATTTTAATTTCAGGTGCTACAGAAACTGGTGGCGGTAAAATATTATTCACACGCACAAGTGGATTTTCTCTCAATTCCTCAGGTAACTCTAATTGAACATAGGGCATAGAATTTACACTTCCGCCTCCATTGTGTCCATTTGTCCCATAATTTCCATAATTGCTTGTATATGACGCTGGATTTTTTACAGTCTTTCTTAAGAAATTTTCTCTCTTCTCTTTTATTGCTCTTTCATAGTTTTCCTTCGAATCGAGCTCTTTCCGTTCCTTTGATAAAGAAGATAAGTAATTGATTGAATCCATAAATTCATCTGTAAATGCGCCAATATCTTCTTGTTTCTTGTTCTTATCCGCTACTGCAGATGACGGTTTATGAGCTGCGATATTTTCATTGTTCTTGTGTTCTTTGATTCTGTTAAGCAACTGTTTTTTAATTGCATTCGGATTTACTAATTGCGCCTTGACTTGCTTTTGTTTTCTATCGCGGACCTTTTGCGTTTTTGCACCACCCGAAAAATTGAACAACTCTGGATTAATCTTGATTGTTTTTTTTGACGACATCACTATAATTGTATTATTATAGTTATGAAAAACATTTTCGGTAAAACAACTTAAAAGCAGCAACATTATTGAAGATGTTTGGCACCACCTTTTCTAAAGGTGGTTATACATACATCGTTCTTTGCAAATACCCCTCTCTGAATGCAGTTTCCTTCCTGTTTTTGACTTCCTCGTTTTTCAAATATATTTGCAAACCTTTTTCTAAATCTTTAAAAGTTATTTTTGTCTTCTCAGACGCATCTTTGCAAAAGACTCGTCTACTATGCGCAATCTTTATTTTTGATAATAGCGTTTCTATATCTCTGCCAAAAAACTTGAAGTACTCCACATTCTTTTCAAACCATTTCACACCCAATTTATCATCTTCCTCATCAACTTTCCAATTAATGTCTTTCACCTTTTTCAAAAATATTTTATACAGGTCTTCAGCTTTATAATCCTCCGTTTTAAAACGCCAAGTAAATCTCGAATCTAGCCCCTGGTTATACGCAAAGAAGCACTCGTTCAATTCTCTCTCGTATCCAGCTATAATAACCATTAATTCGTCTTTGTGATTGCTAAGCGCCTCACACAAGGTATCAATGCATTCTTTTGAAAAACTATCGCGTTTCTCGTTATTTCCTAGTGCATATGCCTCGTCAATGAAGAGACAACCACCTAAACACTCGTTAATAACATCGCGGGTTTTAATAGCGGTTTGACCAAGATAACCAGCCACTAGATCACTTCTAGTGACCTTTCTGAAAGTTCCCTTCTTTAAAATGCCCAGCTTGGAAAATATTTTACCGATGATTTTTGCCACTTCCGTTTTCCCGGTGCCCGGAGGCCCATAGATAACAGTGTGCATAAAATCACCAGTTATAGAACCATTGTTGAACTTGTGCAAGTCTTGGATATAATAGAGAATCTGGTCTACAATGTTTTCCTTCATTTCTTTCATTCCAATCATATTATTCAACTCTGTTAGCGGTTCTTTAATCTTGTAAAGAGCTGCCATATTAATGTTGTACTCAACTTTCTCGTCACTGGGGAAATCATTGATGAGCTGGAGTAAAGAACCCAAGTTTTCAATTTCGACATCAATATTAATACGGGGTTTCTCTATTTTTTTCTCTGAAACAAAGTTTATAGTAGATTTTCCTCCCTTTCTTCGTTTTATATTCAAATTCAAATATACTGCATCTTGAAACAGATTAGGGTCGTTTATTTCTCTCTTTGATTGCAACGCTTCATAGTCTGACCAACCAGTAAAATTTTGCGAATAATAGGAATTGTTGTCGGCGCGTTCATTAATCTGGTTTATTAGTTTATCGATTTCTTCTTTTGACACTTCTTTGTCTTTATTTTTATCATTGTTTAAAGTGTTTTCCAAATAATTTTCTGTCTTTATTTTCTTGTCATTTTCATCTAGAGCATCAATTAAAGATTTGCATAGAACCTTCTTTTTTTGATAACTATTCTTAAAGCCTGAAAGGCGATCGTCGTTTTGCTTATTCATTATTCACTTGTTAAATTATAAAACCATACATTTATATCATTTATAATTTATCATTTATTCTTTCTACTTTTGCTCTTTTTGTTTTTTATACTTTTTCCTTTTCTTTTGTGTGTTTTTGATTTGCGCTTATTAAGTTTTTTTGTACTTATTCTGCTTCGCATGTGTCGTCTTTTACCTCCTTTTCCAGTTATCGTAGATGTTGCCATGGATGCAGCAACATGACCAACATTTGATAGTATATGTCCAAATACTTCTAATAAGGCTTTGGAATCGATGTTGTCCAGAGTCCAATATATGTTAGCATAATCAAGACTAGAACCAGAACTATTAGAATTAGATTGTTTGGAATTACTTGGTACTTTTAAATTGCCACTTTCATCAAATAAATCAGGTTTTAATTTTTTTAATTTTTCATCTATTATACTTTTAATTCTGTTAGCATATTCAATATTAAATTCAACGCCAGCGATTCTGTTTGTGGAATTGCTCCTCTTTAAGTATTCCAATCTTTTTTGAAATAATTTTGATGCAGCGCCAATAAGCAAGCTATCTTGGATTAAATCTCCTATTTTTTTTGAATAGGTTTGTTCATCAAAATTATAATTATCGTGACCAAAATTATATTTTACTAACTCTTTTAATTGAGCAACCATTTCATTATATTGCGGTTCAGTTGGGGCGCCTAAACCTTTCAAGACGGCTCCCCTTACTTGACTGGCCGCAGAACTTGCTGCAGAACTTAATCTCTCTCTAAAAGTATTTGTTTTTGGTGTTTGTGTTGGTCCTAATTGTGGTGCCGCCATATATTATCACAACAAATTACTATTTATTAAAACAATATAAAAACAAATTGAAATGATAAATAACCGAAAAATGAATTCAACTATAAATCCAATGGCGGAAGCAAACGCAGAACTGATTAATGAATACGAGACTGAAACACCTTGGACTATAATTGAATCATATTTTAAAGGTCAACATCTGGAAAGATTAGTAAGACATCAGCTTGAGTCTTACAATGATTTCGTCGGCCAACAACTAGTAAAAACAATAGAAATGTTTAACCCTGTTCACATCGCGTCTGAACAAGATTTCGACCCTAAATCCGGGAAATATTCGCTAGAGCTCTTTGTAACCTTTGAGAACTTCCATATTTATCGTCCGCAGATTCACGAGAACAATGGTGCAACCAAGCTTATGTTTCCTCAGGAAGCCCGCTTGCGCAACTTCACCTATGCGTCAGCTATGACTGTGGATATCAATATAAAGTTCGTGGTAAGGAACGGCGATAATTTGGATAACACGCAAACCTTTTACAAGAGTCTGCCCAAGATTCACATTGGCAAGCTGCCTATTATGTTAAAGTCGAACATTTGCGTTTTGTCGCAATACAAGCATGTGAGTTCTGCCAACACTGGCGAATGCAAATATGATGCTGGAGGTTATTTCATTATTAACGGCTCAGAGAAGACTGTTCTAGGTCAGGAGCGTGCGGCTGAAAATAAGGTGCAGTGCTTCAATGTCAGCAAGAACAATACCAAGTACACATGGATGGCCGAAGTCAAGTCGGTCCCCGATTTCAAGTGCATTTCGCCGAAGCAAATTAATATGATGGTTTCTTCGAAGAACAATGGTTTCGGGTATGCACTTTTGGTTCAGTTGCCAAGAGTGAAGCAACCCATTCCCTTATTCATTGTTTTCAGAGCACTCGGCGTTGTTTCGGACAAAGAAATCTGTGAACGAATTTTGCTTGATATTGGCAGTGATAAATATAAGGATATATTGGCGGGACTGCAAGCGTCCATTATTGAAGCAAATGCTCTGCTTACTCAACAAGAAGCAATCCGCTATATCACAAATCATGTGATGTATACTCCTATCAATATGGACAAGGAAACGGGAGCCAGGAAGAAGCACGAGTTCACGCTGGATATCTTGGGTAACGACTTGTTCCCGCATTGCAAGACCGCAACGCAAAAGATATACTTCTTGGGGTATATGGCGAACCGCTTGATGCAAGCCAGTTTTGAATGGGTGAAGCAAGACGACCGTGACTCCTATTTGAATAAGCGCGTGGATTTGACTGGAGTGCTTTTGAATAATCTTTTCCGCAACTACTTCAACAAATTGGTTAAGGATATGGAAAAGCAGATTATCAAAGAGATTAATACTGGGTCTTGGAAGTCGACGGATGATTATGAGAACATTGTGAATCAGACAAATATTTATAAAATTATCAAGTCTACTACCATTGAAAATGGTTTGAAACGCGCTCTATCAACAGGCGATTTCGGTATTAAACACACGAATTCAAACAAGGTTGGTGTTGCTCAGGTGCTTAATAGGCTGACATATGTTAGCAGTTTGAGTCACGCTCGTCGAATTTCAACTCCTACGGATAAGAGTGGAAAGCTGATTCCTCCGCGTAAGCTGCACAGCACATCATTTGGTTATTGTTGTCCCGCAGAGACTCCAGAAGGTCAATCGGTTGGTGTTGTGAAGAATTTGGCTTATATGGCACACATTACAATTCATTCCAATTCACTTCCCATATATGAATATGTGATGCCAAATATTATCGACATTGAAACAATTCAACCCAAGGATATGTTTGACAAGGTAAAGGTATTCATTAATGGCGCGTGGGTTGGAATTACTGACAAGCCCCAAGAGTTGTACACAATGCTGAAGGACAAGAAGCAACAAGGCATTATGAATATTTATACTGCAATAATCTTTGATTGTAAAAAGGCGGAAATTCGCATTTGCAATGATGCTGGTCGATTAACCAGGCCTTTGTTGCGTGTGAAGGACAATAAACTTGTTTTGAAGAAGCAGGTAATTACTGATTTGACTAATAACAAATTGGAATGGAATGATTTACTAACGACATGCAAATTGGAAGACGCTGTTTTGGAATACATTGATGCGGAGGAGCAGTCGTGGTCGATGGTTGCAATGAAGCCGAATGAGTTGAGTGACCCTAAGAAAATCGCAGACTTTTACAGATACACGCACTGTGAGATTCACCCAAGTACAATCTTTGGCGTTCTCGCGTCTTGCATCCCATTCCCTGAGCATAATCAATCACCCAGAAATACCTATCAATGTGCGCAGGCAAAACAAGCGATGGGCGTGTATGTCACCAATTATGACAGCAGGATGGACAAGACCGCGTATGTGCTCAATTATCCTGCTCGACCACTAGTAGACACTCGAATTATGGATATGATTCATATTAATAATATTCCATCTGGGTTTACTGTGGTTGTTGCGATTATGACGCACACGGGATACAATCAGGAAGATTCGCTACTTTTCAACAAGGGTTCAATTGACCGCGGTTTGTTTCAGGCAACTATTTATCACACGGAGAAGGATGAGGACAAGCAAAAAATTAATGGTGATGAGGAAATAAGATGCAAGCCTGATGCGACAAAGACAAAGGGAATGAAATTTGCCAATTACAGCAAGGTGAATTCGAAGGGTGTTATTCCAGAGAATACACTGATTCAGAATAGGGATGTGATTATTGCGAAGATTACTCCCATTAAAGAGAACCGAAATGACCACACCAAAGTAATCAAGTATGAGGACCAGAGTCGCATTTACAGAACCGATGAGGAGACTTATGTCGATAAGAACTACATTGACCGAAATGGTGATGGCTACAATTTTGCCAAGGTTCGCATTCGAGCTGTCAGGAAGCCAGTAATTGGTGACAAGTTTTCGTCGAGAAGTGGACAGAAAGGTACGATTGGTAATATTATTCCTGAAGAGGATATGCCTTTTACTAAGGATGGAATTCGCCCAGACATTATTTTGAATCCTCATGCAATTCCATCTCGTATGACAATTGCGCAACTGAAAGAAACTGTTCTGGCGAAGGTATTATTGCAGCTGGGTCTATTTGGAGATGGAACGAGTTTCGGTGAGCTAGATGTCAATACTATTTGCGAGCAGTTGCTAAAGGTTGGATATGAGGCGCACGGTAATGAGCTGTTGTATAACGGGCTAACTGGAGAGCAGCACGAATGCAGTGTGTTTACGGGACCCGTCTTTTATCAGCGCTTGAAGCATATGGTGACAGATAAGCAACACAGTCGTTCGATTGGTCCGATGGTGAATTTGACGCGACAGCCTGCGGAAGGTAGATCGCGCGATGGTGGGCTGCGCTTTGGTGAGATGGAAAGGGACACCACTGTGGCACACGGCGCTGCGCGATTCACCAAGGAGCGCTTGTTCGATGTATCGGATAAATATAGCGTCTATTCGTGCAAGAAGTGTGGTCTCATAGCTTCGTATAATGATGCGATGCACATACATAGATGCAGAACATGTGACAACCGCACAGATTTCGCCTATGTGCAGATACCTTATGCGTGCAAGTTATTATTCCAAGAGCTGATTACGATGAATATTGCACCGAGGTTGATTACAGAAAATTAAAATTGTGTATTTATTTTGTATGATAATATATATATTGTAAAAATGCTATTTAAAGACATTTCGAATTTTTCCAAGGTGAGCGATTATTTGGCGTTATTGAATGGAGCATTATTAGTAGAATCATTTGTAATATTTTTTACATTGCACGGAATACTTATACATTCAAAGTTTTTGAAATACTGGTATAAACACTATGGTTTAGCGGCTGTTATGGCGGATGTGTTGATAGTTATGATTGGTTTCATTATAACGCGTTATTTTTATTCCAAGTTCTTTTCGAGCTTCAACATATTGTTTTTTATATTATTAGCATTGATAGTTCAAGTTATACACGATATTAGTTTTTACGCATTTTTTAGCGCGGTTCCAAGGGGCTTTAACGGAATGTTGGATGTTTTCAAAGATTATGCAAAAGAAATGTCTGGATATGCAATATTAGGAGATAGCATGATTATTCTGTTTTCGTGTATTTTTGCTTCTTTAATGGCCGGGTCGTCTTTAAATATGAATATTATATATTTAATTGCGACTTTGTATTTTATACCTTATATTTTGAACAAGTAACTTTCCCATAATAGAAAAAATAAAACAATAAAAATAAAATTATTCAAGTAAGTAATATTATTTTTATATCTAATTGTAAAATTAAAGCTTTGAAACAAAATCGTAAATCAATAGCAGTTTTTCAGAGTCGGTCTCGTCGTTGAACTTTTCATTAATCAGTTGCATCAACCTGGTCGTTGTAACTCTTTGAACAAGTGGAACGACAATAGGCTCAACCGAAGGGGCTTCTTGTTGAACATCTTCAACATGTAAATCAATATTAACAGTGTCGGCAATTACTATGGGTTGCGCGGAGTCATCTTCTTCCGAAGATTCGTTGTCTTCTGATCCTACAGCTGAATCTGCATCTGAGCTTGCGTCAGATTCTGAAGCCTCGATTTCTTCCTCGGAATCTGATTCCTCGCTATCAGATTCAATTGCAGCGGTAACAAAGGCAGTAATAGATGTTGCAGCTCGTGCATTAGCAGCCTCTTGAGCTAGTCGCTTCTTTTCAGCTTCCACGGCTCTAGCGGCTTTATAAGCCTCGGTCTTTTGTTTGGTATGATTCTCAATAACCAAATCAAAATGTGCGTCAATCTTTTTATAATTGCGGTCTTTCAAATACTTGAGAAGTCGTTCAAAAGTCTTGGGAAAATCTCGCTGGTTTTGATTCTTATTGGCTTGTATTCCCATTGCAATGTCCATAGGATTGTCTTGCTTCGACTTTGTGAAATAATGGACTTCAGTGCGATGATAGAAGGTTCTTAGTAATGCCGAGCCTCCCGCGCGACTCGTAAGCACATTGAATCCTTCAATGTTAAACTCTGTTATGCATTGACCATTTCTATAAAGTTTTGTCTTTGGACAGTATTCTTTTAGCTGTTCAATATTTTTTGATTGTACAAAGAATTGTTCGTCATAATTAGACAAGTGGAATGATGCGCTATTTAATTTTGTTGGTGAGGCTTCATTGAAAAGCCGCGTGTCGCGTCGCATTCCGTTAAAGACTTCATAACTTCCAATATGCTTCCAACTCTGATGAACAACAACAGATTCTGGGACATTCCTTGTTGTTTTTGCTGTTTGTTTAATTTCTTTTGTATCATTGTTTTCTGAATCAACCCAAATAAATCTATCTTTCTCTTCTGAATCAATGTAGTGGTCAATCACTTCAACATTTTTTCCTGTATAATAATGCGTTTCATCATCACCAAAGTACTTGTATTTTGGTAAAGTAATACGAGGTGTTCCGTCGGACTTTTCCAAAACAATGTCTACCCCCGAGTGTCCAAAGATGATGTCGAGCCTAGTATTGAACTCGGTAATTTTGTCGCGCTCGGACTTATTAAACTGAGACTTCAACAAGTCCATTAGAACATCAGAATACTCAAATTGAATAGTCGTGCCGTGTTGAAACTCCTCGGTTTCTCTTTCTTTCTTGAACTCTTCAATTTCTTCTTCAGTCATTTTGTCGACTGCAATTTGTTCGTCCCAAATTTCTTGTTCAATAATTGTTTCCCAAGGAACCGTAATGCGCAAATATTCACCATCTGGGGATTTAGTAAATATAAAGACAGTTGAAGGTTTTACACCATCTTTTTTTGAGAGAATGAACAGTGCGTTTTTCCCTCCTAGACCGGAAACACCCATTGTTCTCTCTGATTCGTGGTTTGACCGAAACAAATCAAACATTTTACCAATTTTTTCTGTATTCATTCCAATTCCCATATCAATCAACTTTATATATTTGCGATTCTCTTTGAAAATAGCCTTTGGTGATTGCGCATCGCAACTATTTGCAACTAATTCCGCAATGCATTTAGCGGGAGTGAAACCCATACGACTAAAGTTTCGAATTAAACCGGCTTGATTTGTGGAACCAACGCGCATAGAAGGCGCATTAGTGGCAATAGAACTAACAACAGTAGATGCAACAGTAAAGGCGGCGAGCATTATTGCAGCGGGCGTGTGCTATATATATTATTTTTATTACATTATTGTATGCTCAATTTTTTTTTAAGTGCATAAACAATGAAAGTAGTAAGAGCAAAAAGAACACCACCCCATGTAGTATCGATGATGGCGGTTTTATAAGTCCAGTTCTTAAGGAGAGCAAGGGTGGTAGTTTCATAGACGGCGTAAATAATAACTCCAAGTAAAAAAGCTTCTAAAATACTTTTTTTCTCTCGAATGATGAAGTAGTAGATACCAAAAATAAGAGCAATGTAACATAGGATGGCTGCGTACATATCAAACACAACGGGTGAACCTTGAACGGCGATAATCTGTTTATTGAACATAGAACTCATTGAATACAAGAAAACAAAATCGAGAGAAAGGAAGACAATTAAGGTTAAAAGTAAAACTTGCAACATTAGTTATTTACTTTATACAAATATTACATTTTTATCCACTTTTGGGAAAAGTGTATTTAGCCGGTTTTTTATTATTGTTTATATATATATAATGGCTGGACATAGCGTATATTTACATGGATCCGTTGGAATTGTACCGAGACTTTCTGCTTTAGATAGAGGGTTTTCGGTTTTAGGTTTTGGGTTGAAGGGGTTTACTCCTCAACAAATTCAGGACAATGACCATACTTATGCGGATTTCGAACAAAATCGATTCCAATTAGTGCAAGCGTGGAACAATGTTTACCAGGGACAATTGCTTGCATCTAGCACACCCAAACAAAAATATAACAGAGTTATTACCCCATTTCGTGCAGTTAACAACGCTGGTGATATATTAAGCAGAAAAGACTACTCGTGTAATACTGGATGCCAGACTTTTCAAAGCAGACCTAATTTGCACGGGTTAACGCAGCGTTTTGGTTCTCAAAGAGTGCAATGCGACGGCACGGTCGTTCCTGCTGGAACATGTAATGGAAGATTTGTGTATGATAGCTCGGATTATTCGACATATTTAAAGCAAAAGGCTCTTGGCAAGACATACAACAATTTAACAAATGGCGGAAACCAATCCAGTGGAAGTCAAGTGGCGTGGCGTGCTATTCGCAGATACTAATCAGGGAACCAATGGTTCCCCGAACCCCTCCTTAAAATTTAATTTTTTGCTCCACTTTTTGAAAAGTGGAAAAGTGGAAAAGTGGAAAAAGTTGATAAATTTTAAGTCTCTATATAATATAAATGTCTAATAATTATGCATCATATTATATTCCCCCATCAGCCGTTCAGTATGATAATTATGTTTGTGCTCAAACAACGGGTCCATTAAGCAGTGCGCAAACTCCCAATCAGCTTGCTTATCATAGTTACGGTGTTTTGAACGGAGTGCATCCTAATCCTCCGCAATTTTATCCCGCCGATGGCGCAAGTGAATTTGCTCAGGCTCGTTTTCAATATGCAAATGTAGACACATCAAAAGCGCAACAGATGTTGGCTAGAGCTCGAGTTGTTGCTCAGTCGCAAGGAAGGGGATACAAGTTTTTCTCTCCGTCAACTCAGAGAGAAGTTGCAGTTTCTGGTTCTCATATGAACTATATTGCACCCACTCCTTCATCAATGTACACATCGGTGAGAAAGAGACAAGCTGTAGGAAAAAGTTCTTATAAGCAAGGTCTTCCTGCAGCAGCTCCGTTAAGTTATAAGAGTTATGACGCAAATGATGTAAGAACATCGTTGCGTTTTGTGAGAGCAGGAGGATGCGTTGCTCCTGCAAAGAAAGGTTCTATTTACAATAGAAGTTGTACAGCTGGAGGAGGAATATGTAATTCAGGTGCTATTGCGGGCCAAGGATATTAACTTTTTATAAAGGAAAAAAATATTTAGAGATATTATAAGATGAACAAGTACATTGTTGAGTTTTTAGGCACTCTTTTTCTCGTTTTTGTGATTTTGGCCACAGGAAATTGGTTGGCCATTGGAGCCGCGTTAGCAGTTGCAGTCCTTCTTGGAGGGCTAATTTCCGGCGGTGCGTACAATCCCGCAGTTGCTATTGTGCTTTTGGCTGCGGGCAAGATTCCTAGCAGCGATGTGATTCCTTACATTGTTGCGGAAGTTGCGGGCGCTTTAGCGGCGTTTGAGTTGGTAAAAATTTTAATTAAAAAGTAAATTTTACCACCTTTTAAAAGGTGGTGCCAAATATATTAGGTAGATATGGAAATTAATCATTGAGAATATATTATAATTTCTTTTATTATAATATATGCCAAAAAGAGTTCACAGAAAGAGAATGAGTAGAAGAGGTGGTTACATTGGCGAAGGCGTCGTCAATAGTATTGGAGAAGGAGTAAATGCTGCAAACACAGCTGTTGGCACCTATGTTATTGCCCCCGTAACAGGAGCAGCTGATGTTGTTGTTGAAAAAACTAAAGAGGGAGCACAAAATGCAAATACCGGTTTTTGGTCATTCCTTGGATATGGCAATCCAGCCGCCCCTGCCGCAGTTGTTGTTCCTCCTCCTCAACAACAACCAGTTGCTTCACAAGGTGGAAGCCGTCGTAGAAAGCGAAGTGGAAGAAAATCCAAGAATATGTTTTCTGGATTGATGAAGATGGTAGGTTTCAAGACAAAGAAGCGCGGGAGAAGGGGAGGAATTGGTGGACCTTCTAATGGATACTTGCAAATTGTTGGAGCTAATTTCCCTTCTGCTGCCAATGCACAAGGAAACAATATCTATGATTTGGCCCCCTTTGACCCTTCGAAGCCTTTTACTGGAGGAATGAAAGGGGGGTGTTCACCAAGTAGGTCAAGCCCTTTAAGCCCTGCTCCTTTTCCTGGAGATGGTATGATGGGTGGATGTTCGCCAAGCCCTTTAAGCCCTGCTCCTTTTCCTGGAGATGGTATGATGGGTGGAAAGTCTAAACGCCACAGAAAGCGCCACGGTGGAACAAAGAAGTGTGCGTGGAAGTAAATAATAAAACATATTTTTTAGTCTTTATATGTTTTATTGTTCAAGCAATATAAATATATTTTAACAGATAAATATAAGGATTCGTAATGAATCTAATTTTTACATGGTTATTTCTCTCGACACTAGGAAAGTTTGTAATATGTTATTCAATGAATTATGGTTCATCTCGAACCTCTTATAAACAGGTTGGTTCTCACATGTTCAAATCAAACAATAGAAATATAAACTATGGCTCTGGTGTTGAATCAAAACACTCTTCTAATTTAATTTCACACAGATATAGCGAAACGCGTGGTAGTGCAAAGCACAGGGGGTACAGTGCAAAGCACGGCAGTGGAAAAATTGGATCAACTGCGTTGTTTAGTATTGCAAACATAGGAATTCATTCTTATAGCATAAATTATTGCACTTTTAATAACAATGGCAAACATTCGCAAAGAATCTCTGGTTCTAAAGGCTATTCTGGTTCTACTGCACATTCCGGTGTAAAAGGCTATTCTGGTTCTAAAGGCTATTCTGGTGCCATACACCATTCTGGTGCCATACACCATTCTGGCACCAAAGGCTATTCTGGTGCAACGGGTCAATCAGCAAGCAAAGGAAGTAAAAAGTATTTAAATGATGACAACCGCAATTTTAATATTTTTGCACCCACAAGAATGCCAACCGAAGCATTACCACCAATTTATTCTCCACCTAGACCAACATATACACCAACATATTCTCTCGAGATACCACAATTGCCAATAACATTCCATATTAATCAACACGGAAAACTTTACATAGTAGTATCTCCTATGACTTCAATTGCAGTAACAAAAGTAATTTCAAAGATAGCTAACTTAGACAAAAAGTATATTACTAATCTACAATTTCAAACAACACAGAATAATCGACGCAAACTTGCAGACTCTTTTACTTTAAATTATAATATTACTATTCCAGTTTTAAAAAATATAGACCCAAATTTAATTTATCAAACAACAAAAAAAAGTTTAATTGACTCCGTTGCTAATAATACTTTTAATAGCCTCGCTCACAATGAAGGTTTAGATTTAAATGTTACTAGCATAAATATAGCGCCATACATAGTCGATGAAAATTATCCCATTCCTAAGCCAACTTATAACCCAAGTACAAGTCCAACAATTAACTCAAGTGTTGCAAGCAATTCAAATATAAATGCTTACACTGATGACGGAAATCCAAATAAAGATACAATTATTATCATTCTTGTATCAAACTGCACATTTTTTATTATTGTAACAATGTTGTATATTCATCATAGGAAGCAACGCACATCAACATCAACAACAACAACAACAATAACAACAACAACGACACCAATGGAAGAGCGCGAGGTTTCTCTTGTAAATGTAAACGCGCCAACTACTAGACGAACACTACTAGATGAAATTCCAAATCCACTTCAAAAACGCTTACCAGTGGAATAATTTCTCTCAACTGTTGATAATTATCTTTGTAAAAATTATCAACTTAAATCTCTATTTTCGAGTTTTTTGCATTAAACAATACAATATATAAAGTCCCAAGACTCCTAAAATCGCATAATACGCTTGAACCATAGGGTCATCCGGCAAAAACACAGCGGGTTCCAAATTCTGCATATTCGAAAATATCTCTCTACATTGATTTCCATTAATAGGATTTTTACCATCCAAAAAACTACAAGGGTCCATATTAGCTTGGTCTACTACACTTACATAATGAGTCTCTGTGCTAGAAATGTTGTCGGAATTTATAACTTCCAATTTCACGGCACTGCAATCTGGTGTAGAACCAGACATAAAAGCTTGCATAATTGCAAAAGGGTTTAGTACATTCAGGTTACCCATCGTACCTGGAACTAATCCCTTTAATTCTGAAAAATTGGTTCCCATACCCGACGAAATGAATGGAATGTTGCCTTGAGGAACATTATTAATGTAAATATATCTGTCCACTTCTTGCAATTGGCAGTCGTCTTTTGCATCTTTGCAGCTGTCTTTATCTTTGCACTTTCCACCAGTTGGGAGAAAAAACTTGTTACCTAAAGGCCCACCCGTTTTTGAAGCGCCTCCTCCCGTAACAAGTACTTCTACATATTGCAATAAACCATTCACATCTTTTCCCATAGCATCCAAAGTGCCGTTAGAACTCATACCGATTTCGGGCGGCGTTTTAATTTGTTTCCAGTAATCATAGGACGGCCCGAGTAATCGTTCTTCGACTCCCTTTGCATCACCCAATACTTCTTGAAATATATTTGACATAACTTTACTTATATATTATTTATAAAATAATATGTAAACTATTTAATATTCAAATACCGCTAACATCAACTGGGTCTTTTTGGCCATTAAGAGCGGCATTTCCTTTATCACTTTGAGCATTTGCCAAACCATTCAATTGCGCATTTATTGTTACAATATTGCCACAAACATCCATTACGGTTTCCTTTAGGTTCATTAATTCATCAAGTCGTTGCTTTAAATATGCAATATTTCCCGCATTTGTTTCAGCTAATATATTTGCAGAACAAGGACTATTTTTATCATATTCTTTATACTCTGGGTTTTCTATTCCTTCTCTCATATTTCCAAATATAGCTAAAAATATTTGATAAAGTATTAGTAAAAAGAAAAGTAATATAAGTATTCGAATCAACATTAATATATATGAAGAGTATTATTTTGCAATGTTAGTTTTATTTTCTTCTTATAAATTATACTAATGTCATCAGCAGTATTTGGACTAGGAATGCATTCATATAATAATTCAGCACCTTTTGCTCCATTTAGTGCGCCTTATGTAACATGGAAAGGCACTGGACCGTATAGTTATCCAGCTGCAATTACTAGTGGAAATATACGCCCTTTAACAAACAGAGATATTACAAATAATGCACCGCAAAAATTCGGTCTTCCTCGTCCTTTAAAGTGGCAATACAGAAAAGGAACAACTAGTCAGCCTCTTGTAACCATTGTTAACCCCAATCAACCCAATCAATATATTCAGGTGAATCGCGAAGTTCGTTCTTCAGTAGGTGCATCTCTTATTGGTCAAACTATTGACCAGCCAGGTAGATTCAGTGTAAAACATAATCCCAAGGACGAAATTAATGAAATCGACCAATTGAATAAGGATTGCACCACTTGTCACGGGATAGGTCTTGTTACCAGCTTTTCCCCTGAACCATTTTTAACTAATAACCCTGAACCCGTATCTTGTAGTCCTCAATTGTGCTGCAACGAAGAAAGAAAAGCTTTAAAACGCGTAATTTACGCCAACACCAATCTAAAGAAAAACTATTACAATACTCACGCTCAATATATGGCAAATCGTTGCCAAACTTATGAGCAAAAGGCATTTAACTTTTATTCTGGTCCAGTAATTCCACAAGTCTATGCTCAAATAGCGGCTACTAATCCCGCTTTAGCCGCCAAGATTATAGCTGCCAAACCCGGATCACCGCTTAGTTATTTGAATATGTATGTGGCCAACTGTTATCCGGATACTGACCCTCTTGCTGGGACTTTGAACGGACCCAATAACCCCAAAGGATGCAAGTTGGTTGTTTACAAACCAAGCAATCCTCAATTCGCCGTTGAAGGTGGGGTCAGCAGCAGCACAAGAACGCTAAAGTTGACAGTTGACACTATTAGCGCCAATTTGTCGTCGCTTCGAAAATTAAAGGGCGCGGGAGCCGTAAATAACTATGGTGGACAACCTTTTGTGCCTTTTGTCTACAAGGCCAAAGTGCCTCCTTGCAATCCTGCGGTTTACACTAAAAATGGAAATCCCAAGACATGTGTTAGAAATCGCGCACTCGACTATATGTACAAGGCTATCTCCAAGTTGGGTAATGTTGGAGGAAATATTAATGGAACACAAGTCTCTCAAGTAGGTATGAGTGGTTCTAGGTCTTGAAGACTTTCATCTAACTCCAATCCTAACTCTGCTTCTGTCTCTAATCCCAATTCTTCAAAGTTGCTATTATTACAATCATTGTCTATAATAACAACATTCTCACACTCCATCACAATTTTTGTCGACAAAAATATATTATCGCCGCTTTCACTGCTATTTCTATCTCCATTCAAAAAGATATTCACCTTGTCAGTAAACTTGTTATACGGTATTTTAAATTTATCACACCATTGAATGCACTTTTGGATATTACTTTTCTTCAAACTCTCAATCTTGTCCTCTCTATTTTTATTTTTATATAGACTTATTAATTGGTCCATAAACTCAAGTTGTTGGTGCCCAATAATTATATTTAATTCTTCCAACTTATTAACAAAATAATAAGGAACCTCATCTTTCAACAAAGATAATACTTGCGTGTCTTCTTTAAGTGTTTTAAATAATAAATCTAAATTGGCAAAATACATAGCATATAACCTCGATTTTTGTGGATTAACTATAAAATTTTTGCATATAATATATCGTTCGTTTGTTACAACATTTGCAACTGTTGGTTTAATTACATGAACTTTATCATACACTGTGCTCAATATATATAACGCATCAACAATTGGCTTATAACATATGTTGTCTATTTTTATAATACACAAACCATTTGCGCTTTGATAATAAAACAAATTGCGTAAAATATAAATAATCCCAGCAACATAATTTTTGCTTATTGAGTAATCCTTTTCGTCTAATTCATAATATAAAAGGTCATATGTGCTTAATCTAAACTGGTCAAGCGTTTCGTCTAATAAAAAACAATGATTTTCTACGGAAATAAAAGATTTCAAATGAATATCTTTACTATCTTCGCGCGACATATTTACAAATTCTATTAATGAATCACTGTTTAGTCCAAAAGAAAGAGTTCTAATATTTCTTCCGAAAAACCCGTCCATTAAATTGAAAATATTTGATATCTCCATTAAAATGTAAAACAGATTGGAGTGCGGTTTCAGTTTGCTTACCGACAATTTGGAATTAGGTACTTTCGTGAATATGAACTCATATGGATTAATCATCTTATTCAAAAAATATAAAATATTATCATCTTCCATATATGGAAGATATAATTCAGATTCCTTTATTTTTTTTAGTTGTTCCCACATTGTCGTTAAATAATTGCAAAGACTATATGAAATAAACGGTGCAAGTTTTTGCTGCGAGTTTGTTATGAGGGGGTCAAAGTCTACATCTATTATTTTTTTTGGTAATGTATAATAACTCATTATTTGAGATTATTATTATATATTACGAATGTTTTAAGTATATTTTTCTTTGTTATTCTTCAAGTTTAAGTTTTAATTTTTTTGCACTAGACTTTTTGGGTTTCTTTTCACCTTCTTTTAATTCTTCTACTACCGTTGCCGCTTCCACTGCTTCTATTTGCGGTTTTTGTTCTTCCACTGCCAATTTCACCTTCTTTGCACGAGGCTTCTTTGTTTTTTCTACGGTTTCTTCTTTTACTTCTAGAACAGGTTGTGGTTCTTCAGGCTCCAACGCTTCAGTTGCTGCAACGAGGAGCAGCTTATTTGAAAGTTTTCGCACTCGAGGCTTTGATGTCTTTACTGCTTCCTTGCCCACCTTGACAGCTGCGACCGTTTCTTTGCGTTCAGCTCGCACTTGCTCCATCGACTCATCCAACAGCTCTAACGAAACCTTTTCGGCATTTACATTGCGCGTTTTCTTATACACAAAATATCTATTCAAAAACGAAATCTTCTTTTCATTTGCATTCATTTCAAGCGCAGTACCATAAGGGCTCTTTGCATAACGCTTTCTTTTTGTCTCATCCAACATTGCATTAAAGAGTTCGCCAAATAACCCAGAACCCTCTGGAAGACCTAGACTCTTGGCTTCGTCGCGAGTAATCAAGTTAAACCCGTAATTTTCCATTACTCGTTCCAAATAGTCAAAGTTCACCAAATACTCAGGAAACATCTTATTAATTGATTCTTGGTAAACCGAAATCTGGTAACCTATGCTAGAAGAGTCATCTTCAAAATAGTCAACGCCATATTCCTTTCTAATTTCCCAGATTTTTTTATCATCATCATACAACTGAATACTCTCGCCCTCCTTTTTATTCTTTAACAAGTTATAAATCATTTTCCCATCATAACAAGCACCAATAAAGTAGCCACCCACTTTTGTGCACTCGGACACATTTCTAATAAAGTTTTGAAAAGTGGATTGCGACTCGAAGAAATAATGCAGCGCAAATTGGCACGACGAAACATTGAATCCTTCTTCGCCCTTACCATATTGTCTTACCACCGCTTCTCCAAGTCGTTCTTTCAGTCCTTCTTTTACACCCTCGCCAAAAACAGCCTTGGTTATTTGTATTGCCTTGTCATTCAACATTGCCGCGCCAGATTTAATATTTGCACTGCTATTTCCGTTTACAAAAAGCGCATATGGTACGGACTTGAAATCCTTCTTGTAATTCAAGAATCGAGCACAAGCCCCATCCAATCGGTTCTCCAAGTTGTCCTTAGATATATCTATTCCAAAGACAAACGACAAATTAGCTGCAATCCACTTTGAAAAATCACCACCTTTTCCACAAGCATAATCAATCATCGTGTCGCCTCTTCTGGATACACTTGTAATAAGCAGCTTCTTAACAAACAAGTTGTGGAAGTCACGCAAAGCCCTTGTCTTATCTGACGAAGAGCCGACTCTGTTATAATACACATCATCGTCAGCCAACTCATCGGGAATATTGTTGCCAGTTGTTATCATTTCCTTTGTAATCGGATTGTGAATCGAATGCCAGTTGCTATTGGCAACATGATATGCATTGCCAAACTCCGTCAACCCTTGCTTATATTTGGCGGTTTTATCCGCACGAAAACGCAAAGGAATCCACTTCCACTGTTTTTCCTTATTTATATCATATCGAAACTCGACGATGTTTCCGTCTTCAAAGACTTCACCTTCTTCCGTGAACATTTGATTAACACCAGTGTCATCTTTTCGCAACATCACATTGCATATTCCTGCTCCCGGCTCTGATGGATTTGTAGGCACAAATTCCGCGGGTTTGTAATCTTTCTCATTGTCTACATCTCTAAACTCGGGAAGTCGGTCTTCCAATACATCTTGGCACGGGTTTATGTAACCGTGCTTCTTTGAATCAAAACCGACGCACAATGTGAGCGTCTTGTATTCATCCAATTGAACAATAGCGGAAGTGTCCATTCCATCTTGAAATATTGGTGTCACTACATCGGCTCCACTTGCCGCCTTTTCGGTTCGCACCAAAAAGTCAATTGTATTATATTCGGCCGGTTTCCATTTAAAGGAGTGTTCCCAAGTTATGTTCTTATTTAAAGAACCAACTTTTCCTATTTTGTTCGCGCCAACCCCCATACTTGCCGGTGTAAAGATGAGACCGTCTGTATTATATTCAAACAGACCATCATCAACCTTTTGAAGGATTAAATTACACGCCGCAAATATATCTTCGGTCGGATTTGCCGGTTCAAATCTCTTGCATTGAAATCTGATTGGGCTCGATTCACCTGAAATAACAGATTCTGCGTTTAATACACGAAACAAGTTTTTAAGCAAGACTAGTCTGAAATTGGCGGGAACATCTCCTGGCTTTCTCGGGACAAATCCAAATGCGCGAACATCTCGCTTATTCAGAAAATATATGTCAAATGCAGCATACAGATTGATAAATTTACCGTATTTGTCGTGCAGGATATTTTCGCCATCTACCAAAGAATTGAAGATGTCCTTGTTCTGCGTTAACGCACCAGTAAATACCACTTGCATATTGTTGCTAATCAAATATATTTTTCCACTGCCAGAAATAAACATCATAAAACGCTGTCCATCTGCTTTATCTGTAACAGTGTAATCGTTGCGAATGTTTGGAATATTTGTTTGCTGATTAACGGGCGCAATATTTGCCATTTGCAGAGTATAAGAAGATGGACCAATAAAACTGCTATTAAAAACCTTGCTGTGCTTCACTGGGTCATAATCAGCTCCCATTATTAATTTCATATAGTCGTTTAATACATCCTTTTGTTCTTTGTATGAAATGGGATAATTAGTGCCTTGAAGGCCCATCAAAACATATTTAATTGTTTTTCTTAGTCCTAGTAGCAACTCTTCGACGCGCGATGTTAATGTCCCAGGACCAATTTTCGAATTATCAACTTCCAATTCAATCTCATAAACCTCGGGATTTGAAAATAATCCGGCTTCCTGAGTTGTATAAGCCATTTCTACATCTCTTTTTTCCGCATCGTATCTTGAGCTTTTTGTAATACTTAAGTCGACATTCACTGGTAACTCCGGGTGAGCAAATGTGACGCGATTAATGTATCTGAAATATTTCTTTGACTTGTCCCAAGTGTCAATCATATTTTTGATTTGACCGGCATTTTGACCGAGTTTCTCTTCAACCTGATATGAAACGCGGAAATTGAAGTCATCCATATTTACCGGAAAAACCTTTTCTTCTCCGTGATAATACGGCGATTTCTTTTGAAACGACACTTGGTACCTTTGTGAATACGAATCCAACAACTTTTTTAAGTCATTGTGCTTGCAGTAGTCTTGTATATTTAAGAACCCCTCAATTTCTGTTCTGATTTGCGACTTCTTAAAACGCCCCGTCGAAGAATCCAAGAATTCGTTGTTAATGCGAAGCATATAAGTTCCCTTTTCATTTTCACTGGTAAACCCGAGGGATTTTAGCTTTCGAATAACATTGTCATAATCAATTTTTGTCAAAGGTTTAATGCCGCGCGTTCCAAAACGCACTTCCAATTCATTGTTCTTTTTGACATCCTTTACATAAGGATTGTTTCCCCAAAACAATTTTACCAAATTATCTAATTGAACTTGCGGCGGTTCTCTTCTTGTTTCTGTAGTTCCCCTTTTTGCATTTGTTTCTTTGACTAAATGTGTTTTTTGTTTTGAAGACATCGATGATATATATAGTTTAGACTTATTTTTATATTATTGCTTCAATTTTATATTTTTATATATTCATTATCAGCAATTCATATAAGTCTTTTTTTGTTTTTTTACCAGCTGTCTTCATCTTTTCTTCCAATCCTAATTTTTTGCAAAGGTCCATTAATTCATCTACTTTATAAGAGGTCATAGCTTTCAATGGTTTCTCCAGACTCTCCCATTTAAATAGTGTATTCCTATAATTATCTAATACTTCTTTTGATGCATTCATTTCATAGCAGTATTTTTCTGGATTCTCTTGCCAGTGAATAACATGAAATGTGTTATCGTCTTCGCACATCAATTCAAAGCACTTTCTTTTGTGAATAAATAAAATATTTATATTATCTGCTGCACATAGAGCTATAAATGTCTTCATTCCTATCTTGCTTTTATTCGCCAAATCATCTTCCACATCTTCTTTGATATTTTTAATTTTATTTGTTTTCAAAACTTGCTTCTTGGTTCTGAGAGATTCGATTAGCTTGAATTTCTCGGCTTTCTCATTAACAAATGATGTTGCTCCTGGATACTCGTACGCGGCGAATCCGTTTTTAATTACATAAAAACACCAGAAAAGACCATCCTTCTCTGGTGGAATAAAAAAAGAAGTGTCCTTAGTATTTGTTTCTACCAGTTTATTGTTACCAAGACTCTTCTCATTTTTTTGATTATTGTTGCTATTGTTATCTCGATTATATTTTAATGCCGAAATCAATGTTTTTCCGGTTAACATATAATCATCATATTTATTTTTAAGCTGTGACTGCATACTTGTTATTTTTTACATTATTATCTTTATTATCTTTTGCAAAGTATATACTTTTAAAAGTCTCCTTCTGCTGCTCAATATTATTCAAGTTTATCTCCTGCGTGTTGACATAATTTATGTAGATTTTTAGTTCATTGATTATTTCGTTTGACAAGTCTGTCAAATTAATGTGAATACCATATTTGTTTTCATTTAAAGTTACATTTTGATGTTTGTTAAGTATTCGCAATACTTCTACTTGGTTAAATTTTGTCATTGATTCTATCTTGTCGCGAACAGCAGACAGTTCGTTAATGTCAAATTCGTTATCTAAAGCGGCGGTACCTTCCATAATAAAGTAATTGTCACTTTATGTTTAATATTGTTTAAGGGATATAAAACATTTTGATTCTTATTAAAAATTGATACCATTATATTTTGGAGAAAAGATGTCACCTTATCAAATATGAGTGACCTCTTGCAATACCGGTTGCCAAAAGAAATTGTAGACATTATTAAGTTATACACAGGAGAGGGTTGTTGGCAGAATGGCAAATATATTAACATACATCGCATACCCCAAAATGATTTTCGGTATGCAATGTTGAGTAAAACACCCAGAATAAAGCTCCTTTGTTATGACAGAACAAATGCCGCGCTTATGGGTTCTGCGTGGTTTAAATTGCACAATGGTAAATTTGTCGTTTTAAATTTGAAAGAAAAAAAGACGATTGAATTTACTTATTACATTTGGGAGATGCATTATAATCAAAATGTTACACAAATTGTCAAGTATTAATTTCACTAACCTTCAATTACCAATCTGGGTTTTGAAGGCTCCTTCTTGACAGTTGATGCATCCTTGGGTTCTACAAGCTCGGCAATAATTGATACATATTTATCGTTTAACTCGAATCGTTGGCCAACAACACGAGCATTAAATTTATCATTTTCTTTTATTGCTGAGAAATATGGCAATGTGTAATTGTGGTCGCGCGTAATAAATACGACAATGGGTGATGGTGTCTCTTCGGAACTTTCCGCACGAATTCCGGCCTTGGTGATGTTCTTTGCAGTGCACTGAATCAACATACCCTCTACCGGACAGCATACTTGGCATTCGAATACTACTTCAAAGACTATATTTGTTGAACGAACTATTCCACTAGAATAAGTGATAATCTTGGATGAACCGGGCTTCACAAACCCCTCTACAATACATTTTCCTTCAAAGTCATTGGCAATATTTTTTTCAATGGTTTGCTGGATGTTCTTTCCAATGCTGGTAATAGGAATAGAAATGCTTCGAGTGATTAGAGAGCGCGAGTAAATGCTTAGCAATTTAACTTCGCGCTTTTTGAATTTTTGTTGAGGCTTTGCGGCGACTTCCATAGTTACTAATATAATATATAATAATATCTTTAATCTGTTTCAATTTTAAATCAGGGAACCAAGGATTCAAGGATTTCCGCCCCGAACCCCTCCTTAAATAAACAATAGTAAACAATAATAAAACTAATTGTAATTTTATTATTTAAAAACTTTCTTTGCAAAAGGAGGGGTTCGGGGCGGAAATCCTTGAATCCTTGGTTCCCTGAGTGGATTAGAAGTTGTATAATTTGGCCAATTCAAAATTGAAAAACCACAATTTATTATTCTTTGCAATTTTATTGTAATATCTCAATAAAAACTCTTGCAATGCACACAACTCTGCTTGAACCATTCCCTTTGTATTTTCCTTTGTATATTTCTCTTCTCCCATAATCATATTCAATATTTGCAATTTCTTTCCTTTGACAGCTTCATCGCATCTAGCACCCGTATTCCTCTTGGCATCTGTCTGCTTCGTTTTAAACACCAAATATTTATTGCTTTTCTCATTGTCAATAAACCCGACTATAGTATTAAATTGAACTCCTTGAGGTATCTTAAATTTATCTGCGGCCGCGCTAGCTATTTCTATGTCATCTTCCGGTTCTCCATCGACCCATTTTTTGTTAGCTTTTTTATAAATCATAATCTTTCTTTTGTCTATTGCAAATAAAATGATACCAACTAATCGTCTAGTCGTGACAATTTGACTATCCAAATAATCCTTCATCATTTTTTCCAAGGAGTTTTCTTGAATAACTTCTAAAGAATACAAATAATTTAATAGTTCCACCTTTTCTCTATACAATAGTAAATCTACTATGTGTTCCACTAAAAACATTAACACATCATTTTCTGGTATTCCTTCTTTTATTAATTTGCGCATTGTAATTCCGCAATGTTTATACCAGTTTTCGTCTCCACGAGGGATTTTCTCTCCGGACCGTGCAAAATGTATAGCAGTATCAAAGTGTTCTTTCAGTTCTTTGAAAAGGTCGTTTTCTTTTATAACTTGCACTCTAGATTCTTCTACCATTTCTTGTAAATTGCGTTTATCAACCACTTGTTTCGTAATCTCCGCTTCTGGTTTTATTTCGAAATTTACTGTATTGTGTTTAAAATCTATGGGTACTGACCTATCAAAAATAGAAATGTTGGCACTATTCAATTCAATTGGTTGAAACATGTAATAATCGCCAATATTTATTAAATGCCCATTTCTACCATATTTATCGTTAATATATTCATTGCTATTCTCAATTACTTGCGTTAATGCTGCGTATATTTGAACAAGTGGATAAGGTTTTGGCGCATTTATACGCAATATTAAATCATTCTTCTTATAGAAAAAACGCTCCTTCATTAATGCTCTAATTTTTTGTATAATCTTTTCTGAATTCATCATTATAAAAGTCTCGTTGTAAGAATTTTCGTTGAGGTTATCTTCGCCTATATCTTTTGTGGGATAGCACTTATATTCACAATTCTCCATATAATCGCACGCTGCAGAATAGGGCGCATCCCCAACCCTGAACTCTTCTATTGTCTTTCCATTTGACAAGGTTTGTTCGACGGTGCCTTGTTCATAGGCCTGCATAATATCCTGTGTAAAATTGGTTTGGTCGTGGTTTATAATGCAATCAACGGCGGTTTCTTTTAAAAGCCTAGTGACCTTTCCGATTTGAACGGCTTTATATTCAGCAACGCGATAAATATATAAATCGGCGGCTTCTTCTTTGTTCTTTTCCAAAATGGTTCCATACATAAAAATCTCGACATTGCGCTCTTCAAAGGGCAAATCCTTGTGACTAAAATTACGCACTGCTCTACCTATAATTTGTTCTATTCGACTCATATTATACCACGGTTGTAATATATGAACTTGTCTTAAAAACTTGAAATCAACACCTTCTGCACCGGCTTGAGAAATGATAATGACTTTAATTTTATTTCCATCTTTATTATCTTCGGAAGTGGCGGCTTTCACTTCAAATGCATTGTTGGGAGAAATGCGTGGGTCACCTGTGATGAGAGAATATCTGGCCGGAATAAAATCTCCCTTCTTCGAATTGCGAGGTTTCATTGTTCTAGCATCCACTGCTTCAACTGGTGGCGTTTTAAACAAAGACTTTGCACCATCCCCATAACGAGTGAACCCCATCTCCTCCAAGGCTAATGCCACGGGTAAAACACCACCATCAATGTATTGTGCGTAAATCATTATTATACCTTCATTAACTGTTCCGTCGGGGGAAACAATATTGTCGCAAATATTTTTAATTTTGGAACTGTATTTGCCGATTTCATTCAGAGAGAAAATGCGACCATAGTTGCGAAGAGTTTGCGATTTGTACTCAAAAGAACCTTTTTCTGGAGGAGATTTTCTATCAACAAAGTCCATCATTCTTTCAAGACCGCGTCGACCTGTTAAATCGTGTGCATTTATTCTTGCGTATTCGGGTAAAGAAGAGGATTTGGAACTAGAAGTTTCGCCTCCCCTTACTTCGGGCTCAAACTCGACGCTGGACACAGAGGGTTCGCTCGATGGTTTCCTGGTTAGTTCAACTACTTGGCCTTCTTCTATTGCTGAAGGGACTGCAGTTATAGGTCGCTGAGGGGCAGCTTGTATTTCTGATGCGACTGATTCCAAACCTAAAAACGGTTTCTCAAAAGTTTTCAAATCAGGTTTTTCTTGGTCTTCTACAAGTATTAATTTTGCTGGTCTAGGTTTTAAGGTTGCTTTCGCTTTTTCCTTGGATTTTTTTACAACTTTGGGTTCTTCTTCCAAAGAGTCGGGGGACATAGATGGTTCATCTGTCTCGGAATAATCTTCAATAGCAAGAACATGCTTCATAGATTCTTCGAGACCTTCAATTGGATAAACAATGTTCAATGCCTCTATTGGTATTTGCAGCAAGGTATAACCAAATGATTCCATATTTTCAAAGCTGGGCATTTCTCTTACTACGCCTTTCTTGGTTGTTGTAGTTATTTTGCGTTTTCTCAAGCTATCGATAATAAATTGATATCCCTTTGATTGATATTCGCCTATATTTGTTAAATACAGCTTGAGGATTTTCAATTTGTCCTGATCTTTAATAAGTTTTCCATTCATCTGATATTTTGGATATTTGATTGATTTGTTTAAAAAAGAGTGGGCAGGTTCAAATATTTCTGGATAAACGCGAAAGGGAAAGGTGTAAGGGTTCTCTCCACGAACAAACGAAACATAACCCGTAGCCTTTTGTATCAAGAGTTCTTTGCCAACTTCTTCTCCCTTGGAATTCTTTTTGAAATTGCCGTTTTTATCAAATACATCTTTAATTTCTATTGTTCCTCTTCGGTCATTAATATTCATCAAATTCAGCAACCATATTACTTCTTGGTAACTGTTATACATTGGTGTTGCAGAAAGCAACAATAAGCGCAAATTGTTTGCGGATTTCACCAGCTCCAATAATTTGTCTGCCACTTTTTTATTGTCATTATCATCAGCAATACGAATGTTATGGACCTCGTCTACTACAATCAATCTATTATCAAACTCATTTTGCAAATTGCGCAACATTCGCGCTTTCTTATCTTTTTCAGATTTGTATTCCCCTTTTACTTGTTGCGTTTTATCAATATAGTTGGCAAATTCAATGTAGCCCAAAAATAAATAAGAGCTGTTTATAATACCCTTTATTTGACTAATTACTTTTTCCTTTTTTAATCCCTTCATATTCATTGGGTTGATTTCCTTTAATAATCGATTTCCAGTTGCATCACGCATTGTCCACAATCCGTCCACCAACTTCAATCTTCTCTCGTCAAACAATTGTAAACGAAAGTTATCTTGCACATTTGGTGACGCTACTATGATTATTCTTTTTACTATACCCATTTGTTTTAGATAAACGCGCATCTCTTCGCACACACCAATGGCACTAAGAGTTTTTCCTGAACCCAAAGCGTGAAAAAGCAGCAAACTATTGTAAGGAGTTTGAAATGACATAAAATTTCGGACAAATGCCTGATGAGGCGCCAATTCAAAATCGGCTTTACTTAAAATCTCCGCCTGCTCTTTGATGTTGTAAACGGTGCCGTCGTACTTGGTGTCATTGAATTCCTTCTTTTCAGCAATTTTTATATTGAAATTGGGGTCATTGAGAGTGGGATACAAGTAATCATTTGCTTCGGGGTCTTTCTCCAATTCGGTTCGTTCCAATATTTCTTTTTTCAATAAGAATTTGTTACATTCATCACTGTATAAATTTGTATAACATTTATTTTCTTCGAATTCTCTTTCGAGGTCATAATCCTTGGATACTGTCTGTTTTTTTGATTTTGTCCTTGAAGCTTTTATTTTTGGTGCTTTTGATTTTATTATAGATTCTGGATTCAACATACTATATACTACGAATATATTCTATATTCTTGCAAAACTTTATTTATTTTCACGATTAACTGTTTTTTCTCTAAATTGTATGGTCTGATGGATTCCAAACACTGGTCTATATTTTTCCACTCTAGTTTGCTAACCTCAGTCTTTTGAAAATTTTGCAAAGACTCGTTGCTTTTATTCATTAAAGCCAGAAAATACTTGTGTTTATAACACTTGTGATTAGAACCAATATACATTTCTTCAAAAGGCAATAAATTATCAATAATTAAAATGTCATTCTGTGAAAACCCTGTTTCTTCTTCAAATTCGCGAAGAGCGCAATCTAAATCTTTTTCTTGAAAGTTTCTGCGGCCTTTCGGAAACTCCCATTCAGTTTCCAACCAAGCCGTTTTACTATTTTGAATAATGTCTTGCAGCGTTACCAGTTTGTCTTCTATAATTACTCCATTTCTTATTGCGTCGAATTTCTTGCTGGATGCTTGCTCTTCGCTTCTGTACTGTGTTCCCGAATTTTCACCCCATAGTTGTCTCCACAATTTATCAAAAGGTTCTGTCAAAATCCGTGATTTTTCTTGCAAAGACATTTCGTCCACGCTTTTTTGCAGTTGTTCAATGTTATAAGGAGAGTATTTGCCGCGTATAAAATCGATGTAACCGAAGCTGTCTTTTCGCCGAATCATTAGGAACTGCAAACCTTCAGCGCTGTGGCGAAAAAGAATGATACCGTAACTTGTTATAGGAAGTTTGCATTGATGAAATAAGTGACCGTGTTTACCACAGTTATTGCATATGTTATTTGTCTTGTTCATAATCCTTAAAGGTTACATTATTATATTGCTTTGTGTTTAAATCTTAAATTTATGATATTAATTGGTTTTTAATTATTGAAAAATAATTTTGATCTTAGATTAGGCTATTAAGCGTAAATTTATGAAAATTAAAAAGAAGTATAAATAATATGGAAGTTGGAAATAAAACTATACAAGATGTTTACTCGTTTTGGAATGACCGTCCTTGTAATATCCGTCATTCACTAAAAGAGTTAGGAACAAAGGAATATTTTGAAGAAGTTACTAGTCGCAAATATTTGGTTGAACCACATATACTTGATTTTGCTAATTTTTCAAATTACAAAAACAAGAAAGTCTTAGAGATTGGGTGTGGGATTGGAACTGCGGCACAAAGTTTTATTGAAAATGGTGCAATATATACTGGAATTGATCTTTCTGATAAATCTATAGAATTGACCAAAAAGAGATTAGAAATATTTAACCTAAAGGGAAATGTATTTCAAGGAAATATTGAAGAAATAGAAAATATAAACAATGAAAAATTCGATTTAATTTATAGTTTTGGGGTATTGCACCACACACCCGATATAAATAAATCGATAGAGAACATATATAAAATGTTAAATGATGGAGGAGAATTTAAGATGATGTTATATGCCAAGAACTCCTGGAAATATTACGAAATTATTGAGGGGTTGGACCAATATGAAGCGCAGAGTGGAGTTCCAATAGCGAATGTTTACACAAACGAAGAAGTTTATGCACTTTTAAAAGACTTTAGTGGTGTAGAAATAAAACAAACGCATATTTTCCCGTATAAAATAGAGCCATACAAAAATTATATTTACGAGAAGAAGGACCATTTTGAAGCTATGCCAAAAGAGTTATTTGACTGTTTAGAAAAACATTTAGGCTGGCACCTGTGTGTTTCGTGCAAGAAATAGATTTTTTATATAGTTAAAATATATTATTATGACTATTACTATAAATTTAAAAGGAAGATTTGGCAATCAATTATTTCAATACGCGGCTTTAAGAAATATTTCATTAAAAAAGGGTTATAGTTTTTACATAAATACAAATTTAAAATGTCACGGTCAAGAATGTTTATTAAATTTTTTTAATATTAAAGAATCATCACCATTGGGTTCAATAACACACAATTATTCGCAACCAGTCGACTCTAATTTTTATGACAGAAATATAAACGATATAAATGATGACACTATATTAGATGGTCATTTTGAAAATGTCGACTATTTTAACGAGAATTTAAATATTATAAAGGACGAATTAACAATTAAAGATGCAAATACTATTTCACGCTCTGAAAATTTTATAAATGATATTTCCAAAGATGGTTCTAAAATTGTGGGAGTTCATTTTAGACGAGGAGACTTAATTCAACAAACGCAAGATGTTAATGAATTTATTGAAAAAAATAAAAGGTTTGTATACGATTCATTAGAATCTATATTAAAAAAAAATGATAAAATAACTTTATTAATATTTACGGGGGGAATTCGCACAGAAGGAGGTGAAAACTTTGTGCATCACACCCACGAAGATGATTTAATATGGATTAAACAGTTTTCTTTAGAGAACGCATCAAAATTTAATATTCATATATCACCGGGAACAATAGAGAATAACGAGTTGCTGGACTATAGTTTAATATCTAAATGCGATTATCTTATAACGCCTTATCAATCTACATTTTCTTTTATGGCTTATTATTTAAGCAAAAAAGATATAATATTGTATTCTCCAACAAACTTATATGGAGGAATTCACAAGCATATACCCGATAATACACTAAGAAAAATAATTTCACATGAAAGAGACGATGGATTTGGTGCACAATACCAAAATATTGTATTTTCTATATTGTACGCAGAATTTAACAATTTTGAATACATTCATAAAGATATATCAAATGCGGAACATAATTACAACAATGATAATAATTTCATACATAAATTAAATAATCTTATAAATATAAATAGTTATTACCGCGAACCATCAGCTATTAAAGATTATAGAAATATTGTTGACATTTCAACGGTAGAATTATATAGACATGTTGAAGATAATATAGATATTTATACTGAGAATAATCAATCTATTAATAAAATAAAAGAATGTTTCTGGAAAAATAAGGATAGAGATGTGTTTAAAAATGATAAATTTAACATTGCCATTCATATTAGAAGACCAAATGTTCAAGACACCAGAACAAATGGTACCGATACTCCAGATAGTTATTATTTAAATGTGGTAAATCATTTTCGAGAAAAATATAAAGATAAAAATGTATTGTTTCACATTTATTCGCAGGGCAATATTAAGAGTTTTGACATATATAAAAATGACGATGTAGTTTTTCACATTGATGAAGATTTGTGTGATACATTTATAGGTTTAGTTGGAGCAAATGTTTTAGTTACATCGCAAAGTAGTTTTAGTTATGTTGCTGCATTAATTAGTGATGCAGAAGTATGTTATTTACCTTTTTGGCATAAACCAAAAAAGAATTGGTTTATTTTATAAATATTATAAATGTATATAAAATATACAGAATGAAAGTTTTTAATTACTTTAAGGATGAAAGTCTTCCAATTTTAATTAGTGACGAAACAAAAACTTTAGTTCCTTATACATTTTTAGATAATAACACTATGTGGGAGGAAGAATCGATAAAATATTTTTTTAATAATATACCAAAAGACAAGCCTTTAAACATAATTGATGTAGGTGCGCAATGTGGACTTTATTCGTTGTTTGCAAAATATTTACCTATGGCTAATTTTTATGCGTTTGAACCTTTCAGGCAAACATTTGATTTGCTGAATGATAACATAGTTTTAAATAATATAACAAATGTTAAAACTTATAATATGGGATTGTCTAATAAAAAAGAAAAATGTATATTAAACACTTCTATATCTCATAATGGTCTTCATACAATTGGAAACAATCCAGCAAGATTTAATGATATTTGTAAGGTGGAGATTGATGTTGACACAATTGACAATCTGTTTTATGAAAAAAATATTCCAGTTAATTTCATTAAAATTGATACAGAAGGTTGGGAATATTTTATTTTAAAAGGAGGAGAGAAATCCATAAAAAAATATAAACCGTGCATCCAGATAGAATGGAATGAAATTAATATGCAACAATGTAATGTAGACAAAAACGAGTTTATTAATTATTTAAACGAGTTAAATTACATAAAAATAAACCAAATCTCAGAAGAAGTATTTCTTGTTCCAAAAACTTAAATTGTTTTCTATGGTTTAATGGAAAATAATTTAAAAATATATATATTGATATTATATATGGAAGAATATTTAAAAAATATACCAGTTAATACAAAAAATATTAAAATTGACATTGGTCTATCATATAGTGCGCCACAATCAAACAAATGGTTGTCAAATGAACCAAATTTATTTGTATTTGGGTTTGAACCTAATCCAGAATGTGTTAATACAATTTTACAAAAAAATATTGTTAAAAGACACCCAAATCACGGAGAACCATTAAAAAATGAATTTATTGAATCTCGATTTAGATTAATTCCTTTTGCTTTATCTAATGTAACAGAACCTATAACAACTAATTTTTACGCCATGACAAATGATGTTGGAACTTCTAGTTTATATAGACCAAATGACCAACAGTTGGGTCCGGTTAAATTCGAAACAAATGTTGATGTATACTCTTTGAAGCATTTTTTTGATTTATTTCCCTGGGATAGATTTGAGTACATTGATTATATTAAAATAGATGCACAGGGCGCTGATTTTGATATCATAAAAAGTGCTGGTGATTATTTAAAAGAGAGGATTGTTTTTATAACGGCTGAACCGGAGAGCATTCAATACTCTGGATGCAATTATAATACTGCCGAAAATATGACGGAATATTTAAAAACTCAAGGATTTGAAAAAATTAATCATCCCAATACAAGCGACCCAACTTTTTTGAATGCAAAGTATAAGCATTTATACAATAAAATATACATTAGTCAGTATTAATAACTATAAATATATCATAATCATTTATACAACGGTTGTCATATATTACACGCAATAAAAGTTTATTTTATCAATTTGAATATAAATAGTTTATTTTTATATTCAAATTACATTATTTCATAAATAAATGAATTTCCAAATTCTTTTTTAACTTCTGTTATAATTTCTTCTACATCTCTAATTATAACTTTTTTGCCCATCTTGCTTATATATTTTGCCATTTTAAGTTTGGCTGATTCTTCAATGATGGGTATCTTTGAGTTTTCTTTATAACATACATTTTCAAATACATAAACCTCTTTTTCGTCTTCTAAAAGTTGTTTCGTTTGATACACATTATGCCATTCATTAGATGCAGTCGTTGCCTCCAATACTCCTGAAAATATATTGTTTTGATCCATAACCTGTTTTAATGCTCTTGTATCTCTAGGGAAACAAGGTCCTCCAAATGAATAACCTGGTCTAAAATACTTATTTCCTATTCTGCTATCGCTACCTATCGAATTTAATACAGTAGTTTTATCTGCATTTAGAGTATCACATAAATCGGCAATCATATTTGCATAACTGAGTTTCGTGGTAATAAAACCATTAATTGAGATCTTGGTGATTTCTGCCTCTAGAGGCGTCAAATAGCAAAATTTGGGGGAACTCTCGCACATTTTACCATACATATTGTCGAGTTTAGGCTTTAATTCATCGTTATTAGTTCCTACTAATATTATATCGGGTCGTTTAAACCCATTTATAATATCTCCTTGTGCAACAAACTCTGGGTTGTAACTAAGGTGGCAATTTTGGCATTCACTTATTAAACCATTGCCAACCTCATCAATATATTTTGGCATAACAGTGCAACCAATAATTATGTCTTTATTTGTAGGTTTCAGTTTGTTTATTTTCACTAACAAGTTAGACAATATAGAATGATCATAAAATCTATCGCCCCCCGAGTTTGGGGTCTGAACTATGATAAATATCATATCTGAATGATTTATTCCTTCATATAAATTTGTAGATGCGTTAAAATTTTGAGAGGATTTTAATAGTTCGTTATATTCTGGCTCATTGCATACAAACTTTTTTGAGTTTAACAATTCTACATACTCTTGATTTATATCTATACCCACAACATTGTAACCAGCCTTTTCTAACATTAGAGAAAATCCGAGTCCTAGTTTGCCTATTCCAACAACAGTAATATTATTCATATTATATTATTTATTTTTTATTTTTATTAACTTGAACTAATCTATCTAAATAATAATGTAATATTTATCCAATTCAAATTTTGTTCCCACAAAATTGTTAATGTTGTTCATGTATTTGTCATAAGGTATAATTCTAAAGTCCAAGCTAATTCTAGTTACTCCAGTTTCATTAATCTTATTATAATGCAATAACTGATTGAACTTTACCGTGAGATATTCGCTGGTTTTAATATTTAAATTTATATATTGGTCTTTTGGTAAATCAGAATTGGAGAAAGGTTCATAATATATACTGTTTGTTTCAAACATATCTGTTATAGGTATTATAAAATTAATTTCTTCTTCGTGATGACCAAAATCAGAGTCTTTGTGAAGCCCGATTATATTATCTTTTTCATTTTCTTCTACTCTTTTTCCTAGTGCTGCTAGTTTAGGAAAAGATATTCTTAAGTTAGGCGTCTTTTGAACAACTATTTTATCGTCAATTCCATAAATTGGTTTAATATGTTCGTTTATAAAAGAGTTATATATCTCATTAAATCGATCATCTGCATCTATAAATTTATGATAATCATCATAAAATATAGAATTTCTATCTTTTCCTAATTCTTTCAACTTTGTATTATATTTTTTGTCCTTTTCACTTATTAGGCTCGAGTCTAAAACTCTGTGAAAATACTTAAGTTCGTCAAAAAAACCATAGCGTCTATTATATATTTCTTTTATAACAAATAAAAAGTTGTTTTCAAATTTTCTAATAATAGTCATATAGATATAAAAAATATTTTTATTTTATTTTTAAGAATTCGTAGTGCTATATTTTTTTTTATATTTGATGTTTTTATGAGTTCTTGGAAATTCGCTATAATGTTTGGAACAAGACCCGAATATTTAAAAATTAAATCTATTATTGATGAATTTAAAAAGCAGAATATTTTTGAATACAAAGTTATTTATATACAGCAACATTCAACAATTGATGAAGAAATGGATGAATTATTTGAATTATTACCAATTATTGATTACTCTTCAAATAAAGATAGATTATGTTCTATTGGCGAACAAATTTTATCATTATTACCAAATTTAATTTGTGACTGCACGCATGTCATTGTTCAGGGAGACACAGCTAGCGCTTATTATAGTGCATTAACAGCATTTCAGTTAAAAAAAAAAGTTGTACACATTGAAGCTGGTTTAAGAACTTATGACTTGGAGAGACCTTTTCCAGAAGAAGCTTATCGACAAATGATATCTAGAATTGCAACAATTCATTTTACCCCACATGATGATTCATCAGAAATATTAAAAAATGAAAGAGTTTCTGGAAATGTATATAATGTAGGAAATACAATATTAGATTTAATTGACTCATATAAACTCAATTGTGTTATGTCAAATACAGTTCTGATAACCTTTCATAGGAGAGAAAATTGGGATAAAATATACATTTTATTAAACGGACTTAAAAAACTTGTTAAAAAAACACCACATATAAAATATATTTGGTATTTGCATCATAATCCAGAATTACAAAATAAAGTAAGAGAATCCATAAAGGACATTGAAACAATAGAATTGAAACAGCCGTGTGGACACAAAGAATTTACAAAACAAATAGCACAATCTAATTTTCTTATAAGTGATTCTGGTGGTATACAAGAAGAAGCATCATTTTTGGGAAAACATTGCGTGGTTTTAAGGGCTTCCACTGAGAGAAGTCATATACCAAAAGATTATATTACAGTTTTAGAAGATTATTCAAGGTTGGATGAAGTATATGATATAATTCCTAAACAGCATTTGAAGTGTTGCACTGTTTATGGATATGGAAAAAGTGCAAAAATGATATTAGAGCATTTGCAAAAAAATTAATTTAAATAACATTCTGTATCACTATATGTAATGTAATGGCTGATGAAGAAATATTTGGATTAATAATGACAACTGTGTTATTATTTTTATTATATTTATTTAATAAAATATGATTACTTTTTCAACACTCGGGAATCATGATAATTTCCTAAATGTTCGCTATATGTTTGCATTCTTGTATATATAAATTTTAAAATATAATAATTTTAAACGAATAGACAACACTCTTTACTATAAGAAGTATTTGAATCAGTATATGGTCTAGCATTTTCTGTTCCTTTTGTAAAATAGTCAAGAACAGAACCAATGTCTAAATATACATTGTCTGGATTCAGAGCCATACATTTAGGTATCCATACTTTTGTTAATGGTCCCGATGCAAAACATATTACTTCATTTTTTTTGTCTTTAATGTAATCTAATATGCGATTTGTTTCTGTATTCCAATCATTGTTCCAATTATTTACTAAAAACTTATCTATATATAATCTTTCTTTAATTGGAAATTCACATTCCTTTGTTCCTGTTGTGATGAAATAAAAGCCTTTGCTATACGATTTAAAAAAATTAATAGATTTTATCCAATTTGAATTGCAAAATACATTTGCATAAGTCAATTGAGATTTTGGAACTTTATATTTCTCTAAATAATCATCGTATATATGTGCGGGACTATGTCCGCAGCTATTACAAGGAATACCAATATACAATTTTGGATTAACGGTTTTAACTGCCTCGATTAATTGTTCTCTTAAAACCCCATTTGAATAATTTGTCCAATTGTCGCAGTTAGTAAATGTATTGTTTTCCAAAATCAAGTATTCTCCATCCGAAGGTCTTATTACGCCAAAATTTTCGCCATTATTTATCTTGGCAATAATTTGGTCTAAATGTTCCGTCATATTTCCCGTTAATTCCATTAACTATATGCATATATACATAGATTAATATATCTATAATTTAACGGTCAATCGTAACGACAAAAATATAATCTTTAATAGAATTGCCTACATTAATTTGCTAACCGCAATTCTATCGGTTCAAACATTGGTTTATTTTAAAGCGAATTTTGTTATTTTTGAATAAATATAATATGATTCTTAATAATGGAAACAAAAATAAATAAAATATTATTGTTTGGTTCGACGGGTATGCTTGGTCGATATATTTACTCATATTTTAACCAAGAAACAAGTATTCAAGTTATTAAAGTTGATTTTAGAATTTCAAATGATAGTTTAGAATCAATTGAAAATGTATTAGTTGAAAATAATTTAGATAATCGAACTTGTGTAATAAATTGCATTGGTTTAATACCTCAACGAAAGGATTCAGCTGTTAGCGACAAAAATTATTTTTTGATAAATGGGTTATTCCCACATTTGTTATGGAATGCTTGCAAAAAATATAATGCAAAAATGATACAACCAACAACTGATTGTGTATTTTCTGGTAAAAAAGGATCATATTTAGAGACCGACTGTCACGATGAAAAAAATGCATATGGAATGAGTAAGTCACTGGGTGAACCACAAGGATGCACAGTTATACGCACTTCTATTATAGGGTTGGAGTTATTTAACAAAAAATCATTTATGGAATGGATAATTTCAAATAACAATAAAACAATTAATGGTTGGTCTAATCATATGTGGAATGGGATAACTTGTTTAGAATATTGCAAATTAATAAATAATATGATAGAAAACGACAATTTTTGGGCAGGCGTTCGTCATATATATTCTCCAACTTCCAAAAGCAAATATGAATTAGCTAAAATTATCAAAGAAGTTTTTGAATTAGATATAAAGATAGTTACTGTAGATGCTGCAGAAGTAGTTGATAAAACATTGTCGTCAAATTATACAGAACCTGAATTTCACCCACAAGAATTGTATATGCAAATAAGTAATTTAAAAGATTTTAATTTATTAAATTAATATAAAAAAAATGGAAACATTATTGAGATGCAAAGACCATATTTTTAAAATAAAAGAACGAGTTGAAAATTTAGACTCGTCTTTATTTGAACATTATTGCATTCAAAATAGGCAAATTGATGACGAAACTATTTCAATTGTTATGACATCTTCAAATAGAACTAAACAAACTCTATTTACTTTGAAGACAATTGCAGAAAGCGCTGTTAATAATGCGCAAATTATTATTGTTGATGACTCGGACAGTGACCCTTTGGATGTAGAGACAATAAAGAATATAAATTATCCTTTTAATTTGGATATTGTTAAAATAAAACGCGAAAACAAAGATTGGCATAACCCATTAGTAAATTACAATATTGGATTTAAATTTATAAAAGGGGGTAAGATTATTATTCAAAACGCTGAAGTTTGCCACATTGGCGATGTGTTGCAGTTTATAAAAAACAATGTTGTTAACAATAATTACTATGTATTTGATGTAAACGCTAGTCTAAATTACGAAACAAACGAAAAGATTTATAACAGCAATACTAAAAGCATAGAAATTTACAATAACCCTTTTTATTGGCACTGGTATCAATCAGTTAGCAATAATAGAAGGTACCATTTTTTAACTTCAATGTCAAAAGAAACATTTGATAAAATAAAAGAATTTAATTATGATTATACAATGGGGGCGAGTTATGATGATAATGATTTTTTATTAAAAATTATTTCAAAAAATATAAACATTGTTAATGTTTATCATAATCTATCTTGCGTTGGGGGTATACATTTATATCACGGTATGTCTCCAGAAATGTGGGATAAAGGTGTGGAGTCTAATGAATCTTTATTTAATAAAAAACAAAGAATTTATGACAGTCTAGGAATATATGTCGAAGCTACTGAAAACATTGAAGAGTTTGATATAAAATATCACAATTTAAGTATTGCATAATTTTTATATTTATTGCGTTTAATTTTAATATAAATACAAAAATCTATTCATTGCATAAATGAAAAAGACAATAGTGACCATTACAGGGATTAGACCCGATTTTATTCGTATGTGTGCTGTCTTTAAAGAACTAGATAAAGAGTTTAATCACATATTGGTGCATACAGGTCAACATTATGACGCACTTTTAAGCGATGTATTTTTTAAACAGCTGGATATAAGAAATCCAGATTATATTTTGGACACGGGGAAGTGTTCAACGAATCATTTTGAACAGTTGGCTTATTTGTCTGTAGCAGTTCCAAAACTATTTGAAGAAAACGACATTCATCCAGATTTGATTTTATTTTTGGGAGATTCAAATTCAGCGGGAGTATCATTTCCATTAAAAAAAGCTGGATATAAAATTGGACATATTGAAGCTGGGATGCGTTCTTATGACAAAAGAATGTTAGAAGAAATTAACCGCACAGTTTGTGACCATTGCAGTGATATATTATTTGTATATCACGAAGATTATAAAGAACAATTGCGACTAGAAAATATTACTAAAAATGTATTTGTTGTTGGAAATACAATTGTTGAACCATTTAAAATGTTTTGTCATGAAATTGCGTGCGATTCAAAAAGACGCGATATGATTCTATTAGATATTCATCGCCCAGAAAACTTTAAATACCCAGAAAGGCTTAAAAATATTTTTGAATTTGCAAATAAATGCATTGAAAAATACGAACTTCCTGTAAAGTTGCTTTACTTTAAAAGGTTAAAGGAAGAAATTTATGCGCATTCATTAGATTTAGGTAAAATAGAAATGATACCTTTATTTCCATATAAAGAATATTTACAAACAGTTTATCATTGCAAGTTTATAATAAGTGATAGTGGAACTGGACAAGAAGAACCTGCTCTTTTGGGAACACCCGTTGTTGTTCCTCGAGATTTTACTGAGAGACCTCAAAGTTATGAAAATAATTGCAGCGTAAAGTTCTGCGCTGAAAAAGACAAGTGCAACACTGAAGAGGTTTTTAGCTGGATAAATGCAATTAATAATGGTACTATAAAAATAGATTCTTCGTGGCTGGGGAATGGGGATACTAGTAAAGTTGTTGTAAATAAAATTAAAAGTTTCGTAATGTAGAATATAATTTAATAAAATTGTATAGTATAATTAATGATTCCAAGAATTTTTTTCACATATTGGGAGGGAAATCAGTTATCAAAATTGCATTACTATACAATTTATTCTTTAACAAAATTAAATCCTGATATAGAAATAATAATTTATACTGCAAAAGATGAATCTGACAAATTTATTCAATGGAATACCTCTGAACACTCTATTAAAATAAATAAGGTTGTTTCTTTGAATGAAATTACAAGTATAAATAATAAAATTAAGTTAGTAAAGATAGATTTTGAAGAAGAATATTCTATTAATAATAAATTGTCGTGCATTTTTAAAGCAGATTTTGTTAGAATAGCAAAGTTATTTGAACACGGAGGTTTATGGTTTGATTTTGATTTATTGTTTATAAAAAAAATACCAGACCATTTGTTTGAGGGTCATTCTTTTGATATATTATATTTTTTGTATAATGAGGTACTTCCAACGGGATTATTACTATCATCGCCGAAAAACGAAATAATGGAAAGATTATATTTAAACGCGCGAACAGTTATTTCAAATATTAAGGAGCACGATACTAATGAAAATTATCAAGCACTAGGCCCAACTTTGTGGACGCATCATATGAATAATTATTTTACTGCAAATAACAGTTATTGTTTAAGAAATCAACTTGTATATCCTTATTTATGGAATAGAATTAATTACTTTTTTGAAACACTCGAAGATGAAATTTCTGATGTTACATTTGCAATTCATTGGTATAATGGTAGTGCTGTAGCAAAAATTTATATAAATAATCTTGATGAAAATAATTTAGACCCCAATAAATGCGTTGCTAACAAATATTTATACAATATAATAAATTGTTAAATAAATATAAAAACTATTTATAATTTCTTTTAATGTCAATTATAAATAACAATATTAGCGATTTTTTATTGATTACTGAACCATTTCCTTATTTAAAATGTGATAATTTTTTAAATGCATTAGTTGCTTCAAACTTGCAAACCGAAATATTAAATATTTCTAAAGATTCTTGGGACAGATATAATAATCCATTTGAACAAAAGTTCACTCTTCGAGATAAATATAATTTTCCTCCCTACTTAAAGCAGTTGTTTGAAGAATTAACAAGTGAACAATTTGTTTCAAAATTGTCAAAAATTGTAGGTTATGATTTAAAGTTGGACGAAACAAGAAATTTCTGGGGAGTGCACACTTATGGGCCTGGAGATAAACTGGATATTCATGTTGACGCCGGGTTACATCCAACTCAAGGTTTAAAAAAACAAATTACACTCGGGATTTATTTAAGTTATGAATGGAAAGAAGAATATGGTTGTCATTTAGAAATTTGGCGTGGAGATAATGCTTCAAACAATGATGCAAAATTAATAAAAAAGATTGATAGTATTGCGCCAATATTTAATCGAATGGTATTATTTGAGTGCAATGATTATGCGTGGCACGGAAACCCAGAACCTGCAAATTGTCCTCCAGAAAGTAAACGGATTTTTGTAACATTATCGTATTTAAGCAATAATTTATCAGACAAAAATAAACGCTTGAAAGCTTTTTTTGTTGCAAGACCAGAGGATACCTTAGACGAAGAAAAGGACAAGATGCGATTATTAAGAGCGGATCCAGAAACATATAAAAAAATATATAGAATATAAAAATTTTCTGTTAATTCAATTAATTATGCATATACATTAAATAATATATGCATAATTTTTAACGGTTGTTCATTGTAACAAATCCTAGATTTATAAAATGTTTTAAAGCATTATCGAATTTACTTGTACTACCAGGTGTTTGAGAAATTGCGGCATTATCTGTACCATATTTCATTGCGTATTCTGGAATACTCCCCCATAAATTTTTATTATTTTTTGGGTGAGGTGGAACATATGTATTTATTCCATTTTTTTGAAGACAGTGTGAAAAGCAAATATCTTCTCCAGAAACAAACATTTCATTATAGTCTGGATTATATTGCCATAAATAAGACAACCATTCTTGTTTAAAAAACCACGCGTGACCAACTATATCAACTTGTTCAGTAACATCATTTGGTCCCCCCCAACCTATACGAGGGTGTTCATGTTCATAATTATTTCCTTTTAAAAATCGCAAACCAATTGTCCCCAATAAACCATTGTGTGTTTTTATTGTTTCAACACAATTTTTAAACCAATCACATCCCGGTATTGTATCATCATCAAAAACACATATATATTCACTATTTACTAATAATCCTAATGCAAATCTTGCCCACACACCAAAATTCTTAGATGAATTTATAATAATAACATTTTTATTTAATTCTTCGGGTATTTTTGGAATATTAACACCTTCTGCATTATTTTTCCAAATAATTACATTTTCGGGAGGAATTGATTGGTTTTGAATGGCCATTAATTGTTGAATTAATGTATGAGGTCTTTTATACAATGTTAGTATTGCAGTTATGCTCATTTATAATAATAATTAAGATTATTTTATATTAGTTCTAACTTATTCATAAACTCCTTTAACTCGTCTTTTGTTAAAGGATTCAATTTACTATTATAATTCTTAATATCTTCAGTAACTAATAAATTTTTATACGCCGGCTTAATATGCATATATCCACCTTCTGTTTTTACAAGACGCATAGCTTGGGTTTCACTTATTAGAGATTCCAACATCTTCTCGCCTGGTCTTAGTCCAGTTACTTTTACAGGCTTACCATACTTCTCCGAAAAAATCTGGATTAAATCTATCATCTTCAATGAAATCAGTTTAGGTATAACCGTATCTCCGCTCTCTCCGTGAATTGCGGCATATTCAATTAATGCAACGCTTTGTTCTAAAGTCATTACAAATCGCGTCATATCTTCGTGAGTTAATGTAAACTCTTTTACTTCTGGGTCTTTACCCTTTTCGTGTAAAATTGGTATAATACTTCCTCGGGAATTCAATACATTTCCATAACGAATGTTTACGAATTTGCGGTTCTTTATATGCAATGATTTTTCTACAATAGCGCTTTCGGCCAACGCTTTTGCCATACCATATACATTTGTGGGCTCGCAAGCTTTATCAGTGCTTACCATTACTGTGGTCTCCAAGTTTAATAAACGGTCGTTGTTCTTTTCAATAGCATTCAAAACATTCATTGGTCCAAGACAATTTGTTTGTAAACATTCGTGAATGGCATATTCACAACGGTCTATGTGCTTTAAAGCAGCCATAATGACAATGATATTAGGTTGTTCTCTCAAAATAGCATTTTCAACGCTATTATAATCTCGAATATCTCCAATAATAAACTTTAAATTGGAAGATTTATATTTCAAAGACATTTTCCAATGTTTGCATTCATCTCTTGAATAATTTGTTATTTCATTGTTTCCCAAGTATGTTTCTATAAACTTATTTCCGAGAGAACCCGAACCACCAAATAATAGTATTTTTTTGTTTAAGAACATATATCTTAGTTTTATAGTTTTATTTTTATATTTAAACTAAAACAATTATTCTTTTGTTTAATTCCCATTATATTTTTGCCATTATAGTAAATAGAATGCAAAATGTGCAACAATATAAATTAGACCCAAAGGTGTGGGGTCCTCATTATTGGTTCTTCCTTCACACCGTGACGATGTGCTATCCTTTAAGACCCAATACTATTACTAAAAAGAAATATTACGAGTTTGTGCAGAACATACCTATGTTCATTCCTATTGAAGGGATAGCAACTTATTTTAGTAAATTGCTCGATGAATATCCTGTTACGCCGTATTTAGACACACGCGACACATTCATTCGTTGGATGCACTTCATTCACAATAAAATCAACGAACGCCTTGAGAAACCCAAGATTTCTTTAAATCAGTTTTATGTTAATTATTATGAGGAATATAAACCGAAGGATGTGAAAATGAAAGAGTATTACAAGACGCGTGGGAAAGTGATATATGTTGGGTTGTTATTGGCGGTCGCTGCACTAATTTACTACTTGTATAATAAATAGACTTTTCAATTATAAAAATGTTTTGATAATATATACAATAGTATAGTATGTTATCAAAAAGAAATAGAAGAAAATTAAAAACCTATAAAGGAGGAGGGCCCGCATTAAACTCATATATGAATTCAAAACCTGTATCTGCAAAAATAACGCAAGAGATGGTTGATGCATATGGTTATCCTGAAAAATATATAGGATACGATGTAGCTTTATCGCCATCTGGTATAGAAAAACCGTTTACTATTTCTGAAATGTGTGAGCTTGTTTGGATATTACAAAAACATTTAGATTTTTCTAACCTTTTATCTGAATCAAATGTTAAAGCCATAGATACACAGTTAAACAAAGATATTTATCGAGATATTAAAGTGTATATAAACGGGCAAGATGTAAAAACTGATTCTCCATCAGAAGATTACGCCCAGTTTATAAATCAACAGTTTTCTGGTGTTTCTCCTGAAACTATTACGCAAATAAAATTACTAATTAATCAATTTGCATTATCTGTAGCAAGTGATATTATGGGCATATCTTTACCAAAATATAAAGATGAACATATTATGGTTCAACCTCTTAATTCATCTACTCTCGAAACTTACAAAGATATATTTCCAAATATAAATAATAATAAAATTATAAATGTTACATATAATAGTGACAATATTATTATAGACGAGTCTTATTTTACATCGCTTATTATATTAAAACCCGTAGATCCTTTTGAGAACATTTCAGATGACCCATACGAAGATGTTGGAGTTGCAGCTGTTTTTGTATACTGTGATTTTAAAAAAGACAAGGGGTTTTTTATATGGGATAAAAAAATAAAGCCACAACAAGAACAACAATACCAACAAGAAGAACAAGAACAACAAGACTTAGACCCCGAGCAAGCAAGAACATCAATCAATAATATTGTATTGGGTTCAATTGGCGCAGCCGCAGTGGCTACAGGTGCTGTTGTTGGAACTTTATTTGGAGTAGGCGTTCTCGGCGGAAAATCTAAAAAGAAGAGAAAGACTCGAAAATCGATAAGAAAAAAAAGAAGGACAACAAGACAAATAAAAACAAGAAAAACAAGAAAAACAAGAACAAAAAGATAAATAAAAGTAGGCTAGTCTTTGTTTATTATATTTATATATATTAACCAATGGCAAAAACTCATAAACAACGAAAACAACATTCAATAAAAGGTGGCAAAGTACTGGGGTCCGGCGGCTTTGGATGTATTTTTAGGCCCGCGTTAAAATGCAAAACCAAAACTGTATCCAAAAATGTGGGAGACCAAATCACCAAACTAATGAAAAAGAAATATGCCATCAAGGAGAAAATGGAAGTATTGAAATTTCACAGGCTATTGAAAAATATCCCAAATTATTCCAACTACTTTCTTATAGACGGATTTTCTGTTTGCGAACCCGCACCCTTAAGCGTCGAGGATTTAGAAAACTTTGACGAGAAGTGTAACGCGCTTAAAAAAATGAACTTGGACAAAGAAAATATCAACCGCAGAGAATCATTGGAAGAATTACTTGCATTGAATATGCCCTATGGAGGTGTCGATGTCAGCAAATTTATCGATGAACACTGGCACAATGCCAAAAAGATGGAGGAACTAAATAATTCAATGATTCAGCTCTTAGAAAGAGGTATTGTTCCTATGAACGCAGCCGGCGTTTATCATTGCGATTTGAAATCCTCCAATATTTTGACGAGAGAAGAAGACGGCGCATTGCGCACTCGACTTATTGATTGGGGTCTTTCTACAGCTTATCAACCAGGTCAAGCCATTCCTAAAGTGCTGACAAATCGCCCCTTCCAATACAATGTACCTTTCTCCAATATCTTGTTTACTTCTCTCTTCACCAAAATGTACAAGGCCTTCTTGGCAAAACATCCAAACCCGGATTATTATACGCTTCGCACATTTGTTATTAATTATGTTTTGGAATGGGTGGAAGAACGCGGTCCTGGTCATCTTAAAACGATGAACAACATATTCAAAAACTTGTTTGAGCAGGACTTGAAAAATATGGAAGATTCATTCAGAGGAGAGATAATTGAATACGATTTCACATTCTACTTCATTTTTGAGTATATTACCAAGATTCTTGTAGCTTTTACAAGAAACGGTAAATTCGATAGCGAGGCTTATTTGAGTCAAGTATTCTTGAAGAACATTGATGTATGGGGATTCGTCGTCTCATATGTTCCTATTGTCGAAGATGTGCTAGACGCTCATAAAAAATTAACAGCGGTGCAGTTTAACATAATTGACAAAATAAAGGAACTAATGTTGCTGCTGATTGATGCGAGCGATAAACCCATAAATATTCCAGTTCTTACTGAAAAGTTGAATGAGCTCAATTCGGTTTTCTCTCACTTTAAACGCAGCAAAAAACCGACTTCGTCCTCTTCTAGTTCGACTTCTCTACCTAAGAAGGAACTACTTGATGAACTAAACTCAGCTGAAAAAAAGGCACTATCCGCTGGTTCGCTTTCACACGGAACTCGAAAGAAGCTCAAGAAGAGACGCTTCCACAAGATGATGGTTAAGACGCTGAAGAACATCAAGAGCTTGCACAGCAAACGAGCTTGGCTTTAAAATTAAAAAATTAAAAAATAAAAAATAAAAATAGATAATGACAGTAAAAATTTTATGATTATTAATGTCATTTCATCGTCTTTTAAGGGTTCTTTTGGAAAAATAAGCTTTTAGTTTTTTGAGGCTGTATTCCCCCTTCCACAGTTTGCTTAGTATATATAAGAGTATTATACTTAGTATCCAGTACACTATATAACCATATAAATAGAAGTTGCTGTAAGACCTCGAATAAACTGAGTTATCGCACAATATATTCACATTCAAGTCTTCTAGAACATTTGATTCCAGCAACTCGTTTAAAATAGCGCGCCTCCCAGATTCATAGGTAATATATTTATTGGTCTTCTCCCAAGGTGGCAGGTCCATCATACCCATTTTATAATGCATATCATTGTACATGATAATATAATGAATAAAGGTTATGTAATCTATTAGCGTAGGAATTTTTGAAACTTGATATAACAAGGGACCAACTATATTCTTAACCAGAGGAGAATTCGACGATTCAACTATAATCAGATTGGGCGCGCATTCATTGTATGTTTTCTGGTCGGGAAAAACTTCAAATACTTGCAATAAGCGGCGATCACCTTGTTTATTATAATTAATACCACGGTGATGCATATTTGAATGAAAAACAAGAATATCGCCTCTTTTAACATTCAATGCTTTTCTCTTGTTGAAACTTTGCAGACTTGTGCCGTTATTGTTGTAATGATGACTTCCTGGGATGACTTCTAATTGCGCATCATCAAAATAACACAAGCAAGTATAAATTGGCAAAAACTGGGTTTTGGTATGATTGTAAATGTCGCCGTGAAATGTCGAAGCATCAGTTGAGTTATTATTATTGCTAAATCTGAACTTTACATACTTTGGTTGAGTTATTACATCTCCCACATTTCTTTGAATTGCCGGGAAAAATGTAGTGTCAATAAATTGTTTCATTATGGAATAATCGACTTTGTTATCGTGTTTCATACACGCTAAACCGCTTTCTAATTCTTCATTTGTTAATGCATTTTGCAATAAAATATAACCGTCTCTTTTAATATGAGAGTTTTTGGAACTGAGTTCCATATATTATCGCAATATTTTGTAGTACTGAAATTTTAAACTAAATATATATTATGAAACTCGAATTATTTATTCTAGGTGTAACTGCATTCTTAATATACAATGCATATCACGATGGAAAATACACAAAAATGTTTTTCTCTTATAAAAAATACTTTCAAATGGGGTTTATGGCACTTCTAGGAATTTCTCTCTATTTACTAATTAAGAGAGACCCGCTTCAATGCAAGAAAATCCTGTTACACGCCAACAATGTGGTAAAATATATGCCTATTGACAAGTCTTCAATGGATATGCTTTCTCCAATTGTTGATTTTACAAGTGGCGCGGGCGCTGGAGGCTTTATGGGCGGGTTAAATCAAACAATGGGTCCACAAGAAACAAACTTTGAACGAAGAATGATGCAATCAGGAGGAAAAGCAACAAAGCGATCGGTAAGTGAAACCAAGAAAAAATATGTAGCATCAAATCAAAATTGGATCTGTGGCAAATGCAGCAAGCAACTGAACCACACATTTGAAATAGACCATAAGATTCGTCTTGAATATGGCGGAACCAATGAAGTAGACAACTTGATTGCTTTATGCAGAAATTGTCACGGAGAGAAAACGGCTATGGAAAATATGTAGTGACTTGTTAAAATATTTTATAATTATATATTATATATCTAATTATGAGTTCACCAAATAAACCAATAGAAGTACAAGGCGTTCCATTAACTGAAGCAGCAGCCATTGCAAATCCAGAACAAGCTGGGCGCACAATATTTGGTAGTATTATGTTGAATAAACCGTCTATTCTAAAATTGCTCGTTTTAATAGTATATGTTAGTCTTGTGTGCTATTTCCTTGTAAAAAATCCAGGAAAACTGGTGTCTGATTATTCTTCTGCTTTTATTATTGTGTCATTATTAGGAAGCGTGTTTCTATTTTTTACTGCAGTAAAATCGAATACCGCCTTCATCGATTTCAAATTTGATAATTTTAAAAAATCTGTTATATTGCTTTGCTTTCTAGTGTTGTCCATATTCTTTTATTACTATAACCCTGGCGGGTACATTATGGAATACATGTCAACTCCTATTTATGGTTGCATCTTGGCTTCGCTCATTTTCTTTGTTCTCTTTTTGATGCTTAACATTTATTTTTCATATTTTTCTAAGAATCAAGTAGTAAAATCAAATTCTGAAACCTATTCAAGGTTTATGAGTGATACAGACAAACTACTAACTTTAATGAAATATCTTCTTGGATTAGGAATGGTAGGATTATTTATAGCAATACTAACCCTTTTTGGAACTCAAGCAGTTGCTGGATTGTCGTCAAATAATTACGGAAAAGTCGCTATTAATATCATTATTATTATTGTTATTGCAGCCATCATTTTTAGAGCATTGACTTATAGCAACTTTTATCAAAATAGTCCTCTAACGCAACTAATTGTCAATTCTATATTCTATATTCCTTGTTTGCTTGTCGCATTTATTGACAATTTTGTTAAACTTACTGGTCTCGATGTGAAATCCAAGGGCAAAGATAGTGGTCTCTTTAAACCCACAACAACCGATTATATTTTATTGGTTCTAGGCATTTTATTGAATGTCGGCTATTTTACATACCCTTATGCTGCGGTAAAATTCTCGAAACAAGGCGGGCTTATGCTCATTGATAATCCGATTTATACTAATACAGAACACATATTGGCGTCTTACCAGAGTTTGAATAAGAATATAAACTATGATTTGAATTACGATTCGACCTTAAACACCGATTTTAATTATACATATGCCATTTCATTTTGGGTATATATTGATGCAGTCAGCCCCAGTATGAGCAGCGCATACAATACATACACTTCGTTGTTGAATTATGGAGGAAAACCGAATGTTTTATACAGAGGCGCTGATAATACTCTAATGATAACAATGGACAATACTTCTGCACCCAAATCAAATTATAAACCAACTGTGCCATTTGATACAGATGAACACGGAAATAGAATTATTTATGTGAAGAAGGATGTATTATTACAAAAGTGGAACAACATAATTATTAATTACAACGGTGGAACTTTAGATGTATTTTACAACGGAGAATTAGTTAAATCTTCGATTGAAGTGCTTTCTTTTATGAGATATGATACATTAAGCGTGGGTTCCAAAAATGGCATTCGCGGAGGAATTTGCAATGTTAATTACTTCAATAAAAGTTTGAATGTGCAACAAATATATTACTTGTATAACTTTGTGAAAGATAATACACCTCCAGTTTACAAGAGTTCTGAAGAAACAATTAAAAACATTGCGGAAGAAGTTCCTAGTACGATGAATAGTTCAAGCATCAATAATTATACTAACACTTTGAGCGATAAAATTAAGAACAAGTAAACAAATCAATTCTCTAAAAAATTTCTGTTATTATATTATATCATGAACATTAGCACGATTTTGCTTATTATTGTTATTATTGTTTTGTTATATATTGTTGTTCGTTATATTACAACTGATGTAAATACATTGAGTGGATTAAGTTCAGGAACAGCAATGACAACTATTGCTTCTACTAGTTTAGCAAAAAGCGCAAGTGGAAACAATTCCAGCAATTATGCGTATTCTATATGGTTTTATGTAAATGATTGGAATTATCGTTATGGTGAGCCCAAAGTTATTTATGGGCGAATGGGCGATTCAAGTGGAACAGATAAGAAGCCTTGTCCTAGCGTAACATTGGGTCCCATTTCAAACAATTTAGACATTGCTTTAACCGTTTACCCTGGACTTGACTCAGTTTCCAATACAACTGGTGAGGAAAACTCTACTACGCACCATTGCGCGCTTCCAAATGTACCCATTCAAAAATGGGTTAATTTGCTAATCAGTGTTTATGGTAGAACATTGGATGTTTATTTAGATGGTAAATTGGTGAAGACTTGCGTATTACCCGGAGTTGCCCAAATCAATGATAATGCAAATGTGTATGTTACACCTAATGGCGGATTTTCTGGATGGACTGCAAAATTCCAATATTATCCCAATGCAATTGACCCTCAAACAGCTTGGAACATTTATCAACAAGGATATGGCGCGAGTATGTTAAGCAATATTTTTGGAAAATACCAAGTGAAGATTTCGCTGGTTGAAAACGGCGCGGATACTAGTAGTTTAACAATTTAGAAAAATACTTAATCTCTATAAAAGCATTTGGAATATATATTATTTTTGTTTTTCTTTTATAATATATATATGGATAATTCAGGTTATAATAGATCAAATACATCAGTATCAGGAACCGGTAGTGGCGAGACTAGTTTTCTAGATTCAAACAGTTTGGTTGCAAAAATATCATTTTTATTATTAGTAATATTTGTTTTCATTGTCGTTTTGCAGTTTTCTATATCTTTCTTGGGGTGGTTTTTTAACCCATCTGATTCGCCGCATTTAATAAACGGAATGGTTGACGCAAAACAGCTTTTAATTATTCCTCAGGACCCTTCTCAGTCTGGCGCAAAAACTATTAATCGTTCTGTAAATGCTACTGACGGTATTGAGTTCACTTGGTCAGTTTGGGTTTTTATCAATGATTTAGGTAAACCAGATGACAAATACCGACATATTTTCCACAAGGGCAACGATACTTTGGATACTACTGGATTAAACTACCCAAATAATGCTCCTGGGCTTTACATTTCTCCAAATACAAACGCGTTAACAGTCATTATGAATACTTATGATGTCATTAACGAGGAAATTGTTGTGCCTGATATTCCTTTGAATAAGTGGGTCAATGTTATTATTCGTTGCAAAAATACAACGGTGGATATTTATATCAACGGAATTGTCACAAAGAGTGCAAAATTGTTGGGTGTTCCCAAACAGAATTACGGAAATGTGTATGTCGCTATGAACGGTGGGTTTGACGGATACATTTCGAATTTGTGGTATTACAATTATGCCCTTGGTACAGCTGCTATACAGAATTTAGTGAAGAAGGGACCAAATACAAAGATGACTGGGTCGTCGGCGATGAATATGAAGAATCCTAATTACTTGTCGTTGCGTTGGTATTTCTACGGAAACAATGACCAGTTTAATCCTTAATCCACTTTTGATAAAAGTGGAGCAAAATCGTTTCATTCCTTTTTTCCACTTTTGATAAAAGTGGAGAAAAATCGTTTCATTCCTTTTTCCACTTTTTCATAAACTTGTGAAAAGTGGAATTTTTAAAAAGTGCAATATATAAGAATGTCTTGTTTAGGACCTGATTATAATCCTGTACCAACAAGAGAATGGTATAGATTTCAAAATGCTTGCCCAGGTACGGCACCGCAAGCCGACGAAGCGCTTTCAGCAAATGCAGCGGACCCAACAGTAGGAGTTCTTCAAGGCTATAAATATATATTGCCTGTATACAAAAAAGGTAATGTTCTTCAATACAAGAAAAACAGTTCCAATTTAACTCAGAATCAGCGCTATGCTCAAATAGCAAAAGGGATGTGGACAAATCGCACTAAAACCTGGGGGTCGCAGAGTGAATCTGTTACAAATCCAAATTCCGACTTGTTAAAACGCGTGAATTATGATACTTTTGTGATTCCAAATTACAGCGTCGACGGAACAGAAGTTGTGGAGCCTGTTCTCACCACTTCTGACATTACATCTTGTTTGCCAATTCCGGCAAAGAATTTTACAGCTCTTCCACCGAGGTCAAATTTAGTAAATAATAATCCAACTGTTCCAGTGGTTGTAAAATCAACAACCACTTTAACGATGCCGCCTTATGTTTATCGACCCAAGATTATTACCCAGGCCGCAATTCAAACAGGAGGTTCATTGATAGGGACCATTGTTGCAAATCCTTGCACAGGGAAAATATTGCAACAAACTTATAATCAAGAATGCTATCCTAGTTCAGATTCAGATGTACCTGGCCCATCCACTATTTTATGCTGGAATGATGGTTTGCAAACTTATTATCCAAGGACAAGACTAACTTATGGAACAAGTGGCAATAAATGGCCTACAAATGCAAAGCTTATTTTTTCCGCGAATTCTATTAAACCCGTCAATCCAGTAAATGTTCCAATTGTATGATGCAGCATGTTTTATTGCAAAAATATAAAGTAAAAGCGCAACAGTTTTTATATTTTCATATTAAATATGATGAATTCTTGTTAATAAAATTAGTATGTCCATTTTTTAGTGCGTGTTTACATTCTTAGATTAGGATTAACGCATATTTCCTGGCTCGGGAAAATGTCTCCAGACATACATTGGTCGTTTTCCCCCACTTCTATGCAACTACGGATTCCTCGTTCTTCGCCAATATAGCACCATCCCGCTTTTCCAGCAGTTTTGCTTGCTTGAATGCTACTATAAGAATCATCAGCTTGGTATGTTGGTGTGTCTTGTTCCATTCCACCCTTTTGATTTAAAGACGATGTTGCACTGTTTAATGCAGTACTTAGTGAGTTGTCATAACTAGGGGTTTGTTGGTTAGTGGCTGGCGCACCCTTAATGGAACCAGCGGTTTGCTGCACCACATCTAATCCGGTTGTAACGGTTCCTGCAGCAACATCGATGCCTGTCTTGGCGCCAGTTGCGCTGACATTGACGACTTGTTTTGTGGCATTAATAGCTGTTCCACCAAAATACTGGCTAATGGGTGCTAAAAGGTCAGCGAGTGTTTGTGTCCCCTTGGCGAGATAAACAAAGATGTTGATACCCAAAAATGCCAAGATGAAAATTATGAAAAGCCATACACGCCAATCGAAATGGCTAAACCAGCCACCATCCGACGATGTAGTTGTCAAAGAGGGTATAGAAGATGCTCCCGAGAGGGAAGCAGCGGATGCAGGTGCGGGCGAAAAAATATTGTTTTGTGATAACGGATTACTTGAAACAGCAGCGCTATTCATTTATATTTATACTAAAAATAAATATTATTAAATTTTTATTTTTACTATTTGTTGCAGTCGTTGCAAAAAATTTACTTAAAGGTCAATAAATACAAGAATTGGTTCAAGTCGGCTAGTATTTCATCGCGAATGTTGAATAAATCAGAGTTTGACATACTGCGCATAACTTTGTTTGAATCCAAGTTCACTAAATAAGATTTGAAACTGACGACCTCCTTTTTCATTTGTTCGAGAGAAGTAAAATCGTGAATTGGAATAGACTTTACTTTTGTTAAATCAACACGATTGCCGATTTTTCCAAGAAGCACTTCCACAAAATGGTCAATGTCCTTATTTAATTTGGAATAGAGTTCATCAGTTGCCTTGTGACTCGCATAGCTGTGCGTTTTCCAGTGATATATCTTAACAGTGTTAAGCAAGCTCAAGTATTTTATAACGATCTCTTGTTCAAATTTTTGAATTGATTGCATAGACACAGTTTGCGCACGATTTTTACGCGTTTTCTGTTTACGATTTAGAATTTTTTTTGAAGACATTATTATATAAAAACATTAGATAATAATTATATTTTATGATTTAATCTACTGTAACAACCTTTGCTAAATTTCTAGGGAAATCAGGATTCAATCCCTTTTCAATTGCACAATAATAACTCAATAACTGGATGTAAATATTTGCTAATAATCCAGAAAAGGTTTTATTGTCTTCAATAAACAAATTGTCATTTTCTTTAACATTGCTGATTTTAATTACAGTTGCCCCACGAGCAATAACTTCTTGATAAACATTATTATTTTTTTCGCGAAATTCATTATTTGTATCTAATATAATAATAGGCATACCTTGTTCAATAAGTCCAAATGGTCCATGTTTTAAAGCCGACGATGAATAACCTTCCGCGTGTATATAAGTTACTTCTTTTAATTTTAAAGAACCTTCTTTTGCAATAGCTTCATCATTTCCTTTGCCTAATAAAAACAACGAATTTGAATTGCGAATATATTTTATAATTCTTTTTATTTTTGTTAAACTTTCTTCGTTAAATAAAACTTTTATATGATAATGCAATTTATAAATATCTTCTATGATTTTTTCGCGAAGTTCAATTAAATTATTTCTATTCTGAGAAAACCACAGTGCAATTAACGATAAAATTATGCACTGATTTGTAAATGATTTTGTTGAAGCAACGGCTACTTCTCTTCCTGCATTCAAATAAACGCCGCACATTGTTTCTCTAGCTATTAATGAATCTACTACATTAACTACTCCAATAGAAAATATATTGCATTTTTTTATTATTTTTAAACATAATTGTAGATCTTTGGTTTCTCCAGACTGTGATAAAATAATGGCAACGGTTTTTCCATTTCTTGGTATGTCCCTTTCTTGAAATTCCGCACCATCGTATATTGCAACTGTATCAAAGTCACTAATTCTTTTGAATATATCTAAAGACCACATTCCAGCGTGATATGATGTGCCGCAACCTAATATAATTAAATGGTTAGCTTGAATAATCGTTGTTTTATAATTTTCTAGTCCACCCAATTTTACTGTTGTTTTGTCTAATATTCTACCTCCGTTGTTTATAGCACGAATTGACGATTCAGGTTGTTCCATTATTTCTTTTATCATCCAATGATCATACTTTCCCGGTGTTAAACTAATAGTTTCATCTATTTTATTTTTAACAACATAATGTTGCAAATTTTTGCTATAATCAAATTTGTCTACATCTTTTGTAACTTCTATCAAGTCATTGTTATTTAAAACAATATATTTGCTTACAAAATTATTGAAAGCTAGTTGCTCAGACGCAATCATAATAAATTCGTCTTCAAACCCCAATAATAAAGGCGACCCATTTCGTGTAATCCATATTTTATTGGGATAGTTTGCATTTATTATTACAAGCGCCCAGGTTCCTGTTAATTTACTTATAGTATTTTCAATTGCTGCGTGCATAGAAAGCCCATCATCCAAGTATTTCCCAATTAATACTGAAATTACTTCGCTATCTGTTTGGGATTTAAATGTATAATCACATTCAAGTAATTCGTTTTTAAGAGTTTCAAAATTTTCAATTATTCCATTGTGAACAAGAGATATTCTATTTTTGTTATCGTGATGTGGATGCGCATTTATATCCGTTTTTCTTCCGTGCGTTGCCCATCTTGTGTGGCCTATAGAAGATACCATAGGTTTTTCATTTTCTTGCGTTTTTTCTAAAGAGGTGTTTAATACCATTTTTTCAATTAATTCAATCGAATTAAAGTTATTAGTAGAAGCATATTTTATTGTTTTTATTTTAAAGTCTTCAACAATTGAAATTCCTGCAGAATCATAACCTCTATTCTGTAAAAGTTTGAGTCCAGACAAAATACATTCTTTTGCTAATAAACTATTTCCTAAATATCCAACAATTCCACACATATTTAGTAAGTTCTACTAAAATAAAAGTTTATATTATAAACAACAAAATAACTAAAAATAACAATAAGTTATCTGTTTTGAATATAAATATTATTCAGTTCATTTAATTGTTCAGCTGTATTTACGCCCAATATTTCGTTTTGTTTGTTTTGAGGAATTTCTACGATATCTACTTTGTAACCATCTTTTACTAAAAGACCTACTATGTCAGTTAAATAATATTCATTTTGCGAATTTTTATTTTTAATTTTTGGTAAATAGTATAAAAGAGAAAAAACCGAAAACACATAAATTCCGCAATTGACCAATGATATGCATTTTTGTATTTCAGTGCAGTCTTTTTCTTCAATTATTGCTATAAAATTATTTACTTTTTCATCTTTTATTATTCGTCCGTAACCTGAAGGATTTTTAATAGAGGTAACCGTTATACATAAATTATTAACAGTTGCGTCTATAATTTCTTTCATTGTATCTTTTTTTAACAAAGGCACATCTCCAGACAAAACTAAAATTTTAGTGTTTGTATCCGTAAATTCGAGTAAATTAGGAATGCAACATTTTAATGCATCACCAGTTCCCAAGGGGGTTTCTTGAAAAATAAAATTAATTTTATCTAATGATATATACTTTTCAAGAGTGCATTTTATTATTTCGTAGTATTTTCCAACAACTATTAGTATTTTTTTGGGGTTCATTTTTTGAGATTCTTTTATTATTTTAACTAACATCGGTTCATTTCCTATTAAATGCAAAACCTTTGGTACTTCAGAATTCATTCTTTTTCCTAGTCCTCCAGCTAAAATAACAACAATTAATTCAGACATTTAACTTAATATAAATTTTTAATTTTTAAAATGAGTATTATAAACGCGGTATAAAAGTCTCTCCAAAATTATTCATCTTTTCCAACTTTTCAATAGTCTTGTCCAAATTGGTTTTACCCAATTGGTTAAATAAATAATCCGTATTGGGAGATTTTTCATTTTTCTTAATTTGCTTGTAAATATTATCAATCTTTGAAACAACTAGATTAACATGGTCCTTGTTTTTAACGATTTCTTCGTTTAAATCGACCGGTTCTATCAAAAGCGATATTGCATAATAAATAATATAACGCCGTTTTCTGCCACAGCCATTTGTATACTTTAAACAGAACAAGTTTAGCAAACTCTTTATTATTTTTTGTATTAGTTGGTTGTGATTTGTTACAGATTCTTTTAAAATGGCGTCCCATATTAACCAAATTATGTCTTGCTGATTTTTGCTATCCACGGGCATTTGTCCTCTTCTCTCGCATTTGCATTTCTCCTTCTTTGCCTTGCAAATATTCTCAAATTCAATTATCCACTCCATCCAATAACACGCGTTTATGGAATTCTTTCCCTCTTTTGATATATTATACGCAAATTCATTCATTGCTATAAACAATTCTTTTGGGTCTTCAGGCAACATAATACTTGTTCCAAATGACACATTTGGTGCTTTGAACCGGTCTGTCATTTGCGTCATATCAAAGTCTTCCTTCTTTATTTTTACCTCATCAAAACTGTGCCTTCGTTTTGCATTGCACAATATACACATTATTTCAGCAAAGAGTTTCCTTATTTTAGGATTATTACGCATTTTCATCTCATTATTTATGTAACCACCGTGAATTATCTCCTTAAAATTATCTATTCTTAAATTCAAATAGATTGCCAATTTAGGATTACCTAAATGGATGTGTTTGCTATAAAAGAAAAATACTATCTCCCACAAATCGCTGAAATGACCAGAACAAACAAACTCCGCGCTCCAATAACACGCTTGTTCTATTTTAGAATTTATCAAATTATTTAGTAATTCTTTCTTGACATCTGTTTTCTTAAATTCAGAGAAGGTGATACCTTTGAATTCTTTTTGTTCTCTTACATCATCGATTTCATTATTAGACATAGAAACAATATACTTATTATTTCTATTAAAAAACAAATAAACAAACAAACAAAAATATAGCAATAATACATAATAGACAAATGACAAATATTTTTTCTTCTATCAATAAAACATACAATAAACTATCCTCGTGGGGTAAAATATTACTATTTATCGTGTTATTTCTTATTATTGTTGTGTATTTCAAATCTTTTAAAAGATCTGCATCAATAGAAGGGTTTGAACAAGGCGACAAGTTTCTTTTAAAAACCGGTAATGGAATTTATGACGATTTTTACAGTGATATTTACGATTATTTAGTATACAATAACCTGAAGGACTCTTATGAAGTGGGAGAAATTATTAACAAGACTTTGCCATCGGAAGAGAGTATTATTCTTGATGTCGGTTCGGGTACAGGACATCATGTTGCCGATTTAGCATCTAAAAACTACAATGTAGTTGGTATGGATATTTCACCTGCTATGATTAATAAAGCAAAAGAATTCTACCCAGATTACAATTTTGTTGTTGGAGATGCATTAAAAAGTGATAATTTTCTACCCAACTCCTTTACACACATCCTTTGCTTATATTTTACAATTTATTATATGAAAGACAAAATGACCTTTTTTAAGAACTGTATGAATTGGTTGAAACCTGGTGGTTATTTAGTGCTGCATTTGGTGGACCGAGATATGTTTGACCCTATTTTACCTCCAGGAAATCCTCTTATTATGGTTTCTCCTCAGAAATATGCAGATAAACGCATTACGCATACTAGCATTACTTTTAATGATTTCAAATATGACGCAAACTTTGACTTGGATGACAAGACAGATATTGCAACTTTCAGTGAAAAATTCAAATTCAATGACTCGGGAAAAGTTCGTAAAAATGAGCATACAATGTATATGCCAACAAGCGAATCCATAATACAAATGGCTCAGGAGGTTGGCTTTTTGTTGCAAGGAGAAGTTGACCTTATTAAAGTCGCCTATGAATATCAATACTTGTATATATTAGTCAAACCCAACTAAATATTTTCTTTTTTTGATTATAAGAAATCATTAATGCTTATTGATTATTACAATAATATTAACAACATAAAATACATATTTTTCATTCTCATATGTATTATATTTGTTCTTTTCTTGGCTTTTTGTTTGTATATTCGTTTCAAGTTTGCATTCTGGCGAGTTCAACCAGTGTTTCATATATATGATTTGCATTATTATTTATTTCCTCCGGGAATCATTGAATATGGGGTACCCGAGAGAAATAAGTATTGCAATTTTAAAGATGTTGAGACACTGAAATTTGAAGCAGTTGATAATTACAAGACATCAAAATTTTCTGGGTTTGTTCAGTCTCATTATCTGAGAAACAAAGAAAATGTGTTTTTGCCTCAGAAAGAAAATATTGTTCCTTATTTTACAGGACACAATCATCCTTGTTTTTTTTCATTTTACAATACTTCTGAGATACTTTTAGATTGCAAGACAAATACATCAATTGAAGATAAAAAAATAATTGCGGTGATGACTAGTAGACCACTTCACATCTATATTAATAATGGTAGTAAGGATTCGTTCTTTGACGCATATTATGTGGATTACTTGTGCGTAGACAAAAGTTATAGGAAGGCCGGAATTGCGCCGCAAATTATTCAAACGCACGAATACAACCAGCGCGTCTTAAACAAGAAAATCGTTGTTTCTCTCTTTAAACGAGAAGGCGAATTAACAGGGATAGTTCCTCTTTGTGTTTATTCCACTTATGGGTTTGAAATGCGAAGTTGGAAGAAACCGCCGAGATTACCGCCGCATTTGGGCGTAATTGAAATTGGACCAAAAAATGCGCACCATTTAATCGATTTTATCAAGACACAGAATCCAAAATTTAACATTGTTGTGATGCCGGAAATTTCGAATTTGTTGGAGCTTATTAAAACCGGGAATGTTTATTGTTATATTATAGTTCATGATTTTGAAGTTTTGTGTGCTTATTTCTTTCGCAAATCGTGTGCTTATGTGCGAAAAAATGTGGAAATATTATCGTGCTTTGCATCTATTAATGCCATAAATGGTAAAAATAGCAAGGGTAAGAATGCGGATATATTTGTAGAGGGTTACAAAGTAGCTCTATGGAAAATCTATAAAAAACATCCCGGGTTTCAATACGCGGTTATTGAAGACATCAGTGATAATAATGCAATTATAAAAAATATAATGTTGCGCACTAAGCCCACACTCGTGAGCCCTACCGCATATTTTTTTTATAATTTTGCTTATCCAACTTTTAAACCAGCGAAATGCTTAATTCTTCATTAACTAGTGGGTTTATCTTTAACACTTACACCTTTTTCATTTCCCAATGCAGTGTGTTTCGCAAATACCGAATTTTTCTAGAAATTGATTCAACGACATTGGATACCAAGTAAAATAAGTTCCTTCGCCATATGTGCTACTACATTCAGTATAATATTGAAAACATATTTCGCTTTTTTTATTCAACAAAGTATAGAATAAATACGCTTCTTTCATTTGTTGATAACTCATTATTTCATCGTATTTTTCTTCAAATAATATATTAGCTAAATCGTCATCATCATTAAAATTATATATTCTTATTCCAAAAATAGTACCACTAGTATAAATTCCCATTTATAATAATATGTTAGGTATAATATTATTATAATATATCTCAATAATTGGCATTTTCACAAGTTCATTACGAAGTTGGAGAAATGATAAAAGGTATAAAAGGCGGCTAACAATCAGTTTGGTCAACCTTTACATAGTTGAAGTCGCAATCTTTGAGCAAACTGGTAACTTCCTCATCGTAATCGGCGAAAAACTCCAGAATGTTTCGAGCTAGAACCCACAAAGATGGACCCACGGGCACGCTTACTATGCTGTACTGGTATTCATTGTTCTTGACTTCGCCTAAATTTAGAACCCAATAAGGTGCGACAAATGGTACGCCCTCTAGAGTCACCGAAATTTGACCAGGTTTGCTAATATCCTTGTAAAAGGCATATCCACTAATCTGTTCCAACTCACCCTTTTTATTCAATTGGGAATTCAAAACGCTTACATTATTGGGACCTAGAATGCCGTAATCGGCTGTTATGCATTTACCATAACCTTGAAAAGTGAAATCAATGGGTGCGGCGTAAACTTGATACCAATGGCCTTGGTATTTCTCTAAATCCAACTCATCTACAGTAGTGAAGTTGTTTTCGAAGAAGCCAGTTGTTTTTGCAATGGTTACGGCAAAGATAAATAGTGATGACAAAAACATTCGCATATAAATTGTATTCTATAAAAATCTTTATGTCTTTTATAGAATTGTTCTTTTTGTTTATCATTTCTGTTTTTAGCGTGTATATTTTCCTACACGAGAGAAAGCGTCGACAATAAAAATGATAAAAACTCCTAAAAAGGAGTATAAGACGACTTCTTCAGTTACAGTGTTTGTGCGTTCGTCTTGTTGTTCTTCTAAAAGATGAATCATATAGTTCAATTTCTCAATCAAAATATCTTGATTAGACAAGGGTCCGCTGTTTGACAAGGGTCCGCTGTTTGACATTTGTCCGCCGTTAGACATAGGTCCTCTTGTAGAATTGGAATGCTTGTAAGATGGCATATTATAAGGGGTCGTGCTATACATTGATTCATAATTAGGAATAAATCGTCTATAATAGTCTTCTGCCATATTCTGATTGTGGTCTTCGGAATAATGATTGTATATTGTACCTTGATTTGCATCATTTCCCTCACTCATTAAATTAGAAGATAAATTTGAACCTAATGAGGAAGCAGTAGATGAATTCTTCCCTTCTCTCGAGATTGTTGATTGAACACCCATTGATTGTGGTGGAGGAAGAGGGCTAAAGTCTGCGAGGTCATTTTGCTGGTCCGGCAAATTATGGATGGATTGAAGAACCGACAACACTTTTTCAGTATTTACATTATCTTTAGGATTTGGATTTGGATAACGCTTTTGGGTCTTATTTAGTGCGTTTCTTTTTTTTCCTATATGATTTGTCGTATCATTATTTACTACTTGATTTATTTCATTATCAAATGGTGCTGCATACATTGCTAAAGACATTCTTAATAAAAAATAAGATAATAAATTTATGAAACACACTGAATTTTAACATTTGCATTTTCGCAAAAAAATATAGAGTTATTTATATAATGACAAAACTGCTAACCGCCTTTACTACCCATTTTCATACAATTATAACTGTCATTTTTGGAATAATTGTTCTCTACATTGTTAGATATCCCTATTACTTGGAATACTATTTTGAGAACACTTTAGGAAGAGCCTCTTTAATAGCATTTGTTATTGCAATGACATATTGTAATCCTATGATGGGGGCCTTGGCAACTGTAGCATTTATTGGTTTGTATAATTCCCGTGTTATTGAAGGAATGGAACCCAAAATAGAAATTGTTGCTACACCAACTAAAGATACAAAAAAAGACCCAAAACCGACTGATGCAACCACTACAACTACAAAGCCAACAGCAGTAAGTCCTTCTTCTGACGATAAGAAGTCAGAACCTGCATTAGACAAAGATTCTGAGGCAGCACCAGTTTCAAAATCAGACGATGTTAAACCGAGTGGAAAAGATAAGAATAAAGAAGCATTCCATAATATGGAGTTAACACCTGCCGACTTAAATGAAGGAAGAAACAGAATGTTGACTGTTGAAGATTATATGCGCATTCCCAAGTTCTCGAACCAAATGTCTTTTTCTAAATACTACGAGTCTAATGTAGAGCCTATGGCAAATTACTCGGGACCAGAAGGTATGCAAAGCACTGTTTCAGCGGCGAATTAAGGATGCAAATAAAAAAAATATAATCATATTTTATGAAGAGCAATTTGATTATATTTTTTATTGTAGTTATTGCAGTTATTGTAGTTATTGCAGTGAGTTTAATGTTTTTTAGTTTACATAAAGAATCAGCCTCATCTAAAGAGGGGTTTTTATCTGGGTTTCGTCAAATGTATAGACCATATATTAGAAAAGCGCGTTTATATACAACAAACAACTATAACGCTCTTTCTGGAAAGACATCTGTATTTTTAAGGAGAGTGGGACTATGGTAATTTGGGTCCTTTTATTTGATTTGCAAGTTTTATTTTATAGTTTTATTATAATATGCCACCCAAACCTTCAAAAAAAAAAATAAATGTTCCAGATAATTCAAATTCTGCTTCTATGCCCGGGTTCCCAGGTTTTGGACCTGCACCTGCTTCTGCTGACCCTGCAACCAATGTGAGCTTCTTTAAAAATCCTTTTTTATATATTCACGACCACATTTTATATTTGAACAGCAGCAAGTTTTTTGCTGGCGTCATTATGATTATGTTGAATGTTGGGTCCAAGTTTATTTCTATTCAATTTAGCAAATCTACAGAGGAATATCTCAAGTTTTCTCTCAGTAAACAACTTTTAGTCTTTGCAATGGCGTGGATGGGTACTCGCGATATATATACAGCACTTGCTTTAACCGCCATTTTTGTGGTATTATCTGACCACTTATTCAATGAAGAAAGCAATTATTGCATTGTCCCTCACGCACACCGCGTATTGCATAAATTAGTCGATGCCGATGGTAATGGAAATGTATCTGATACTGAAATAAATTCCGCTATTGCTGTATTAGAAAAGGCAAAGCGGGAGAAGCAAATGAAGGCGCAAATGAATGCTTACGAAAAGTTTAAAAGTGTTGATAATAACCTTCCTCAAAATAGTGCTACCAGCAAATAAACTTTGTTATAGTCTAGTGTTATGGAATACATTAAAAATGGCTATATAATATTCTTAATGTATTATAAGTATGCTACCAGTTTCTTCAGCAATTCCATCGAAAATAAATCCAAGCGAAACCAATTATCCAAAATCATTAACCATATTATTGAATACAAGAATTCGCGGTTATCCAAAGCTAAAATACGAGCCTTCTATGTCGATTCCTGGAACGCGCAGTGAAACCGTTTATTTTGACCCTCTTGTTAAATTGAATAATAGTGTAGCGGGCTCGGTTCCAAAGGGTTATCCTCCTTCTGAATTGTATACGCAGTTTTTTGACAAGGGTGGGTTTGATAGTTTAATAAGTCGAACCTTGTCCACTTCTCTCTTTGGACAAGGAAAAAGAACTATTGAGCAAGCAACTGATGAGGGTTATGTCGACAACAATATTAAAGTGACATTAAATCAATTATTCAAATCGGGGAATCGTTTCTATATTAAAGGTCAGCCTTTTACGATAAACAGTTACGATTGGAACTATGGTGATTGGAAGGTCGGAACTAAAAATATAGAACGCAGATTTGCTACGAGTGGGTCTTCTTATGGAGAAGGCATTAATTCGATGATGCAAGTTAAATTTTCAAATCAAGAAGAAGCCGTTGCTGACCAAGAATTGGCGAACTTCAAGGCTACTCATCCTGAGTATGTGATGCGCGGAAAAATAAACCCAAGAATGTCAAAGTTTGATGACACAGAACTTTTATTAACTGGTGTTGCCGCCGGTGTTTCACAAAAAACTGCCGAGGCCATTGCTACCAGTCCAGATGTTACTGTAAACCCAGAAAAGCAAAAAGCATTACCCGACGCAATAAAACAACTAGTAGCTACTGAATTACTATTTGATAGTGCTATAAATGCCGATCCGAATACACCTAATATGGGGAGTGACCCTATATCTAAATCATTATTAAATGCATTAAATGTTGTTTATTTGGAAGAAAAAGGCGAAAATCCCGACCTGGTTCCTTTATTTGAAATTTTCCAAACAACATTGAAAGAATATCAAGATGCGTCGGATAAATTCAAATCATCTCTTGGTCTTCTCGATAAAGATGAAACTAATTTTGAAGAATTGGATGCAACACGCCAAGACTTGAAAAGAAATAGAGATGAAATAATTGGGCAATTGGAAGCCATTAATTTTTCGGGATTGTCTAGAGAAGTGGATTCTCTTGTTGATATGTATAGACAAACGCAACCACAGCCCCTTGCGAGTCCTTCTGGCACGCCCATTAATACAGCGACAATTGCCCCGCAAATAGAATCTATAAAAAAACAAATAAGTGATTTAATAAAAACCCAGGAATCTCTTGTAAAAGATGCTACAACTAACCCCCAAGAGATGTTGCAAAAACAAATCGATGTTTTTTCTTTAATAAAAAGCGCAGACGCTTCTATGCGGGGAATAGAAGGATTATTAAATGGGTTAACAAGTATCTATGGCGGGCAACAATTGGACTCTGGTACAAGAATACAAACTCAGTTGGGGTTACAACAAATAGGTCAATTGGTTAAACAGTCTGCGAGATTACATAATGCATTGCTTGATAAATATAAAGGAATAAACTATGACACCGCTTTACCTATAAAAGTAAGCAATTCTGTTTTAAAGTTAAAAGGAGTATACGACAAATTACTAGAAAATTTTATTAAAATGGTGGATACATATAAAAAAGATGGACAAACCGCGAGTTCTATCCTCTCGGATGATACTGTAAAATCAAAGGTATTGGGAGAATTGGGAAAACTGCAAAAGGTTAGGCAAGAATATTTCAAGACTTATAAACAATCATTGTACGACTTTTTAAATAAGATTAATAAGCAAATCAATTATATAAAAGCATTTTGCAACTATATTAAATTATTATTGTCTATTCAGAAGAAAAAATTAGATAAGATGTATAAAAAAAAGAAGGACGAATACGATTCATTGGAATTATTGAAGTTGGTCATTTCAGTTGAAATGCTAGAATTTGACTATTCTTGTTATTTTTCTTTATTGGCTGAGTCTGACGATGGATTAAGTTATACTGATTTATTAGGAAACTTCGAAAAAGATATTAAAGATGTCATTGCTAAATTGGATAATTTATTAGATAATCCATACAATGCAAGAGATAGTTTTGAAATTTATTTTAATTATTCATTTTTGCTAACTATTGAAAAACACCAATTGGATTGTTACAATATAAAAGTTCTTATTTTTGATATTCATAATGAAGAAATGCTGTGGAAAAAGATTTCTGCAGAAACAGATAAATTATTTGAAAGAATAAAAGGGCTTGCATTGAAATCAATCGGAAAGACTTATCTTTTGTATTCAAAATATACTGAAACCTTTCCTGATTCGGCGCAACGAGCTAATTTTTTAAAAAGATACAATGAAGGACAAGTGCCCGTACAAAAAACGAGTTTACTCAGTTTTCGTTCCTCTACATCTTCTAGGGACGCAGCGCAAAGAGAACAATTCGTAAATTTATTGAATGCTCAAGTCATATCTTATACATATATTACTCTATATGCTAGATTGTCTACAATAACATTGTCTCGTCAATTATCAAGTCAAACTCAACAACTTAATTTGGTGAATGCAGAGAGAAATTACTACACTTCTTTAAAAAGGTATTATGAAACGGTGAAAAAAAATTTTGCGGGGGTAATTGAAATTGGATTGTTGTCTGACCCATTGTATGAAGACTTAGAACCAAGGTTGTGGACTCGTCCTATACCTAATATAAACCCTATAACGGCACTTGACAAATTAATTGCTTGGACAAATGAAAAACTCGGAGAGTTCATGTATAAAAAAATTTTTATCGAGGACGCTATTGCAGAACTGAATGTAAAATTTAAAACCGAATTGGATGCGCTTATCCCTTACATTAGTAAAATGGGTGTATTCAAAGCTTGCGTTGCAATAACTAATCCTGAAAATTTGAATCAGAATCCTATTTCAATAACGGAACAGAATAGAATTAATTTTTTGAAAAGATTTATAAAGGATGATGAATTGAGTGAAAATTGTGATGACCAATTAACATGGGCATTTTTAGAATATTATTCATATATTAGGGATAAACAAGTGAATCCTGCTGTTTATGCAACAATATCGGAAAAAATAAGTCAGTGGAGCGTTTATTCTTATATTTATAATGAGCCTCGAGAGAAACAAGGCTCCATTTTGGAGGCATTTGTTACTGCATTAAATGGGCAATTGATTGTTTCTGGACGAACCACAAAAAATAAATATGCTGTTGACGGTAAATTCACTATTCAAGGGATAAGACTCGCAATTGCTGAACAATTTTCTTTACCAGAAAATAAAAATTATATTAATTATTATTCAAGAGAAGCAACACATTTTTGCGACAATTTTATTACACCATACATAGCTTTGCCCGAGACTGATGAAGCAGAAAGAGAATTAAAATCTATTCTGAGGGGTTATATGGAACAAGAATGGGAAAAAATAAAATTTATGTTTCGTGATACTAATTTGGAAAAAACTATAGAAAGTAGTAATAGTGCAAATTGTCGCGATTTTATTTTGACTTACGCAGATATAAAAAGCATTAATAGTAGAATTACAAGCGCTCAAGGTTATTTTGGCGATAGAGTAATATTGCCTCTTTTAGAAAATATTTTTAAGATTAAATCCGTTGTTATAGATAGTTATGATGAACAAATCCGCGAGGGTTCGTTTGTTCAATTTTTAGACGATGGAAATAATAGAGTGAATGGTTTTGTAAAGGAAATAAATTTTGCTTCTACTTCCGTTAAAAAGGATCTGTTTGAAGCATCACCTTTCCAAAAAAACTTTGAATTGATGCGTCAAAAAATAGTGTTAGGAATGTTAAAAGAAATATTAGTTAGTAGGCGTCAAGAAATTGAAGTTGGTGAAAGTCGTCGCCCAAAAGACTATAAAACATTATTATCCCAATACGAAACGATTATAAATAGTGTTGATGTTTTATTAGGTATATTAGAAACTATGAAATGTCCGTTTTTTTATAATTCTTCTTCTGCTTTTGACGCAACTTTAAAAAGGTTTAATGATACAATGACAAAAATTTTTAGACAAGCAAATATTACACAGTTTTTGGAAGGACCACTTAAAAATAAAAGAATTATTCCGTTAACTATACTAATTACATATTTTAATGGTGATAGCTCAAGCAAGGGGTTTTTAGCTGATGTTATTGCTTATTATCCAACATTTATTATTAAAACTCAAGACTCTAGTGAATTTCAAATGTCTTGTCAAAGATTTATTCCTGGGGAGCAAAACTTTTTTATTGCTCAGCAATTAATTCCTTCCGGAAAATCAACACAAATTGACGATTTTATGTTTTTATTGTGTGATAATATTAGTGAAACATATAGTAATATTTTTAGTTTTACTGAAAATAGATTTATTTACGATTATAGAGAAATTCCCCCATTTTACAATATGTTAATTTTCAATTCTTTAGTAAAGTTTTCTAATGCAACAGATGTTCCAGCTATTCAAGGGTTGCCATTTTTTAGAGATATAAATCCAGAATACATACAAACAATGGTTGATTATAAAACAAAAATAGATGCAGATAATTCTTCTATGACAACATCAAATCCTATAGAAATTAAAGACACAGATATTCCGGTTGCAGTAAGACGCGGTACAAGAGCAAGAAAACAAGTTGATTTAAGTAATCCTTACGCTATTACGAGAGGAGGCGCTTCATTATCAAGTGGTTATGTCAGTGCAAACCGCGGAAATACTTCTTATGCAAGTAACCGTGATTCCCGATTGAGTTATTATGTTATTATAGACTTGGATTTGTATCCTGGCAAAGACGGCATTCCTCTAGCACAAAAGGCGGTTTTAGCTTGTCAGAATCGATACGAGAAAATCCGGCAAGCCTGGGCAAAATTATTTGGCCTAGTCTATCGCCCCAATGAATTGTATGTTACTGGTTTTACAGCTCCTTCTGCTTTAAAGAAACGAGGTGAAGGAGACTATAGAAGAGGAGATGATTATAGGTCGACAAGGCGACGCAGAGATAGAGATAGAGAATATGAGACAAGACCTAGAAACAGGACAGAACGAAGTAGAGAACAAGGCAGGGATAGAGATAGAGATAGAGATAGAGATAGATATAGAGAAAGAGAAGCTTAATTGAAAAAATAGATTTAAATACTAAATTCAATATAATTTAATATTTAAATGGACACTTCTTATGAACCAGAATGGTCGAATTACATGGAGAAATTTAATAAACCTAATAGCGAGTTTTTTATATGTGACAATTCAAATGTAAACAAATACTGTGTTATTGTTGAGCCTAGATCGTTGGATTTAACAATTCTTACTATTAAAAATTTCTTATATTTGTTACAAGAGAAAAAATGGGGTCTCATTATTTTTCACGGTACGGACAATGAAACCTTTATAAAAGATAAGCTGGTGGGAATAAAGAATATAAATTATTTCAATATTAACAAAAGGAATTTGGGAGAAAGTGAATACAACGATTTGCTATGTTCGCAAGATTTCTGGAAGAAAATTAAATCGTGTGGAGCAAAACACGCTCTTATTTTTCAAACAGACACATTGTTGTTAAAGAATGATTTGGATGAGTTTTTAAAATATGATTATGTTGGTGCACCTTGGTGCATAAAATGGATGGGTATGTTAGAAGTTGGCAACGGCGGTCTTTCTCTAAGAAATGTTGATACAATGTTAGAAATTTCAAAGTATTGTCCTAGACTTCAATATCAAAAAAATGAAGATGTCTATTTTTGTTATTGGTGCATTATGAGAGAGTTTAAAATAGCCCCAGCAGATGTTGCCAAAAAATTTGCAGTAGAATCAGTGTATTACGATTCTCCTTGCGGATTACATAAACCGCATATTGATAAATTTGGCAACCGTGAACTTTACACCAAATTATTTAAAAAATATATTAAAACGCAAGAAGTAGTTAAAGACGCAGAAGTCATAGAAGATGTAGAAGTTATAGAACTCGTAGAAGATGCAGAATATGCAGAAGATGTTGAAGTTATAGAACTTGTAGAAGATGCAGAAGATGTAGAAGACTTAAAAAAAGACACTACGAGTTTCATTCGACTCAGGTTTTTTTCTAACTTTGGTGATTCGAAAGCCTGCAAAGCAGCTTACGAAAGTATGTTTTGTACTTGTGAAATGGCGAATTATGGTCCCAATAAACTCGTTTATATTACAAATGATGACGATTACACTCACGCTATTATTCTCAACACCGCAATGCCTTTATTGAAAGCAGATATTCCAAAAGAAAATGTTGTTGGTTTGGCTTTCGAACCTATTTATTTTTTGGGATTGAATAGTGCTTTTGTGGATTATGCTCAGAAATATATAGGTAAATATTTTATTGGAGATAAGTTTAATTTGCCATCTCCTTTTTTGGAAGGATTCACCTATATGTGGCACATATCTCCATTGAAAGTCGTGCCCAATAAAACAAAATTAATGTCTCTAATGATTAGTGAAAAAGGTGTTGCGCCCGGACACAAGTATCGTTATATGCTTGTCAATGCAATCTTGCAAAGCAACTTACCAATAGATATTTATGGTAGAGGTTGCGCAAATTTTAACAAAGATGATAATAGATTAAAAGGAGAGTTTAAAGAAAAAGAGCCATATGAGGATTATTTTTTTCACATCGCAATTGAAAATTATCAATGTGCCCATTATTTTTCCGAAAAAATAATAAATCCGTTACATTGTTCAAGTATGCCAATTTATTTGGGTTGTAAAAATATTACCCAATACTTTTCCGATAACATTATTTGTCTAACTGGAGATTTAAACAAAGATATGCAATTATTGACAAGTATATTGAATGCACCGATGAAATATTACAAAAAAATAAATGCAAAAGACCTAGATAATTCTACTAATTTTTTTAGAAATCTGAACAAACTTTTTGATATAGAAATAGATTTAACAAGTTTATGAAATTGAAATGGATTGTAAAAACTCGTTTTGCAATTCTTGAGGAATATAGTTGAAATCAACCATTTTTTGGTTAATCTCAAATTTTGCATATGCATCCTCCTTTTTCATCCGCGCCTCGAAATATTCACGGTCTTGATAACATTTCAGCGCCGTCTTTGGTCCGCATTTTGAAAGAACTGACGAAATATTGTCGCTAGGGTCGCCCATTACAATCTTGCAAAACAAGTCAGATTTTGGGTCGCCTGTACTGCTCTTTTGTTGTGCTAGATTCTTGAACCCGAGGTCGAATAACTGCACGCGGGGCTCTACAAGTTGTAGGTAATCTTTATCGCTTGTGATAATAAAAATTCGCACCTGTGGGTATTTTTGAAGAAGATACTTGACGGAAATAGCAATACAGTCGTCGGCTTCCAGATGTGGATGCCTTAGAATGGATCGGACTCCACCCTTTTGGAAAAGCTCGTCTTCATAAGCCATCTTGAAGAAGGGGCCGCCCATAAACCCGTCTTCAGGACCATTCTTGCGATTTGCCTTGTACTTGTCTTGCAATTTATAACGCCATATTTGTTCTCTCGGACAATCTTTTCCTGTAATAATAATTGGAGAGATTGGGTCCTTGTGGATGCCGAGATTTTTCGGAAGGGCCTTTAGATTATCGACAAAGGTCTTCTTGAATTTCTCTACAAACGCCTCATTTGTAAATGGATTGTCAAGTGGTTCCTCTGGATGCGCGCTCTTGCGCCAGCGCATTATAGAGAAATATCGATGAAAGGTGTAATAACTGCCATCTACAAAGATGAAGGTGGGAGTTTCGTTTGTAACGAAAGAATCTAAAATGGTCTTCTCAGGGCTTGACATATTGAATACAGTAACACAATTATGTCGCGAGTTTAGCGTATCAATTTTTAATTGATTCTTTAATGTTTGTATAAATAAAAAACTTAGAGCTATTTCAATATTATACTTCAATGAAGTTATTTCAATTATTATTATTTATTTTTAATATTGTTCATGTAAAATCATTCGCACCTTTAAATATAAAAAACAACAAATCTTTCTTGCAGTTAAATCATAATAATACTCCTGTTAAAAAAACCATATCAGTCCCATTCAAACAAAAAATGTTGGGGGTCTTTAAGTTGATTCGCGCGGAAAATATTATACCAACCACCTTTTTATGTTTTTCAGGAGGGTGGATTGTGAACCCTTCTCTTTCTTATTTACTTCATTCTCCATCTTTTATTGTTAGCACTATAAATACATTGTTAATTATGACTTCTAGTATGATATTGAACGATTTATTTGACATACCCTTAGATAAAATTAATAACCCACAGAGACCTTTAATTGTCGGCAATGTAAAGATAATAGAAGCTATTGGGTTAACTACCCTTTTATTAGGAGCAAGTGAATACTTGAGTTTTTTATATTTGCCACGAAATTTGCAAATGGTAATACATCTGGCAATTGCAAATATCGCATTGTATACTCCCATTTTTAAAAGGATAACTCTATTAAAAAACATTTCGTGTGCGGGATTAATTGCATTTTCTGTTTTATTTTCAGGATTAGCAGCAAACTCACAAATAAACTTTCCTACAATTATCGCAAATAAAAATCTGGGTTTGTTACTTATTAACAGTCAAATTATATTTTTTGGTTCTTTATATATTGAAATTTTACTTGATATGTGCGACATAGAAGGAGACAAACAAAATGGAATTAACACACTACCAGTTATTTACGGAAATAAAATTGCGTTTGACATTGCAAACTCCATTAGTCATTTTAATGCTCTAGTAAGTTTTATGGCACTATCTATAATATATAATTTTAAAGTTGGAGCAACTTTGCTGTTATTATATAGCCCACTTCTTCGTTATTTAAAAATGATTAACACTTATGGATTTACAAAAGAGAATATAAAAAAGAATGCAAATAAAACAACATTGCCTCTTTTTCTTGTTCTTATCTATTTTTGCATATTATCTGTTTTACCTATATCATAAAATATCTATTTGTAGCATATTTTATAATATCTTTTATTGTTTACTCTCGCATTCTGACTCCTTGAACAAATCTAAATGAAACATTTCATTTATGGTTTTATTTGCAAAGGTTATATAGTCATTTTTGCATAGAACCATATTTATTCCATTGCACATTGCTAAAGCCATCTGGGTTTTTACAAAAGAATCGTTTACTTTTAGACCATAACTAGATAGGTCGTGATTATTAATGTAAGAATTAATTTCCATCATACACTGATATAACTTTGATTGGTCTGCTTGATTCTTGCTATGGATTGTGTTATCTATAATTTGTTCCATTATATCCAGTATTCTATCAAGATGTTCGCTTGGCAATTCTTGTAATACACTGGTTGGTTCTATATAAAGAAATAATAAATCTCTTGATAACTCTCTTGCAGGTTTTTCAAACATATCCACTGCAATCTTCAAAAAATTTGAACGAATATCTTCTTCGACTCTTAAAACAATACCAAAATCAAGAAGACATACTTGATATTTTGGCAAGGATTCATTATTCAAAAACAAAATATTCCCCGCGTGCAAGTCTCCATGCGTTACACCGTGAATTAAAAATGAAGCCATACCATATTTCAACAACAACGCAGCGTATTCGCTGTAATCCTCCTCGGCTATTTCTTGAATTGTTTTGCCTTCAATAAACTCCATCATTATTACATCAGGATATTTTTCAGTAACCTCGTCATACACTCGAGGTATTTTCACATACTTCAGATTTTTGCATTTTTCTTCTGCTTCTCTCATATTTTGTACTTCTTGATTAAAATCTAACTGCTGCTTTAATGTTTCAATGTTTTTATTAAATACACTAGTAATGTCAAAAGTGTTTGAATAAGGTATAAAAGAGACTATATAAACAAAGAACTGTAAATAATCAATCGCTTTATTCAATTTGCTATCAATATTCTTTCTTTTCATTTTCAAAATTACTCGGTTTTTGTTTGTCTCGTCACACAATTTAAACACTAATGAAATCATTCCCGCTTTTATTGGTTCATAGGAATGCCAATCCAAGTTATATTCATCTTTTACTTTGCAAAATAATTCCATATCGACATCTGTATCGTCATATGGCGCAGAATCTGTAAATCGCATTAATTCATTATTTGTTTCATCGTCTATTAAATTTTTATTCATTGCAATAGCTTGAAATAATTTGACATATAAAATATTCTTTTTTGCTAATTGAAGAGCTAATCGCTTTATAAATGTTACACGGGTCTGATGAAATAATGCAAATATCAATTCAAATAGAAAGGTGCAAAATGTGTTAAATAGAAAGTATATTTTTTCTGGGAGACTCGTCATAACTAGTTATTTGTAGTTTTCTATAAATTGTTTTATCCTTAGAAATATTTTTGATAAAACATTCATTGCAAATTTCTCAAGAAAGTCTAATACTTCTATTTTACTATACAGTGTTAATGTGCTTGAATAATTCATTTTGTGTGGCGTTTCTAGAAGGCAATCTACTACAATATCCTTCATCTCAAGAAGCTCAACACCAGTAGGTAAGTTGTCAGGAATCACATTATTAATACTTTGGGCTTTGAATTGTATGATATTCGCATTTTTCTCTAAAACAATATTTATATACGCGTATTTATGTGGCAAACCTAAATCGTGTAAAAAGTGTTTAAATAAAAAATATACTGTGGCTTCGTTTTCATTGTGTATAGTTAGCTTATAGTCGTCAAAAATGTCTCTATTTAATGCATAAAATACATCTAACAAGGTAAAATTGATTATTTTTTCCAAATAGATATTTGAATTTTCGAGAGAAAAAAATAATTGATATGAGTTTGTTAGTTGTTTTTTAATAATTATTCCATTTTTATCATATATTGTCTCAGTGTCGTCTGTCATATTTTAAATAATAAGTTATTATTATATAAAACAAGTAACTAAATCTAAATACTTATTTATTATCAATAAATATAGAATGAAACCCTATACTTAACTCTGTGCCTAATGGTATTTCCGTTTTTTTATAGGTCTTTAAGTTCATTATTAACAAATAGCTGTTTTTACTCAAGGCATCATTTTCAAAAGCAATCAAGTGTGGTGTTTTTTTAATATGAACAATTGCTGGTTCACCGCAAATATATCTATCTTTTAAAAAGTGTTTATAAACTATATTTAATTCATCACAAATAACAAACCCGTTTGCTTTATTTTTTACACCATTTAATAAAACGACTTTATTATCAAAGCGCAAAGGAAAATCAAGACTTAATTTTTCGAGGTCTTCATTTTTTTCAATGATTACCTTTTTTGTCCGTTTGTTTATGGTGACTTTTCTATATTTGCCTTCAACATTTAAATCATTAAAGTCCATAGAATCATAAATTGGTGCGAAAATTTCAATAGATTCGTCGCGCTCGTTTAAAATGGCATAATGAAAGATGAATAGGCTCTGGTTTATTTCATAACTTTCACATTTATTTGTAGTTTTATCAATAATGTGAATTTTTGTGGTTGAGTTTTTATCTAATTCAATCGGCACCTTGACATTTCTCAATGAATCCATCTTTAATGAAAATGGCGATTCTGTAACTAATATACTATTATTGGTAGCAACAAAATCGTGAACAAATGGCACAAAAGAAGTTGTAATTTTTGTTTGATTAATAATTTGAAATGCAGAGTTTAATAAATAATAATTAACTGCCTTATTCATTACATCATAGTCAACTGATTCTATTTGTTGTTCACAGTTATTGAATTTTGAATGAGCACAGAAATAATCTAGATTTGGTATGTTTACTTTTTTTATTGTATCTATTGCTTTATTTTCAAAATCAATATTCAACAAATAAGGGTTGTCTCCTTCAAATAATGCATATGCATTTTTGTTTATGTTTATTAAAGCTGTATTTGCGCGACCAATAATATTTGGTAATAATTTCAAACTACTTCCTATTGTAAATAGCGCCGTTATCAATAAATTATTGGGTATTTTGCCGTGTTTTTCTTCAAATAAGAGTTTTTCAGTTCGAATAAACTTTTTTACAAAGGTGATATTTCCATTATCAAAAAAAACTCCTTGAATCACCCCATCTCCCGCAAATAACTCATATACTGATTTTATTTTATTTTCATTTACATCTGGACCTATCATACCATAAAATCCATTTATGTTTTTTAATATGTTTTGTGAGTCGCAAGAAGCAATTTGATTGTATTGAAAATGCTTTGTTATTTCTCTCTTTGCTATTTGAAACGGTTTGCCGAAGATACCATAAAATTGTAATGCAGTCATTGTTTGGGAAAATAGGATTTGAGAGAAAAATAATATTGAAATGCTTAAATAGAATGGTGTCATATAATATAAATTGCAATTATTTTTATATTATAATTCTGGTTTATTTATGTCTTCTTGATTTATGTTTTCTATGACTCTTCGATTTGTTTCTTCTTTTCTTGCGACTGTGTCTATGTCCCATACCAGTGTCTCTTGCACTTTGTATAGGAGGCAACGCGGCTTTTTTATCGAACCCTCTGAGAACAGACGATAACCCCGTTTGACTAGCAGCAAGCCTTTTCATTTCTCTCATTTCTTCTTCTCTGTTCATTTTTACGGGCGCGTTGCTTGTTAAACGCGCTTCGTTGACTCTTCCTTTAAGTCCTCTTATTCCTGATGTGGACGATTTAACAACTTTATACACGGGTTGGGGAGAATTCGCGGGAGTTTTTGGGACTTGCTTTCTAGCATCTGGATGTTCAGACATACGAAACCCTCGTTCTGCTTCTCTCTTATCAAGCTCAACATAATCTCCTTTATAGTTAAGAAAATCTTTTGGACCAGGAGCAAAATTAAAAACTGTTCTAGGTTTGCCTTCATTATAATCCAGAGGAACTGCTCTTCCATCTTTAATAACTAATTCTCCTTCATACACTCTTCCGTCAGCATAATTGTAGGTTGGTGCAAAGTGCCAATCATTAGGTCCATCAAGGTGGTCGTCGTCAAATTCAGCATAGCCGTTATCTCCATTCCTATATTCAAAATCAATATTACCATGTTTTTTATTTTCGTTCCAGTAGCCATCATATATGGTGTGCATTCCATTGGCCGGGTTTTCTTCGTCGTATACAAGCCTTCCACGCCCTTGCATTATAGGGGAACCAGTGTAGTCTAAATAAAATTCGCCTATATATGTTGCTCCTTTTTTTTCAGGAATATTTATTGGTTCGTCGGTCCAAAAAACACTATGCCCTTTATACTTTCCATCTGGAAACAGTCTGTCTCTTTCATCCAACTCCCAAATAAGTTGATTTCCGCTTCCTCTTCCTCTTCGGCTTTTACGCACTTTTCGGATTCTAGATTTCATTTTTCTTGAACGCGCCATTAATATATATATTTATATTTATATTTTTTGTTTTTATCAATTTGGCATTATTTGAACACGCTTGAGTACATCTTCAATGCGATTTCCTTCTGTTTTGAATAATCCACTATTGGTGCTGGATATTTGATTCCTTTAAATTCTTTTTCGTCAGAATATTTATACCACTGATGAATAACTTTTGAGTCGAGTTCTCTCAATTCAGGAACCCATTGTTTGATATATTCAGCATCAGGGTCATATTCCTCCGATTGTAACCAAGGATTGAATATGCGAAAATAAGGCTGTGAATCTGCGCCCGTGCTTGCACCCCACTGCCAGTTTCCGTTATTTGACGCAGGGTCATAATCCGTCAACTGTTGAGCAAAATATTTCTCTCCATCTTGCCAATCTATAAGTAGAACTTTAATCAAGAATGAAGAAGTTATCAATCTTGCTCTGTTATGCATATAACCGGTTTCCGAGAGTTGGCGCATACCCGCATCGACAACCGGAAATCCTGTCGTTCCCGTTTTCCATGCATTCAACCATTTTATGTTTTTGTGCCACCTGATTTTGTCATAAGAAGGTTTCATTGCGTGACCTAAAACATACGGGAATGAGAAAAGTACATTGGCGTAAAAATCGCGCCATATAAGTTGACGCACAAGGTCCTTGTTGCTTCGAAATGCTTTCCAGACTTCTCGAATAGAAAGACAACCAAATTTAATATACGCTGATAATTGCGTCGTCGGTTTTTCCAAATCATTGTGCGTTTTACTGTAATGCTTTTGCGTCTTAAGGGCTTGTTTAAGACATTGTATAGCATCGGGTCTTCCTCCGTGAACAAGGATAGATTTGTTGTCCTTTGTGAATCTGGAAAAAGCAGACTCGAGAGAAATAGTATTTGAAAGATGCGTTCCTGATTTGGCAAAATGAATCTTCCTTTTTGCCGCAGGCATTTGAATATGCTCTCTTTGAGCGGCATTGTAATACGGAGTAAACTTCTTGTAAGGCTCGCCTGAACCATTCATTATGGTTCCAGGAGGGTGCAAATAATAGTCGTGCGTTGTTTCCATTTTAATGCCAAGTTTGGTACATAGATGCTCGATTTCTGTATCGCGCTTTAAAGCATAAGGTGTGTAATCCGCATTGAAAGAAACATAACTTATATTCCACGCTTTAATGCATTGAGCTATAATCTTGTCGTTCTCTCCAAAAAAAGTGTACAAGTGGCCTCCTTCTCTCGAGATATCTTTTGCCAAGTCTTCTAGACTCTCAATCATAAATTGAACTGCATTGTCAGACTTGAATTTATTAGCCTTTGTCACTTGTTCTGGCGTAAAAACAAATATAGTAAAAAGGTGTTTGCATTTGGAGTTTGCCATATTCAAAGCACTATTATCGATAGTTCTAAAATCGCGACGAAATATAAATAATCCGTTTTCAAAAGACATAATCGGTATATTATATTATTGCAGTAAAATAATATAATCTATATAATTTGTATGTTAATACGACCGGATTTCATATTTTCTTATTGGATATTTGCGTGGTTTCTATTATATTTTTTCAAAGTAACAACATATAACCCCAAATACTTGCTTCTATTAGGCGTTCTTGAAAATTTAATGACAATCATTATTGGACTTTATTTTAGAACATCAACAATTTACATAGTTTATTTCATTTTTATTATGATTATTATGAAGGTAATACCGTTGTATATTTCGTGGAATAATAAAAATAATTTTACAAGTTTACGAAGAGACTTGGTTGCGTCTATATTCATTTTTGTTTTATATAGTTTGTGGCTGCATTTCAATGGCACGGATGTAATAAGTATTCAAAGAAGAATTGTAAATTCAATAATAGAGGAGAAAAATGAGACTCCTATATTATGGGCTATAAATGCGGTTTCAAAAAAATTAAATATCTAAGCTCACCGTGTTCTTATCCGACTTCTGCTTGCGCTTGCTGCGTTTTGGCATATTTCCTTCGGATTGCAACTCCTTCAAATCTGAAATACTAATGGTGCTACTATCATTTCCTCCAACCTGGGGTTGAGAAAGGGGACCTGCTTCTTGGATATTGATTGTCTTTGTTTTGAGACCATTTAAGATGTCAGAAATATCGCTAGGACCCTTCATTTCTGCACGACTCGAACGAGGAACATCAGAAGTGCCGCCAAAGTTCTCTCTGATGTTTATTCCATCATTTTCGTTTCCAAAGGAACGAGCACTATATTTGGATGAATTGTTATTACCTGGGCGACTTGTAGGTGCATCTCGATTTTGTGTAGCCATAGGAGGTGGAGGAGGTCCGCTAAAACCAACCGAAGGTTCAGGATTCATCATATTATTCATAAACCCTGAAAACCCGGGACTGGTTTGGCTCATCGAATTCACCGCTGCGGTTTGGAACTGGCGCATTAGATCAGGGTTTTGACGCAAGATGTCATCCATACCAGGCATAGCGGACTTGAACATTGTGTTGGTCATATGAACCATCATTGCACTTCCACCGAGTTGGAAAAGCAGCTTGAGTTCAGGTGCCATTGAAGCCCGACTCTTGTATTTGTCGTATAACTCTGCGAATACATCGTCGTAATCACCCAAGTTTTCGTTGATTTGATCACTCCAGCCGTCGAGTTTAATATCAAAGGGGTCAAAACGGTTATTCAAGAACTCGATTCCATTAATGCACGCCATAAGCATATTTCCTTGAAACTTAACCGAGTTTTGCTTAGCTTTTTCTTCCATAATCATTTCATATTCACCTTGCATTTCGGCGAGAGGCGACTCCATAGAATACTTTTTTGTAAGCGTAACACCCTTGGTTTCAAGTGTTTCCAACTTTCTTAAATACTTGAACTTTTCTCTCAATAATTCTTCTTTGGACATTTGTGGTTGGGTATGAACGGGCTTATCTGGGTTCATCGGAACATTGTTAAACTTGGCAAATCCGTCCCATGTTTTACTATCTCCGTCAGCCGTTGCCGTTGCTTGTCCTAGACTTGCACCACTATTATCATCAAAACGAACCGATGGTCTATCCTCAAAACTATTTCCTCTGTTGAATAAATCAGAACGGCTTTCAAATCTTGCATTATCAACATCATCAGTAAGATTGTTCAACTCGTCTTCTAAATTATTCAAGTCGTCCAATTCAATTTCTGAGGATTGCCTCCCAGAGCCTTCCTTTTTCTTGTCATTCATAAGCAATTCAAGGCCTCCACCAAAATTAGTGGTCTTTGAGCTGCCACCAGAACGAGAATTCCAATCCTCGCTCAAGTTTTCATTTAAATTTATTGTAGATATATCAATAATATCGTCCATTTATGAATTAATTAGAACATTAAATTTAAGTATTAACGAATAGTAAATATATTTTTCAAATAACCCTGGGCTACAAATTTATACAGGACAGCAAATAGTTAGTTTGTTATTAATAAACCAAATAGCTTGCAAAAAAGAGTCTGCTAAATCGTCTTTTTTTGTGTGTGCTTTGAAGAACTCGTCCCATTCATGAAAATTATAAGTCGATAAAAATTCTAAACATTGCTGAATCCCCATTTTTTTCCTGTCGCTATATTTCATTTTTTTGGCATCAGCGTTTTTTGTTCCATCAGAACAAGTGGGTGCGGTTTTTAATTTGTTGGATGCATTCACAAAATCGATTTGAATATTGTTATTTCTCATTATAAAGTATTGTGCAATCATCCCTTGTATGGTCTTCATACGATTCGCAATTGGGCTGATTTGGTTTTCAATAATAACTTTGTCAATAGTTAGAATGTGTTCATCCAATATTTCGTCAAACTTGCATTGCATATTGCGTCCAATAGTCACCAGGTCAATCTTGGATGCACTCGTGTTCTCAACTGGTTCAAAGCAAGAATTATATATGTAGTCGTTGATTAAAGAGAGAACATCTGCTTTTTTACAAGGCTGTGGGTATTTAATTTTATAGTCATCTGCAATTTGGCAAAGAACATTCATTTTTTGTTTATTGAGATAGGAATGTTTTAATTGAGCTGTTGGAATTTGAAATTGTTGTTTTTTGGAGTGTTTCAAGCAATAGCATTTCGAGTTCTTCATAAATTTTGCAGGTTTATTGCATTGCACATTTTTCTCAATTTCACAGCATTTTGCATCGACTTTTTGAGCCAAGTTAATAATATCCCATTTCAAAATAGAAATCTTATTGGCGTGTTCATCGTCTTTTTGTAAAAGGCAGAATGCTAAATTTTTAATTCCAACATCTATGCTAAGTATTTTCATTTTATACACTGTTGATATAATATAAAAAACTTGTTTATATTATAAAATGAATTCTAGTATTTTAAATCATTTTTGAACCGTAAAAGTACCACAAGACAATGGATAAAACACTTCCTACAATGAATCCATTTCCCGCGGATTTAAGTGTTTTACCGAAGAAATAGTAGAATGCGAGAGGAGTCAGAATATAAGAAAGCAAAATGTAAAAAAGCATAATCGAGAGAAAAGTTGCGAATTTGGAGGACATATCTTTAAGTTATAAACAGAATATATTTTTAGGGAATATAAAGACTCAGGGTCTTCTCTCGAGGTTTTACTTTTGAGAGATGAGAAGAACGCCAAAAATGGTTAGGAACACGCCCGCTATTTGTTTCCACGAGTACCTTTCTTCAAAAAGGAATATTCCCACAAGAATTAATGAAATAGTGGATGCAGTTCGCATAAACATTGAGTTTATCAGTGGTGTATTGTAGTTCTTATCAAATTCATAAATAAAAATAGAAGAACCAATTGCTAAAAATGCCATCACAAATAGTGCACCTAGTTGAGTAAATGAAAGACTCCTGTAATTTTTGAATGTCTCTATAAGAGGTTTTGATTTATTAAATAACAGCTGGTATACAAAAAATACAAAGACTATTGAAAAAATTATAAAAGTATTGATAAATAGTAAATCATGCGCATTCAAAGTGGTTAATACATGTTTTCGAAAATAAGGTGTAAATGATTTTAATATACTTAGTCCAAACATATAATTATACATTGTTCTTATATATACTTGACAAGTTATTTTTGTCAACTATATATGGCTGCAATGGTTCTGCTTTCATTTATTCTAGCGTAAGCACTTCTAATATAATCCAATGTAGAGAAACAGCGTATAAGAAAACGGTCAAACCCGTTAAACAATGGGAAAAAAGGCGACCGTCCGTGAAGAGCTCGTCGATTATCAATTATTATCATTTCCCCCGGTCTAAGATTGTGTGAATTTCGATGTTTGTAATAAATGTCCACTATTTTTTTTATCATTTTTTTAGATTCTTCGCAAATCCCTGTCATTAAATCTTGGTCAAAGGTGATGCGTGGGTCCTCATCGGGCCCAGTTAGAATCGCAAGGGGGCCTCTTACATCACCTTCAATGAATTCGTGACCATTCAATTTAAAAGACAAGTCGACGCCCGTTTTCCACAATGGTCTTCTAAGAAGGTCCATTTCATCATTTGTAATGTTGTCCATTATTTTTCCAACCGGCAAAATATAAGTATTTGCGTTACTATCTCCTCTTAAACACGATAAACTAAGAAAATCGGGCCTCAGTTTAGAAAACGCTTGTTCCGTGTGAATCTCCAGTTCTGTGTTACTACCTAAACTTGTTTGAACTGTGGACATTGACTTTATGGGAACAACATCTTGAAACAAACGGCCATAACCCTCTGCTTCATATGCAATTAAATCACTAAAAACACTGATTAAAATGGCTTGCATCCGAGCCAATAATGTTTTTTCGCCAACTTTGAACTTATTACCACTAGGCGTTTGGGGTGCATTTTCAACAGGAAGATTCTTTAAAAGAAAATAACCGGTTTGAGAACCATTTACTGAAAAGTGCATTAAAGAATTTTTAATGTAATTGGGAATTAAATTAGATAATTGTTTTGCTTTCTTACAAAACAAATCAGGATTTTCAGATGGATTTTCAGTTAAATCGTGCGCTAATTTCAAGAGCAGAGCAACATCGTTTTGTGTAAGTTCGATTATGCATTGCACATCGTTTTTCATTATTTTTTTATATTTTAAAAAGATAATAATTGCTGAAATATTATGCGTTTTGTGAAGAAGGCACAGTAATAGAGGGAGATATCATTCTGGCTTGCAATTGTTCTCTCGACAAATAAGGATTCTTTAAATCGCTTGTAGGGTATCCAAAGCCAGGAGCCCTGGTGTCCATCACTGAGCTGAACATATAAGGCACATTGGAAGAAGGAGTAGCATTTGTTTGAATGTGAGGATTCAATCCCAAATCAGTGCAAGCCTCTTGGTTATTGTATTTCATAATTTGAAGAGCATTGTTGGTTAAAAATTGACGATATTCCCAACTGGATTTAATATGTTCTTGTTTTTGTATGCGTTCATTGACGACGGCTTCGGGTTGCCACGATGCATAGTTTCTTCCGTCGGCCATAATAGGAGGAAAATTGAAATGAATATTGTTTGATCCACTGTAACAAGTTGCCCAAGACATAATATATAATATCATAAGAAAATTATATATTATTTGTTGTTTACTATTTACTCAGAGGTGAGTAATTTTAAAAGCTCATTCTTTTTGAGCTTGGAAGAATCGGTTGCTAGACCCTTTTCAACTACTACACTTCTTAATTTGTTGAGAGACATTTTCTTGTAATCATAGGTCTCTGAATCCTTTTGGGATTCCTCTAAACTAGAAATATCAATCGATTTAATGAATTCAGTATTTGTCAGCGTCAATGTCTCGGTATCAGCATTTTCAAGACCCACTTCGTCTAAATTTTCATCATTCACGCTTTCTAAATCATCGTCCAGTTCAGAATTGGAAGAAGTGCCTTCACCTAATTCCTCCTCTTCTAATGCCTCACAATGAAAACTGGCTTCGAGTGTTTCGCCCATATTAATGGTTTTGATATTTTGTTTACCATCTTCCTCTTCATCGTCTTCATCGTCTTCATCGTCTTCATCGTCTTCATCTTCATCGTCTTCATCTTCATCGTCTTCATCTTCATCGTCTTCATCTTCATCATCTTCATCATCTTCGTTGTCAGACACTTGTATTAGATTATCATCAGACTGTGCAAAACTACCCGCAACCGGCGCTGAACCTCCTGTTTGAGCAAATGCGTTAGACGATAAGATTTGTACTCGAGACCTAACAAAGTTGAGTTCTTCTGCCATAGTAGAAACAAGTCCTAACATAGAAGCAATTTTGTGATTTTGCTCATTCATCTTTTGCATAAAAAACATTCCAACGGCTCCTACAAGGAGTAACATAATTCCTAAACAAATTAAAGTGGATGTGGATAAAATATCGGTCAATCCCATTATTAGTCTTTAAATATATATTTTTCTTTCCAAGGGAACGAATTAAAATCTTCGACTATTTAAAAAGTTTTGTAGACTTGTAAAATTATAAAGATGAGTTTGCTATTATTTCTTCAGGATACTCCATATCTTCTAGAACCTTTATTCCACCGCGAACATTTGATATTCCCTTTTTCAATAAATATGTGTAATTAAACTTTTTTGATAATGTATCAGTCTCATCTTTTATGGTTTGCATATAATAATTCTCAAATCTAGCATTTTTCCCTAAATGAGTGCATAAATCAAAGAAATGTGTGGTAAGTAAACAATTTACACCATTATACTTTGATAAATAAGTCATAAATGCACCAGCACTAGCAACTGCTTCATCGGGATTTGTTCCTGAATATAATTCATCAAACACACAAAAGTGTGCGTCTTTTGGGTTCAAATGTATAATATCAATTATTTCTTTGCATCGGCGTGCTTCGGCCTGAAATAAACTATCTCTTCCTGAAGTATCCGGAATATTCAAGTAACAATGAATGTGATTGTAAGGAGTTAATGAAGCCGAAGTATAAAAACCACAGCCCATTTGTTGTGTGATAATAATATTGATGAGAGAAGACTTTAATATGGTGGTTTTTCCTGAAGCATTAGGCCCTGTAACTATTACATTTTTATTTATATTTATATTGTTGCAAATAGGATTAGAATTGATTAATGCAGGATAATATGATTTTGAAAACTTTGCAGAAGACTTTTTTGATTTCTTCGTAAACTTTTGAAATTTGGCAAAATGAATGTTCTTCTTTTTTGTATTATCAACCAATCCTTCCAATGCATCAGTGTAACCATTGAATCCAAAGGAATATAAAAATGCATCATTGTATTCTTTGCTATCGTATAACTCGTAAAAGCATTTCAATATATGACCAAATTGCATAACCTTTTTAACAGATAATTTATATTCGTCGATTTTTTCGAGTTTTTCTTTAAATTGTTTAAGAATTACTATATTTTCTTTTAAAGTTTGATTGAATTGGGAGTAGGTTGATAAACTGGTTGACTGTAAAAGGAAGTTGTTTGCATTATTCTCAGTGTATTGTATATAATTTTTTATATCGTGTAAATGCAAATGTATTTTTTTCATATTATTATTAAATCGAATGCATGTTAGCACATTTTGATAAATAGAAAATATGTAAAAGGCTGCACTGACTAGAAGATACATTTTTTCGTCCAATTTGACAGAGTTGAACTTGGTAAAAAGTTTACCTATTGCGTGATTGGATGCAACCACCTTCAATACTTCAATGTACTCGGAGAAAGACAAATTCACTCCTTTCATTTGTATCACAAAGAATGGAATTATTAGGATGATAAAAGGCACAAAAAAGGACATCACTGGCGACGACAAATTATAAATGCTAAGTATTTGAAGAAAGTTGCCGTCTTTATTTAAAAAGTCCCAAAAAGGCCAATCTATATATTGATATTTCTCTTTGAAACCAGTATCATTCTTGATTTCATCCCATAACTCTATTATGTGTTCAAATTCAGGTCTGAATATTTCCCCTTCAATTGATTTGTATTTCTTTATAAGAGTCTGGGTATCTTTCAAGTGTTTTACATCTGTTGTATAATAAAGAGGCATCTGTTCTATGACCTTTTTACCAAAGTTGGTTTTGGGTTGAAATGCGTATTGGTACATAGATGTACCCGAAGGATCTACAGTTTCTATTAATTCTAAATCAGTGATGATATTTTCATTCAACTTTTGCTTTTCCTTGTTATACAAAATGGGAACTTTGAAATGTTCGTTTATTTTTTCTATATTGGATAATGACATATAAAAAAAATAGAAGAATTATTAGCGTGTTTTACGCGACGCAGTTATTTTATCTTTCTAACTTATCGAGTGTTGAAGGCATCTCCTGGATTTGACAAGAATAATGTGCCTCAATCTCCTTCATCTTCGAAATATCGCGTCGAGTAATCAAGTTAATACCCACACCCTTTCGACCCCAACGCCCAGACCTTCCAATTCTGTGCAAATAAGTGTGTACGCACTTGGAAATATCAAAGTTAATAACAACACTCACTTGTTGTATATCAATACCTCGTGCAGTCACATTTGAAGAGATGAGCACTCGATACTTGCCTGTTCTAAACTCGGCAAATGCGTTATCGCGGTCCGCCTTTTCCATTCCACTATGGATTCGGCACACTGGAAACCCATCCTCAATCATTGCGTCATACAGGTCAGAAACTCTCTTAACGCTATTACAGTAAATAATACACTGCGATAATGAAATAACCGCATACAAATCTTTTAGAGTTGCATACTTTTGCTTGTCGTCTTCTACAGCTACATAATATTGTGAAATACCTTCTAATGTCAGTTGTTCAGCTTTCACGGAAACACGCACAGGATCGCGCATCAATTTTGATGTAATGGAATAAATATATGATGGTAATGTTGCACTAAAAAGTGCAACTTGAATGTCCTTGTTGAAATTCTGGAAAATATTATACACTTGCTCCTTGAATCCCGTTGAAAACATCTCATCCGCCTCGTCCAAAATAACAAGCTTCACTTTCTTGGCAGAAAATGTGTTTCTGCGAATCATATCATATACTCGACCAGGACACCCCACAATCACATGTGGGGAATTCTTCTTCAAATTATCTACATCCTCGTCAATCGAACAACCACCTATCAAAATCTGCACCTTCAAATCGTCCATCATATTTCCTAGACCTCTAAATACATTTGCAGTCTGAATACTTAATTCCCTGGTTGGCGATAAGACTAGCACTTGCGGATACTTTTCAGCAATATTTACATTTGATAATGCACCAATCGTAAAAGTCGCGGTTTTACCCGTACCGGATTGCGCTTGCCCAATAATATCCTTCTTCATCATCATAGGTTTGATCGCCTTCTTTTGAATTGGACTCGGATTCTCAAATCCATATGCATAAATACCTCTTAACAAATCTGTTGGTATCTCCAATTCATCCCAAGTATTAAATTCATACGAAGAGTCATATTCATTACTCTCTTCCATATTTCCATGCGTGTTTTCGTTTTCGTTTTCAACTGACATAATATTATTTATAGTGATTTTATATTTAAGTGGATTTATATTATTAAATATATATTACATATTACAATTGAAACAATATCGTAATAAAAGGGGTAACAACTCTAACAAAAATGAATTTCACTTGTTAACTCTAGTATTGTAGATTAAATATATTTAAAAAAATTGATATAAATGAAACAAGATAATTACAAATATAAACCAATGCAGACAATGAGATATACTCTAAACGATTTTACAGATATCACATTTAATGGTTTTGATATTAAATTACCTGATGAAACAATGAGTATAATCACAGAGTTGGCACTGCAGGTTGGGTCTCCTACATATATAAGAACCCCCGTATTTGCAAAAAGAGAAAATAGTTTAAAACCTGGTGTCACAGGGACCATATTTACAGGGCCAAGTGCTGGTGGCGACTTTAAAAGGAAGAAGAAAGGAAATCGTGCAGTTGAAGTGTTGAATGATGATGACTGGGAGAGTATAAGGACATTTCAAGCAACAGTGATAGAGCAGAAGGTGGGTATAGATGCTCAAATTGATTTGATTCGGTCATCTTTGAATAAGATGACGGAGAAGAATTATGGGGAGCATTCGAATAAAATTATTGAGATACTGAACCAGTTGATTAGTGAGAATGTTGTTGAGACGGAGATGCAGCGCGTAGGAAATGCTATTTTTGAGATTGCATCAAATAATAGATTCTTTTCAAAGTTGTACGCGGATTTATATACACTATTAATTGACAAGTTTGAAATTATGCGCGCGATATTTGCTGCCAGCTTCAACACATTCTTAGACATCTTTAAGAACATTGAAAGCGGAAATCCAGATGCAAATTACGAGAATTATTGCAAGGTTGTTAAGGACAATGAGCGTAGAAAATCGTTGAGTGCATTCTTTGTAAACTTGACCCTGAACAATGTTATTAACCGCGATAAATTGATTGAATTGACATTCAATTTGTTGAATCAGATACTTGTATTTATGAAAGAAGAGAATAAGAAGAGTGAAGTTGATGAAATTATTGAAAACATTTCTATATTATACAACAAGGAATGGTTTGAAGACTCGGAAGAGAGAATTGATGGGGAAACTTTCATAAAGACAATTGAGAAATTAGCGCGTAGTAAAGCAAAGGACTATCCTAGTTTATCAAATAAATCGATTTTCAAGTGTATGGATATGATTGAGATGTAATTTAGTTAAAAAGTTTCATTACGAAGTTAGAGAAAATTTCAAAATTTAGATAATATTAATTTTTTTATGTAGACATATATTATAATGAAATTTTCTGTAAAGGATTTGTGCACTCCTGCTAGCATCTATTTTTGGATATCTATTATTGGATTGACCATTGCATTCATCACCAAGTTTCAATTAGTTACTTCGATTATTAATCTATTGTTCATACTTTTGTGGACCTATTTCTTGAATTACTTATGTTCTAAGGGCTATTCCACTGTATCGTGGGTTTTAGTGTTATTACCCATTATTATTTTTGCGGGTGTCTTGATTAAAAGTATGGATATGATTGCGTTTTCAAGATAAATGCATTATTAATAATTGCGGCAAATTATATTAAAAATAAGAATAAATAATAAGTAATGAATAACGAGAACATTACTTATTGTGTCAAAGATAATGATTTAGATGGTTACGATGAATCGGAACTGGAAAACTCTGAATTGGCGCAATTAATAAACGAGTTTGAACAAATGCAGAGCGCTGCAACTAACAACGCGAACTTGTACAATGAAGATGATATTATGTCAGAAATGCAAAATTACGAGTTGAATTTTACAATTAAACAATTATTAATAATATGTGATTATTACGGCATAACAAAACAAGCAAAAAATGCAGAATATTATGGGTCCAAGGCGAGAACAATGAAAAAGAGCGACATTATTTCATTAATAATGATGTTTGAGAGAAATATAGACAATATAGAGCTTGTAATGAAACGCAAAGAATTATGGTATTATTTGGATTCGTTAAAGGCGGATAAAATAATGAAAAAATTTGTATTATGGTAAACAAGTAACAATTATATTTTCATAATTATTTTTGAAAATATAAAGATATTAAAAATATATCAGTATAAATTATAGAATAATGGTATTATCAAAATTAGATAGAAGTATTAGTTATCCAGAGTTAAAAAAGGTTGACCCCGACGACTTAAAAAAGGAAGCAAACTTATATCAAATAGAATTTGAAAATGCAAAAATAAGTAAAATCGAAATTATTGTTGCTATAGGAAATGCAAAAAATACATTTGAAGACAAGAATGTAACCTACTTTCCCATTTATTTAGTAAAAACAAATAAAAAAGTTATGCAAATAGGGTTATATGAAGTGGAGTCAACAAATGTGGCCGAATACACTGATGAAAATAACAATTTGGAAGTAGAAAAAATGGGAGACCCGCTAATTTATACATTTGTTACCACGGAAATGCTGAAAAACTTGAGATTGAAACCCGATAAATTTATTTCTGAAATGGAAAAGGAAAGTGGTGATGAAGAAGAGGAGGAAGAAGAACAAGAAGAAATACTTGAAAAGGGTTTCTTGAATGAAGGCGAAGTTGTTATTCCTGAATCAAGACGGGATATTTTTATTTTGACAAAGGGAATCCCCATTCCTGCATTATTGAGAGAAGAGACAAAAAAGGATGCTAAGACATATAAAGACCGGTTCAGAGAAAATGGCAAGAGTGAATGGATAGAAAAATTTATGCAGAATGACAATTATTATATTTTGGATAATGAAGGAGGCGGTGATTGTTTATTTGCTACAGTACGAGACGCGTTTTCTCAAATAGGTCAACAAACTTCGGTTGTTAAATTGAGAAATAGATTATCCGCAGAAGCAAATGAAGAATTGTTTCAAAACTATAAAAAGCAATACGAAGAAGCTATGCAATCCGTTGTCAATGATACCCGAAGAATCGCGGAATTAGAAGCTGCTCATCTCGATTTTAAAAATAAATATAATGCAACATTGGATAGAGAAGAAAAAAAGAAACTTACAGAGGCCGGGAAAAAGATTAAAGAACAGCGCGATAAAATAATCAACGAGAAAATAGTTTCACAGAGATATGCTGCGGAATTCAAGTTTATGAAAAAGGTAAATGATTTGGAAGCGTTTAAAAGAAAGATTCGCACTTGTGAATTTTGGGGAGAAACCTGGTCTTTGTCGACATTAGAAAGAGCATTGAATATAAAATTTATTGTATTATCTTATGAAGCTTACAAAGCGGGTGATAAAAACAATGTTTTAATTTGTGGACAATTGAATGACACTTTATTAGAATCGAGTGGGTCGTTTAATCCAGATTATTACATTATGGTTGAACACAATGGTTATCACTATAAACTGATAGGTTACAAGAAGAAGCAGATATTTACTTTTGAGGAGATACCTTATGATATGAAGGTGAAGATTGTTGATAAATGTATGGAGAAGAAGGCTGGAACTTTTGGACTAATCCCGGAATTCAAAAGATTCAAAGAAGAGGTGAAAGGTCCTGATCGAGAGAAACCTCGTTTTGAAGAACTATCAGAGGCAAAAATAAAGGGTTTGTATGATGATGACATTATTTTCTCTTTTTATGAAGGTTCATCTGGAAAAAAGCTTCCAGGTAAAGGAGCAGGAGAGAAAATACCTGCAGAAATGATTCGCGAGTTTGCGGATTTGGCTGCGGTTCCAGATTGGAGAAGAAAACTAGATAATTCTTGGGCGGAACCATTTACATTAGATGGGAATCGATGGGAGACGGTAGAACATTATTACCAGGCTTCAAAATTTAAAGAGCATAATAGAGAGTTTTATTTATCTTTTTCGTTGGAATCGGGTACACCATTATCAAAGAATGCTGAATTGGCAAAGGACGCTGGCAGTAAGAAAGGTACAAACAAAGAAACCAAGGAATTGATAAGACCTGTTGAAGTCTCCGTGGACCCCGAATTTGATGACAAGGTTGGAGAGAAGGCATTGAAAGACGCGTTATATGCCAAGTTCTCTCAAAATGAGGATTTGAGGAATATGCTTCTTTCAACAAGGAATGCAAAGTTGGTTTACTGCAAGAAATGTAAAGAACCTAAATTAGCCGAAGAGTTAATTGAGGTAAGAAACAAGATTAAATGATGATATGAATTCAAATATTATTACTTTCTTTATCAATGATAACTTTATTTGCAACATTGCGAATAATCTTATTAATACCTAACTCGTCGTCGGGAGTAATAGCTGTAGTGACTTGATTCGCTATTTTCATATACAAGTCATTTTTCTTAGTGGTACAATCAAATGCATTTGGGTTGGCTTCAGTCCAAATAGGTATATATTTGAAGTTCTTATGAGCAATAATAGCAATTGCATTCCGCACCTTTTGTTTATTTTCATCCTTGTCCCAGACTCCATTGTCTTTGATATAAAGCGTCTCGCGTTTCAAATCATTACAATGCATTGGTCTCACAGTTTCATCGAGGTCTTTAAGCCCCTTTATAAATATATTAGAAATACCTTGGATGTAACCGAGCTTGCCGATATTTTCAAAGTCATCATCTTCGATTTGAATAGTATCAAGGAAATCACTCATATTCATAGCATTTTTGCATTTGTCATTTAAAAATACTTGCAGATTGAATTGCTTATTTGTGTTATTTGAATTTGTGTTATTTATAATGTTGGTAGTCGGTTTTGATGCAAGTTCCATCATCTTATTGCTTTGGTCTAAAATCAATTCTTTAAATTCCTTGTTTTCTTTCAACAAATACATAATAAGTTCTTTATCCGACATTTGCACTGCCAATTCTTCTATGTTGTTTGGAACTTTACTGCAACTCTTCCGGTGCCTCCATAAACCCGAATAATGCTTATAGATTTTCCCACACTCACACGCATTTTCATCAGAAGATTCATCTTGGAACTTTTTGGACCCATTTATAACCATTTTTATATCATTTTGTATCTTTTTTGCGTGTTTTAGGTGTTTAGATGTCAATAAGTGGCGGTCATATTGACTCTTCCGACTCGTATTATAGTCACAAGATTCGCACACGAATTTTTGTGGAACTAAAAGGTTCGATTTCATATCTTTATATGATATTTAAAAAGTTCCTAAATAGTTTTCCAATAAAAATGAAAAAATAATATGCTCACACTTTTTTTTACCGAAAAATGAAAAACAGAGCATTATGCTCACAAGTGAAAATTGGCATCCCTTTTTGCACAAAAGTATTTTGGGTTTTGAAAATTGGACAAAAAAAATGTCCAAAATCGAAAACCCGAATCACTTTTCAACAAAAACTCGCGCCCTTACTGAGAATTGCAAAATGTTATGGATGTGTTATATTTTCTTATGATATATGATAATGTATCAAAAGAATAAAGTGTGATCCCTTACCATAAGGGTTGTTTTAGAAGGTTAATTGTAGCAGTTGGAACCGAGGTAATTCATCTTGGCAGTGCGACCATCTGGGCAGCAGCCATATCTGGTTCCGGCACATCCACCGACCATAGGTTGAGGGGTAGGTTGAGGGGTGGGTTGAGGGGTGGGCTGAGGTGGTTGAGGAACGGGGTAAGGAACTGGAATAGGAACAGGTTGAGGTTGTGGTTGAGGGTTAGGGTTTGTTTGGATAACAACTAAATGACCCATAAAAGTGAAAAACAAGAGCACAAGAAGAACGGCAATGATGATGTCGGACGCTTCCATAGTTATAAATTATCCAAACAAAATAAATAATTTTGTTGCTGTAAACAAATTAAATATAAAATAACTAAATAATATAGGAATGAGATTAACAAAAACAAGCCAATCTTTGATGTCGTTTTTTATCGAAAATAAATGCATAAATCATTCACAACCAACTAAAAAAACAAATCATATTTTAAGAAAATTGTATAGCGAATTAAAAACCGCAAACGCGTTTGTTCAGAAGAAAAAAAGGGAAGAAGGTCCTTCATTTTATAAACTTGTTATTACTAAACTGACAACAGCGTCACAAATACCTAAACCTCAACAATTTAATGCAGATAGTTTCCCTAGCGAGATTCGTCATCAAATAGATACTTTTATTTCCCACGACTTGTCATATACTTTTTCTCTCTACGGTAGAGAAGTAACAATCCATTTTTTAGTGGAAGATAAGAACCCCGAACTTTCTTTGGTTGTATACAATGAGTATGTTGATAAGATATTGGCGTGGCTCTATATAATAAATGAATATGGGATAAAACGATGTGCAAAGAAGCTAACTCTGTATATTTATATGACTTCAATGAAAAAGGAACTACCTTCGAGCAATATAAGTATTTTAGACCAGAGTAATGTGAATACTGCATTCACATATACATGTCCTGTAGTGAGTGAAATTGTTGTGTTTAGAAAGGAGGAATGGTTAAAGGTGCTTATGCACGAAACTTTTCATAATTTTGCTCTGGATTTTTCAGATATGAATATGAACTCTTGTAATGAGAGGGTCTTGTCTGTTTTCAAAGTGGAATCAGAAGTGAATTTATTCGAGGCATATACGGAATTTTGGGCAGAAATAATGAATTCAGTCTTTTGCAGCTTCTATCTACTGCAAGACAAGGAAAACGAAGAAGAATTTCTCTCAAACTGTGAATTCTTTATTAATTTTGAAAGAACATATGGGTTTTTCCAGATGGTAAAGACTCTGAATTTTATGGGGCTTAGATACAAAGATTTGTATTCCAAGACAGAAGAATCGAGGGTATTGAGAGAAACAATGTACAAGGAAAAAAGTAATGTACTGGCCTATTATGTTATTACACTGGTGTTAATGAATAATTATCAAGGATTTTTGTCGTGGTGCGATACACACAACCTTTCTCTCCTCCAATTCAAAAAGACAACTGCAAACTTGGATGAATTTTGCAAGTTCGTTGAAAAGAACTATAAAACCAAGTCAATGATTCAAGGGGTCGATTGTATGGAAAAGTTTTTGAATAGTTTCAAGAAGTCGAGGACAAAGAAGGCTCGAGAAAATGCAGAGTTGCTTCTAAAAAATATGCGAATGTCCATATGTGAACTGGGTTAGGGCTTAAACAGTAGACAGCATTATATGTAGTGCCGGGAAATGACCGAGCTGAGCGGGTTGGTGTTGTTTGCAGTAGTTGCTTCTTTAATTATTTGCATAGTTATAGGAATAATTTGTTGTTGCATTTTTATTATTTGTAAATCTTACAGACCAGAACCATTGGCTAATGCTGAAAACCAAGTGTAAATTCGGTTGTAAATAAAAAATGGATATGTTTTTATTTACAAGATAAAATATAGTTATATTAGCGTCTAGTCTTTCTGTGATGTTTTTTGGAATGCTTATTGCGTCTTTTTGTTTTTCGCTTTCTTCCAAATAAGACCCCAAATGCAAGATCGGAAGGTCGTTCTTTTTCTGATGACCAAGATTTGAGTGGATTAAATTCTTGATTTTGCACCCTACCGTCTCTTAAAACAATATTAGATGGTAAAGGTTTTGTATCACTAAATGGAATAGTGTAATCGTCAATATCGGCCATAAAAGTTGATAGTATGTTGGGTGTATGGTGTTTTCTCTTGGCTAAAGGTGGGGAAACCTCAAACTGCACGGGAATGGCTTTTGGAGGGAAGGGTCTATTATCGTGAACCATTCCTTCAATGTCATCAGGATTATAAACAACGCTTTCATAGGGGAAGCTTCTTTTACTATTTTTTCTAGACATTGCCAATGGAAGAATCGCTTCAATGGCCGATTTGAATGAATCGGAATCTTCATTTGGAAGAGGCGGAGGTGTACCAAAAGGGGGTGGGGGAATAGAAGATGATGAAGTTCGAGCACGCGCGCGTGGACTAGAACTAGGTTTTATATCTATTACATAAGTGTCTTTTCTGGGTCCAAGACCTTCTTCCAATCTTATAATGTCAGAACTAGTGTCTCCACCCTTTTTATAACTTCTTTTTGTTCTAGTTCTTGTTTTTGTTTTCTTTGTATATTTTTTTGAACGCATATATATTTTCTAAAGACAAAAATTTTTTAGTTTTGATTTTGATGCCATTTACAAAAGTCGCACCCTTGAAAAGGTTCTCTCGAGCACTTCTTTCCCGTTTTGGTTAAACCTTGACAAACATAACGATAAGTGCCATTTCCCTTGGATTTCTTGTTTGCTTTCCACGCCGCACTAGCTTCATCAAAGTCTATGTTGACCTCGTATTCTTCTATATGTAATTGTATATGATTTTGTGATTGACTTCGTGTCTGCATATTATAAGTGTTGTAAGTTACTTTTAAATACTTATATCGGTTCAATTTTAATTTAGAGTCAAAACAGAGTAGTTATTTGTTGTTGTTACTAAAAAAATTGAATGATGTAAATCAACGAAAATTGGTTGCACCTGAACCAACAAGTTTTGCTATCAAGGATGGGAATCAAGAATTTGAACAGCTTTCTGCGAGACAATTGTCCCGAGTCAATTAAATGCACTTCCTTGGCAGATTTGTCGGGGAAGAAGATTGCCGTCGACATCAGTATATATTTATACAAGTATGCTGGCGACGATTCTCTTGTAGAGAACATCTATCTAATGCTTGCAACATTTCGATATTACAACATTATACCTATTTTCATTTTCGACGGCAAACCGCCTGCCGAAAAAAAGGAACTGCTTCAAAAACGGCGAGCAGATAAGAAGGAGGCCGAGAATGAGTACAATCATCTGAAAAATGTATTGTTGGACTCAGAGGATGAAATCGACGAAGAGAAGAAGGAAGAGATTGTCACAAATATGGATGCATTGAAAAAGAAGTTTGTCTATGTGACTCGTGACCAACTAGAAAAAGTGAAGGAAATGATTCGTGCATATGGACTTACCTATTATGACGCTCCTGGTGAGGCAGATGAATTGTGTGCAATGTTAGTGGCCAAAAAGAAGGTATGGGCTTGTTTGAGCGAAGATATGGATATGTTTGTTTATGGCTGCAGGCGGGTGCTACGATACTTGAGCTTGTTGAATCACAATGTAGTGTTATATGACACAAAGAATATTTTGGAAGAGTTGGGAATAACTCTAAAGGAGTTTCGAGAAATCTGTGTATTATCTGGTACCGATTACAATGTTGTGAATGAAGACGACCACAATTTAATGAAAACCTTGAAGCTTTTCAAGAAGTACCATAAAACAAAAAAAAATCTGGAGTTTTATGATTGGCTATTAGAAAACACTTACTACATTCAAGACAGATATGAACTTGATAACATTGTAAAAATGTTTGATTTATCGTTGAAACAAAATTCTGCCAACTTGAAGGCATTTGATAAAATTAAAATTGTAAATACACAAATCAGAAGAGAGGCAATACGCCCTATATTAGAAGAAGATGGATTTATATTTGCTTAGATTTAGTATTTAAAGTTAAAATAAATATTTTTTTATAAGTTGAAATCATAAAATGAGCTCTAACAAAACGCTTGATTTGAAGAATAATAAATATTCAATGGATGTGTTAAGGGAGAACATATATGCTATTGGATTATTTGAAATATTGAACACGCAAACCATTACTGAAGAATTTGCAGTTAATTATATTTTGAATGAACGGTTTCAGCTATCTGATGATGAAGAAAAAATAACTATGGAATATGTATTAAAAATGCAGCCGCATTTGAGCAAGGAAAAATTGTTGCGACTGTATGTATTGGGACCAATCGATGAAGATTTTCCCAACTTTGAAAAGTATGCTGAAACACAATAAGTATTCTAATTTGTACTAGAGAAAATATATAAATTTTTCATAATCTTATGATACTCAATTTATATATTTTTTTGTTTTTTTTGTGCGCTTAAGCGGAAGCGGTCTCCTCAACCTTGACGGTCTTGGAGAAGTGATGGCTCATATACTTCTGGAGGTTGAAGTAAGTAAGCTCATCGGTCTTCTTGAGCTTGAGAAGGGCAGCAAGCTTGGCATCAGGGTTAATCTTGCGACCATTCTTCTCGTCTTGAAGCTTGTTGGTGCGGATGTAGTTGTTGATGTCGCGGGTGACTGCAGTGCGAGCCATCTCGGCACCCTTGTCCTTGCCAAGGAAGGTGGCAAGCTCATCACTGATGCGGGTGGGCTTCACAAAGCCAGAAGGGGCACGGTTGCCAGCCTTGCGCTTGCGCTTGGAGGATTGCTTCTGGGCAGCCTTAAGCTCGCGAGTCCACTTCTTCTCAAGAGTGCGGTACTCGGTCTTAAGCGAGGAAATAAGAGCACCGAGTTGGCCAAGCTTGGCCAAAAACTCAGTGGATTGCTCAACGAGGGAAGCATCACCGTCGACAGGGGCGTCAACGGCGGCATCCTCAACAACAGGAGCGGCAGCCTCAACAGGAGCGGTCTCCTTGGGGGCCTTGGCCTTCTTCACCTTAGGGGCCTTAGGGGCAGCATCAGCTGCAACATTAACAACGGGGGAGGAAGCGGGAGCGGATTCAACAGCGTCGGAAGTCTTCTTGGTTCTTGCCATTTATATTCTATCTAAACACTATCTTTTTAAGTGATTTAACGCATTATATATATATTTGTGATTGGGAAGGTCACAAATATATTCTCTAAAAATACGAAACGGATTGAAAAAGCCAAGGAAGCGATGTAGCAGCATTTTCATTAACTAATGTTAAAGCCGCAAGTACATAATATGCTCCTAAAGCTTTACTATCCTTGTCCACTCCGCTATTAACGAATTTTTCTAATAGGGGATAAACGATTTTTCTAATGTTGTCAATATTTGTTTCATTTAAAATGTGATTTGCAGTAATATTCCTAAAGGGGTCACCACTTGGTGGACAAATATTTCGCTTTGTTTCGGGGGACAATTGCGCCCTATAATCCCATATGTCGTGCAATTCTCTCACAAACTTCAACATTTGTTGGCGATTCAGCGAGAGAAACCAAGACGGATCACTGTAATTTCCTAAACTGTCAATGTTTTGAAATATGTCTAAAATCTTTAATTCAATGCTTTTTTGATTAGTTATGTCATCATTTACATCTTTTATCTCAATGTCTATCTGGATTTTCAATATTTTGCTTAATCTAATCAAATGTCGAATATTTTGCATCACTTCTTTGGGCATTTCATTTCTATTATAAGGGTTTTGCACTCTTTTCCCCGATTTAATTATTAGGTTATAGAGAGAAATAATGTCAAATCCGTATACAAAACCATCTACATCCTTGTAACTAAAGAATTGAGAGAAGGGGAGTGAAGCCATATCTTCAATAGATAAAAAATCAGTTGTATTTGTGCATAATGAACGATTTATGAATGCTGGGCCGTGACATTTGTTGTAATTTCTTTGAAGTTTTCCCCTGAATATCTTTTGGATTCTCACAATGTTTGAAGACAGCTTTAAAAACACATACAAACGATTTATTAATTGGCTTTTATTTCCCGTTATCTTCAATTTGTAATGTTTTGCAATCAATTTCAGTTGCTGGACATTGTAATTCTTACTAGTTAAAAAAAAGTACTCACCAAACTTTGGAATACTTATTGCATCGTCTCCGACCTTCTCGGTTTTTTTTGTAACTTTTATCTCCGTTTCGCATTGTTTTTCAATAAAGTCAATATATTCTTCAATGGTGCATTTATTTATTTTGTAATTCTTTGCATTATTAATGTTGTTAATAATGTCGCACTTCATATCGTAGTTTTCTTTCGTTTTTATTCTCATTTCTCTCAAATTTATACTATATATGTAGAAATCTTTTTGAGTCTTTTTATGCAAATAATATATTAATAGTTATTACTGCATTGCACATCTTAAAGACGGATCGAATTTCAAATGAATTTTACATTGAAAAAAAAATTGATTTAAAGATAAGCCCAATATATAATTCATACTAGCAAGAATGGCAGACACGATCGTTGACGCAACCCTGTTTAATGCAAGAGAGATTCGTTATTCCGCTCCCAAGGCAAATGCCTCCGGCGGAAAGAGTATTAATATTTTGAATAAGTCTACCAATACAGGCATTCGGATTTCAACGCCGCTTATGCTCACCTGGGGCGCTAATGATTTTGAGGGTAATAAAAAGTTTGAGATGTCTTTGCAGTTTCCCAGTGAGGACTACAAGACTGATGATACTACCGCATTCCTGAAGAATATGCAGACTTTTGAGGCGAAGATCAAGGAGGACGCGCTTGCCAACTCGAAGGATTGGTTTGGCAAGGTGCACAAGAACGCTGAGGTTGTTGACGCACTTTACACTCCGATGCTCAAGTACTCGAAGGACAAGGCGACTGGTGAGGCAGACCTTAGTCGCGCTCCTACTCTTCGTGTGAAGATTCCGATGTGGGAGGGTTCTTGGAAGTGTGAGGTTTATGATGAGGATGGCGAGAAGTTGTTTCCCAATCCTTCGAACCCTATTCTGACTCCTGTTGAGCTTGTTCAGAAGGGAACTCAGGTGGCTTCGCTTATCCAGTGCGGTGGCCTCTGGTTTGCAAACGGCAAGTTTGGTGTGACTTGGAAGCTGATTCAGGTTGTTGTGCAGAAGCCTCGTGCTTCTCTAAGCGGCCAGTGCTTTATCAAGCTCAAGAGTTCTGACAAGGAGAAGCTGAAGGCAGCGCCTGCTCCTACCGGCGATGTCGTCGATGATGAGGATGCGGTTCACACTGCTGAGGTCGAGGATTCTGATGAGGACGAGGATGAGGAGCCAGTTTCAGCACCAGTTGTCCCTCCGCCAGCACCTGTAGTTGTTGCACCTCCTGCAGCAGTTGTAGAGGAGCCGAAGAAGAAGAAGGTGGTGAAGAAGAAGGTTCTCGCGGAAGCTTAAAAAAAATATAAAAACAGAATATAAAAACAAAACATAGAATAAAGCAAACAAATGATAAATTAAAAATTTTTTATTTTATCATTTTTTTAGATTTAAAAACTTAAAAATCCACTTGAGAGGATTGTGTTTCAAATGTATCCAAAAAGCCATATACATCATCAACGGTGGCTCTTACGCGACCTGACCTCATTTTTGATTTTATTTCTTCGCCTGTTTCGTCAGTAATAGTATGCGTCAAAGGTCTGCAAGCAGGGTCATACAAGGTTAACAGTTGTATGTCAAGCAAAAATCCAAGTAAACATATTTCACTCAGATACAATTCTGCTTTTTCAACAGAATATAATATTCCTCTTATAGCTCTTCTTATTGCTTTATTTTTTGCAGCTACTACAGAAGCAACACCTGTTGTTGGAAATCTGCCTTTCACATAAGTAAAAAACCTTCCTTTAAAGTCAAATTCTGGTTCTTTTAAATTATTTGCATCTAAATTAATGTTGCTTTGTTCTGGGTCTATTTCTTTTATTAAATCTTCCTTCCATTTATTAAAATCAACAATAGTTTGTCCTTGCGCATTAACAACTTCTGCTCCATTTGAATCTCTCAAATCAAAAATATCTAAACCTACATGTACTCTATATTCGGGCTCTTCTCCTTCATTTGGTGCTAATTGATAATATCTATCAAAACTGGATTTATACAATTTTTTTAAAACCCATATTTTTGGTCTATCTATATTTTTTTTGGTTTCTATAAGCAATTTTAAATAATGTTTTTTCCATAATTCTGTTTCGACTTTTACATCTCCCATTTTTTCATCCCAAGTATCTATGAAATTTGCTCTTAGAATATGTCGAATAACCCGAGCAAATTCTATTAAATCACAATCAGTAGGGTTTTTTACACCACTATTATATAATAAACTATATGCATTTGCAATAATAAAAATATCAATTTCTGAACTAGAAAATCCTTTAAGGCACACATCTTTATTTAAACAATTTACAATAGATCTAGTCAAATAATTTGGTGTTTCGGCCATAGACATTGGCGAAGAGGGTCCTGGCTCTCCAAGAGCCATTTGCAAATATACATTTTTTTCAATATATGTTTCATAAGCTTTTCTAAACGCGACTTCTGTTTTATACACGGATGGAACTAAAATGTCTAAGTAGCTTGTTTTTTTTATTTTTGGTTTGCCTGCTTGTTTTCCAGTCTTATAGTTAATGTCTTCACCATCAACATCTAACTCTGGAAAACTAAATTCTAATCCTAAAACCGCATCAACAATGGTATGTCTAGTGGCAACATCCAAATCATTTCCGTGTCCACTAACAAATGCAACCATTGAACTAGAAGTCTTTCCTTTTTGTTCTCGCGTACAATTAGGGTTTACCGAAGATTTACTGTGCAACATACCGATAATTTTATTTATGTCTTCATCTGTTAAAATTATTTGATTTGGGGAAATTTCCGTATATCCTAGTTGTTGTATTATAGATTTTGCAAGTTCTGTTTTATCAAGTTTTGATGCTGCTTCAGAAATTATACTATCAAAGTATGAGTCCATTAATCTATATCTATAAAATTATTCGCAAAAAAGCAACCTAACTATTATATCCCCCCTTTCATCGATATTGTATATATCATTGTCAATTACTTTTGATATCCCTTGTCTTCGCAACATAAGAGTCTGAAACCTTTGCATTTTCAAGTCTTCTAAAGGTAAGTCAATCCTTTTTTCCCCCAAATAAAAGACTATAGATTTCTGTTCGAGGAGAGAAAAAGTAAATGAAACCCGCAACAAAATATGAATATTGTTGTTCTCATCTATGCTTATGTTCTCTGGCAATTCAGGGATGCATTTAACAATTATATTGTCCTTCCCATTTTCTACTCGTTTATCATCAAAATACAATTCATTGTGCCACAACGGAACAAAATATCTCTCCCCATCTAAATCCAGCTTATAAACATTGTTCGAAAGCATGTCATTGATGCTCGGGTTCAAGACATATATCTGCACATCTTTGTACTTTTCCGCTATAATTGCACGGACCTTGTCCAAAATCTCATCACTAATATATAATATATTTTTATACTTAAAGAGGAAGTTGTAGACTCCGAGGGTTTTCTCCTTATCAAGGTCTTCAAACATCTTCAGAGTGATTTCCTTGCAGCCATTCACTATATCTTTTATAAACGAAGAGAGAAACTCATTTCCCGAGGGGTGACCCTTCAATAAACTATCCAAAAAGAGATTCAAAATATTAATGTAACCAGTATTGCCATCTGTTTTTTCTTCGTTGTTGCAAAAATCATTCTCTGTTTCCGAATTTAAATTGCTAATTTCTCTCGACAAGTAGTTATATGCTTCATTAATCTGTTGAAATTTTTCCTTGGCTTCTACAGTGTTACCACGCTTATCAGGATGGTTTTGCAAGGCCAACTTGTGATAACGCTTCTTTAAGTATTCCAATGTTATATTATTTGCCTTTTGAGAATTCGTATCTATTTCTAATATTTCGCAAGCGGATTTGAAATCCATTAGATAACTTGTTTTTTATTTTCTAAGTATTGATTCTTGATAACAATTTACAATTTATAGTTGTGAATCAACGATACAATAAAAAACAAGTAATTCTCCAAATGATATATGGGACGATAGTTGTTGTTATAATACTGGAAAAATGAGTATGTTTTAATCATCATTTCTGAAATGTTCTCTCTTTTTATTTTATTTTGTTGTATTAATGTTGATGTTATGTACCACACACAATCAGTAATGTCTAAATTATAGATAAAAATGTCGTAAAGCAAATCGCGGAATTTGAGAAACTTGGTATCATCAATTTTAATCATTGCATCCAGAATCTTATCACATATGATTTTATATGGTGTCATCAATTCTGTTATAGACGCGTGCAAATTTTTGATATTGGTAATCTGTTCTACCTTTATACCCAATTTGTTTTTTAAACACTTGTTATACGCCGCTTTTGTGGGTCGAGGAATATTTATGACTTCACAACAATTCAATATATTGTCTGGAATGAAACTGAGTTCCTCGGTAATTAAAATATATTTCAAGTCAATAGATAATGCGTTATTCTTCTGCATATAACTATAAAAATTGTCTAGCAGTTCGCTGTGTATTTCATTGAAATACTTGCATACAATAATCCCGGATTTTTCGTTTTTGGCGGATACAATATCAACTATTTGTGAGTAAATCTCGTGCCACAACAACTTTGAATTGCACCCAAGCAACGACATATCGATTTCATAATGAATATCACTTATTTTAAAGAAGTATTGCTGTTTGTTATAAGTGACGCTGATTTTCTTTTCATACTTTAAATCAGTATGACTATATTTGCGAATAGACTTTAACATTTGCGTGTATTTTCCTACGCCGTTGGGACCATAAAAAATGAGGTTTTTCAAATCGTGTATTTTCTTTGGGAATTTGGCAAATGTCTTTTCTAGCTTTGGATGCAAGTTTTCTTTGGCATTTATATATTCTTCAAAATGGGTTTCGTGAAATTTCATTATATAGTCTAACTCAACATTCTTTATTCCATTTTATTACTTATTTATAATTTTTTTTCATAGTACTTAAAAACATAACACAAATAAATAAAGTCTACTATTAGAATGAACATTGTAAAAAGAATGGAGCAATATAAAGATGATAATGTATATTTTTGCGATCCCATAAAAAATAATGTGATGAATGAGGGAAACTTTGTCCGGATACTTTACTCTAATCCATTATTTGTGTTGAATGGAATAAATCTATTAATTCCTTTGCACGACATAAATATTGAAAAATATTATAACAAATATAAGTGCACTTTCAATACTCTTACACACAAGGATTTAATAGAGAATTTGCGTTTGATAGAAGAAAGCTTATTGAGGAAATATAACACACGAAATAAAATTCCTCAATACAAGATAAATGAACAGTTCAAAAACGGAAATATAAAATTGTTTCTTGATAATGTAGATAAACTTAGCAATGGCAATTTTATGCTTAAGATTTCTGGAATATGGGAGACGGATTGTTATTATGGATTAACTTACAAGTTTTTGAAGGCTAATAATCCTTAAAGTGGAAAAAGCTTGTATATCGCAAGCTTGTATATCGCAAGCTTGTATGTCGCAAGCTTATCCATCAGTAGAGAAATATTTCAAAATAATACCTATTGTTATTACTGCTACAATATTTATTATGCCTATAAAATATAAAAGTCCACTATAGACGCGATCTAACCGTTGTTCATCTTTAAAACTTTGTTTGAGTGTTCCCATATAGAATAAGAAAAGTTGCAATAGAATTAAAATTACGGATATATTTGTAAAATTTATGTACCCAGGCGCAATTCTTCCCTCTGCTATCCTGTCTTTAAAAGTAAATAATAAATACAGGACATATGCGACAATTCCAACTAGAACAAGAAATGGACCAGCGGTGTAAATGATGCTCATAATAGTCCATCTATTTTTATTACCTAATGAGGCTTTACCTTCATCACTTCTGTTATTGATAACGCCATATAGTAAAGAGCTTATTAATATTAAAATACCGGAACCAACGAGTACATACCCAGCAATAGAACCGTTTAAACTATCCATTGAAGTGGAGCCAATAGTGGCAAATAATAAAATTATTCCCACCATAATCAACGACATATAAAATTTTGAAATTAAATTGCTGAAAATTGAACCGCCGCCATTTGCACCTTGCGCGTCCACTATTGCGGCTGGTGCAACTATTTGCGCAGCCGGTTCAACTGTTTTGAATCCTGTTTGGGCTGTAGACATTTTATTTATTATATTACTAATAGATAATAAATAATTTATTGACTTTGTTTCTTCAATTCATCAATTTGCTTTTGCAAATCTTGTATTTTAACAATTAAAAGTGGAACAAGTTCCAAATAATTAACAACTTTGGTTTCTTCTTGCACTCCATCATTCTCCGTTTTCACAGTTGTTACTAAATTTGGAAAATAGGTCTCCAAATCTTGCGCTATAATACCATAATGAAGTTTTTTATCTGTATCTCCAATATAATTATATTGTTTTGGTTCGAGTTTTAATAGGTCGTCTGCTAATGACAATTTTAAATCTTCGATATTCTCTTTTAATTTGAAATCGGAAGGATTATTTATGGACCCACCAACAAGAAGGTCATTTTTGATATAAACACTCGAGCTTGAATTTGACGGCGTAAGATAAACTGCGTTGCTTATTGTAGTATTTGTCCATGTAGCAATTGTAGATAGAGGAGAAGCAGGGAATGTTTTTATGTATGCAGTATAATTTGGTTGTTTTCCTGAAAAACTAATTGTTGACATTTAATATACGGTTATAATAAAGTTTTGCTAATTGAATTTAATAATAATTAAAATATAAATATAAAAATAAAAATTTCTTTCTATAATAGTATTATATGAGCAGATTTAATACAAGTACAAATTATCCTTTAATACCCAATTCAAATGAATATATGATTGAACAGAGAGTGGTGAGCATTCATTCTGAAGACAGAGATATCACTAAATGGCCCAATTCAAGCAATTTTGAAATAGAGTTGCCTGACGATTATGTGAATGTGTCTACAGTAAAATTGGGAAATTACACATTTCCTGCCAATTATAACACTTTTTCTCTCGCACAAGCAAATATAGGGATAGTATTCAAAATAGATAAGCCGTTCAACCCTAGTGAAAACGGTTTTTTTGACCCTTTATTAAATGCTATTTTTGAAGCATTGTACGCACACATAGATGAAAATTATATAGTAGCCATTTCAGAGGGATTTTATAATCCTATTCAAATTGCAACAGAATTGACAAATCGATTTAATGAAGCAGTTGATGTTTATATTTATGAATATTTGACACAAAACTACCCTGATTTACTAACTGAATACATTGAAAAAGGCGGGTATAATCAATTTGTAATTGTTTATAATCAAGTAACACAAACATTGTGGTTCGGAAATAAAAGTTCGGGATTTACTTTAACAAATGATTCCAGATTTTATTTACTGCGTGAAGAGTTGCTTAGTTTGCAATGTTTTCAAAACCAGTTGGACGATTTTTCCAATTGGGGGTTGCCAGCCTTTTTAGGATTTACGCGATGCCCTACACCCACAATTACTAATAAATATCCCGGCGTTTACCCGCGCTTTTATTATGGAGACGCATTAACTTCTGGAGATAATGGGTACTGGCTTTTGCCCGACGCGCAATATCAAAATAAGTTTGTTAATTATTTAGAAGCTCCTGCAAAAATTAATCTGATGGGAAATGCTTATTTTTACATTGAAATTGCGGGTTTAAACAATATTGATGAAACAAGTCCATTTAGTTTAACACCATTTACTTATAAGACAAACGAAACGAATGGAATTCATAATTCGGCCTTTGCAAAAGTGGGTGTGACCACGACTCCCATTTCTCAATGGTATGACAGCAATACTGAAGCGGTTAAGATATTTAACCCCCCTGCTGAGAGAATACGCAAATTGAAAATAAAAATTCGTTATCACAATGGTCTTCTGGTGGAGTTTGGAAAATTCAATTATTCGTTAAACTTGATTTTCCAGATATTGCGTCCACAGAACTTGCGTTCTTATATTACCTTTGACCCCACATCGAATTCATTGTCTGGAAGTTCAACGGCTGTTGCTAAGAAATCCTAAATCAGGGAACCTTAGGTTCCCCGAACCCCTCCTTTTTACTTTATTTTTGCTGTCTTTTGTATATATAATTTTTACATCATTTTTATCGAAACGATGTAAAAATAGAGGAGGGGTTCGGGGAACCTAAGGTTCCCTGATTTATATGCGGATTTTGTGTTCATCAATAATCCAACTCTTTAAAATCTCTATATTGCAAGTCTTGTAATCGCCCTTGAACCCATTCAGCTTATAAAATACTGGTTTCTTCATTTTAGGTGTCTTAAAGAACAAATAATCGCCGTGTGCACTATTCCTTATGCTAATATTAGTAGTAATTTCTCTAATAATATTGGGTCCCTTTTTACCTAGGTTGCCGTCCAATTCGTCCTTCATTAATATTACAAGAACTTCATCATAAGTAATATTTGCAATAGGTCGATTCCCAAAACAAGACAGCGACTTGTTGTTCTCTCCCCAATTTGCATATAATCCAAATTTTCCTTTTTTAATAAACAAGTCTTCGCCGTGGAATTTACCTAGCGGCGGGTCGCCCTTCTTCTTTGCATCTGCATCCAGCAAATCCTCCAGTTTATATCCACCCCTTTCCAGAACCTCCAAATTAATATCTTTTTTAATGGACTTAAAGACAACTTTGTCTTTTCCTTTCTCGTCTTTGCCTTCGACGCATTTAATAACGGGACCATATTTGCCTATGATATAACTGTGAGTTTCGTCTATTTTAATTTCGTGCTTTTTCTCGTCCTTCAACTCTTTGCACGATTCTTCCATAGTATTTAAACAAGAATCACACAACAAGGTCCACTCTTTCTCTCCCTTTGATATCTTGTCTAAATCGTCCTCCATCAATCTTGTATAATCATAATTGAAGAGTTCAGTGAAATGCTTGTCCAAGAATTCCATCACTATAATACCTAACTGTTGAATGACTAATTTGTTCTTTTCATTTCCAACTTCTCTCGTTGTTTTCTTTTCAGTAATAGTCTCTTCTTCCAATTCGAAATCAGTGCATTGAAGTGTTCTACCACTTACATCTTCCTTTTTCACATAACCTCGCTCTTGGATTTTATCTATTAGTGTAGAAAATGTGGATGGTCTACCTATACCGCGTTCTTCAAGCAGTTGAACCAGTCTCGCTTCTGTATAATGCGATTTTGTGTCTGTTAAACTCATTGTGCAAGCTACTTTTTTATAATCATACACTGTGTCTTGTTTAATGGATTGAAGGTAAGTGTAGACTTTGCTTTTTTCAGCGTCTGTGTATTTATTTTTTACTATTTTCCATCCTGGGAAATCAACTATTTCGGAAGTATGAGTGTACTTTGCTTCAAATGGTGCGCTAATCGACGCATTAATCTGGAAGAACTCTGCTTGAGACATACAGCTTTCCACAGTTGTTTCCCATATTAACTTGTATAACTTTTTCTCTCGAGGTCCCATTTTATCATCAACGCTTTTAACAGAAATTTTAGTAGGTCTGATTGCTTCGTGTGCTTCTTGTGACAAAGATTTTTCTTTTGCATCAGGTGTCTTGGACTTTTTCATTTTCTTAGGTTTATCAGACTTTTTGGTATCTTCTTGAGATTCTGCATTGTCTTTTGTATTTGCTAAACTGTCAATTTGAGGATTTAAATATCTGGTGTCCAAGTATTCTTTCACAATGTATTCTTTTGCAGTGTCAATAAAATCTTTGCTATATTTCTTCGAATCTGTTCTCATATAAGTAATATGTCCCTCTTCATACAAGATTTGGCACAAGCGCATCGTCTCCTTGGGTGAAATATGCAACTCATTGCTTGCCAATTGCTGAATTCTCGAAGTAGTAAGAGGCTCTGGTTGAGCCTTGAAAACTTTTTTTGGAGCACTACAAGAATATTTGTGTTCAAAATTGACAGTCTCTTCCAAAAAAGTTAACATTTTGTCTTCGCTATCATAACGCGCATTCAAATCAAAGGGAACGCATTTATTGGTAAAATATCCCACAGTATTATAAACCTTTTTCCCAGGTGAATTATTAATTTCTATTTGATTTTCGTATACCAGCTTCAATGCCGGTGTTTGACAACGCCCAGCACTTAGACTATGTTCGGCATTCTTGGAGATGTACTTCCACAGCATTGGAGAGATGGTAAAACCCACAAGTAAATCCAAGATTTGTCGCGCTTGTTGAGAATAAACCAGGTTTAAATCAATGGTTCTTGGACTCAATATGGCTGCCTGAATGGCGCGCTCAGTGATTTCGTGGAACACGATGCGTTTAGTTTTGTCAACAGGCAAATCAAAGAGCACACAAATGTGCCAAGCAATGGCCTCACCTTCGCGGTCATCGTCCGTGGCCAATATGACATCATCTGCAGAATAAATATCTTTGCGCATAAACTCGATATGCTTGCGCTTTCTCTCGTCATTAATAATTTGATAATTGGGTGTAAAATGGTTTTCAATGTCGACATTTTTTAGGGAGCCGAGTTCTCTCAAATGTCCGAAACTAGCAATAACCTTGTAACCGGGACCCAAATATTCTTCGATTTTCTTGCATTTTGCCGGAGATTCAACAATAACAAGCGTTGTTGTTAATTGCACCTTTTTAGACTTTGTTATAGTAATCATTTTCTTAAATATATTTATAAAAATATGTTTAAGTAATGTTTTATTGTTGATAAAAATACAAATCGGTTGGTGTAAATCCCGCGAACTTTGCCTTCATTTCATCTCCAGTATCCAAATCAATAATAGTAAAGTTGTCGTGTTTCTTCATTATATTTTTACTAAATGAACTATCTCTTGAGTATACATATTCATCAGTCGGCATAGTAAGCTCGTAAGCGCCGTCCCAGTCAATTCTTACACGAGGAGGGTGAGCTCTGGTGGCTGCGAAAGACACCTTGATTAAATCTGGCACATTTGAAGGAACACTGGTTCTTGCTGCAAGAGGAGCGCTAGCTCTATCCACGGTTTGAATGTCGCCGTGACCACGAGCGGTTCTTCTGCTTCTGGTGTGTCTGGGTTTTTTACCACCCTTTCTTCTTAAAGACCTTTTTGACTTTCTTAAATTGCGTTTTGTTGCCATTATATATTGATTTGATATTATTTTTTACGCATTAAGAAAACAATATAAAATTATTTTAGCTACATAGCTATATAACGATGGAATATATTGAACCTGCTTCAAACAATTATACAATTTACACAAAAAGTGGCTGCCCAAATTGTACTAAAGTAAAGAAATTATTAGAATCAGAAACAGAAAAACCTTTGATTGTGGATTGCGATGACTGGCTTATTGAAGATAAATCTGCATTCTTGGAATTCATTCGAGAGAAAGCGGGAAAAGAATGCAAGACATTTCCAATGGTTTTTCATAATGGCAAATTTTTGGGAGGATTTGACGAAACCGTAGGGTTCAAAAAGAAACAAGAAGCATTTTCATTAGATACCGACTTTTAAACCTTGGCAATCTCTTTAAATTGCTTCCATGAAATATTAATAGGCTCAACAACTTTTTCAACGGGTTTTTCCTTTTCGCGCTCTTCATTGAGCTTGTCTGCCTTTCTTAGAGCGCTATCTACATAAAGCTCTTTTAGTAACTTACCAACAACAAAAGAACCCTCGTGTTGGTCTAGTTCACCATCTTCGATTTGTCTTAATACATTCAAGAACTTGAATAATATTTCCAAGTCAATTTCATTCTTTCGCACCTTGTTGAAAATGTCGGTGTAATAAGTGAATAAAAAATTACATTCTGCCATAGCTTCGGTGATAATCATTTCTTGGTTATCACGGTGTTTAGCTTTTAGCAAAAGAAGACCATTTATATCGGATTTTAGTTGATGACTGTGTTTCAGTTCGCGTATTAATCCGGTTTGGTCCTCGACATCATTCGCCTTAATCATCTTTTGTAATTGAAGCCTTGCATTATCGTCCATATAAAGTAATTAAGAAACTTAATTTCATAAGTTTAACGAAACCCTTTACCGCATATTTATTTTTGAATTTCTTATTGCGTTTAAAAAATATTTGCGTATATTATAAAACGATGTTGTCACCCCCATTAAGAACAGCTACAACGGGAACCCCAATGCAATCTGCAGCGAATCAATTAACTGCAAATGCAGAGGCACAGCAAAAACTAAACAATGCTGTAAGAGGCGGAAAGCGCCGTCGAAGAGGCGGGCAAGCTATACCCGCACCAATATTAACTACTCCCTACCCAACTAATAGTCTGCCAGGGCCTGGACAAATACAATTGGGAACGCACCAGGTCGGAGAAAAAATGGGCGTGCAAGCGCAAGGAGACCAGGTTCCACTTGTAACGGGTGGGAAAAAATCGAGAAAAGGTCGCAAGACAAAAAAATCGCGAAAGTCGAAGAAGTCGAGAAAGTCGAAAAAATCGAGAAAGTCGAGAAAATAAATTATAAAGATAATATAAGTTAATGCCAAAAGGAATAGATTGGATTCATTTCATATATATAAATTTAGCCTTTATAGCGCTAATTGTTTCAATGTATTTTTTTGCTTCAATTACAGAGATTAAAAAAGATTGGCCAAAATATCGCTGCAATCCTATGTTTATGCCTCTTTCCGACAATATACAGGAAGATTTCACATTTTGCGTGCAGAATATGCAAAACAGTTATATGGGTTACTTGCTAGAACCGCTAACCTATATCACATCCAATTTAACTCAAATGGGCGGACAATTCACAGATAGTCTCAACTTTTTCCGCGTGATGATTAGCAACATAAGAACATTTATGGCGAGCATTACAGGAAACATATACGGCGTTTTCTTGAATTTGATAATAGAATTCCAAAGAATAACCATTGGAATCAAAGATTTAGTTGGAAAAGTAATAGGAATCGTAGTAACAATTATGTATATTATGGAGGGCAGTATAGAGACAATGCAGGCAACATGGAATGGTCCTCCGGGTCAAATGGTACAAGCCTTGTGTTTCCATCCAGACACGGAAGTCAAGTTGCGCGGTGGCAAAGTATTACCTATGAAGGATTTGAATTTAGGGGATGTTTTGGAAAACGGTAGTCGAGTAAATGCATCAATAAAATTAGATAATAGTGAATCCAAAATTGACTTTTATGCTATTCCAAACGGAGTAAATGGAAAGGACATCTATGTTACAGGAAGTCATATGATTTTCAGCAAAGAACAAGGCAAATATATTGAAGTCAGGTCGCATCCTGAAGCAACGAAACAGAACCTTAAAAAATCTGATTGGTTTAGTTGTTTGATTACGAGTGACCATAAGATTAAATTGGGAGAACACACATTTTATGATTGGGACGACGATTTAGTAAGACCTTTAAGACCATCTAACATTTTAAAGGCGTAGATGTAAGTGAAGAATAAATAAATAGAATATTATCCAATTACTATATATGGATAATATTCTTGAAAAACCAAATATAAAAAACAGTGCAGATAAAATAAATAAATTGTATGGTGATTTAAATTATTATGATATGTATGGTGGTTCAGTAATAATTTTCATTATTTTAATAATCATTATGTTACTAGTTTTTGCATATACGACAATAATGAAAAATTTACAACCTATAAAAGACAATTGGGCAGTAGAGAGATGCAATCCAAAAGTTATTCCTTTTGCTGGATTAATAAACAAGCCCGAAGGCGCATCAACCATTCAGTACACCCAAGACAATTTCAATTACTGTATGCAAAATATTTTGACATCTATTACTGGATATGCGGTGGAACCTCTGACATATATTACATCAAATTTAACATCAATGTATGGGGATATAGCAAATACATTGAATTCAATAAGAACGGTTATTTCGAATGTGCGAACAAATATGGCAAAAATAGCGCAAGAAATATTTGGAAGATTATTAAATATTATGACACCAATTCAAGTTATATTGATTTCGTTTAATGACTTTATGCAAAAAGTGATGGGCATAATGACTGCTGGACTTTATACAAGTTTGGGTACATATTACACTTTAAAATCGTTATTGGGTGCAATTTTAGAATTCATAGTTTTAATTCTAATAGTATTATTTGGTGTTATTATGGTCTTGTGGTTTTTCCCGTTTTCGTGGCCTGCAGCAATATCATTTACAGCTATATTTTTGTCAATAAGCATACCATTAATAATAATATTGGCGTTTATGACTGAAGTGTTGCATGTGGATATAAATTCGCCAATACCTTCTGTTCCGGGTCCTGGACATTGTTTTGACGGTAAAACCCTTTTGAGGATGAACGACGGGTCTGAAAAATTGATTGAGGAGTTGGAAGTCGGAGACATTCTGGAAAACAATAATGTAATAACCGCAAAACTGAAATTAGATGCAACAAATGAACAAATGTTTCAACTTGGAAATGTAGTGGTAAGCGGAAGTCATCGTGTGAAACACAATGGTAAATGGATTCTGGTGAAGGACCATCCTTCTGCCGAGCCTTTAAGTTCATCGGAACCGCATATATATTGTTTAAATACCAGCTTAAAGACCATTCGCGTAGGCGATTTTGAATTTGCTGACTGGGATGAGGTCTTTGACGAGGAATTGAATGAATTATTGGCGCGCATAGATTCTAATGATACTGCAGATATACACAAGTATTACGACGGAGGGTTTTATTCCGATGCAAAAGTTGAATTGGAAAGTGGGGAATCGAGAGAAATAAGTAATTTAGAGATTGGTGCGATTTTAAAAGACGGTGTTAAAGTTGTCGGATTGGTGGATATTCTTGGTGAGAATTTAGGGGGAACAATGGGAATGCACGGAATAAACTTGCACACAGTTTTTGTTAATGAACGCACCGATTTAGAAAAAGTTGGAAACAAGAAGAATTTGAGACATTTGATAACGGACAAAAAGTATTTTTATGTCGACGGCGTTAAATATTTCCATTATAATTCACAAGTGGAGCTCTTTTTAGAAAAATATAGATGAAAAATATTATCTATCAAATATGTATAATATGTCATTTTTTCGCACTGAAATAATTATTCTAATTGTTGTGTTATTCTTTGTTATGTCCGGACACTTGTTTTGTTCGTGCGCTCAAACTACGCCTCTTGAGGCTATGTCTAATATGATGAATATTAAAGAAGGTTTGGCAAAGAAACCATCACTTATGGGACCTCAAGCTGCAACATTAACAGAAGGGTTCACGGGCGCCAACACCAACAACGGTGAATCGTCAATGTACAATGAGCCCCCAGTTAGCACAACTTCGTGGTTCACACCCAACTTGACTTATACCCCCGGCCAACCAGTGAGCCAAGGTATCCAGAATATTTTGAACCGACCCAAGCAACCCGTTCCTTTGCCTGAAGGAGAGATGTTGATGTTTAAGAATACCCTGTTTTCTGGCGAGTGCTGCCCCAATACTTACTCGAACAGTATGGGATGCGCGTGTATGACCGTTGACCAATACAACTATTTGATTGACCGCGGAGGCAACAATGTGCCTTATTCCGAGTATTAAGCGTGAATAAGGGTTTAAACATAATTATATTTTATTAACTTATTATAACTAATAAAATATGGATGAACCAGAACAAAATAATATACAAGGAATTGAAGATTGGGTAAAAGGGCAAAGAAAAGTTTTTATAAGTCCAAACAAGATGCAATCAATTATAACATTTTCAACTCCCGAACCAAAAACCAGAGTTAATATAGATTGGACTGCTTACAATACAAATCCAAATGGGGATTGTATGATTCACGCATTATTGATTGGTTGTTCTCCAACTTTTAGAGGATTATCTTGGGAAGATAAAGAAGAAGTTGCTTTTTCATTTCGAAAAACCGTTTTTTCACAGTTAGTAGTTTCTTATTATACAACACCCCAACCCCGACTTAATAATGAATTTCCGCCGTTAGCAAACCAAGATATTTTACCAGGACAGGGTTATAGAGAAAACAGTTTTCCTGTAGAAAATACGGCTCAAAACATACAAACGAGAACTGCATATTTGAAAAAACTTATTGTCACAGATGCGCGGGCTGGACCACGAGGTTATTTGCCGGACACATTTTTAAAACCGGTATGTATTGAATTTAATTTTAATGTTCTAATTTGCGATTCTTATACAAAATTATTTAAACTTATACCAGATTCTCCAGTGGGAGTTGAGACAATTATTATATACTATACCGGAAATAATCATTTTAATGGAATGTCTTGTTTAATTGGAGACAAGACGCATTTCATAATACGAGATGAATTAGCTGTCGCTGTTGTTGAAGAAAGCAATAAAGAATTATTGCTACCCGCCGACACTCTTTATTGCGAATATGCAAAAGATGGCGCGATGGCTTATCGAAATGGTGAAAATCCGGAAAATGCAAGAGTTGTGACATTTAGAGAATTTGCAGACCCACCCATAAATGGCATAAAATATTGCACCGGATTGGCTTTTACGCAACAAAATCCAGTATATGAAAAGATTGACCAATTTTTAACTCAAGAACAAAAAAATGAAAGAGCAAGATTAATGAATTTCCAACCGCCGCCAGGTTCCGCTAAAGGTCCTTCGTCTTCTTCATCATCGTTTTCTCCATCCTTTGGACTACTAGGAAGAGCAGGAAGCTTTGACGCTTTTCCTGATGAAGAGACTGAATTAATTTTGGATACAGAATTAAAATCACCAAAACAACAAGAGGAAAAACCACAAATAGACATGACACTACAAGCTTTACGAGGTATGAAAGAAATTGCAGCAGCAAAATTAAAAAAATTGGAATTTGTTCAATGGTTTTTTGAGTCTGGGTTACCATTAGATTGCGAAAAATTGAAACAAAATAAAGTGTTACAAGCTAACATAAATAAAAGACTTGGTGAATTTGAAACCCTTAACTTACTTGATAAATTATACGAAGGGATATTTCTAGGTGAAAACAGCGGAAGCGGAGATGCAAAAACAAAAAAACAGGAGCTATTAAAGTTTTTTACAAGTTCTCCAGAAATGGAAGAGCTCTGCAAACTAGCAAAACTAGATTTGGTGATAAATAATTTATCAAAATTTTATGAAGTCGCTAGACAAAAAAAATATGCTGTTTTATTTGATGACGAAGATTTTGAAAAAGGAAAATTTATTCAACCACCTCAAGGTGCAGAATGGAACAACTTGTTAAAAGAACTGCAAAAAAGATTTAAATACACTAGAGCTAATGTTGTTGCATTGCTTCCCTATTTGGAAGGTTCAAATGCATTGTTGGCTTATAGAAAAGCTGCTACATTAAATATTGTCGACTTTGTTCCGGGTCCGATTCCACCATCAAAACAGATTTCAAACTTAACACCCACTAAGTGGCTAAGAGAACTTCTAACAACATATAGAATGCCTGGATTTCCCATTCAAATTGCAATAGACTTTGAACGCGAAGATATAAGCGATGCATTTGTTAAAGATATTCCAGAAGAGGCTGCAAAAGCAGCATTAAAAGAAGATTATTCATTTTTAAATGGAAAAGAGTTTGTGAAAAATATGATTACAAATAGAAATATTCCAACAACTTTTAAACTCGCTCCTGAATTTGCGGGGACAGATTTAAATGAAAAACGCGAAAGCTCTTCTGAAGGCGAATATTTTGTAACTCAAAAAATTCCTCTTTTGGAAGAAAATGCACCGGTGTTTATATCGAGAGAAATAACAGAAGAAGTCGATAATTTTGAAAGATTAGACAAAAATCGAGAAGAATTTGACCAAATGTCATTGAGTCAGGTATCTGTGCCCATATTTATTATTTTTTCGTGCTTGAAAAGGAAAAAGAAGTCAAGAACAAAAATATGGCAAACATTAATGACAAGACCAGAAAAACCAAAAACACAACAAGACCAGGCAGAAATAGATAGATTTATAGCTGAATTGACAGATAAAAATTTACTCTATGAAAAAAATGAGGCAAACGAATTTATTTATGAACCTTTCCACACATCAATTATATTCTTATGCAATGGCAAAATATATACAATTGGATATGGTTCTGACCCTTTTTATGATGCGGAGCAAGCATCGGCAAAAGATGGAGACGCTAAAATTAAGTATCTTAAAAAAATGGAAGGAACTATAAAAAATATAACAGGATTGCGGGACCTTCAAATATTAGGTACTGGTTTTATTTATTCTCCCGATTCATTAAGTATAGAAGATGAAGAGCTTAACTATAGAATTGTCGACGCGGGAATTTTAAAAAAATCAAATATTGTTCGTTTAAATAAAATTTTAGCAACAGTTAAGCAAACAAGGGCAATTACAATGGTTATAGGAGAAGCTAAAGATGAAAGGATTGTTACAGTAGAACAATTGTCTTGTCAAACAATGTGCATATATTCAAGATTAGCGACTAGATATACGCAGAGTTTGCCATTTGCGTCGCAATTAATGAATTGTAGTTCGTTTGTTGAATTGGGATTTCCAGAAAGGATTAATTGTACTGCACCGCTAGGTTATTCAGACCCAGATGCGTGCATAAGTAAAAAATTTGGAAAAAATGTACCCATTGGAGAAATTTTTGATTTGTATTTTGCACCGGATACAACTATTGGAGCTTTCAAAACTAAAGTAGGTTATGATTCAGATGTACCAGAATCAGCAATACTTTTTAACAAGATTTTGAAAAGAGTTGCAACAGTATCAACTTCTTGGTTTATATCTAATAAAAATACAAGAGTTGAGGAAGGTGGTGCACTAAAATTAAAGAACCGCAAAAAGCAGAAACGCCCCAAAAATACTACGGCTAGAAAGTCGAGTAACAAATAAGACAATATGTGATTTTAATTGAATTTTCACAACAACCATCAGTAACATCAATATTATCTTCTTCATATTGATGTTTGCACACGCCCTTGATTTGCTGCACCACTTCACCCATCATTTTTTCAAGAACTTGCAAATCTTTCTCTACACTCGTCCTTGAAAAATGGCCTTTAAATTCATTCGAAAAAGCTTCTATAAATGGACTTAAAGACCCATCGAGTGACTCGCCGAATGCCATCTGTTCATTTATAACAGTGATTTGCATTTCAAGATGATTTCTAATATTCAATAGTGCCTCCAACTCTGGAGTTATTTCTATTGGTTCGTTTTCATTATCACTAGTGCTAGCGCTATCGTTATTAAATCCTGACATTATAACAATAATTATTGTATTATATTTAAGCCCTTTACCAAAGACAAAAAAAATAATTATTGTTAAAATAAATATAGCTTCTATACATTATTTACATATACATATTTCTCCACGACATGTTTACTTCTCTATCCTTTTTAATCAACTTATCGACAATCTCCTTCGTAACAGTAAACGGGAACTCAACCTTCAATGACATCTCCTCTTCAAACAGATTCGCATCTGGACGCATCAAACGATACAAGTTCAACTTCGTGTAAATAATCTCCAAGCAACGCTTCAAGTTACGCACTCCATCCTCCTTATTGCAGTGCTCGTCAATAATGTGGTGAATTGTCTCCTTAGGAATAATAATATCCTCCTCGGTAAACTTGACTTGTTCGCGAATTCTTGGCAACAAATAGTTGTTACTAATCACCGTCTTCTGCTTCTGGTCGTAGCCCTTGGTCATAATTCTATACATACGGTCCTTCAAAATGGGATTCACCTTGCTCTCGTCGTTGTAACTGAAAATGAACAAGCACTTGCTCAAATCAAAATCCACTTCCGCGAAATACTTGTCGTGGAATTGACTGTTCTGACTCGTATCCGTCAAGTGCGTCAAAATTCCGGCAATTTCCTCACCCTTTGGTGTGTCACTAATCTTGTCCAACTCGTCGAAATAAATCACAGGATTCATACACTTGCTGTCAATCAAAATCTGGACAATCTTGCCCCAAATACTGCCTTCATAAGTGTAGGAGTGACCCTCTAAGAAACTGCTGTCCGTGGCTCCACCAAGTGCAATAAATGCAAAAGGGCGGTTCAGAATCTTGCTAATTCCCTCCTTTACAAGACTGGTCTTTCCTGTACCAGGAGGTCCGTGAATCGCAATCGCCGTTCCAATTGCTGAAGGATTGGTAACAAGTTGCCCCAACATCTGCATAATTTGCATTTTTGCATCATTTAGACCATAAACTGCATCATCGAGCGTCTGTTGAGCCGAGGCCATAAAATCGTGACACTTTTCTACGCCGTCTTCAATAGTGACAGGAAGGGTTCGAATTTTGCCAAATGGAACACTCATAAAGGTGTCAACCCAGTTCTTAATCTTATAGAACTCGCCACTTCCAGGTTCCATATAACGAAGCGAGTTGATTTTCTTCATTGCAGCTGCCTTGAAAATAGGAGGAATGTCGGCTTCCAGCAAAGTAAGACGATAAGGCTTTTCGACGCGCGTAATCTTGTTAATTTCGCGCACTTCCTTGATAATCTTTTTCTGCTCAACGGGCTCCAACTTATTGAAGAAAGTGAAATCGTTCATTGGATTCTTGTCGCGAACAATGCGTCTGAAAATGCGCTCGTGCTTCTCCTTTGTCTTTTGAATTTTTTTCTCGTGCTTCTTTTTCTTTATCTTCAATTCCTTTTCGCAAACCTTGATGCATTCAGCAATCATCTTGTTGCCCTTAGTTTTCTCTTCAATCTCCTTTAGTCCCTTCAAAATGGCCTCATCTTCCTCCAATGTCTTTGGTTTAGTCTCTTCGCTCGTAGACTTGTCTAACATTTCTCTTATCATTGAGGCCATATCCGAATTCGAAGTAGACGATTTTATTTTTTCGTCGGAAGTCTCGTCTTCTTCGCTTTCCTCTTTTTTTGCAACTTTTTTGGTTTCCTTTTTCTTGTTAATTGCCTTGCTCTTCTTGCCTCGAGTCTTTACAACAACCTCTTCTTCCTCCTCATCCTCCTCCTCTTCATCCTCTTCTGTGTCATCTTCACTTACCTCCTCATCTTCGTCTTCGGTTGCTATTTCGTCATCTTCATCTTCCTCCCAATCCTCATCTTCATCAAAATCCTCCCACATATCCTCGTCTTCCTCTTCTCCAGGTCGACCGCCAATCGTAAAGATAATATTGAACTTTCCACCCGAAGTTGAAATCTCGTGCTCTTCCACTTCTTCATCTTCGTCTTCCTCTTCATCTTCACCAACCTCTTCTTCATCATCATCGTCATCATCATCCTCTTCTTCAACCTCTTCCACCTTTTTCTTTTTTTGTGTTGCCTTTGGATTTGATTTTGACTTTTTAATGGTGGGTGACTTCTTTGACAACTTTTTCTTAGGATTATTCGATTTCTTAGACTTTTTCTGAATTTTCTTGGACCTTGGTGACTCTTCATTGTCATCTTCTTCTTCGACATCATCATCCTCTTCATCATCTTCCGAAGGAGGAAGGGTTTTCATAAACTTTTTAATTTTTTCACCCATCTTTATTTTTTTATTCAAATGCTTTGAAGGAAACATCTTTGCTAAAAACTTGCGATATTCGTGAACATCCATCTCGTCCTCCTCCTCTTCATCATAATCATATTCATCATCATTGTCGCCGTCGTCATCAGAATCCTTGTGGGCTTTGCGATTGCGCGCAAGCTCTTCTTGTTTCTTTGACTTCTTTATTTGTTCTCGTTTAGTCATCTTTTGATCGCGTGCCATTTACTTATATATGCATTGTTTTTAAATTTTAAACACCCATCAATTTTTTTTATTAAAATGAAGTGTATAAATTAATCGTCAATAATTTTCTTTAAAAATAAAATTGATAATAAACAATCTAAATATAATTGTATATTATAAGGAACGATGTCGAGGAATACCAAATCCAATGCCCATAATTCAAAAGTTATTGGAATACAGTTTAGTATTCTTTCCCCTGATGAAATTCGCAAAGGTTCTGTCGCTGAAATCACTTCGCGAGACACCTATGTAAACAATAAACCAATTATCGGCGGTTTGTTTGACCCCAGAATGGGTGTCCTTGAACCGGGTCTCATTTGTCCAACCGATGGACTCGATTATATGCAGACTCCCGGTTACTTCGGTCACATTGAACTGGCGCGTCCTGTATTTTACATCCAATATTTAAGCACCATATTCAAGCTGCTTCGATGTGTGTGTTTCAAATGCAGCAAACTCTTGATTAGCAAGGAGAAATACAAGCAAGCACTAAAAATGGCCAGTGAGGCCAGATGGAAGTATGTGTTTGCTTTAGCGAGTAAAATGAAGCGATGTGGCGAGGATACGGAAGACGGGTGCGGTTGCTTGCAGCCAAACAAGATTCGCAAGGATGGTCTTGCCACGATTTACGCCGAGTGGAAAAATGATTCTGGCGACGAGGGCCAAAACAATATTATTATTAAGTTGACTCCTGAAATGGTATTAAAGATTTTCAAGCGCATTTCTGACGAGGATGTATCCTTTATGGGATTCAGTCCAGTGTGGTCTCGTCCCGACTGGATGATTTGTCAGGTGATGGCTGTGCCCCCTCCCGCTGTTCGACCTTCGGTCAAGCACGACGCTCAACAGCGTTCAGAGGACGATTTAAGTCACATCTTGGTTAACATTATAAAGACGAACAAAACATTGCAAGAAAAGTTGCAGAACAATGCGCCCGCAAATGTGATTGAAGACTGGACCACAGTTTTGCAATACTATGTAGCCACTCAGGTTGATAACAAGATTCCTGGTGTGGCTGCGGTTGCACAAAGGTCGGGTCGTCCTCTAAAGTCGATTAAGGACCGTTTGAACGGAAAGGGTGGGCGTATGAGAGGCAACTTGATGGCGAAGCGTGTGGACTTTAGTGCCCGTTCCGTCATTACTGCTGACCCCAACATTTCCATTCGTGAATTGGGCATTCCGATGAAGATTGCCAAGAATATCACCAAACCGGTGGTGGTGAATGCTGTGAACCGCGCTTTCTTGATGAAGCTCGTGCAGAACGGTCCAGATGTGCACCCCGGCGCCAAGATTTTGGAGCGAAAAAACGGTGATTCAATCACCTTGAGATATATTGACCGCAAGTCAATTATTCTGGAAGACGGAGATATTGTGCACCGCCATATGATGGATGGTGACGCAATCCTCTTCAATCGTCAACCAACTCTGCACAGAATGTCGATGATGTGTCACATCGCTCGTATTATGAAGCGAGGCGATACATTTCGAATGAATGTTGCTGACACAAAACCATACAATGCTGATTTTGATGGGGATAGACATATGTAAATCATTTTGTCCCCAACAGGGAGCGTGAAAAGCGTGAAACTCCCTAGTTAAATGATTCTTAAAAAAGCACTAAAATAAATCCTTCTTCTATAGTATAATGGAACTATCAAAACGCTTAAATCTATCAAACACAATTATAGACAATCCAACCGACCGATACTGTGAAATATATAAAATAGTAAACCTAACAACAAATAAAATATATGTAGGACAAGCCGTGTCTCACATTTTAAATCATAAAAGATACAGGCCTTATGGGCACGCTGGCAGATTTAGATGCCATATATCCGAAGCTTTCTCAACCAAAAAGAACCAATCACATTATTTAAACAACGCTATAAGAAAATATGGCGCTAATGATTTTGTGGTTGAATTGATAGAATACTGTGAGATATCCAACGCAGATGAAAGAGAGACGCACTACATTAAAGAACTTGGTAGCCTATTTCCGAATGGTTACAATCTTAAAAATGGAGGCAATATCTTTACTCATAGCGATGAAAGCAAAAAACGCGTGTCCAATGGTGTAATAAGTTATTATAAAGATAAAAAATATGAAAGGTTCAAAGATGTTACCAAAATTGATGATGACATCGAAAAATATATTAAACCTTTAAACAGAGATAAAACACAGTACGGTTGGTATGTCTATATTGATAGGATTAAAGCAGATTTTGGAGGCGTTCACATTTCTCTAGAAGAAAGTAAAACAAGTGCAATTGAGTTTATTAACTCATTAAAGAATCGTTTAGCAACATGACCAAATTGCTGGAAGTTCCTTAGAGCCTTTACTACCACTCAACACGGGAAACTGTGATGAGGAACTCGGTTAATAGCCGAACCCAATGGTAATAATGTAAAGGATTGGATAATCAGCAGCCAAGCCCCTAAACTCGTTATGATAGAGCATGGGGAAGGTTCAGAGAGTAGACGGTTGTGGGTCTTATATGATGGTTTAATCAACCTGATAAGGCATAAGGTGTACTCCGTCCCTTTGGGAAACCTTTGGGAAATTCATGGAAATGAATTTACATATGCCACAAGATGTGGAAGCGGAATCAGAGTTGCGAAATTTGGCGGCCGTTCCATATCAAATTATTAGTCCTGCAAACAACTCGCCTATTATTGGAATTTATCAGGACTCTATGCTTGGATGCAATCGCTTTACACGCGAAGGTATTCGTTTCACACCTCGTGAGGCAATGAATATCTTGATGATGTTCCAGCGTGTAAATGAGAAGGCTCTCAATGCTATTATCGAAGAGCGCGGTGTTGTTACCAACTTTGAGTTGATGTCGCAAATTCTTCCACCTCTTTCGTTGAAATACAATACCAAGCTTTTCAAAGACGGTGAAGACAAGTCCAAGTCCAACAATGTCTTGGAAATCAAGAATGGACAATACTTGCGTGGTCAGATGGAAAAGGGTGTACTTGGTGGAGGTACCAAGGGCCTAATCCAGCGCATTTGCAATGATTTCGGCAACTTCTCTTCTGCAAATTTCATCGATGACTTGCAGAACATCATCACAGAATACATGAAGTCCAGTGCTTATAGTGTTGGAATTAGTGATTTAATTGCCGATGAGAAAACGAATCAAGATATTATTAAAATTATTACCGATAAGAAGATGGATGTCAAGAAGCTCATTGACCAAACACAAATTGGTGTCTTTGAGAACAAGACTGGCAAGACCAATGAAGAGGAGTTCGAGACACAAGTCAACAACATTCTCAATCAAGCGTCTTCAGAAGCTGGAAAAGTCGGTCTCACCAGTTTGAGTAAGGATAACCGTTTCGTTATTATGGTGAGTGCGGGTTCAAAGGGTTCCGATTTGAACATATCGCAAATGATTTCTTGTCTTGGTCAACAGAATGTGGATGGTAAGCGCATTCCTTATGGATTCGACCATCGCACACTCCCTCACTTTACCAAGTATGATGACAGCCCAAGCGCCCGTGGATTCGTAGAGAGTTCTTACATTAACGGACTCAATCCTCAAGAACTCTTCTTCCACGCTATGGGTGGTCGTGTTGGTCTTATTGATACTGCAGTCAAGACCTCGACCACTGGTTATATTCAGCGTCGTTTAATCAAGGGCTTGGAAGATTTGATGGTTTCCTATGATATGACTGTCAGAACCAACAAAGGAAAGCTTGTGCAGTTTGCTTATGGTGACGATGGCATTGACCCTGTCAAGGTTGAGAACCAATCGATGCCTTTGGTGAGTATGAGCATTCAAGATATTTATGCTCACTACAACATTCCCGATGAATCTGGAAAGACCAAGGCACTATCTTCGGTGTTTTTGAAGCCTGCTCTAGCTCGATACAAGAAGCAAATGAATGCAACACAAGAGAAGTGTAAGTTTTACACGGATTTAATGATTCAGAATCGCGATTTAATCGTGAAGAATGTCTTCAAGAACAAGGGCGATAGTGTAGTGAATTGTCCAGTCGCATTTGCCTATATTATTAACAATGTGATTGGTCAGCAAAATATTAATGCCAGTTCCATTACTGATTTGACCCCTTTGGAAGCATTTGATATGATTGAAAAGTGCTATTCCAACTTGGAGAAGATTCGCTGCGCTGTTCCCACTGCCCTATTCAAGACGCTATATTTCTACTACTTGTCACCCAAGGACCTGCTCTTTGTAAAGCGATTCAACAAGGCCGCTCTAACCGTTTTGTTGGAGAATGTCGCAGTGAATTACAAGCGAGCAATTGTTGCGCCAGGTGAGATGGTTGGAATGGTGGCTGCACAAAGTATTGGTGAGCCTACAACACAGATGACTTTGAACACTTTCCATTTTGCTGGTGTATCGAGTAAATCCAATGTGACTCGTGGTGTTCCAAGAATTGAGGAAATTTTGTCGCTCTCCTCGGACCCCAAGAATCCATCACTCACCGTGTTTTTGAAACCCGAAGACGAGGCTGACCGTGAAAAGGCTCAATCGATTATGTATATGTTGGAACACACAAAAATGAAGGAAGTGGTTTCATCAACTGAGATTTGTTTTGACCCTGATGATTTGAACACACTCATTAATGACGATGAGTCAACTATGCAACAATTCCGTGCATTTGAGAATATGGTCGATGAGTGTATGGAGACTTCCTTGACTGATGATGCAAATGAAAAATCAAAATGGATTTTGCGTATGGAGATGAATGCAGAAGTTATGTTGGAGAAGAATATTACAATGGATGATGTGAACTTTACACTCAAGAATAGTTTTGGAGACGAGATTTCGTGTGTTTACTCCGATTACAATGCAGACAAGTTGGTGTTCCGCATTCGAATGAATAATGTTGTTAAACAAGGAGCTAACAAGGGTGGTGCCAAGAAGACCAAGGTGAACCCGTTGGACCAATCCGACCAAATCTACTTGCTGAAGAATTTCCAAGACCAGCTTCTAGAAAATATTGTGCTTCGCGGCGTGAAGCGCATTAAGAAGGTGATTTTGCGAAAGATTAAAGATAATGTTACTGAGCAAGCGGGTGTTTTCAAGAAGAAGGATATCTGGGTTCTTGATACTATAGGCACCAATATGATGGATGTTCTTGCACTTGATTACATTGACCCCAATCGCACTTTTAGTAATGACATTGTCGAGATTTACGAGACATTTGGCATTGAAGCTGCAAGACAAGCCATTTATAACGAGCTCGCAGATGTGATTGAGTTTGACGGCACTTACATTAACTTTCATCACTTGAGCATCTTGTGCGACAGAATGACATTCACCAATAAAATGATTTCGATTTTCCGTCACGGTATCAACAATGATAATATTGGTCCAATTGCAAAGGCATCCTTTGAGGAGACTCCGGAAATGTTCTTGAGAGCGGCTAGACACGCAGAACTGGACACATTGCGCGGTGTTTCAGCCAATGTTATGTGTGGTCAAGAAGGCCTCTTCGGGACAAATGCATTCCAAGTGGTTCTTGACTTGGAAGAGATGCGTAAGTTGGAGGAAGTTGCAGTCTATGAGAAAATCAATGAAGAAGAGTCCATTGAGAAGTTGTTTGGTGGCGTGGAAAATCCAGATGACCAATGTAGTTCTAATAAGTTGACCATTCAAAACAATGTGGTAAGCATTAAATCAACGGATTTGGGCCAAGACAACACTTATAATCCTGGATTCTAATTTGTAATAAAAACAAAAAACATTATATTATTAAGAATGTATTTAAATAAATTTTTAATAATATAAATATGTCGGTACTATGTACTATTATTCAAAAAAATTTAGATAGTAATTTTTTTGTTAATATGCAACATCAGAGCTGTTTTGACTATTGGACGCAAATTAATAAAAATATAAAATACTTTAATGCCGGCGAGCCAAACTATTTTCTTTACTTGTATTGTTCAAACTTGTATTACTCGAGTATTAATCCTAATGTAAATAAAACCTTCACTGTAAAAAAGTTTTTCTATTTAAACCAAGTATTGGATAATATATTTTTTAATGAACATTTGAAAGGTGCGTTTCTACTGTCTTTTTCAAAGGCACAACGCGTATATTTCGCTTTTGCAAAACTGGCAAATATATATAGGTATAAGAAGGCAACCATAAAGATGAATGTAGATTTGTATATGAATGAATTGAATCCAGACAAAAGAAATGTTATTTCTATTCTTCAGGATGGTTCAAAATACCTGTTTTTGGGAAGTGACTTGGTCAAAGTAATCAATTCATCTTTGTTGAATTCTTCGCATTTTTTTGCCGAACCTCTGCAACCCAAAAATCCTTTTAATAATTTACCTTTTAACAATACAACTTTGTATAATATATATTTTCATATTAAACACAATTGTGAGATTAATCCCATTTTATTTCATTTATTCTTTAAAGCCAATTTTGACCTCGACATTTTCTTATATGAAAATGAAAGCATTATACGAGACACTGCAATAAAAAATTATGCACTTTATTCACCACCAAGCGTTTTATATCACGATTTGGGTCTTATGCTTGCAGTGAATCGTCGGTTCACTAAAAAATTGTTTATTCATGATGAATTTCCCGTTGATAAACTTGTTGATGTTTTTAGACCATATTTTCATCTATTTTATTTGCATCGTTATGGTGTTTATGGAACTGAAAAAAGAAATGAGTCATTAATTCAACTCAAAACTAAGTTGCGAGCATTTGTACAGTATAATCCTCTGTTTGGTAGAAAAATATATAAAAGTGAAAGACGGTTCGTGCAAGTTAGATGCTCTGAAACAAATACTATAAAAACGGTCATAAAAACTATTAGAATGAATTCATTCAATGTGGACCATATGAATTTTTATAAGAGTAATATTACCAATCTTGTTAATAATGTTGCAATAAACTCTCAACACAGTATTTCTTTTACGATATTTAATAATCCAAGTCCAGTTCGCGAAGATGATTATGATTATGCAAATGATTATGATGATGCAAATGATGAAGATGATGAAAATGATGAAGACGAAGACGAAGATTTTGAAAATAATGAAGAAGAAAATGATAACAATGAACATCATATTAATTTAGAAATTATTGCAGTAGAGAACATTGCGAGTGAAAGAGTAGAGTCGGACACGGAAGCAGATGATGTTGCATCAGAGACAGATAGTATAAGTTAATAAATTATATTATCCTTAGTAGTTAATTTATTCTTCAATTACTAATTTTAGTGGTGCGGTTTTCCTTCGTCTTTTTGTCTTTTTTATAACCACACGCGATACATTTTTTCTCGACTTTGTAGATGACTCTGAGCTTACATTTTGTTCAGGTTCTTCTTCTACTTCTTCTCCCAGAACTTCGGGCGGTCTTTGCGCAACTTCTACTAACTCCTCCTCCTCATCGACAATTGCCAGCTTTGGCATTTTTTTAACGCGTGGCTTAGGGTTTGGATTTTTCAATTTGTATTTCGTAGTCTTTTCCCTCTTATACCCCACCAAATAATCTTCAATACTTATTTTCTCTCGAACAGCTTCTCTTAAAACATCTTCACATTTTGTTATTGATATCGGGAAAAATATTTGCTTTTCAGGGGATTGTACTATTTTGTACTTGGGGATGTTTTCTGCCCTTAAACCAGGAGAAATTATAAAAAGAAAGTCGCTTCTCTCGTTTCCATTAATGACAAACACATTTTTTGTATGTTTTGTTTCCAATAGTGTTTTACTCGATATTAACATTGAGGGGATTTCATACTTTTCCAGCATTATCCAAATGTCAAAATTAGTAATGAAATAACTATCTGTAAAAATAAAATTTTGGAAGGATAATGTTCCTGCTTTTACCTGGTCACCAAGAGTCTTTTTGCCTTCTTCTATCAAGACATCAATAATTTGTCCCTCGTAGCTAATCAAATACTTTACATATTCTTCTAACAACTCGTTTTTCAATTGAGAAATAGAAAGATTTTTGCCCCTTGCTTTGTTAATAATATCGATTAACATGTAAAACCCGCAATAGACCGTCTTGTCATACAACAATTCATCAAAATTCGAAGGAAAGCATTTCTTCCATAAGATTGAACTGATTTTTCCTGTTGATGCTGGAACACATTCGCGATCTTCATTGGCTGCAACAACAGAAGGATTAATAGCATCATCCAAGTTTACTCGGTTCTCATAATTTTGGCTCAACGATGGCTCTGCAACATCATAGGAATTATTCTTTGCGTATTTGTTAATCTCCGCTGGAATCAAACCTTCAAAATATTCTGCGTTTAACAAGGATTGAATTACTATTATTTCGTCTTCTCTCAAATTGTACCCCAAATTTCCAAAGGACAAGTAAGATTGTGGTTGAAAGATGAAGGAATTTATTCTGCTGTATCGTATTAACTCGTCCGCCATTTTACCGAAATAATAAACCTCGTTATCCGCATTTGTCAATAAATTCATCTTTGGCAATATCAATTGACAAGTATTCCCGGTTGAAAACGCGCATAAAGGCTTGTTTTTTCTGCATTTGTCTCCATCTAATACTACGCAAGTCGAAATATCTCCAATCAAATTATAATCATAGTCATCCGAAAAAATAATAGCGTCATCCACCAAGTCTTTAAGTTGTTTTATAATTGTTTTTAATTTAATGTTGTATATCATATAACCGTTTTTAACTGTATCTTCAATAGTTTCTCTCAGTTTGATATTTTCATATTTATTCAAAAGTATGCGAACAGTATTTCGAAACACATTATAAAAGTTGGTTTCTAGTTTTATTTTCTTTATATAGTCAACGCGCTCTTTGTCAACTTCTTTTGATAAAAATGTATTGTTTTCCGCAATTAAATAATTATTCCCCTTTAATTCTTTTATATCATCTGTCACTTCCGACAAAGGAAACGGTTCACCTAATTGAATAAATTGGTTTGTCTCTGTTATAAATCCAACCACCATTTCATCTTCTATTACCTTAAACTCTGGCAAACAAGGTATTTTTTTATTACTGTCGGCGGACAACCTTTGCAAAAATGCTCGCGTTTCTTCATAAGAGTTGTACATCGAATCGTCTGTCATTAATGCATAGTTATATGTGGGATTTATGGCAGACGGAAAACAAGGCACAACTCCCCTAATTCCTGCGGGACTTTTGCAAACAACGGATATCACTTTGCTTTGATAATTTACTATTTGATTTTCAATTTCATAATTGTATTTATTCAGCAATTCAATCAGCGTATCCAGATTTATCGGTGCCTTGAACTTATACACATTTGGCATACTCGACATTGGAACACAAGTATTCTTCAACAATGGTTTAATAAGCTTTTTGAAGATGGCGCGCATCGTCTTTGAAATGTGTGGGTCATATTCACTAAATGTCTTTGCAACCTTGGTCTTTGTTTCTTCGTTTCTATAAGAATAAATGGGTTCATAATAATCTCCGTTCTTAATAACAATTAGCGTTTGCTTACGCGCTTCGTAGAACTCGCTGGAATAATGATTTGTTGGACATATAATCTCCACATTGTTTGTGGTGTCATTGTTGGATATTTCTAGTATTACTAGATTTATTCCCTGAGGAAATAGTTTTGGATTTGGCTTGCATATTATGTCCCACAAATAGGTATAATCTATGAGAACTTCATTGTCTTTTAAGAACATAATGAAATTTTCATACGCCTTAACAACATTCTGGAAATATAAACGCTCTTTTTCTCCACTTCTAGAGCCATTTGTTTTTGTATATAGTTTCGATGATGTATATTTCTTTGATATCTGTGCGCGCTCAAATGCACCCGAATCATCCATAAAAATGCTTATTAAATCGCCATTTTGATAAGTTACAAAAGAATCCAGAGTTATTGATTGAATAATCAATTCTTTCATTTCTTTTATAGACGGGATTTTTGCATCACCTCCATAAAACTTTGCATCTGCAATGCACGCGATAAATGATTGGTTTTTGCTGGTTTCTACTCCGTGTCGCAACAAACAAGTGTGGAAAGGTTTAATATTTGTATTTGTCTTGCTTATTTGACAATCTGCATTTACCTCGTGCAAAAACTTTTGTATGCTCATTGGCAAATATCCCCAGCGATTGGATCCGAGGGGCACCTTTTCTGGACCCTTTATATAATCCTCTTTGTCTGCCGCCTTTTTAGAAGACTCCTTTTCCGGTTCAACAGTAGTTTCCGATGCACTTGCATCTTTATCTTTTTCTTTTTCTTTTTCTTCTTCTTCTTCTTTGGCTTTATTTTCATTTTGTGCGCATTCCCGTCTTCTTGCTAATTGTCCTGGCGTATTCCAGTTTTTGAAGCAGCAAGGCATACATAACCCTTCCGCGTGTTTACTCTTTTCCAAGAACCCTGGATAGTGTTTAATATAATTCTCTTGCGAGCCGTGTTCTGCCTTGTCATAAAATTCAAACACATATTCTCCTGGTTTAATCTCTTTTCGCGTTCTTGGTATAATCTTTCCGCATTTACCACTCTTTGCATCTTCTTCTGAAATGGGTGAATTTGTTTTCATACACCAATATCTTGGACACATGTAATAATATTGATTGTCTGGGTTAGAACCATAACGAAGAATGTCGCCATTTTCTTTACCTTTTTCCAAAAACCCTGGTTGTTCTTGTTCTATTTTTTGCATCTCATCATCTGTCAAAATAACCGGTTGTTTTCTTGCACTGTGCAAACAACTTCTAGAATACGATGTGAATTTACCATTTTGTTTTGGATTATTGAATAGTATCGGATCTAATTCCTCCATTCTCGTTTGAAATGGATTGGGTGTTGATAATTTCATACCGTCTATATTTCTTACTAGATTTTGTTGCTTTTGTTGCTTTTGTGTCTTTTTTACTTCTGGCTCTACCAAATCGAATTTAACAGATGTCTTCTTTACTAGTTTTTTGGGTTTTTCTTCTTCCTTTGGTTTTTCTGGCTCTGGCTCTTGTTCTATTACTTCTTCTTCCACAGATTCTTCTTCTTGAGGAGGTAATTCAGGCTCATTTTTTTCTTCAACAACTAATTTAACTTCTTCAGAACTAGGAGTAGGAATAGGAGTGGGAATAGGAGTGGGAATAGGAGTAGAAGTAGAAGTAGGAGTAGGAGTAGGAATAGGAGTAGGAACACGAACATTTTCTTCAGGCGCTTCTTCAGGTTCTGAACCAAAACTAGATAAAGATTTTTCGCTTTCCTCTGCAGAAGCACTAACGGCGGGACTGGCAACGGGTTCTGGTTCTTCAACGGAACTCTCGCTTTTACTTGAAGGTTCATCATCGTTCAAAGCTTCTAAACCCTTAATATTGGTTTCATTAAAATCAATTGAACTAACAGACGACGACGACTTTTCATCAGAGGAAACACCACCTTTTATTAGACTGCCACCGTGTTCTTCTTCCTCTTGGTCACTCTCCTCATCCTCGTCTCCAAAAAATAAGTCTAGCGCATTTTTAACCTTTCCTTCTTCACGAGCACCTTCACTGTATTCATTAAAATCAATGTAATCAACATTTTCACCGTCTATTTGAGCTACTTCTTGGTCTAAAAATGCAGATTCCGCAGCAGAAACAATATCATTTATTACCACTTCATCTTTTTCATCCGACCCGCAGAGCGCCGAGATTCGACCCACTGGAACTCTCGTCGAATTCTTATCTTGGGTCAACCGAATAAATGAATCCAAGTATATGGGCAGAGTATACAAATAATTAATGTCATTAATGTTCTCTACTTTTATTGTTATTAAACTGGTAATAGGGTTCAGCGTAACCGTGGTTTTGAATCCAGGGTTAATCTTTATTTCGATTTCCGTCCGACGAACTCCGCGTTCGACTTGCAATTCACTCGCCAATTTTGCTATCAACTCGCGGGCCTCTTGTTCAGTAATTCCATAATTCTCCATAAGAGCAGCAATCAATTCTGCACCCTTTAGTCCATCACTCTGTTTCACTTGTTCTATGACAAATGCTTCTCTGCTTGTCATCTTATTGAAATTAGCCACGCGTTTAAAACGCATTTGTATTCCTTTTTTGAAATTCTTTGATTCAACAATGAAAATACTAGAAATGCATCCAATAATCTCGTCCATCTTTATTGGTTTGGTAATATGAATTACAGACTCGTAGTCGATTTTTTCAACTTCCACATTCTCAGCCAATAAATTATTGAATAAACCAACACTGTAACCACTCTGCTCAAGATAAGCCTTCACTTCCTCTATAATCGGATTCACTGCGCCTTTAAATAGCTCGTCGATTTCTTCCATTGGAAAAATCACATCAAAATCACAGCTAATTCCTATATTCCCATTCTCCTCAAAATTGCAGATTATAACCAAATCAGTTCCACGATAATTATATTGTATATAAACAGCAACCGACTTGGTTTTGCCTATTGTTTTCATCAATTTGAAAATTGCTGGTCGAGAGAGATAGGGGATTTTTCTACCATCTTTTGCAGTCTTGTCAGCGAATAATCGATAAATATTTTCCTGTCTTTGTGATGGGTTGTACTTGATTAGAGGCGACATTTCAGTGGCGTGCAGCAATTTGAAAATAACATCTAGCGGAATTTTAATGTTGTAGAGTGGCAGCATTTTTACTCTTATTGCTCTTATTCCAGTTTTTTTATAATCTAACTGGGTTTTTCTCTCCTTGTAAATTTCATAAAACAAGTCCACACTTTGAAAAGTCTCTAATGTATTATCGTTTAACAGACGCTCGCTCGATTCTATTAATTTCTCCTTTTGGTCATCTAATTCCTCGAGAGAAGAAATATTTTTCTCTAATAAGAAGGGATAGTACAGTTTTGTTGTATATGTCTCGGAAATGCCCTTGCTTTTTGCTTCCGAATATACATCTCTCGCCAAACATAAATATATGTTGTTTCCAACTATCTTTCCGGTGTTTAATAATAAATGACTGTTTAATGTGGTGAGAGATTTTCTGGAAGCTCGTTCAATGAAGTCGTCATATTCCTCCACTTCAAATGGGTTGGATACAAAGGGATATTCATTTGCTACTATGAAAAACTTTTGCCCCAATACCTTTGTCAAGGAAAACTGTTTGCCGTTTACATCCAATGCAAGTATATCGTCATAATCATAGACCTCTTTGTCTGGAATATTGAATCTGACAGGTTTACCGTTTTCATCGTAAATAATATTCAAAATAAATTGGTCAAGTCTAACCTTGGTTAAAGGTAAACGACCATTCTGTGTAAGAGTCTGATAAATGTTGGCAGGGTTTAAAATCTCATCCTTCATACAAAACAAATAAATCTCGTCGAGAGAAAAAGTATTTGAAAACTCGGCCATAATTTTGAGTTTAATAACACCGATGCTATCATCGTAATGGATTTGTTGTTCTGAAAAAATAACGGGAATCTGCTTTTCTACGATATTTTGCAATTCATCGTCGTTAAATATAGGCAACCCGGTATTTTTATCTATAAAAGCAGGGTTTTGAGGATCTCTCTTAAATAAGTCATCAAGGTCGTCTTCTTCTATACTCGCGCCATAAAAAACATGAATTGCTGCAATAGACCCCGCATCTTTTAAATGGTTTACTTTATATATTGGGTTTTCTTTTAATGCTACGAGTGACATATATATACTCCTAGTATTATTTTATATATTTAATTTTAATTTTAATATTTTAGTCGTTTCTTTTAAACTTTTTCTTATTGTTTCTTCACTACAACCCATCAAAATTGCTATTTTTTCATCCGACATTACTTTATCAAATTCAATATTATACTTATAGGTAAAAACTTTATAAGAGAACAAATTAAGTTCGCTTTTTATTGAAATCCACAATTCAAGTAATGAATTATTATACTCTGATATTTTTGAAGGATTATTTTTTTCATCAATAAATTCATTTAATTTAAAATCGTCATCTCCAAGAAAAATCGGGTCAAGTAAATTGAGATATCTTTCTTTATTTTTCAATCTCCAAGGATGATTTTTATCTTTTCTAATATGTCTTGGAACTATATTCATAGTTTGTTGTTTTGAAACACCGTCGTGCAAATAAGAATAAATGTAAATTGTTGCATATTTATAGAATATGTAATCTGGATTATAGTTTGTTATAGATTTATTCAAACCACTTAGAGCAAATAAATTTAATTCGTCCAGTTTTATGTCTTTACAAAGAAATCTATGTTTTTTTTTAAACAATCTAGCGTGATAGTAAGCCCATTCTTCATATTTATTAAACAAAACTGCATTTAATTTCTCTCTTATTGGAACTGTGCAAGACGGATGTTTCATAATTTCTCTAATTTTTGTCCATTGTTGAATCGTTAAATTATTTTTTATGTTATACGATAAAACATAATTAATATATGCAAAAAAAAGTAGAAGATGAATTGTTATAACCATATTACTATTACTAACAATATATCTTTATATTTTTATTTTTATTTTTATAAATCATAATAAGGATTGTCTGTGATTGTCATACCACAATAGCTTTGCGGTTTTGATTTGTAATCCACCGGCGAATATATTCCAGCCTCCTTTGCATTCTCCAATAAAAATTTGAAATTCTTCCAGAAATCCTGCTTATGACCAATCGATTTTGTCATAATATGTGCCAATTCGTGAATAGCAACAAAGGTTAATGTGTTCAAGTCTATAAGTGTATTGCCATTTTTTGTCTTATTCAAACAAAATGCAAGTTTCTCTCCTTTATTCTCACTATATGCAGTTAATTCGCTTGTAGGTAATGTCTCGCTTATCTTCTTGGGATTGAATCCCTTTACTAATCTCTCTACATCTGGGTCATCAGGATACTTTTTTTTCACATAGTCAACCAATTCCTTCATTTTTTGCGTTACTTGCGCCAGTAAATCGGCGGCCTCGTTCAACATACCTCGTTCCCTAACGCAATATTTGTGTCCATCTACCGTAGAAATGATGCATTTTAAATTGAAGTTTTCAGACTCGTAATATATCCTTAAACAAACGATTAAAATTAGTCCTATTATCGCATAACATAATATATTTTCTTTGAAATTAAACATATTATATTATTTTATTATTATTATTCAAAATATTTCAATGTTTTCTAGATTTCCTGGTTCTCTTGGATTTTCTTTTGGTTGTTCGCTTTCTTAATTTTTTAGTTTTTCGTTTGATGTTTTTTTTATTTTTTTGGTTTTGTTTTGGTCTTCCACCTGCTGGTTGTTTTGGAATTAGTTGTAAATAGGTTCCGCCTGGCACATCTATCCAAACAGACATAGTATTCAAAAAACAAATATTCCAACCATCAGTACTTCCTTGTTTTATATTTGCAAAATCTTGTTCTCTTTTTCCTTCACCTCTTTCAACAAGGCTATTACTACCTACATTTTGCATAGCTCCCCAAAATAAATTGAATATTTCAGTATCACTCGTATAGATAGTATCTGTAGGGCCTGGTTTTTCATATATTAAACAAGGAAAGTCCCCTTTATAATAAATTACAAAGATAACACCCCCGTGAGGTGAATCATCAATACTTCCCTCTGTTAATCCATATAAGAAATTTTGTGTTATACAGTGAAATTGGTTCTTAATTCCACTATAAAGACTACTTGCGACAAGATGCCTAACTTCTCCATTTACTTTCCAATCACACTTTTCTATTTCAGAAACAAAATTTACTTGTGTTCTTACTGAAGGTGCAGCAGGAGCTTCTACCACAGCACCTTGTAGATTCTCCATTTTTCTTTTACCACTTCTAGTTGTTGTAGTTGCCATCAATTATATATATAATTATATTTTTAATAAAGCTCAAAATATTTATATGTGTAAAAAAAATATGAACATAAATATTTTGTTATGTTAATGGTTTATTGAGTTATAATTTTTTATTATTGACCCAATAAATCAATTCAACTATAAGCAGCCCGCATTTTTTTAACAACAAGTCTTCTAAAACACTCACAATCAATAATATAAAACTTGAACTTGTTTCCCGAAAACGACGAATCCATGTAGTTCTTGTTTTCAACGAGGAAATCGATAAATGTTATATTTGGGTCGCAATTTATAGTAATGGGGGTACTCCCCCTCGCAAAGAAGATTGCGCGAATCGAGTCGTCGTCTTCTGGCATACTAGTATTTGTAGCGGGTTTGGGAGTTGACTCTTTTGCATAAATCTCAGTCATTTCAATGCCAGCAGATGCCTCACGGAAACATGGATTTAGTAGAGTAATTTGTTGCTCTGCCAAAGTATACAAATCCTGCAAGCTCTGATATTTGTTTATCGAAAATTCTATCGGAGTTTTTCCCAAACGCGACGCTTGTATTGTGTAAGTATCACAATTCGTATTGACTAATGAAATGCAATTACCATATTTGTACTTGAAATTTTCAACGGCATCTTCGATTGCTTGCATTTTGACGAGGTGCATTTAATTATGCAGCAATTACCAAGTCAATTTTTAATCAAACACATAAATAACAAAATTAGTATATTTATGTATTTATTCTTTTTATATTATTCAATAATTTATTGAGAAAGAGTGGAAGAACCAATTTCAAGAGGAGGTCTCATGAAGTCAGGCTCGATTGTGCTTTGCATCCAAGGGCCCACATACAATTGAGGGTTAGGAGGCTCAGAGCGGATTTGCAAGTTGGCGTTTCTCAAGGTTTGACCGATGGTGTCAATACCAATGTGGTAGCCAGCCTTCAACAAGTTGATGTTAGAAAGCTCACCCTTTCCGGAGGGGTTAAGTTGAGCCCATTGGCTGTTGGTGTCCTTGGGTAAAAGGTCGGAAGGATTTTGAATGTTGGGCTTGGAGCAAGAAGTGGGGATTCCTTGAGTGGGTGTGGGGATGCCATTCACCGATGCGAAAACCTCGTTTTGGCCTAAAGGATTGGCAGGTTGAACTCCCATCATTTGTTGAGGGGCTCCTTGATTGCTTCCCTTGTTTTTGTAAGCAGGGTTGGCGCCTTGCGACATAGATTCAGACCCATAACTGCCCTTGGAGGTTAAGTATTTTGCGAATAAATTAACGCCGTAGGCGACAATTAATAAGACAACGATAGCACCGATGCCGTAATCGTTCCATAGCTTTTTCAGAGAACTGCTCATTATATAAAATTGGTGATAAAATATTTTTTTCCATAGTGTTTAATTATTCCTAATTGTTTCTTCTCTCCAAATCAACTTTTCTATTTTACTCTAAACATTTCATAAATAAATACAAAGATTTCGGATTGGGTCCTTGAATTTATTCTGCAAACTCTTCTATATTATCTAAATCACTGGCGTCACTATCGCTTTCATCTAAATCTTCCAACATATATGTCTTCTTAATATTCTTGGCTTCTAAAAAGGCCATTATTGCATCCTTTTTTGCCTGCTTCGCCTTCTTTCGTGCTTGTTTGTATATCTCATAGTAAACCTGGTTAGGCTTTTTCAAGGTCATTTTATCATCGGTCGAAATGTCTAAATTAGATGCAAAATCTATTTCTGTTAATTCATTTATATCATTGGTATCTTCCTCTACTATTGAGTTTATGTCAAAATCTATTTCTTCCAACCCATTCAAGTCTGGTTCTTCTTCAAGATTTTTAAATTGAACTGATGGTTTGCTTGTATTTACAATAATAGCCGACGGTTTAATCTCACTTCCAAATGTTAAAGGTGGATGATAGATTTCCTCTTCTTCTTCATCTTCTTCTAAATCATATTCGACGCTTACATCATCATCTTTTGTATCTTCACTTGTGGAAACAGCGGTAACTAAATTATTGCTTTCTAAAATTTTATTGCTTAATTCTTCTAAATCCTCTATAGGGGTTTCTAAATTTTCAAGTTTTATTTCTTCATCAACTGGAGATGCATTGGTCATTTGCATTTTAATTTTAACATTATCTTCTTTTTCAGTCAAACTTTCTTCAATGTTGCGCTTCTTTGGCGCTGCATTCGTCTTAATCAAACAACTTTCAAATAATGCATCGCTATTTAATATCATCGATTGCTTTAGTTCTATTTCTATTTGAAAATTCCTAGAAGTAAACTTTATCCCTTGAACCTCTAAAATAGAAATTACAGTGGTATCATTTGTTACATCATCTATGGTAAGAGGTGTTTCATTCTCATTGTAAATTTTCACATTTGGAACATTAGTTGAACTGGTGACCTTGACATTTACGCGAACAAGATAAAACTTGCCTGATTTGTAAATTCTCATAGGACTTGTGAATGCGGTTTCAATGTCACTTTTGTCAAGTTGGTTCTCAAACCACGAATCTTTTTTTTCAAAGATGAGTTCCTGGCATTTTGTTTCTAAATTTTCGAGCCAGTTGATAAATTGTTCGTCATTGTTATCAAACATAAGGTCTGCATAAATTTTCTTGCCGTTTTTGATAAAGCCTTGTTTAGTAAGGCTTTTAGGAGTTTGAATATAGAGTGGTTTGCCGCTATTATAAATTTTGGTAAAATAAGCTCCTCCTTGAATTCCGGTGGGATGCGCTAAAGATAGTGATGAAAATTCGAATGAATCATTGGGTTGAATAATATTTTCCATTAATGGTTGATAAGAAAAATAAAAAAGCGTTAACACGCAAATAAAAATTAATAGATAAATCGTTATTTTATTTTTGTAATTAGTAAATATGAAAGAGGGTTTAGTGCAACAATGTTTAGATATTTTAAAGAGAGAAGACATAAAACACGAATTGAAGTGCTTCTGTATGCCAGTAATAGAGTTGCTCTTTAATGAAATTACGCCTTATATTTATTTAATTATAGGAATCATATTTTTGATTTTTGTATTGATTTTAGCAATATTAATTTTATTGATTCTAATTTTGCGTAATAAAAATGTGGTATCCAAGTTGTTTTAATTTTTTCTCATTTGAATATATAAATGGCAAAAAGTCGTAGAATGAGACATCGCAGAAGCAGAAAAGGTGGTGATGACACAACAATGCCTACTACTCAATCGGGTATGGAAGGAGGCAAACGCAGACACAAGACTCACAGACGCGGAAGACGCGGAGGTGATGGCGCCGCGGATTGGATTATTTCCAATTTTGGAGGAACAACAGAAGGCCAATTTATGAATACTTTTGGAAATTCTGGAAACGGAAACGCCGGAAACTTGATTCCTACTCTTACCGGCGCACCCGCTGTTTTACCAAATAATGTTCCCCAAGGTTCTTTAGCCGAATATGCTGCTCCTGTGCAAGGAGGCGGCAAGCGTCGCAGAAAGAAGGGTGGATATTGGGCACAAGTTCTTGAAACTGCTCTTGTCCCCTTTGGATTACTCGGACTCCAAAATGCTTATGCCAAGCGCACTCGCAAGCACCGCAAATAAATTAAGTAATTTACTTTAAAATAATATAAAGCTAATTGAGAAAGTTTTATATTATTACTCATATTGTTTTAGAAATTCTTTAACATTTTCGACATATTTTTTTGGAATAAAATTATCATATGCATTGTGTTTGCTATGAATGTCATCTTCCTCTCTGCGAAAACCACCACTATCATCTGCGGGAAGCAAGACTTTTCTTTGTTTATATGTTTCCTCTGATTGATAAATATAATGAGCAATAAATGCCGGTGTTTTCCAAAATGGTTTTTTTGAAGGATTAAATACTTTTTTTACCATTGACGCTCCCGTTATTGCAAACATACGCATAGGATTTACTATATGATAATTGTGTGGCGTCATTGGTCCACCAACTGAAACCTGAGTCGGTCTTACAAATGTTTTTACATGTTGATTCAGTATTGCATCTGACTTGGTGTAATTCTCGAGAATTAATCCTTCTGGATCCTTTATATGGTTGTTTGTTCCAAACATTACCCAGTTTAATGCCAATGAATCCGCAAAATGATAACGAGTTAACATATCTTTTATCCCTTTAAACTTATTCAATATTATGAATTCATCTGCATCTAAATATATAAACCAATCTGCCCGCATTCTTGCCGCTATTTCTGATGCCTTGCTCATTAATGGTATTTTTGGCGGTCCGTCTAGTTCACATCTTTCCACAATGACACCCCTGTCAAAATTCTTGAACACTTCTTTCAAAGGAACTTGTGATTTGTGGTCAAATATATAAATAGTGGTAAAACCAATCAATAAATGATGCGCGGCCCATTCTTTAATGTTCTTTTCGTCTCTAGCATTAGCAAACAAAATTACATTTCTAACAGATGTCCTTCTTAGTTGTTCATTTTTTTCAAGGTTTACATAATACTTTGTTGGTTTATGGGGATTTGTTGTTTGATAAAAGTTAAAAGAACCTAACATTTTATATGTATTAAATATTATAATTAAAAAATTTGTACTTAAAATTAAAAATCGCAATATTATTTTATGCAAGATATATAAATTGATGAGTTTTGAACAACAGATACAACAATGGGTATCCATTGACAACAAGATTCGATTATTAAATGACCAGATAAAGGATCTCCGAGAGAAAAAATTAAAGTTGTCGGATAATTTGAATGATTATGCCAAAGAAAACAACTTGTCTAATGCAACAATACAAATCAGTGACGGAAAGCTGAAATTCGCATCAACGAAAGTGCAATCACCACTTACCTTTAAATATTTAGAAAAGTCTTTGGGCGAAATTATTAAAAACGAAAATCAAGTAAAGCAAATTGTCGAATACATTAAAAATAAACGAGAAGTAAAAGTTGTCCCTGAAATAAAGCGCTTTTCTAATAATTAATTTATATTGGATTAATGTATATGAGTCACCTTTCACCGGCTGATATGGTTTTTTATAAAGAAGTGGATAAAGAAACTACCCAAGAAAAAATAATGAGTGGTGGTTTTTCCATCGAATCATTATTATGGAAGAATGGAGAGTCTCCTATGTACACTGCAAATACAGATAGAAATTTATCTGGAGGAAATGCGGTTAGCGGCATTTTCAAAAACTTGGCCGTTCCCGCTGGACTACTTTATCAAAAAAATTATGAAAAAAAACGAAAGCTATTTGAATATAATGAACACGGAGAAGAATTAGTTGGCGGATTCAAAGAAAGTATTGTTATGCCCGAAGATATTCATTCGATGTTGATGAAAATGATTGAAGTCAATGAATCTGGAAAAACACAACACGAGAGAAAAACGCGCAAGCATCGGGTTTCTAAGGGAAAAAAGAATTCTAGTAGAAGAACTTAAGTTTATTGTTACTTTTTTATAGCATTGATAATAAAAAAGTAAATGTAAATTAGATTTTGCTCCATGTGTTGTAATTAAATGGCGACACCAAAATATCTCCTAATTTTGATTTCCAGTAATCAACACGCTTCTCAAATAATATATCCTTCTCCGTCTTTGGATAAGGCGTTGAAACTTGCATTAATTGCTCTTCTTCTTGATTAATCTTTGGCTTATATCCGTAACAATTGACACCAAATTTTAAATGAGGATTTGCAATATAACCTCCATTTACACCAGGTCTACCACAATCGTGTTCGTGTCCCTTTATATTTTGCAAGTTATTGTATGTGGTCGTTTGTGTCGGGAATAGAGCCATTTGACCGTCTGACCAACCATAATTGCACCACTCACCACCCTTGTTATAAGTGTCTTCTACTTCTTGGTAATTTGCCAAACGAGCACCATAAGCAGTGCACAAAGTTTTTGCATCCTCGTAACCATAATAATTGCCGGGAATATTAAATACTTGTTCAGTGTAACGAATCTCAGGAATCGTGTTACTACCTAATATTCCGCCACTCGCATCTGCGGTTGTTTGTTCGACCTTAATATCAATAATGGGATTACCTAAAAATACTTGTTTAATAGAAGCAACAATGTCAATTCCAAAAAAGTATTGCAATCCATTCACCAATAATAAAATAACAAGTATACCAATTACAACGCCTATTAATGCGGAAGATGTTTTTCCGTAATCAGAAGACCCCGCGGGAGTGTAGCTATTTTGAACGCTAGATGATGAATTGTTTCCTAAAGATGAAAACACGATAAAATAAGCGATTAGAACCAAGGCGACAATTATAAATGCACTTGGGTTTAAAAAAAATCCATTGATATAATCATACATATTTACTGTATCAGTTGTAGTACTAGTGTTTACCTCCATATATATTAGTCAATGGTTTTTTTTCTGTAAAAGAAGCAATATGCCCGCGGAGTTATCAATTCCTTAGTATTTGTAACTTCATTTACAGAAGTGTCATTAAAATGATACCATTTTCCATTTGCGTTTTTCACAAACGCAGTATAATGACCTCCAAAAGTTCCTCCACTATGGTTGCAAATGCCATACAAATCATAAACATAGCTTTCTTTCTTGTATCCAATCACATACTTTGATAAATCTAAATCGGTCAAAGGAAAATCCACTAAAATCTGATTTTTATTGTTGTGGTTAATTGCATTAATTCTTTTTAAATCTAACACTAGAATATTTGGCATACTCCAATAACTTATCTTCTTCTTGACATCTTGTTTTGAACCTGTCGATTCATTGAACCACGCATTCTCTCCATCCAAGGTTTCGCCTTCTACATACAAATTGAAACAATCAATTAGAGTAGGACTCTTATTGTTTAAAGGTATTGACAAGTTAATCATAAAATAGGGTTCTGGTGAGCTGCTTAAAACCTCATTTGTATCCATTGTTGTGATTTGCGAAACATGTATCCCATAGAACATATTCCAAATTTCAGAGTACTCCTTGGCATACATTCTTTTTATCATCTCAAAACAATCCACTGCGATTTTGTCTGTACTATTTGAAACAGTTCCTGAAATACTCATATTCACTTCTCTCGACAAAGAAGTGTGGAAACAATCAACGACAAACAGTAAAAATTCAGGAAGGTCATTTTGTGAATAACCTGTAAAAATGTCAACGCCTTTTATCTGTGCTAGCTTATGAATCGTGTTTATGAATTTACCTGGGGAAACAATGCAATTTTCGCTCCACATTAATTGCCGCAAACTATCCCATTCGAGTAACAATGTAGATTCATATTTCCTTTGTAGCCGTTTCTTATAAGTCTGCTTATTTAAAAAATCATTTAGCTCGTATGTGTGAGATAAAATTTGAATGCACGAATTAACAAAACATGTATTTCCAAGATTCGTTAATCCAGTCAATCCTTTATTTCTATAAATGTCGAGGCTCATTGTTATAATATATTAATATGTATTTAAACATATTTATTTAAACATATTTATAATATATATTTAAATATACAATGTCAGAACAGAATTCTACCAATCAAATGAATGTGGATAGAGTTAATGCAAATAACACCAGTATAAGAATCTTGCTAGATTTTTATATGAACCTGTATAGTCATACAATTCGTAGAATAGATTCATTATATGACATATTAGATGAAATTCGGTCCGCAATAAATATTCTTGGTGGATTAAATGACCGAGTCAATCAACAAAATACAAACAGAAATTATGCAAACACCAGTTATGCAAACAGGAATAACATCAATCAAAATTTTAGATATTATAGCCCAAGTGCAAATGAAAATAGAAATAGAAGCAGAGACCATTACAATGGAGAGCGTTCTAATAGAGGAGGTAGAAATGGTAGAGGAGCAAATAATTGGAATAGGCACAATTTGTCGGGTCGTGAGAGAACACATAGTTGGGGTAACTATGAAAATACTAATACGAGAGATTACTTTGATTGGTTGAATAATAGGATTTATATTCAAGGTAGGCCATATAGAATAGAATTTGAAAGATACAATTTTCCTTCTACTACTAGAAATCCCACGGTAAATAACGATATGTTAAATTTTATACAGAATTTTTATTCCAATGTTCCAGTTGTTGCAACTCCGGCACAGATTCAGAGTGCAACCAGAACGATTCAATTTTCCGAAATATCTAATCCATTGAACAACAGTTGTCCAATAACCTTGGAACCCTTTTCAAGTGATGCAGATGTCACCGAAATTTTGGGATGCAATCATTTATTTAATCCAGAAGGTTTGACATCGTGGTTGCAAAATAATGTTAGATGTCCCATTTGTCGTTATGATATTCGAACAAATAGGATTTCTGCAAGACAAGGTCAACAAGAAGAAACCAAAGAGGAGACGGTTTTGGAGGAAACCAAAGAAGAAGACCCTATTCCACAAACTCCAGAATCTACTACCGAGAGAAATAGTAATCCAAGAAGACGGTTGCCTAGACAAAGGGATGCATCGGATAACATTTTAGAATCTACTTTAACGGAAATTACAGAAACCCTATTAACACAATTATTCAACGGTTCTTCTCGTGGAAATACCCCAAGTAGGCTTTTCTTCAATAACACATTTGACGCGTCAAATAATGAAATCATTTTCCGCGGGTTCCGAATGTAATTCTTATGCTTTGTACCAAGGATTTATATTTTTGTTACCACACCATTTATGGTAACAAAATACACAACAATATATAAAATAAAGGGTCGGGTAGGGTCGGGCGCCGTTTTTTCCCAAAAAGTATTTTGGGTTTTCGTTTTTGGACATTTTTTTTGTCCATTTTTCAAAACCCAAAATACTTTTCAGCAAAAACGGACGCCAAAAACTGCTTGTGAGCATAATGCTCTAAAATGCATTTTTAAAAATAAAAAACTGTTAGCATAAGTTTTTAAAATTTTTCATAAAAACACTTAGACATTTTTCCCATTCTTTAGTAAAGACTTCCGATGGCTGACATTTTTGGAGCAGAAAAGAGCCTTCATTATGAGTGTAAAACTTGTGACTTTGTTACATCTAAAAAAACAAATTATGAAAGACATATTAAGACCAAAAAACATTTAGACTTACATTTGGCTGACAAAGACTTACATTTCTCGAAAAAAGGAGCAAATGAATCAACTGAATGCATATGTGGTAAGCAATTCAAACATAGACAAAGCCTTTATAAGCATAAGAAAAACTGTAAAAAGGGCATTATGAGCATAGACGATTTTCCCGAGAATATGACAGACAAGGAATTGATAATGTATTTGTTAAAAGAGAACCAGGAATTCAAGGAGTTGATAATGGACCAAACAAATAAGATGGTGGAGCAGAATACAAAGATGATAGAGAACAATGTAAAGATTTGTGAATTAGCATCTAAACCGTCAACAGCAATTATAAATAATAATTGCAATAATAAAAACCAGTTCAATTTGAATGTTTTTTTAAATGAGAAGTGCAAGAATGCTATGAATATGAGCGATTTCATCAGTTCTCTTGAAATAGAATCCAATGACTTTGAAGATGTTGGAAAGTTAGGTTATATTCAAGGCATATCTAATATATTTATAAAGGGGCTTAAAGACCTCGACGAAACAGTGCGGCCGATGCATTGCAGCGATATCAAACGCGAGACTTTATACATTAAAGACAATGATACTTGGGACAAAGATCACAATAAACAGAAAATAAGAACTGCCATAGCTTTAATTGCCCATAAGAATTTTAAATATATACCCATTTGGAGAGATGCCCACCCTGACTCGTATGATGTTACAACCAAAAAAAATGACCTGTATATGCAAATATCGAATCAAGTAACCACATGTATTACACCCGACGATGAAATTGGGATAAATAAAATTATTCGAAATGTTGCAAATAAAGTAGTAATTGATAAGGATGGTCTCATTTAAGTAATCAAATTCACATTTATATTTTTAAGCACTTGATTTAAAAATTGAAGGCTTTTTTTGCGATCAACAAATTTTACTTTTAATTAATGGAGAGACGAACTCGCCAAAGAAAAGGAATTACGATTGACGACGACGAAGATAGCACAATGGACCAAATTGAAGCAGACGAGATTATTGAAACTTCGACAAGAAGCAGAACAATGGACGCCTTCAACTTTGTGAAGACGCGCGCATTAAATACTTTCTGGTTTGTCTTTGATGCGTGCAGCATTTACTTGATGTGGGTTGTTTTGCATTACCTCGCGTCGCATCTCTATGTATACTTTTGTGCACCAAAAACTTTTGTGGGGTTTCTATATTCCCCTCTGATTATTGCAGCACCTCATTGCAGAGCACTTCGATGGGTGATTTTCAATGGAGCCATATCTATCGACAATATGTGGCTCGTATTTGGAACTTGGCTTTGTTCTAAGATACTTGTTGCAAGACCAGTGCAAAATACTTAGCTCGTATATGCTGTGCTAATAAAATATATTTATAAACTATTTAAAGACACAGTGTATATATAAAATATAATACAATGAGTACAACTACAATGCCAAAAAGACATCGCGCTAGATGGACCGCCAGTGAATTGAACCGCCTTCACAATGAATATGAAATGAAGGAGCTTACCGTACAAGAGATTGCTGATTTACACGGAAGAACCGTTTATGGAGTTATGAGTAAGCTTCAGGCAGAGGGATTGATTGATTCGTCGTGGAACAATGCTCGTGGTTGGGTTTTCCAAAGTCAAGGCCAGTCCTCCAAACAGAGTCTATCCTTGCAACCTGCACTTCAATTTGACCAAGACGATGACACAGAGTCTGTCGAGCAGGATGACCCCGAGGATGAGGATTATGTTCCTGAGGAGGAGGAGGAGGAAGAGGACGATGCAGAGGATGACGAAGAGGAATTTGACCCTTATAGTATGAAGCAAAAGGTTGCATTTCTTGAGCAGCAGATTACAAACATTTTTTCATTTCTTCAAAAGCAATTCCCTAAGCAGAAGGTTATGAGTGCAACCCCTTAAAAATTTTTTCTTGTAAAAAAAGATTTTTAATAAAAATTTAATTTTGCGTAATTTAATTTAAATACTTATTTAGATTAAATATAAAATGGAAGAAACGATTATTAAGCATGTAAAAGCATCGTTAGATGCAGCGGAATATAAATTTTCAAAGTTATCAAAAGAAGTAATTAATTTACCAGGAGATTCGGGAGAAAAAACTCGTCATTTTTTGAATAACTTGCTTCAAATGAGAAGCGCAAAATTTTTAGAAATAGGGGCTGGAGTTGGTTCTTTAACTAGCGCAGCATTGTATAACAATTGTGCAAAGGTTTTTAGCATTGATAACTGGTATCAATCATCAAAGGAACCTTTTATGGAAAATCATAAAAAATATAAAGGTAATAATTATACACGGGTTATCGAGCAAGCATATCAACATGTAGATGTCACAAAACTTTCAAAATTTAATATTCTTTTGTATGATGCAACCATAGAGTATAATGACATTTACGGAACATTGCCGCATTTCATTAATTGTATGGAAGATGTTTTTGTTTATATTGTAGACGATATAAATTGGAGATATATTCACTATGCTGCAAAAAAATCCATCGAAGACTTGAAATTGACTATTTTATATGAAAAAGAAATTTATTTGACTGATAATGATACTCATACACCAATGAACATTGCAAAAGAGAGTTGGTGGAATGGACTTTATATAGTTGTTTTGAAAAAAACACCAGTTGAACCTGAAAATATAAAGTTTACAATTGAAGAATCCAAATAAAAAATATTCGCGTCTTTAAATATGTTTTTCGGAAATATATTTAAATCATTATTTTAATTTAAAGAACCCTGTAAGTGCCTGATTATTTTCTTTTTGATTATTTGTTTCTCTCAAGAACTCATCAAAGAGGAGTGCCTTTACTTCCTTTTCTTTCAAATCGTCCAACTTTTCATTGAACTTCTCCGGTTTTGTCTTTATTCTCAATGCATCCACTTCTCGTTTAAATTTTGATAGTTTCGACTTTTTGTTCTGCATATTCCACATTTTTTCCAAGACCAGTGCAAACACTTGTTGCGTCGGTTTCATTATCTGATTTGTAATATAATACGAGTAATCAATTTTTAGACCCTTCTCTTTAATATATGTCGGCGTCTCTATTCGCTCACCTTGTTTTGCTTTCTTGTCTGAATTGTGAACAAACACATATGGTATTCTGTCACCTGGTCCTGGTTTGTTACCTGGGTCCCTCTGCGTAATACGGTCTGCCAAGACTTTGTGAGCAATCTGCTGAGGGTTCTTGTAGCCCGACCGCAACGATTTGCTGATAATTAGCTTGTCAATCGGATATTTTTCGTCAACAATGTTCCTTAGCGAAGACCTTAGGAAATCAACTGCTTTACCAATATCTTGCTGCTTCATCAGAATGTCAATAATACCGCCATATATTTCTTTCACTATAGGCGCGTTATCACGGCGCTTCAAGACAATCCCCATTTCCTTTCGCTTGCATTTTGTCGGGTCCGTCTCATATAGCATTCCAACATAACGCTTCTTCGAAAGCAAACAAAACGGCATAAATGTCTTTTCATATTCCAAGTCGTGCGGACCTTTCAAGAACTTTGATGCCAAATGACCTGCTTGCTGTGCCAATTCAATAGTGATTTCTAATGCCTTTTTTCCACGAATAGGAGTTCCATTTAACTCCTCTAGATTAAATGTAAAGAATACACTATCCGTGTCACCATATATGTACTCAGCTTTTGTTAATACTGGTCCATAATTTTCGGTTTCGCAAATAGCATTTCCATAACACTCTTCCACTACTTTCTTTGCATAAGTCAAGAGCAGACGACCTATAGCAGTACAAGATGCAGCACAATCCTTGTCATAAAAGGAACTCGTCTTTGCACCGCATTGTCCGTACAGTGAGTTTGCAGTTACCTTGTATCCAAGCTGACGCTTATCTAGAACATTCTTCATAAAATCGTCTTTTTCTGCTGGAATCAATTTTCTAGTTGTCTTACGAGCCATCAACAACTCCTCCAAAATCGAAGGCATAATTGCGCGCGCACCATTCAGCGGCTGAGCAAAACGGCAAATCTTATGTCCGCATTTTATCTTTTCTGCAGCTGCACTCGGCGTCTTCCTAACATACTTGAAAGTGTCATAAGTAATGTTAACATACTCATAACCAGGCAGATTATCATAAATGAATACACCTTCTGCATTCTTTTCACCCGTCTCGCAAACTAGCTGGCCATCCAAGTCGTATTCCAGCGTCCACACCTTGCTATCGTGAGAAATGTTCTCGCTCATCATCGCAGACGGATATAGTGATGCAAAATCGACACAAGCCACCGGATTATCCAAATACAAATCGCACTTTGGATCTAGAACAATGGCGCCTTCATAACCGTCTTCATCCTCGGATTTCTCCATTACAGGCATCAAGGTGCGTTTTTCCCGGCATTTCTTGGCGACATAACTTGTAAGCTTAATACCTTGACCACGAAGAACAAGGAAATTGATTGGGACGCTGCAAATCTTTGCCATCTCGACGAAACCAGTCAAAATATCAGCCTTGGTCATCAAATAATGGACTAGGTTACAATCCTGAATACAGTATTTTGCGATGACTGCGCGGTCATCCGCACTACCATTCGTCATTGTGAAAATATCCTTTGGTGTCACATCGTCCTTTGCCAAACACCACCTTATCTTTTTGCTTTGGTCGGGACAAACCTTGGCACCAATTTTGAATTTACCTTCTTGTTTCAATACCTCAGTCACCACAAACTTTTCACCATTGTTGTAATAATCCACTGAATGCCCGATTTCCTCAAAGTGAACATAACTTCCAACGAGTAGACCAGTCATATTTGCTGTTTGAATAGTAGTTGTTCCATCATCTTCACAATAATCGAGGGACTTGACATAATCGCCGATAAAATGACCTGCCACATAATCCAGCTTATACGAGGTCAAATTCTCCTCGCGACGGAAGAAGTTGTATAAATCAATTTGAATGCGGCCATTCATCTTGATATATTTCAAGTCGTGTTGACCACTTGCAATTTGAATGCTGGTTTCCTCAATCTTGAATTTGTTTGTTTTAAAATCTCGGGAACCACAAACCTCGGATTTATTTTTTGACAGCTTCAAAAACTCCTCAACGCAATTGTTTTCTTCTGCACGGCGAAACATAAACTCATAATCAAAACCAAATATGTTGTACCCGATAATAATATCGGGATTCTCCTTTTGAATAATATCTCGCCAAGCCAATAACAGCGCTTTTTCAGTGGGATAGGATTCAATTTCCGCATTTTCTACACCGGAACAAGTGTTCAAGACCACACAATGGTTCAAGTAGGGCTCTTTTTCTCCACTTCTCAAGAAAGTTGACCCAATAAATGTGACCTTGTCACCTTCTAAACGCGGAAAGAATGAATTCAATGAAATATTCAGTTCGGTCATCTTTGCAGTTCGGTCCATCTTTTTATCCATCAAGAGTTCGACGATTGTTCCCTTCTTTGCCGAAGTTTTGAAATAGTGTGTACCAAAGTGCACATCGTCATCCTCATCTTGGTTCATCTTCTCAAATAACGCCTCAATCGACAACTGGTCTTTAATCTCATCAGTCGATTGTCCACTTCTAACTTGAGCAACAAGCCACTTATCAATTAGTGCAGTCAATTCTTCTTCAGAAGCCGGAGCCTTTTTGGGATAGACAATGTCAATAAAGGTTTTCATTGTTTCATCATATCCGAAAGCACACAAAACTATTTTTTTCAGAATGTCTTTGTATTGTTCTGCATCGAGGTATCGATTATCGAAATATTCGATAATATTTGTGGCCAGCTTCTTATACGACTTGATTGGAACGGGAAAATCGCCGTGACTGCTGCTAGCCTCAATATCAAAACTACAGATTTTCAAAGGAACTCGTGTTTCCTTATCGTTCAGCGGAATAATAAACTTGTAATTTATTTTTACCTCAAAATCGCAAGTCGTCTTCTTTGAAATAATATTGGTTGTATTTTTGTTTGGTAATGCTACCCAGCCAGAAGGACTAATATCGCGAATGTGAAACAACCGCAACAAAGGCGGAATATTTGCCTCGTACAAATATGTGCGAGTTCCGCCATATAGAAGTCCGTCTTTAAGCAGTTTTCTGTCTACAGAGTTGTACCACAGATTCTTTGCCTTGTTGAAAGCTTGCATATTATCGAATTTGAACGCCAGAAACTTGTGCTCTTTTCCGCCGTCAAAACCATACAACTTTCGTCGCTTTATCAATTTGCATTCGCACAAAGATTGCTCGTAATATTTGCCAAGTTTACTCTTGACATACGCAACAAAAGTGGTTTTGGTTGCTGAACTCCAAGAATCGTCGACTTTCACATAGAAGAAGGGTTTGAATCCTTCTGCTAGAATGGAGCACGATTCACCGTGTTCATTTTTGCCGAACATTTGAATCATAAACTTTGCAGAATCTTTGATTCGTTGTTCGTGTCTTAAAGAGAACGAACCACCGCCAATATCTACAGGGGTTTGAGCCTCTTCATCGCTACTACTATTTGCATCTGTTTTTTCATTATATATGTTGAAATCGTACAAACGAAAGGTTCTATCCATTGTTACTTGTATCTATTAGGTGCTTTTTGTTTATTTCCTTTTTATCATATCAATTTTAAATAAAAATATGATAAAATAAGTAAAAATAATAAAAAATAAAATTTAAAGTTTGAATTAATTTTATAAATACTTTTATATGGCTAATAAAATACCAATTCAAGCGATTGCTGTTTTCGATGGCAAGAAAATCAAGGGTTCTGTTGTTTTTACGGAAGATTTGAAGAATGATGTTGTTATTATTGATATTAGCATAGAAGGATTAAAAAGAACTGGTTTACACGGGTTTCATGTGCACGAATCAGGGGATTTAACCAGCCAATGCGAAAGTATGTGCGCGCATTTTAACCCTTTTGGGAAAACTCACGGTTGTCCGGGAATGAAGAATCGTCATGTCGGCGATTTAGGTAATTTGCAAACTGATGCAAATGGTGTAGCTCACTATAGAATGGTCGATGATGTAATCAAACTCCGTGGGTCAAAAGCAAATATTATTGGTCGAGGTCTTATTATTCACGCAGATGAAGACGATTGTGGACAAGGTGGAGATGAAGCGAGCTTACAGAATGGAAATGCTGGAAAACGAATAGCTTGTGCTATTATTGGATACTCGAAAAATAATTTCAAATGTTAGAATTATCTTTAGTGTTTCTTTGTTTTCCACCCCTTTCTTCCATATTTGCAATGTTGGCGTTGAGAGAAACCCTTGGGGTTTTTGCAATTAATAGATTTCTTGTATTTCATTGACCATTTTCCACCGCGCATAACCTTTTTATGATAACTATGCTTTGTTTTTCTGTGGGCAGGATATTTGTGATGTTGTTTATAGTGATGAGCTTTTCTTGTATGGATTTGTTTGCGATTTTGAAGCTTAGGAATTTTAGATTCAATCCATTGCGCAAAAGCTTGTGGTGTGCGACTAGATTCATATTCTTCGACGATTTTTCCATTCTTGTTAATATAACGCAGCGTAGGAAATCCCATAGGTTCCGCACCAATGTTTTCCATTTCGCTGAACAAATCTTTGTTTATTTCAGCAACAATTACATTATTGTTTGATAAGTGCTGTTTTTTGATATGTTTATTTATGTCTTTCCACGACTCTTTTGTCATATTGCACGGACCGCAACCGTCCATATACAAAAATAGAAAGCCTTGTTTTCCTGAAGCGATGTGTCCTTTAAATGTTGCCAGATTTTTTTGATTTTCATCACCATTTAAATCAGTAATAGGTTTTAAAAATATCATTATCTATAAAATAACATCAGAAAATAAAACGCACATTGAACCTAGGTTTTTATCACAATCTAATATATATGTATTGCATTATCCTTATTTTAATTGCATTTTTAGTAGGATTATATGTTTATGCTTCACCTAAATTACGAGAAGCAATGACAAATAATAATGGACAAGTTCGTTGTCCCAATATTTTAGTGCAAAAAGGAATAAAATATTACTTGTATAATTCTAAAATTGCCAAAGTCCCCGGCGTGAATCCCATAGAATTTCAGAATTTAGAAGAGTATGTTGAATTTATGGATTGGCAACGCAGTCAAGGCATTCGTTGCCCCGTTTTATATTTGCAGCACACTTATGATGCGCAAGGCATATCTGTTTATAAAGTTCGTCCTAGCGCAACAGATTTGCAGGGCGGATTACCACCAGCTCTTCCTTACGCGAACCCGAATCCGACTCTATTGATGGATGCGGCGCGCAATGACCCTCCATACAATCAAAATACCGCACCGGGTTACGACCCTTCATCGCAGTATGTGGGAGCGACTACTCCATTAGACATAATGAATCAACAAGAGGAGAATTTGCTTTTCAGTCCAAATCCGATGGACGACAATTGGGCTGGTGAAAAATACACGCAAGCACTAGTTGATGCAGGTTATTATAAAGGAAATGAAGTCAACATTTATATTCCTTAAAAACTTTTAAAATTTATTTTTGTAATAATAAAAATACAAAAATAAATATAGAATCTACAAAGAATCTAGACAGAATCAATATATTTCATAATCGTGTTCAAACTCTTTTTTCCATCATTCAACTTGTTAATTCTATCGACGATATCATATAGCTTGTTATCATCTTTCAAATCATCTTGATTTACACTCATTATTTGTTTCAACATTGATACATTGAGCAAATCATCTAGCTGTATGACAACATTCTCATAAGCAACACGATTGTCTTTGACTAATAAACTATCTGAAATTTTAGAATATATTTTATTAATAGCATTTGCATAATCTTGCGCTCCGGATGCGCTATTTTTGCCAATAGCTTCATCATTTGTTGTAGAAGGATTTGTGAGACCCTCCATTATTTGGCCTTGTAAACTCATTGATTTTACTGCTAAATATATTAAATATCCGACAACAATTATTATTCCTACTATTTTGAAAAAGTCTTCGTTCATTTATATTATCGTGATACAAATTTATTCAGATGGTTGCGCTACATTCTTTTTCCTCCTTATTAGGTTTTAAGTAATTTACAATATTATTTAAAGCGGGTTTGCTGATTTTGCGCGTTTGTCCTTTTCCACTTGTATAGCTTAAATCCTTTAAACAATTTGCATTTTTATTAATATTCATTACTAAATTTTGTAGTGTTCCAAATTTATTCATTATTGCAATCGCAGTTGTCGAACTAACACCCGGAATTTGCGACAACATTATTTCGCCTATATTTTGTGGTGTGACATTGTCTTTCTTGACCTTTTTGGCTACTGTGCAGTAATCCACCTTATCCAAAGGTTGACCCAAGGTGGGGTCCAACTCTTCACTATTTGGTTCTTGCTTCTCTGAAACATTTTCCAAAGGGCGATAAAACATCGATTTACCATCAGCTTCGCATTTACCAATTTTGTGAGCCATATTGCATATAATCAATGCGGACTCTTCAACATTGAAACTTCGGTTTACAGAAAACCCTTTGTAAAAATTGAGAGAAACCATTGCAGAATACAATGTAAGCTTTTCCATTCTGTCCTTGAAGACATTGAATTTGTTTACATCTCCTTCCACTAAATAGACAATATTATGATTGTGAATGGGCAAACCGTTCAAGCGATATGATTGCTCTTCGTATCGACCGTCTTTAATACTCGCGGCTAAATCTCGTAAACTTTTTCTCTCGATAATAACCATTTCGGTTTCATTTTTACAAAGGATAGCATCCCCTAGAGGCAAATTCTCAACAACCATTTGAACATCTTTATACATAGGACTTATTTCCAATATATACTTAATACACCTAATTAGTTCTGTCTCGCGGTTGTCCACCTTGATAAGCATCTTTTTATAATCATATAATAAATAAGTTATTAAATGATTTTTCTAATAAATGTTATAAAAATGTTATAGCAAAGCAAGAGATACCCAATATGTATGCAATGTAAAAAATTTACAACATACCAGAGTGGGTGACGGCGTAAGATCCGCGGCGGTATTGGACGGGGTTTCTTGTGGTGTTGTATAAGCTGAATAACAAGGAAGGAACGCGTTGAGGAGCGCGGTAAGTGTAACTGTTACCAACATTGTAGACGCTCATAAAAGGCTGACCACTCCAAATACCAGCCTTTTTGTTTCCACCGACAGATCCACCACTTTGTCCAGTGCGGTTAGCAATAGTAGTTGCGTACGAAGAAGGTCCGTTATGTCCGACAATTAAAGCCATTATATATACCCTTAATATATTATTTTTTTTCAAATATATATTTGCTTAACCAATATAAAAAGATTGCGCTAAATTAATTATAATATGGAGGAAAAACAATTACTACACGATGACGACATAATCAAAGGGGAGGATGGTCTTATATTCAACCCTTATAATCCATTAAATGTGGAGATTACATTAAACGATGTTCAATGTATTCTCACTAAATATGGCGTACCAGGGCTTGTAACAAACTTTGAACTATATAAGCGTGCTTTTGTGCATCGGTCTTACACTAAAAGACCGCAATTAGAAAACACCGCTCAAAATATTACTATTGTTGAACGACCCCCGGATTGTTTGCCACTTCACACTAAATCCAATGAGCGTCTAGAATTCTTGGGTGACGGTATTCTCGAGTTAGTGACTAAATATTATTTGTATAGACGCTTTCCTAAAGAAAATGAGGGGTTTATGACAGAAAAGAAGATTGCCATCGTTAAAAACGAAGCAATTGGTAAAATTGCACTCGAGATGCGTCTCAATAAATGGTTAATTCTTTCAAAACACGCTGAGGAGAAGAAGATACGAACAAATTTGAAGAAGCTGGGCTGTCTTTTTGAGTCGTTTTTGGGAGCGCTTTTTCTTGATTTCAATAAGATTTCTGTGAAGGATGAAGAGGGATGGTTTAAGAATGTATTTGTTACGGGTCCGGGGTTTCAGATGGCACAAAAGTTTGTGGAGAATATTTTTGAGAAACACATAGATTGGATTGCACTTATTCAGAATGATGATAATTACAAAAATATTCTTCAGGTGAAGATACAAAAAGAATTCAAGGTTACACCACATTATTTAGAAATAGAGCACGACCCTGAGAATGGTTATAAAATGGGCGTTTACTTATGTGTGGGGCAACCAATACACGCAGTAAGTTTGCATAATGCTACGCATATCGACTATGTAAAGACATTTAAAGAAATCCAAGATTGGATTGTTAAACACGGTAAAGTGTTAATCTTTTTAGGTGAGGGTCAACACAAGATAAAGCGCAAGGCGGAACAAACGGCGTGTAGCGAGGCGTTGCAAAAAATAGAGCACTATGCTTCTCTGTAAAATTGCCAAAATTTATATATCTATAAAGTATAAGTAATATGAGCGCTTTAGAAAATTTAAAAGAAAAATTAAGAGCAAAACCGAATGTTGAATTGGATGTAAAGCGAGTAGATATTGTTATTCCTGTTGCCAATAAACCTGAAGAAGTAAAGTTTTCCAAGGTTACAATTCGTGATAAAAGAGAGACTTCCGGCTTTAATATTGCGGATTTAACAAAAAAACTAAAAGATAGAAAACTTACCAAGCTTGTTGTATCTCCGCTAGTAGAAAAGGAGAAAGAACTAGAAACATTGGTGCTTCCTCCAAAGAAGAAATCGAAGAAATTGAGTGGCAAGTCATTGCTAGTTTTGCAAGAAGAAGGTGTATCTATTCTTCCTGGTGAAGCCGCGCCTATAGAAGCTGTGGAATTGGGACCAGAAGCGTTAGAAGAGGTCTCAGTAAAAAAGAAACCCAGAAAGAGTAGCAAATTGCCAAAAGGTGTTTCCATTTTGCCACCGGAAGCTTGGGTTCAATTTGGTGATACACCGTTGATTGAGCGTTTGCCCGAGAAGCAACCCAAAGTCAACTACAAGGTGAGCAGCTATTATATGAATAATCGCGAAATATTTGTGAATTTCATTAATTCCACTTTTGAACCCTATCGTGACCAAGTGTTAGATGATAATACGCAATTGTCTTGTGAAGATTTATCAAAGGAATCGGGTGAATTTAAATTGCTTACTCATCAAAAATTAGTTAGAGATTACTTGAATTTGTATACTCCTTACAGAGGTTTGTTACTTTACCATTCATTAGGTAGTGGTAAAACGGCAAGTTCTATTGCAATTGCTGAGGGGATGAAAGGTGCAAAAAAAGTAATAGTAATGACGCCGGCTTCTCTCGAAGATAACTATCGTCTTGAGTTGAAGAATGCAGGAGATCCGCTTTACAAGTTGAATCAATGCTGGGAATGGGTAAGCACTTTAAAGAATCCTGAAACAGCAGAAACTTTGTCTAGCGTTTTAAATTTGCCCTTGGAATATATTCGCAAGAAAGGTGGTGCCTGGTTAGTAGATGTTACTAAGCCATCCAATTGTAATGAGAATTTGGGAAAATCACCGGCGCAATTGCAACAAGACCAAACCAGCTTGAATGAGCAGATTGATATGATGATTGAAACCAAATATCAGTTTATTCATTACAACGGTTTGCGAAGAGACAAGTTGCGAAAAATGACAAACAATTTTGAAACCAATTTTTTCGACGACGCAGTAATTATTATTGATGAGGCGCATAATTTGATTAGTCGAATAGTGAATAAAATTGGTAAAGAAAAAGAAATAGCAATGGATAAAACGGGAAAGCGAGAGAAAGTGAACATCTCTATTGCATTAATATTGTATGAGATGTTGCTTACTGCTCAAAATGCCCGAATTGTTCTTTTAACAGGAACTCCTATTATTAACTATCCTAATGAAATTGGAATACTTTTCAATATATTGCGTGGATATATCAAGACATGGGAAATTCCATTGGACATTAAAGCATCCCAAACCGTAAACAAAGAGATACTTCAAGAAATCTTCACGAGAGAAAAAGTAATGGATTATATGGATTATTCATCTTCAAGTAAACTGTTGACAGTAACAAGAAACCCTTATGGTTTTGAAAATAAAGAGAAGAAGGGTTCAGGATATCACGGAGTAACAAACGAAAAGAAATCGAGAAAGGGTGACCGAGGAGAACTTGTTTTGCAAGAACGAGGAGTAATTAGTGATGCAGATTTTGAGAGAAGGCTCATTTATATTTTGAGAGAAAATGGAATTGAAGTTTTCCCCACTGGGATTCGTGTGCATATGTACAAGGCGTTGCCAGACAGATTCGAAGAGTTTTCCAATTGGTTTATTGAGTCGGGGACAATGAATATTAAAAATTCGGAATTATTCAAGCGCCGAATTATGGGTTTGTCATCTTATTTTAGAAGTGCTCAAGAATCGTTATTGCCGGCTTATGAAAAGGTCGCCGATTATCATATTGTAAAGGTTCCAATGAGTGATTACCAATTTGGTATATATGAAGCGGCTCGACAGCAAGAGAGAAAACAAGAGACATCGTCAAAGAAGAAAAAGGGGAAGGTTGATGAGAATGGTGTATTTGTAGAACCTACATCGACTTATCGTATTTTTTCTCGTTTGTACTGCAACTTTGTTATGCCGAAAGCAGTGGGTCGTCCTTTGCCGAAGGAGGAACGCGAAGTAAAGGGTGAAGAATCTAAAGCAGAAGAAACAGCAGCGCAAACAGCGGAAGCAGTAGAAGCAAAAGAAATAAGGGGCCTTGACCGATTGTATGAAGAAGTATTGGTAAATGCGGACAAGGTTCAAAAGGAGGACGATGAAAGAGAAGATGAAATGGAGGGCGATGAGATAATTGACAAGTTTGCGGATGCAACATATGAGAAACGCTTGAAAACAGCAATGGAAAAATTGAAGCGTGGTGCATCGCAATATTTGAGTCCCGAGGGGTTAGAAACCTATAGCCCCAAGTATTTGAACATCTTGGAAAACATTCAAGACCCCGATAAGATTGGGTTGCACCTTGTTTATAGTCAATTCCGCACCTTGGAGGGAATTGGTATCTTTAAGCTCGTTTTGGAAGAAAATGGATTTACCCAATTCAAGCTTAAAAAGGACGCAGCAGGTGTGTGGCAAATAGATATTGCTGAAGAGGACCGTGGAAAACCGACCTTTGCTCTTTATACTGGAACAGAGACCAAAGAAGAGAAAGAATTGGTGCGCAAGGTTTACAACGGTTTGTGGAATGAATTGCCACCTTCTTTGTCGAGTGAATTGAAAGAAATAGCACACAATAACAATACAGGAGAGATAATTAAAGTATTTATGATTACTGCGTCGGGTTCGGAGGGTATCAACTTGCGCAACACGCGTTATGTTCATATTATTGAGCCTTATTGGCATCCCGTGAGAACGGAGCAGGTTATAGGGCGCGCTCGCCGTATTTGCTCGCACAAAGACTTGCCGGAAGCGCTGCAAACAGTAGAAGTTTATGTTTATTTGATGACATTTACGCGAGGCCAGCTTCTAAGTGACGCGTCGATTGAGTTGAAAGTCAAGGATTTGAGTAAACGAGAATATAATACAACACCTGATGCGGAGAAACCTAAGCTAGTAAAATTGCCATTTACTAGTGATGAAGCTCTTTTTGAAATATCGACCATCAAGGAAGAGGTAAGTAACCAGCTTATTAAATCTGTGAAAGAATCTTCCATTGATTGTGCGATTTACTCCAAGGTTGGAAACAAAGAACAATTGCATTGTTTACAGTTTTCTGATGCTGCACCGAGTTCATTTTCTTATAATCCTTCATTAAAGAGCGATGAACCGGATAGTATGGCACAAATCAATAAACAGCCGTTGCAATGGAAGGGTAAAGAAATAACGCTTCTTGGAAAAACATACATATATCGAAAGATGGACAACAAGCGAGGAAATATATATGACTTGGAGAGTTATAAACAGGCCGAAATAACACCAGGAATAGATCCAATTTTAATTGGTACTCTGGAAAAGGAACCAAATGGAGAATTGAAATTTAAAAAAATATAAGTATTTTAATGATAATTTGCATATTTTATAACAAATTAAAATATGTAAAAGTTAACAATTTATTTTATTCTGCGTTTTTGATATTTCTCCCAAAAATTGTCATTATAACAAGAAATAACATTCCAGTGTTTCTTCTTATTTTTCTATAAGTTTCGAGTCGCTCGGGTCTAGTGGATTGTCGCATAAGTTTCAAGGTTTCAATGCTTTCTGCCTTATTTTTATTGTAAAGTGCACTTAAACCGCTAGCCAAAAGTAGTAATACCACATCGGATTCTATACTTGCACCCCTAATATTATTAAATGCTAAATCTTGAATGTCATATGCAAAGGTTTCAAATTTAATAATATCTTTGTATGCATATTTGATCAAATTAGAGTATACCTCTTTAATATAACTAGTTCGAATTCTCAAATACAAACGATTTTTAAAGTATTTATCGTAAATGCTATTGTCGTAAGCATTTTTATTGTAAAATTGAAAAGCTGTAGAACCACTATTGTGAATTTCCATACTACTTTCCGGAAAATCCCAAGAAACCTCGCCTTCACTCCAGCTTTCAACATAGTAATCTTTATCTGCATTTGATTTTATAACGAGTGGGTCTATTTTTGTTATTTTTATAAAAGATTTTTTTGTATTAATAGAGCCGATGCATTTGCAATAACCTTCTGCGTTGCTAGCAAAATATACGAGAATCAGCATTCCAATGGGTAAATAGTCGATAAAGGACATCATTACAGATAGCTTGTTTATATGTTATAGGCCGCAAATATTAAATTGTATTCTCATCAATTTTATTTTTATTTGAATTTTTGATAAATTCAAATATTGCGTCGAGTTTTCTGCTTAAATCGTCGACTTTTCTAGAGAGCGTTTTAAATTCTGCGTAAAAAATGGGTGGTGGTTCGGTGGTCTTTAAGCTTGTTTCTAAATTATTTCCAAAAGGGCTTAAAGAACCCTCGCCGTCATTCTCTCGAACTCTCATTTTCAGCTTTGAAAAAATACTAGGCTTTTCTTGTTGTTGTTCACCTCCTATTGTTAACTTTATGTTTTCTTCATCCGCCCAACTTACCTGTCTTCTCTCATTCACGACCTTTTGCAAATCTATTACTTCGCTTAATTGTGGTAACTCTTCTTGTCCTATTTGTATATACTTTACTTCATTTTCTCCAACATTATATGCAGGTTGTTGTCTCTGGCTAGGTTTCATAAGCTGTTGCATATTTTTTTGTGTATCCAGTTTTTCATTTTTTATCGATGTCTCTTGGCTCGTTAAAAATGTTTTTACTTGCTCTTTATTAATATTTTGCTGTATTTGCTCTATGTCAAAATTTCGTTGAGCCAATGTTCTAGCTATTAAATCCTCCATTTCTCCTATCGGCTTATCCATCTCATCATTGAAATCGGGTTTTTCAGGAACATTCAGTGTCATTGCTCTCGAAAATTCGTTCTGTCTCTCGGCAAATTGCTTCTCAAATTCATTCATTCTTGAAGCTTGAATATCTTCAGCCGTTACTGCGTTTTCTCTCAATTTTAATGCTGGAAGTTGCGCATTTTGTGTGGGTGCAATTGGAGGATTCGATAATTTCTTTAATACATTCTCTATAAACATCTTGTTCAAAGACATTAAATCTCGCCCTCTTGTGTTTTCTCTGTCATAAAAGTCTCTTATGTCCTTTATGAAAAAATTCTGCATATCCATCATTTGCCTTTCATCTCTTCTGGGATTTTGCATAAAATCTTCATCCACTATTAACTCCCATATCATTTCGACATTGTCTTTACTTAAAAAACCATTTGCATCTGAGTTGTTCATCTGTATATAAATTATTTTAATTTTTAAATTGAAAAATAATTTATAATTTATAAATCTTCGTTAAAATATACTTTTCGGAATTTTTGCATATATTCATCTTTTAATATGTGAGTCTTTAAATAGTGCCCAGTTATTTTATCGTCTAACATATGAACTATGAAATATAAACTATATATTCCACATTCCGTATTCCCATATTGATGCTCTACAGGATAATTCTGGTCAAATGTAAAATGAATTGGTTTTTTCAATTGCTGACCCTGAGTTTTTATAGTATTCACAAACTTCATTATTTGCGATGGTATTTGATCTCCGGCACTATCAAAGTAAAATATTGTCTTCTTCTTGATGTTTATAAAGAGAGAAACCCAATGCGACCCACCTTTGTTGTGTGGGTCCAAATTGAAAATGATTCCTATCTTCATCTTCCCATTTTTGATTTGGTCTTCTAGATTGAAATGACATAGTTCTTCCCAAACACATTCGCCGTATAACTTGTGTGTGTCATAATCAATCGGTGAAGGACCAATAAATTCAAAACACTTGTAAGCCGCTTCATATTGCTTCATCACATTCATTATGTCTAAACTTGATAACCATTCATTGGGATTCTTTTTCCATTCACTCGGTGATGCGGGTGCAAAAGAATTCTCTAGCTCTTTGTTTAATTGACCATTTACAAACCCTTGTTTTAACCAACACGACTCCTTATTGCAGACGCTTTTCATATTATTCTTCATCTTTTCCCATATTTCTTTTGGGTCATTCGAATTTATAGCAACATCTGGGTGACGAATGTTCCACAAATCGCGCAACTTGTATAATGCATCGTCGCTTAAACAACTATACCCCTTCTTCTTGGTTGCTGGACTGCACTGTTGTTTAACCAAGTTTTCGTATTTTTCTTTAAATGTTCTTGCAATATGACGCTTGGAACGCGATTTCGGGTTCTTTAACTTTTTATGAATTGCTGTTTTATTTTGTTTATTTTTTTTATTTATTTTCTGAGTTCTCGCCCTTGTCATAATTATTAGTGATATTTTTCTTTTTTCGAATCCCTTTATTCTTTAATACAGGGTCTTTCAAATTTATATCCTTTTGTTTTGGTATTATTGGTTCTACTTGGGGTTTTACATTTTTCACCTTGACAAAATTGTCTAATAATGATGGAGTATGAGACATTTTTATTGAACGCATCATTAATTGATTCGCTTGTTCAGTACTTCCAATATTCTCTATATTTATTTCGTTTTTTGCATCTATATCTAAATTCAAATGGCTATAATCGCCCTGGATTATATCTGTTGTATCCAAAGCTTTGAAATATTCGATGCACATATTTACATAATTTTCAAAAGAGTTTTTTATATCTGAAGTCAAAGTCTCTGGTTTTTCATTGCTTAATAACTGCTTTGTTAGGTCAAATATACGCCTTCTGTAAAATTTCTTGTCTTTTTTATTATTTAACTTCGCTTTCGGATTCTTTTGAACTAAATACTTGCCATATAGTTCTTTATTCAATAAACACTCTAATGTTACTTCTGATACAAAATCTTGCGTTGAAGTCATTTATTAAGTTGTATATTATTTTCCACTATCAAATAATATATAAGTTTACGAAATAGTTTAAGAATTGTCATTTTTTATTAAACATTTGAACATTTTAAATTTATATTTTAATTATCCAAAATATACATAGCATCACCCCAACCATAAGGCGTCATTTTAGTAATAACTCTTTTAAAATTATATTGAGATAAAAACTCGTCAATTTCAGTAATTAGTCCGCAATTTATATATAATTCTTTTTCATTAACTTCTAAATACAATACTTTTGCATATTTGATAGATTGAGTGGCGCCCTTTAATGCCATAAGTTCTGCTCCCTGAATATCAAAGTTCCAAAAATTATATTTAGATGCGTCAATATTATTTTTTTCAAAAAATGTGTCAACTGTAATACTTTTCTGTTTAAGAGTATCTACGAATATAACCTCTGGATGTTCTTGTGCATGAGTTCCAAATTCTAATACACTTGATGACTCACAATTATTTGAAATATTAAATATAATTTCTTCATTGTCTTTGTCTGTTATTACAGCATTATAGACATTTGCAATTCCTATATTTTTTGCTTGACTTACTTTTGAAGGAATGGCGTCAATCCATATAATATCATCAGGTTTTAATCCTAAAGCATTATAAAATGATAATTCTTCACACTCGTGTGCTCCTATATGAAAACTGCCGATAATATCTATATCATTTAATAGTAAAATATTTTTAATTTCTTCAAAACTAATGAGCATTGCTAATTGTTATAATAATATAATATTGATTATATTATTATAATAAACGCAAACATTCGGCGTGTAAAATGTATAAAGGTGTAAATTTTAAATTTTCAACAATCGCTTTTTGGTTTGCCAGTTAAATCCCTTACCTGTTGTCGAGTGTAATTATTGAACAATCCGTTTCCAAGGTTTTCCGGATTTGGATTAAAAGAGTTGAAATGTTCCTCGCGAAATAATTCTTGAAATGGCTGCAACTTGTTGCCGGCTCGTTCCGGGTTGAAACTATATTGATACAAATCGCTTGTACTGTTTGGGACATATACTGCTTGACTACACGCTTGAAGCGCGTAAATTTGGTTCCTAAGCTCAGATTCCGTATTGATTGCCGACGCAAACCCAGACCAAGGTGATTGGGTATTTCCTGGATTGAACACCTTTTCCGGACTATAAACGGGCATTTGCAACATAGGAGTTTTAATAGGCGCTCTTGGGTCGACAATAGGCATAATGGAATACTTAGTCATCACAGGTCGCACGCTCAAATAGGGTTGCAAGAATTGAGAAGGTATGTTTCTGTCGTAAATTCTATGATTAGTTGCTTTTTGCATATCAGAATTGCATTCGTGCTTATAGTAAGAATTGCTTAACATTTGCGAATCGGTCGCCATTAATATACTATACTAAAATATTATTAATTGTTATTTATTTCATTAATATAACATTGAAAAATACATAAAGGTTTCATACAAATAATAATTAATGTGTGGTATATTTTGCATTCTTAACAATGTACAGACCTTTCAACAAAAATTTATCGAGGAACAATTTAAAAAGGGTAGGGCTCGAGGCCCAGAGTACTCTAAATTTCAGAATATATGTTTAAAGTGCAGTTATGGGTTTCATCGTCTTGCGATTAATGGTGTGAATCCTGAATCTAACCAGCCTATTGTTATTAAAGATGTTGCATTAGTTTGCAATGGCGAAATTTACAATTATAAAGAGCTATATCAATTATTGAATATTGAACCCACTACGGATTCTGATTGCGAGATTATTATTCACTTGTATAATAAATATGGCATCGAGCAGACATTGCAAATGCTGGATGGAGTATTTGCATTTGTTTTAACTGACTCAAATTTGAATGAACCTTTATCAAAAGTATATGTGGCTCGTGACCCATATGGTGTGAGACCTTTGTATCATTTGAAACCCAAAAACTCCGCTCAACAGGATATAAATAGGATGAATGTGCATACAAGGGATGGTGAGAATATTTTTGCGTTTGCATCTGAGTTGAAAGTGTTAAACGAATTTTATAACAGCGATTTGATTTATACTCACAATGTCGAGCATTTCAAGCCGGGAACTTATTCACATTTTATAATGCCTTTCAAGGTTTCTCCAGAATGGGTGCCCGAATTTCAGAATAAGTTGTATCACACACCAGGATTCAACACAATTATGTATAATGATTTCGGAAATTCGGCTGTTATGGATGCTATTTTGGGGAACATTCAATATTATTTTATAAATGCTGTTAAAAAGAGGGCCTTGATAACAGACCGCCCAGTTGCGTGTTTGCTTTCCGGCGGCTTGGATAGTAGTTTGGTAACTGCCTTGGTGAACGAATTTCACAAGCAATTTACTTCAGAACCATTGGAAACATATAGTATAGGATTAGAGGGTTCTGAAGACTTGAAGTATGCTAAAATGGTGTCAGATTATTTGGGAACAAAGCACACAACCATTCAATTAACCGAGGAACAGTTTTACGATGCAATTCCCGAAGTGATTCGCGCCATTGAAAGTTATGACACCACGACTGTTAGAGCAAGCATCGGAAATTATCTGGTGTCAAAATATATTGCCAACAATAGTCAAGCAAAGGTAATATTTAACGGCGATGGCGCAGACGAGTTATGCGGTGGTTACTTGTATATGCATTCTGCCCCAGATGCTATTGAATTTGATAGAGAAACACGGCGTTTATTGAGCGATATTCATATGTACGATGTCCTGCGTTCAGACAAGAGTATTTCGAGTAACGGTTTAGAGCCGAGAACTCCTTTTTTGGATAGGTCATTCGCTCAATATTATTTGAGTTTGCATCCTTCTGTGCGTTATCACAAGGGACAGAATAAATGCGAAAAATATCTTATTAGAAATGCCTTTTCAAAGGATAGATTTTTGAATAGAGACAATAAGCCATTATTACCCGACCAGATTCTTTGGAGGACAAAGGAGGCGTTTAGTGATGGGGTTAGCAAAACGACTAGGTCATTATACAAAATTATTCAGGAGTATGTGAATATCGAGTTTCAATTTGAAAGCAAAGATAAGTTGAGAAATTTGAAGAGTTTATCTCATAACACTCCTGATACGGAAGAGAAGATGTATTATAGAAAATTGTTTGAAGAATATTATCCGAATATGAGTCATATTGTGCCATACTTTTGGATGCCAAAATATGTGGACGCATCTGATGCGAGTGCTCGAACGCTGAATATTTATAAGGAAGTTCCGAGAAGAGAAACGATTGAAGAACCACTCGACGCATAATAATAATTTTTATTAGATGAATATATATATATATGGATAAACTAACTTCATTTCAAAATAATGCGTTTACTTTAATTATTATTGCAACATATTTGATATATTTTTTGAGTGCTATTGGCATATCAAAAACCGCACCAATGTATTTAGACGACTTTGATTATTATGTGAAAATATACATTAGTTTATTTTTGCTCTGGCGTTTCAATATGTTCAGAAAAATAGAATTTAATGAGCTTGATAGAAAAATAGCATTTAGTGCTGGATTATTCTTATTTACAAGCACAGCCGTTTATACGATATTGACGAACTATCTTCATAATAAAGTGCACAACACCGATAAAACAGTAAATAAAACTTTAAAATATACTTTTGGAATACTTATCATATTTTATGTGTGCTATTTATTTTATAGGAATTTTTTAGCTGGAAAAAAATAATAACTACAATCTTTTAATCTTGCTAGTTTTATTTCTGTAGGATTTTCTTTTTTTTGTTTTATGTATATTATTAAATGTTGCATTTGCATATTTTTGCTGGCTATTAAAAAATATTTCAATGTGGTTCATTATTTCTTTTGTAATTATTTTATCTATGTTATACTCTTTCATTGATTTTGTTTTAATAGTAGTTCGCGTTTCATTTAATTTGCATTTTAAAAAATCTATGCAATAATCTTTTTCTATATGAAACAATTTATCAATCATACCAGATTTTATTATTCTTTCAAGTATTGTGTTCGAGTTCAAATTATATATATAAGATTTAATTTTTATGTAATAGACTTCATCAGAATGCATCTCTGGAAAATAAGTATCATCAATAAAACAGATTTGAGTATTCCTTGGTATTTTTGAACATTTAATAAAATCATTGTGGGTTTTATTATGTGTTGACCTGCATAATTCCACTTGTTTACCATTTATTTTAAAAGCGCATATGATTTGGTCAAATAAGTCGAAATTTACCTTTTTTTCAAAGTATGTTTTGATAAGATTTACCCACGATTTTTGGCGCTGGTTATTCGTATAAATCATTACACTCTTACACTTTTTCGACGCTTTTTTAATTTTTAAATATTCAAGTATTGATTCTATGTTTGGTCTTATATATTCTGGAAACAAATCCAAAAGCTTATTGAAAACTTCTTGTTGCATTTCAATGGTTATATTTTTATCTTTTGCGCAACAACATATAGATTCCCAAATTAAGCATAATTGCGTAAAATAACCGAGTGTTTCATCTAAATCGAATACTACTATTTTGTTGCTAGTAGACATAACTATTTTATCAATATATTTTTAAAAAGTAAAATAAAATCACGGTAAACCAAAATCACAGAAAATAAGAATACAATAAAATAATAATAAAACATTATATAAAATACTACATAATGCCTTATAATTTAACTGAATCAGACTATAAAAAAATATTAGAATATTACGACAAGCCCGTTCCTAGAAGTAAGAGATTACTTAAAAAAGACGCAGAAAATATAATGGCTTTGAAATTATGTGGTTGTATCAAAAAATTAGGGCCATTGGACCCAAAAAAAGAACCTAGGTCGATTGGTATTTGCACGCGTTCTGTATTTAAAACAAAGGGTTTAAAACGCGGCACTTTCAAATGCAAAAAGAGAAAAATTCAAATGACAAAAATCTCGAGAAAAGGCATTTCTATTGGAACAAAAACGCGCAAATCTCATTAATATAAAAATGTTATTATATTTATATTAATGTTGAAAGTTCACAATTATGATATAATTATTGTGGGTGGGGGTATAGCCGGTCTTTATAGTGCTTACAAAATTCAAAAAATATCACCACAAGCAAAAATTCTCGTTTTAGAGAGATATAAAAAGAAATGGTTTGGAGGGCGTCTAGGTAATTTCGATTTTCACGGAGTAAGTGTAGTAAATGGAGCCGGTGTTGGTCGAAAAGAAAAAGATAAATTACTTATAAATTTGTTGAATGAACTCGATGTGCCTTTTCACGAATTTCACAAGAAACAACAATTCGCGTCTACTATTCATCCACCTTGCAATGTCAAAAAAACCTTTTTATTTCTTAGAAGAGAATATAACAAGAACAAGGACATGCAACACATAACATTTAAAAAATTTGCTTTGCCTTTGTTAGGGAAAGAAAACTATGACAATTTTTTGATTTGTTCTGCATATACGGATTATGAAAACGAAGATGCCTATGACACCTTATATAACTACGGATTCGAAGATAATTATGAAGATTGGGTTGCATTGAGTATACCGTGGAAAGAATTGATTAACACTTTGTCACACAAAATTGGATTAGAAAACATCAAAATATCATCTGATGTTATCAACATTGAAAAAACTGGAGATTATTGCGGGTTTTTAGTTCACACAAAAAAAGGCACTACTTATTCTTGTAGCAAAGTAATTCTTGCAACAACAATAGATTCTGTTATGAAATTAGTTCCTAGTGCATCTAGTAAGAATAGCATATATCAGCAAATACGCGGTCAACCATTTTTGCGTCTTTATGCAAAGTTTTCAAAATCGTCTATTCCAGTAATGAAACATTATGTGCCAACAACTACTGTTGTGCCTGGGCCTTTGCATAGAATTATACCATATGATGAAAACCAAGGAATATATATGATTGCTTATACTGACAACGAAGGTGCTACGGATTTAAAAGGACACTTGGATAATATACCAGAAAATAGGGATTTTTTTTGTCGATTGTTAGAAGTTTCTCTCGGTATTCCTGAGAACACTCTTAAAATTACATCGTTGTTAGATTTTTACTGGCCAATAGGAACTCATTATTATACTCCTTTAAAAGGTGGTTTTAAAAATAGAAGTGAATTTATAAAAGAAGCGCAACATCCTACTCCTGGAATGCTAATTGTTGGAGAAATGATAAGTGAAAATCAAGGTTGGACGCAAGGTGCTTTAGAAAGCGTTGAAAAGGTTGTTACTCAAAAATGGATAACTACTCCTTGTTGAAATCTAAAAGCATGTAATATCCGTGATAACCTATTACCGAAAATGCTAGCATTAAAAGAAGTTGATAGACAAATTTATTTGGTGCTGGGCGTTCATAACCGATATAGAGTAAAACGGGCGCTACAATAAAAATATGGAATAAATTCACATTGAAACTCTTTTTAACGAGAGAATAAGCATATGATTTATAAGAGTGGTAAATTATGATAAAAATGCCTAAAAAAATTAAAAAGGGGAACATAAATTTTGGCATAGATGCGTTTTTTAGAGAAACATATAAGAATAATCCTCCTACAAGAATTATATGAAATAGATGTACAAGCAATTCTTTATTCATTATACTTTATAATAATATTTTTATCTAATAATATTATAATATGCATAAGAAATATCACTTTTTAAGCCTTCAAAAACATCAACACGGTGGAAAAAAAACAGTTAGAAGAGTTCAAATTAAAAATGGCAAGGGCCATAAAAGTATTTCACATTACAGAAGTGGTAAATTGGTAAAGACTGCAAAAAAAGGATTGAACAGTTTAGAGATGGAAATGATTAAAATGGGCAAATTTATTCCTGGATTATTCAAAGACTGCAATTGTCATAAAAAAACAAGAAAAAACCGTTAATTTGTTCTTAAATGTGTTGGTTTGCGTCTATTATTTATGAATTTCTTGAAAGGTTTCTTAGTGGGCTTCTTAGTGGGTTTCTTAGTGGGCTTCTTAGTGGGTTTCTTGGTGGGATTCTTTTTAGGAGGTATCTTCTTTTTTAATTGTGGTTTAGGCTTAGGTTTTGACTTTAGATTTGCATGAGACTTGTCGTTTGTTTTAATTTGAGAAGCAATCTTTTTAATTACAACTGGAACCAGTTTTTTTAATGTTGGTACAACTTTTTTTATATCCTTAAAGTCATCTGTGGTGGAAGAAACTGGAGATAATACTGGGGATGGGTCAGTGTCCTCGCTAGACGCACCATAACTAGTATCAGCACCAGAGTCAGAATCGGGTTCAGATGCATAATCTGTTTTATCGGAAGTGTCTGCTTGATAGCTAGAATCTGTTTGGTAACCAGAATCTCCGCTATCCGCAGAGTAATCGGTTGAACCTACATCATCACCGCCATAATAACCTGAAAGTTGAAATTCTCTTCTATGATTAATGCAATTTATGTCATCATAATTTTCCTTTGCGGTTACACCATCTTCACAACACCCATATCGAGTGCCCGCGCAACCACCAATAAGGTTTTGCGCATTAACAATTCCTCCCAAAAAAATGATGCTATAAAGCAACTTCATTGTGTATATTATAATAAGAATTATTTATATTCTTATTCTAATTTTTCATTTCACAAGTTTCAAATCACTTTGCTAAATGGTCCAACGCACTCAACAACACATGCTCTTGATCCGTTATTTTCTGAAATATCAAGTTTTCTTCCAATTTGAATTGATGATGTTTATGCATAAAATTCTTGCAAACGACAAAAACACCCTTATCGGTCACTTTGAATTCGCAAAAAATGGCGCCCTTGGTTAATTCTAATTTTTCAGGATTAGAAATAGGTATCCATCGAATAAAAGCACCATAACTGAGTTCATTCATCCCATCCACATATCTGTAATTTCTCAACTTTTTTAAAATGTCCAAAAGTTGCTCTTGAGAGAAACCGAGTTCTTTAAGTATATCAATCTTAATATTCAATATTTTTTCATTCGTTAGGTCCAAGAGATGAGAATTATCGTCATTATCTAATGCTTTTAATAACTTGTCGACATCCATTGCTTTTTTATTATATTTTATATTAACAAACTTTTAATATAAAACCAAAAAGAATATTCTTAGTTACTCTTATTCTTCAAGTCATTCTTATACTCGTTATATATTTCAACGCACTGGTCTTCATTTGGATACTCATAAGAAGCGAACATATCCTTCAACCACAAAATGACTTCTTCATCCTTGAATTTATGGTCAAAGAGCATAGCCTTTTTTAATTTATCTTCTTTGTGTTGATTCTTCATCTGAACAAAATCTTGTCCCAAGATAATCGATGCAATAAATTTCATAAACTCCTTTCCTGGATTTGACTTATAGTAATTGTGACATATAGTAATATACCATCGCGTTTTCTTATTTGCAAGTGGTAATAAATTAACACCAATAATCAAATTCTTCTCATTGAATGTCACTTTTGACCAACTAAAAGTAGGAAAAACAAACATATGATAGTTTTTGGTAATTCTAACATTATCATTCATAGTTCTCATAACCTTGTTTGAACAATAATCAAATGCTAATCCGACGCGGTCTCCGCTAGGATATTTGTATTCCCTTATATTTGAAGGCGGTACAACATTGCCAAAACCAAAAAGTTTGTTGTGCACATATTCGGGATGGCGCAAATCCATTGTATTAAATGCGCTATCAGTCAGTGAAGCGTCCATGGTAATTTCTAAAAATGTCCTTTCATAATCTGGATTATTAAAAAAAGGTACACTAAATGGCATTTTTTTGATAGGTTTGTAAGCCCAGAAAAGTTTGCCTTCGTGCTCCACGACTTCACCAAAGCGGTCCTCGTAAGAATTTTCCAAGCCGTGATACTGGCATTTCAAGCAACCGCTGTCAGTAATAACTCCGTTATCTAATTTGGAACCCATATGTTTACAAATATTAATGGTTGCAGCAATTTTATTATCTGCGGCTTTCCATAAAACAAGAGGCAATTCGCCAATATTTATTTTGTAGGGTTTGGATAAATCGATTTTATCTTTAATTCCAATGCAAATCCAATGATTGAAAAAGCTAGGCGGTCCAGGTTTTTTCAAAGATATTGAAAAACTTCTAGACGCAGGCAACATAAATATTAAAATGGATAATAATGAAAAAAGGTACATAATGTATTTATATTTAATGATATAATAACTTTATATCATTAACAAGTAACAATTATTTATGCGCGACCGGTCTTTAAGTTGAAAATTATATTATTTCTAAATGAACTTAAAGAAAAGCGACTCTAAAATCCGCCGCCAAACGCGGAACCAAATGCCCCTCCAACCATTGCATTGGCTGCCATTGGTTCAAAGCCACCGCTTTGGAATCCCTCGCCAGGTGTCGCCGCTCCAGGCATTGGGGTAGTTGTATTCTGGTACATTGCATTGTAATCAGGCGACTTTTGCTCAAGTGACATTGTGGGCAACTGGCTTATTGGTGTCGAATACAACGATTGGCTCACCGCATCCATCTGCGATTGCATAGGATTTTGTGACTGTCCCGAAATGGGTTGACTCACTTTCACATTGCCTTTACCCTTTGCTGCGGGTTTCTTTGTGCCAACGGAACCGTCCCACAACTCAGAAATGCGGTCCGTCAAAATACCCACCTTCTCTCCCAATTTTGTTTGAAGACTCAATGTAATCATCAAAACTGCTAAAACAATGTAGATTATGCTTATATCAGGATATTTGACACCGCTGTATGTAGGCACATATGTTATAATCCTGTTTATCAAGAGAAGTCCTAAAAATATCACTAAAATCTGAATAATCACTTCTGCTAAAATTTCAAAGGAACCCTTCTCTTCATCCGCCTCTGGAACATACTTTTGACTCAATTTATTCAATATTATTATAGGCACAACTGCTAATAAAGCGTATTGAATTATGTTTAACATCTCGGCTTTAGAATCATCTTCAAAATTGAATACATGCTTTATAAATCCTGTTTTTGATGATGCACTTTTTGATGTTTCGTCGAAACTTTCCATATGATTTATAAAAAGAAATTAAATTAAAAAAAACTTATTAAAAGCAATCTAATCCTTAAATATATACTCGATGATTAAAAACTCCGTTGGTAACTTGACTCAACAAAATAATGAAGAATTGCAATACATTGGACTCGTTCGCGACATTTTGTCTCGCGGAACTTTAGAAGAGGGTAGAAACGGTAACACGCTTTCCGTGTTTGGCGCTGCGTTACACTTTTCTCTCGAAAATAATAGAATTCCCATTCTTACTTCTAAAAAAGTCGCGTGGAAAACTTGCTTAAAAGAGTTACTTTGGTTCATCCGTGGAGAAACCAATAATGCCGTTTTACAAGCGCAAAATGTTCATATTTGGGACGCGAATGCATCTCGCAATTTCTTGGATGACCGCGGACTAACGCATTTGGAAGAAAATGATTTGGGGCCCGTTTATGGACATCAATGGCGGCATTTTAATGCACCTTACATTGATTGCCGTTCTGATTATAACGGTCAGGGTGTGGACCAGCTTCAATATATTATTGATAAGTTGAAGGACCCGGTTCAGCGGTTCTCTCGGCGTTTGATTATGTCGGCTTGGAATCCTTGTCAACTTGATGAAATGGCGCTACCGCCTTGCCATGTTATGTGTCAATTCAATGTAAGCCAGGGAAATAAGTTGTCGTGTGCTCTTTATCAGCGTTCTAATGATGAAATGTGCGGTACACCATTCAATATTGCGTCTTATTGTTTTCTTACACATTTGCTTGCGAAGCATTGTGGGTTAGAGGCATATGAATTTATTTATACCAAGGGAAATTGCCACATTTATGAGGAACATATTGAGGGAGCTAACTTGCAAATTACTCGAAAACCATTCCCCTTTCCCACAGTTTCTATTAATCGTGTTCGAGAGAACATCAATGATTATACTGTTGAGGATTTTGAAATCCAAAATTATCAACATCACGAAGCTATTAAATTTAATATGGTTGCTTAATGCCAAATTTAATGTTTATTTTTTGCCTTTCTAGTCTTCTTCGATTTCTTTTGCTTCTTTGTTTTTCTAGCTTTCTTGGCTTTTCTGGCCTTTCTAGTCTTCTTTTTTAGACCTTTTGCAAAACCCATTAATTCATCAATCTTTTGTTTATCTTCTTGTGTGTACGGATGACGATAAGGAGTCATAGTTTTGTTCCAATCCCACATATGTTTGAGTTCGCCTTGGGTATATTCTCTTTTATCGCTCAACTTGATTACCGGACCCTCTTTTATTTGACCTAAAGTAATTGCATCTTTACGCCTTTTTTTTATTTGTGGTATTTCAAATCTACTTGCAGGGGCTTTGGAACGCGTCCTACTTGCAACACCTTTTGGTAATGCAACATTTTGTTGGGCAGCGGCTTCTTGCGCGTTACGCATATCCTGTTCGTAATACGCATTCATCTGACCACACTCCTCTGTCATCCATTCCATAAAAGGTTCAAGCGTGGCGCGATATGTTTCAAATGTTCCATCGTCTCCTTCGTCGGTGTCTATATTATTACATATATCTATAAACGAATTATAA